GGTGCTCGAACTGGCGCTCGCAGAATTGCTTTTCGACAGCCATACCGCGCATGATCGTGTGGGCGAAGTGGCTGCAAAGTATGGCGTTTCTCCCTCTGAACTGGAGGAACTGCTGTTTAAGGCACTGGGCGACTAACTGAGGGGTGTATGATGACCGTCAAGAAAAGCAAGCTTTGGAGTTTGCGCCGCGACCCGAAAACGGGCGTGCTCGATTGGAAACTGGAACAGGCAGTGACCGACGACCGGGCGGCCGAATGGCTGATTGAATACGCGATGCACGAACCGAAAATCGAGTTCCGCGTAAGCCCTAAGAAACCGGCCAAACCCGCCAAATGAGGGGACGTGATGAAAACTACCTACATCGGACAGACTAAGGTAATCGTTCGCGGTGCGCGTTACTTCCGGTTGACGGACGCGAGCGCGGACGCGGCAACCAGTGCGGAATGGGCGGACGGCGTTCTAGCGCGCCCCGCCGTCATCTACCCGAACGGCCGTAACTCGCACGAAGTAGCAGGGGAGATTCTGGAACGCGCAGAAGACACGCTAATCGATTACCTGCTAGTCGTAGGCCAGTAATTACACGCTTACACGTAGAAACGCACGAATCCACGCGATTTTGTGCGTTTTCTCGCATGTAATTGCGTTACACGCTCGCCCGTAATGGGCTAACGTGTAATTAATTACGTGTAAGTGTGGCGCTGACACAACAGTCTGTAATTAATTACAGATTGTGCTTGCGCTCGTCCGCGCAATCCTCTATAGTTGAGTCACTGGATAACGCAGCACAACTAAAGGAGTAAGGATCATGGCAAAGACGAACCAAACGGGCTGGCGCGTCGCACTCGAAACGCGCTTTGGTCGCGGTAACGTGCGGGTGTCGGGCGAGTGGGTGGAAGTGAAGGGCGAGAGCCGGGGCGGTAACATCGTGTGGCACAAGGCGGGGCGCGTCGATGCACTCTAAGCCACGCGTAAAGCGCGCCGATTACGGCTACGCTGTTCTTTTCGATGGTGTACACCTGACGTTCCGCACATGGGAACGCGCGATCATGTACGCTGCACGTATCACGAAAGCTGTAAAATAAGGGGCCCTAGCGGCCCCTTTTCTTTTGCGCGCTCGCTTACCAGTCGTGCAGGGCTGGCCCGTCCGCGTGCTCGATTTTCATCGGGGTTCCGGTCAGCTTCAACGCATGATCGAATTCAGCGAGTATCGCCATGACCGACGACAGCGGCGGATAGTCGTCATCCAGCAAGTTACCATTCTTGTCTGAGAACGAAGCACTACCCATACCCATGCAGAACGAAGCCGCACGGTTAGGGCCGCGCAGCACGCGCCGGGCTTCACGCTCTATCATGGTCAACGCGTGTTCCGTAGCCTGAGCTAACAGGCCGTCGATGACAGCCATACCAGACTTCACAACAGGGCTTGCCTTATACATGGTGTTCCCCTTCGATGCCCGCGCGAACGCGGTATTTTTCACGTGCACGGGCCGCGCGTGCGTCCTGCGCCGTATTCCACAGGACGACGAGCGCGACGGCACCCGCCCCATAAACGATAAATGTCGCGACGATTTGCGCCATGTTAGACGATCCGGTAATTAGATGCCGAGCACGGCACGGGCCGCCAAGATGACGCGCAACGATCCCGTTACGTGCCATCCTGCCGGGTCTTTCGCTTCAACGCGCGACGCGTCCGCGTTCGTGCGGTACGTGTAGCCGTTCAATTCAAACTCCGTCATTTGATGCCCCTTAGTCTGCGTTTTCATCGTCGCCCGTCACGTCGTCCAGCTTCTTTTGAAGGGCCGCGATTTGCTTCTGGATAGACGCCTTCAATCCCTTACCAGCCATGAGACCGGCCAGCCCGCCTATGTAGCTGCGCGGATCGTTTTCCAGCTTCTCAATGGCATCAATCAGTTCGTTGATGGTCATCACTGCCCCTTGCTTGTTGAATCGATGAGTGAATCATACACGATAAATAAGCCCGTCAACAATACCCGACCGATACTCGGGGTTATTATGCATGCGGGCCCGCGTGTGCTATGATTCGTACATCAACCAACTAAGCGAGTCAGACATGATCCTAGCAATGGTCAACGCAGCACGTCGCCGGGGTGGTAACGCTCAGGCAGTAGTGGCGAACGCGTATGAACGCGCATGCGAGTGGGTTGCGGATTGTGGCGGCGACGTGCGGGAATGGTTCGTGTATGAGGTGCGATGCGTGACCGATTTCGACGGCGCGGATCGTGAGACGTGCGATTGGCTCGCGCAACAATTACAGGAAATGTGAATGATCGTCGTTAAGGTAGTGTTGTGTGCATGGGTCGGATACTGCGCCTATGCAATGGCCCGCGATATCTGGCGCGAGTATGCGCCGCGTGCGCGCACGCGCAAGGGGGCTTAACCATGGCTCGTTCACTGGTAGGAACAGCAGCAAAGGGCAAGGGCGAACCTGCACGCCCGGCCGCGCCGACCGAATGGGAAGTGTTCTGTAAAGTCTGGCGCGATCACTTCGGGGATACGAGCCCGACGCGTGCTGCGTTCGACCTGTGGCAATTGTCGCGTAAGCGTGCACTCGGGCAGGCGGCGCGACTCCATAGCCAATGGGCGGGAATGTGCCCGGCAGGATCGGGCCGCGCCTACAATCATTCGCTGTATGCGAGCGCGATTACCGACCTATACAAGGATGAATAACATGCAGGTTAAGATACAGCCGACGACCGGGGGCCGCGTTCGTGTCGTCATCGCGAGCGGCTATCGTGCGGGCGCATTCGTGTGTCACGCCTCATCCGATTTCCCTGTCGTCTGGCCCGACGTAGACGCGGCTAAGACATGGTGCGCGATGACAGGCTATGAGGTAGTGGCACCATGACCGCGCGCACGTCTAAGCCGGTCTCCGTACGCGTGAAGCGGAATATCTGGGGCAATTGGAACGCGTATGAAGGCGTGCACCATGTACGCGAGCTAGGCGCGTCCGAATTCATGGCCCGTGAATGGTTGCACGAACGCATGTCACGCGGGGATTGCGTGCTGTCTCCATCGTCGGACGTGAACCAGACGGAGTTAGACGAGCACAGGCGGCGCGTGTACGGATCATGAGAAAAGGGGCCTAGGCCCCCTTTCGTTCGTCTACAGCCCGATTGCGATAGCGTGTGCGGCCGCCCGCTTGTCATCGTCGCGTGTCCATACGTCCGGCCCCGTGTTGCGATAGATCGTGTTATAGGTGTCGAGCCCGAATTTATCGCCCATGTACCGGAACACGATCAATTCGCCCAGATCGCCCGCCCGTTCATGCACGGGCTTTGCTTTCACCTTGGCTTGCATAGAGCCCCCTTATCGAGCCCATGCGGCACGGGCGCGGGCCATCACTTCCGCTTCGTCGTAACCCATGACCGGGGCAATCCCGACACGTGCGCATGCTGCACGCAACGCCTTGCGCTGTGCGCCCAGCGTGCTGCACATAGCGGGCACGACATGCCCCGCGTTCGTGAGTGCTATGCGGGTTTGTGCGATGTTCAGCGTGTTCGTTGCGATGCGGGCCATGGTGTTCCCCTTCGGGTTTGTTGAACGTGCACAAATGATAAAGGCCCCGATTGGGGCCTGTCAACAATACCTTAGTGAAATGCTGGGTTATACGCGTTCGACGTATTGCCCCGAACGATAGGCGCGCGTTTCCTCTACGCGCCCATAGAATTCCAGATCGAACGTTACGATTCCGTTCGCGTCATAGACGAACAGGACAAGGGCCCGCGCCCCGTCGATTTTCAGCGTATCGCCCGCTTGCACGTCCCGCGCTCTTACTTGCATGGTGTATCACCTCTAGGTGAATGCGGGGCCGGGCGGCCCCGCATGGTTAGATATACTGGCGTTGCTTGTAGCTCAGGGGGCTTGCATACTTCGGGGCCGGGTCGAGCAGCCAAGTGCGGATTTGATCGGCGCAAGACTTGCGGAACGCAGACCGGAAATTACGCGTGCGCAGCAGCGTAACGCATGCCGGGTATTGATCGCCCATCGCATCACGCAGAGCCGCCACACGTTCGACCGCGCACCCGATTTCGGCCGCAAGCGCCGCATCGGCCGCCGCTTGCTCTGCTGCCTTGCGCGCGGCTTCCGCTTCGCGCTGGGCCTGTGCTTCCGCCGCACGCTGGGCTTTCCATGCTTCGTGCGCTGCCTGCACTTCGGGCGTCGCGTCCGGCTTAGAGCCGTAGCATGGATACGACCAGCCCCGAGTCGTCGCAAAGAGAATGTCTTCGCGACAGCCCTTTTCAGGGTTCCAGACGGCCATATACCAATCGGAATCATCGTATCCGTTACGCTCGTAATCGAACAGGCAGAGACCTACATGCGACAGGCTAATGGTTACGTGATTCGATTCCGACATGGCACCGCCATTGTAGGCATACGAGTGTGCTTCGGCCGCGTCCGGATACCACGGCGTGTAATCGCCTTCCGCGCTGTACACCTTCCCGCCCTTTGCCTCAAGATTGATGATTGCCATTTCGTTCCCCGTCTGGGTTTGTTGAGCATGTACAAATGATAGCGGCCCCGATTGGGGCCGTCAACAATAACCCTTCACTTTATGGGGTTATTCAGTAGGCGAGCAGATCGCGCAGCGCATCGCGGTTTTTCGACATATGGTCGATGATCGCGAGCCGTTCGCGTAACCCGATATTGCGGAACGCGGGGCACCCGTCGAGCAGATCGCCCAGCAAACCGTCCCGATATTCGAGTGCCTTTTCCATGGTGTCGAATTGCTTGCCGCGCGTTACATAGACCCTCTTTTCTTCGATCACGATAAATCCCCCTGTGTTATGCGAGCCAGACAGCCAGCGATGCGACGCTGGAAAGCGTGGTACGGGCCGAACGGTGCGCCTTGTGCCACGCAGCGCGAGCCGTGCGCGCCGGGTGCGCCCAGTTAGCGCGATCCGCGTAGAGTGCGCACGCCAGCTTATAGCGTTCGTCGCGCAATTGTTCGATAGTGTGCATGATGGTGTTTCCTTGTGGCGGGGCGCACTGCGCCCCCCTGTCTGGTTTAGCTGCGATCCATGATGAAGCGCGAGACAGCGCGGGGCGTGTTCAGACGAACCGTTTCGTATTCCGTCCGGACAGCCGCGCCGTTATAGACGCGCACGGGGTCTTGCACTTCGATAGAACCGTCCTGCATGGATGCGACCGTGTAGCCGTCACGTTCCAGAATTGCCACGTAGGGCTTCATTGCGTGGAACAGTTCGATTGCGTTAGCTTGTGGCATGGTGCTGACTCCGTGCGCTGCGTTGAAAGTGATTCCATTATGGGGCGTGTTCGACGCCCCGTCAACAGTACCCGACTAAAACGCGGGGTCTTTAAACCGCTGCCAGTTCATCCGCCCGGAAGTGACCGCGCACGCCGTAGCGATTTTCGCAGACAATGAACTCACCCTCGAAGCCGATAACGCGGATCGTTGCGGCATTGACGCCCGTAAGGATGCGAGCGCGAACAGCTTGATTGAGTGCGAATGCGTGTTTCATTTCGTTGTCCTGATTGATTGAGGTATGGGCTAGATTATGACGGGGCTTTCTCACCACGTCAACACCTATTTTCGATTATTCTGCGTCCGTGTCCGCTTGTTTGACGAGGTAGCCCCAGCCTTTGTAATCCGGATCGGTTTCCGCACGATAGAACCCTTCCGCCGCCAGTGCCGACAGGTGCCCGGCCCATTGGTTCGCGTTCATCACGTCGCGCACGCTGTCATACGCTGCATGCAGTTCGATTGCGCCGCTCTTATGTTCGCGTGCTTCGATCATGAGTGCCAGCTTTGCGCAGAGTGCCAGATTGCCCGCGCGCTTTGCGATCTTGAGGCAGTGACGAGCGACTTTCGACATGATGAACTCCGGTTTCTGGTTAGCGGTTCGTCGTGAACCAATGAACGTATAGTAACACGCGAAAAGGGGCGTGCGCAATAACCCTATTTTCTGTAGGGTTATTGCGTCACGCCCCCCCTGAAACGGAGTCGTTATTCTGTGCCCGTCTTAGGTAGCGAGCGCGAGCGCGAGCCGTGCACGTGTGCGCCAGTACGTAAGCGCGGGGCCTAGCTCGTCGGGCTGGCGCGGGCTCAGCACATACTGATGCTGCTTATGCTCGTCGTGCAGCATCGCCCGCGCTGTATCGTCCCAAAGCTGGGAAAGTGCCTCTAGGCGTTCCACCTGCCGTATTGCATACTCGTAATCGCGCCGACGCTGGAGAGCCCTACGACGAGCCGCTACGTGTTTCCGGTCGAGTGCCGGGGCGTGCCCCGCCCCGATAGTACGGTCGAATATCGCGCCCAGTTCGGCCCGGCTCTTACCCGGATAATCAGCCATTTTCCGCCCCTTTCTCTACGTAATCGAGCCCTACAACGCAGCACGTGCGCGCGTCAACGATGCTATCGTCTTCGGCAAACGTGAATGCCGGGTGATCCGTATGCGGGTTGATCGTAACACCCGTAACCGTGTTGATGACTTCCCCGCCCCGGAATTTGTTGCCGCTGCGCTTGATGACGCGACGGCCGATAACTGCCGTGTAGTCGTCCGGATCGTCGCCCCATTCCGGGGTAATCTGGATTGCGCTGTACTTGCGCAGCAGCGCGCGTGTTTTCTTGTAGGCCATGCGCCGCCCTTACGCGTAGACGATGCGCCCGAGCGCCGCCGCCTGCATGATGACATCGGCCGTATCCGCATCGATGTGCGCCGTATCGCCTTCACGAATCGCGTGCAGGATCGCCGCCGCATAGTGCGGGGCCGCTTGTGCGTGGTCTGCCTTGTCGGTCATGTCCCCGAGCAACACCCGGCGCATGCCTTCCGCGATTTCGGCCGTCCCGATTTCGCACGTGCTCAGGGGTGTATCGCCGTCCCCGAACTCGTCCACGCGCAGGCGATCCGGATACGTGATTTCGTGCTCGTCGGGTTCGGTGCGCTTCGTCACGTCGAATTCGCCCCAGTTCGGGGAGTAGCCCGTAATCGCCATATCGATGACTTCACGGCAGAATTGCGCGCTCACGTCGAGCGTAAGCGGAATCAAGTGGCTTTTGGTCATGATGTACTCCGGTTCGTTGCGTGGTATGTGGGTGTTACTGCGTGTCGCTGTCGTCGTGTTCCGTGCCGTCGTCGCCCGCGCTGTCGTCGTCTGCAAACTGCCCGAGCACGTAATCATTCGCGAGCCCGATAATCCGGTCTTCCGCGTCTTCCGCATCCATGCCGTGCAGTTCGTCGGCCGTGAACAGGATAACCGCGTAGCCCCGCGCCTTCAGACCGCGCAGCATCGCGATTTCTTCGGGCGTCAGGTCGTTTTGTGCTGCGTTCGTGTTCGTTGCGTCGGTCATGATGTACTCCGTTATGTAATCGATGGGGGCCGCGCTAGGCCCCTTGGTTTGGTTACTGTGCCGCTTTCTTCGCCTTGTCTGCGGCCCGTGCACGTCGGCAATGTTCGCATTGCTCGCCCGGCTGTGCCGCATCAAAGAACGGGCCCGACACAAGGCCGTTAAGCGTGTCGCGCTTTTGATAGCCGCGCGCATAGCAAAGCGTCATCGTTGCGCCATTCTTGAATTTAGCTACCACGTGAAGCTTTGCCATTTTGCGCCCCTGCGTTTCGTTGATCGATGGCTCTATTCTGGGGCCCGCGTTTCGGGCTGTCAACAATACCCGACTAAAACGCGGGGTTATTTGGTCGGATGCCGGTCGATACAGGCTTGCGCTGCCTCGTCTACCGTGTCGAACAGGCCCGAATCCTCAACCCAGAATCGCGCGCTGTAACGATAGTTGTCGCCGATAGGCTGAATCGCGAATCCCAGTTCACTGCACTGCGTAATCAGGCTCTGTGTATGCTGTTCGGCATCGCGCTTGCGTTGCACGTCGAAATGCGCGCGCATCAGTTCCCGAACGAGCCCGGTTCGCGCGCTGTCCATCGTCTGAAACGGGCCCGCGATGTTACGCTGTGCCGTTACGTCGAACACGTAGAAAGGCGCGTCGCGGCCGTCGCCCTGTAGCGTGCCATCGTCGGCCGTGCCGTCGATTACCAGACAGTTACCGTCGGCCGTGTAGCCGGTGCGCGCTTCGTCCAGTTCGCGAGCCTTTGCGCTCGCGCGCTTAACGGCCGCCCATGCGGTCGGGGCGGGGGCTGCTGCATCTTCCGTCTTCGCGACCGGTTCGGCATCCACGCGCGGCTGATGGTAGCGGCTGACAGCTTCCGCAACCTGTGCGGCGTCGATTTCCGACGCGGCGGACACCACGTGACCCTGTTCGATCAATTCGGCCATATAGCAGCAGACAGCCATTTCGCTATCGCCTTGCGGATGCGCGGTGCGGCCGATGTAGACGATCCAGTTACCGTGCATGTTCTTGCGTGCGCGAATCAGGGACATGATGCTAACTCCGTGTGTTGTGTGTCGATGTGTGTATTCTGGGGCCTATAGTCGGCCCCGTCAACTATTCCCGAGTAAATCACTCAGGTATCACATAGTGCGTTGCCGTGTGTAGAGCACGCGGTTAATGTCGTCGCGGATGCACACACGATAGGGGCCGTCGCGTTCCACTATGTAGGCCCGCCACTTGTGAATTACGATCGTTCGCGCGCATCCATAGGTGATCATCTTGTGTTCACCTTCGTCCGCGATCATTTGCGCGTCCTCTTCCGCCAGCTTGGCGGGGCCGTCGTCGTTCGTGCTCACGGTCGCCCCCGCTAGATGAGTGTCTGAGGATCGACGCCATGCGCCGCGCCTATGCGCTCGCGAGCGGCCCGGCTCGCCTCGTATTCCACGCGACAGAACTCGCTGAACTCGCGACCGACGAGGCGCGCGGCTATCGCCTCGTCCTGCCGTTCCTCGTATGCAGCGCGTTCGGGGCTTGCCGCATATTCTGCCTGAGCGGCGGCCCGTGCTTCTGTCGCGTGTTCGGCCTGCACGCGGTTCAATTCGATCCGTGCGCGTTCCGTGTTCAGCGTCAGGCACGACAGCGCGTAGAACAGGCTTTCCCCTGTCTCCGTCACGTCAACGCGCCACGTGCTCAGGTAGCCCGTGCGCCCGCAACAATCGCACTTGGTGACTGTTCCGGTCGGGCCAATGATTCGAAACCCCGTTTCCGCGATGGTGCGTGCGCGTTCTGCCTTTTCGTCGTCCATAGCAATTCCCCTTTCCTGTGATTGGTGAGTGTGTCAATCTCAGTATAGGATGCACGCGCGAAAAGCAAAGGCGCACGTGATCCCGGCTAACCCTTATTCGTCATAACATGGAAATACAGGATTCCCCCAATGTCGGCACGCGGTGCGCGCGACTCGTAACGGCGTGTGAAGTGATTGTAATAAGTGCCTGAGACCATACGCGACTGATTGCTGTACATGCGAGCCAGACCCGCGTCAACTAGGGCACGCGCCGCCTGTGCCTGACGTGCGCCCACAACCGGCACGCTATCGGCGTCGCCCCGCGCGTCTAACAGGGCCTGCATTGTCTTCGTGATCTTAACCATGCTCAATCCTTGTCCTGTGGCGCAAACGGGCTGATTACTCGCCCCTCTTTTCCTGCCCGATACCCGCGTTTCAACCCTTGCACAAATCCCGAAACACAGGCACGAATGACGTGCATTCCAACATACACGGCGTTAGCACCTTCGCCCGCGATGCCCGCGCCGTTTGCGAGCATGCAGACGACGACAATTAGGGCGGCCCGACGCGCCCACTTACCCGCGCCCGGCTTCACAGCGTGATATCAGGAAACACGCCCGGGCGTGCGGCTCGAACCTGCACAGCGGAACCGGGGAACATGACACGGCCAAGCCATGCGCCTGCCTCGTCGCCCGAGGCACAGCGGACAAGGCGCGTGCGCACCACGTTAGAGCCGTCGCGAATCACACAAAACCAGATATCCTTGTCCATCGTCCCTACCCCTTACCCTTCGTTGACGGTAACGCTATCCTAATCCAGACAATCCGCCACGTCAACAATAACCCCTCGTTTCAGTCGGGTTTATTTCTGCACAGAAACCCCACACAATCCGGGGTTATTCCCGTGCCCGGCTAACCACTCGCAGCACGCTACTTTCTTCATTATAAACACGCGCTACAGCCCCTTAAACGGGCCGCCTGTAGTTTCCCCTACCCATCAGTCAATCACGCGCACCGGGCCGCCTGAGCGCGTTCTCTGCGTCTATGCGTTCGTCAGGAATGCAGCGCAATGCGGGGCCCGGGCCCGGGCCATTGATCGGGAATCCTGACGATCCGGGCTCGCGCGATTAGATGATTCGCACTACCGACGAATGCGGTACTTGACGCGCTGCCCCGTCTGTGCCGTGTGCGATGCCCCGCCCGGGCCCCGCCCCATCCGGTTTTCGTTAGCACAACTAATCGCGCTCGTCAACTATACCCCCTCCCCCCATCCGGTTTTTAGCACCCCCTCCCCCTATCTGTGGTAGTAAGGTATCCTACCAAAACCCCGTTTTCGGGCCCGGGGTTTTTCGTGAAATAAACAGGGGGTCTAATTCGCGTGCGTAAGGTATCCCCCGGATGCTGGGTGCGGGCCCGGGGTTTTTCGTGAAATAAACAGGGGGTCTAATTCGTGTGCGGTGCGCGTGTGCCGCGTATAAACGGAAAAGGGGAACCCCTATCATGCAGGTTCCCCTATCTGGCGTGCGTGCTGTGTGTCTAGTCCGCTGCGCCTGCGTCTACGTGGTGCGATTCCACAAGCGTATGCCCGTGTTCTACTGCATAGGCGCGCACCCGCTCGATTACGTGTTCAACGATCCAGCGTTCGGGGCCCTGTATCGTGAGCGTAACCCGGTTAGCCCATTGCTTAGAACGGACGTGCGCACCACAGGCCCGGGCTTCTGCGTGTACGTGATTCACGAACGCGCGGCGCGCATCCGCGAACGCGTTATCGTTGTCGGATACGCGATAGTGCATGGTCGCGCTATATGTTGCGGTGATGTTAATCACGATCATTTCCGCCCCCGTCGAATTCATGCCCCATATTCAGGGCATAGGCGGCGCGGGCCTCCCGTTCCCAGTCGGGGCTTAACGAATCCGTGCGCGTCGCACACACGATATCCTCGTCGTCTGCCTCAATATCACCCGCACAAAACGGGGCTAACTCATATACCCGTGCCGTGTCCCGGTTGTCTAGCAGCGATGCCGGGACGCACACGCTACCGTGTGTAGTTTCGAGTGCGAAATACTTGGTTTCCGTAACCATATCCGTTCCCCCGTGCTTTACTTGGTGAGTGCGTCGAGCCCGTAGAGCACGAACAACGTGAACAGCGTGCCACACATGATAGAGCCCATAATCACGGTCACGGGGCTGGATTTGTGGGCTTGTTGCGAACGCGGGTGCGGTGCCTGCGTGTACGCGCGCCTGATCTTTGCACGTTGCTCTGCGTTGCCGTATCCGTATTTCATGGTCTTGTCCAATGGGTTAGTTGATGTGGTGATTATGGGGGCTGGCTGCGCCCCCGTCAACTATACCCGTTTAGAGTGTGGGGTTATTCTGCTTTGTTCGCGACGAACGCGAGGGCCTGTACTTCTGCGGCCTGCACGCGTTTATACTCGGCTTCGCTGACAGCCCGGCCCCCGATCCGGATACGCGCCGGAAACTGGTTGAAAATCTCACCCCGAACACTCGTATTGATGATGATACGCTGGTTGATTACCACGCGTTGACCTACGGGCGTGCGGCCCGTCAACAGGAATTCGTAACCCGTGATCGATTGGAAAGCCGGGTCTTTCAGGTCGCCCGCCTTCGACATTACCTTGTGCTCTACGCTGTCACGCACGGCGCGGGCGTAGTCTGCGGCACGGGCGCGAAGGCGTTCGGCGTTGATCGAACCATCGCCATTCGTGCATGCGCGCAGTGTCGAGGCGTAGAATTTCGACCATGCCTTATCGCGGGCGATGCCAGCCAGCAGGGGCCCGAATTTTGCGACTGCCTGAGCGTGTCGCGCGCTCACGTAGTCTTCGAATTGTGCGACGAGCGCCGGGCCCTGTGCATCGAGTGCGGCGCGCACCACTTCCGACAGAACGGGGGCGGACATGGTGCGTTCCACGTGTGCGCGCTGTGAGGTTGCGGCCCGCGTCTCGCGCTTCGCGATCCGGGCTTTTGCGGCCTTCAACGCGGCTTCAACCTCAATCCATTCCGCAAACAGGTGCACGGCCGTGCGTGCGATAGCGTGTCGGCCAGCGAGTGCGACGGCCGCCCGGTGCATGCGCTTCACACTCGGCAGGTTCGACGCATCATAATACAGGTCTTGCAATTCGTCGGGGCGCGGGAACGCGAGCGCCAGATAGGGGGCGCGCACCGCCCATTCCATCAGGTTTTCATAGACGGTCGTGAGTTCCGCGCGCATTTCCTTGTAATCGACGGCGCGCATGCTATCGGTGCCGCAAAGCTGGGCGATACGCGAATCGAACGCGTTGATAGCACGTGCATTGTGCGGACGATCCGACAGCAGAATGCGGGCGAGTGCGGCGCGCGTGTTTTGCAGTTCCATGGTCTTTCCCCTTCCGGGTTCGTTGAGCGTGGACAAATAGTAACAGCCCCTTAGAGGGGCCGTCAACAATAACCGACTAAATTAGTCGGTCTTTATCCTGTGCTAACCGTCTTCTGCACGATAGCCCCGATCCAGTCGGCCGGAATCACGCTGACGGTGCGTGTCACGTCCCCCGCTTCGTCTTCCGATCCGGTCTGTACCGTATGCGTCAGGGGCCGGGGCCCCCATCCCCTTACGCTGCGCGGGCCAGCAGACCGGCCAGCAGACCCGAGCGCGGGGCCGTGCGGCGGTTCTGGGTGCGCGCCATCGCACGCTTGACCATGCGCCGGGCCGTGCGCGACAGTGCGGCCGGTTCCGGTTGCGTTTCCTGTGCGGCCTTCGCGTCGAGCGCGGCGCGCGCTTCGTCGGTCGTCGTGCCTTCCGGAACGATCACGTTTTGCAGCGTTGCCAGCTTCGCGACCGGCGCGGCCTTCGGCTCGCGTTCAGCCTTCGGGGCTTCGACGGCCGGGGCCTCGTCGGCTTCGAAGTTTTCCGGACGGCTCACGCTGAACGTGACACCCGAGCCCGCGACCGTGAACGTATGCGATTCGTCGTCGGTCACGGTCGAGGTTGCGGCTTCACGTGCGACGCTGCGCGACAGGCCCAGCGCCATCATTGCCTTGACGGCCGCTTCTTTCGACGTGAACGCTTCGACGTTGCCGTTTGCAGCCGTGCGGATCGCGATGATGTTTGCCTTTGCCATTTTCAAATCTCCGTTTGGTGAGAGTGTGCTACGTGGTTAAGTGGGTGTTGCGTGATTCGTTAAGACAGATTGTAGGGGACTAAATTTTGTACGTCAACTAATCCCCTTCAATTTGTGGGGTCTTTTTCGCAGACCCCGGCGCGTTCGTTATTGCCAGCAGCGCGAGACGGTGCCAGACACGTACATCGTGAGCGTGTTATCGTCAAACGCCCGGGAAAACTTGTAAGCCACGTCCCCCAGAAGGGCCGAACCGGTCGCCCGAATGCTCAACATTTCGTTGAAGCCTTCCGCATCGGCCCCGATCATTTCGTGAGCGGATACGCAAACGAGCACATTGATTCGACCATTTTCGTCTACGCTCGTCGTCGTGCCGTTCGGCAGGGTAATCAGTTCACGCATTTTCATTCCCTAGTTGTGTTGCGTTAATCGATGAAGCAGATTGTAGGGCAATCATTTCCGCCCGTCAACAATACCCCTACAATTTGCGGGGTCTTTACGGCAGACCCCGGGGCCGGTGCGCGTTAGATCGCGCGGATGACTTGATAGCCCAGTTTCGACAGGCGGTCGATGCCCCCGACCGTATACAGGCTCGTATAGTGGCCGGTCTGGCGGTCGCCTGCCCAGTTCGCAAACTGCATGCCCAGTTTGTCGGCCTTGTCGCGCCACTCTGCATGGAATTCACGCATGCGCGCGTCGTCCGCGCCCTGTGCCGTCAGTGCCCTGTGAACCTTGAGGTAGGACGCGAGCATGCGTTCGGTGGACGGGTTGCGGCTGCTGTGGTCGTACAGGGTAACGCCGTCGATAACCATCCCGCGCATCGCCGCCACTACCTTGTCATAGCCGCCCCCGCCTGCCCGGCCCTGTTGGCATTGCATCGCGTCGAACGAGCGGGCGTGTTCCGGCTTGCCGTACACGAACGTTTCGCCTTTCTTCAGGCCCCCGACCGCGCGCATGCTCCGGAACGTGGCATCGTCCGACGTGTGAAACACGTCAACCGTAACGGTTCCGCTATCAGCGTAATGTGCATGGATGGTCGCGACGTGGACACCCCGACGATTGAGGATGACCCATGCGCTGATACTGCGCCCGGCCGCCGTTTCTCGTACTTGCTTTGCCATGATGCTAACTCCGTTTGGTTTGTGCTGCGTTGTGTGAATCGATGTATGAATTATGCCCGCGTCTTTTTGGCCCGTCAACAGTACCCGAGTATTTTAGTCGGGTATTGTGACAAAAGAAGGGGCCCGTAGGCCCCAGCGCATCAGACGATTACACCCCGATCCGTGATCGCGTAGCATTCGCGCACGTCGTTACCCAGAAACCCGACGACGAACGTAACGCGGTCGGTGTCCTGCCCCTCCCGTTCGACGTACAGGGTGCATCGCATTTCCCGGCCGTCGCGCGTCCACGAACCGCACGACGCGACACGCCAGCCCCGCATATCGTAGGATTCGCGCGCCTCGTCCGCGCGTTCGGTGCGCGTATCCTCGTCATACTCGAATTCCGCGTCATACGTATCCGCGAGATATTCGCGGGCTTCTTTCTCCGTCGCGTGCACCGTCCAATCGGTACGGTCGAGATAGCCCGGGGCCGTCATCCGCGCCAGCCAGCCGTCGCGCGGCTCGATTACCTCGTCGGCGTCATAGGGCTTCCCCTCCAGATAGTTCGCGAACGCTTCGACGTGCGTTCCGACCGTGCGCCCGATAACGTCGGCCGGGACAATCTCCGTCCCGTGATCGGTGTCGATGCTGAAGTATTGACCGAATTCGACATGCGGAATCATGTGTGACATGGTGCGCCCCTCTAGGCTTGGTGTTGCGTTGAAAGTGAGACTATTGTATGCGGGCCCGTGTAGGCCCGTCAACAATAAACCCCTTGCGTGTAGGGTTATTACAGAACCAGTGTTCCGTTATTGATGAGGTAAGACCCGATTGCGGCAACCCGGCCGCGCGCTTGCGCGTCCTTTCGCAGTTCGTGCAGTTCGTCGGGTTCCATGCTCGTGAGAATGCGCGCCGCCATGGTTTCGGCCGCGTGCACTTCGCGATCTTCGGATTCTGCGACAGCGCGCAGCATGTCGGCCACTTCTACCATGTGCCACTTGGCGCGCAGCACGCCCGCGATATCCTGTTCCGTAATTTCGGGCAGATTAACGAGGTCGAGCGGATCGGCCGTGCATGAGGCAAAAAGCACGCCGTCGGCCGTGTGCAGGGTGACGCTGCGCAGACTCTGCCCCTTGAGCACGCGCCCGAGCGTGTCGGGCAGGGACGTAACGCAGACCGCATAGAGCGCGGCGTCCGGGCTCGCGACAATGACGATAGATGAATTCTTGTCCATCGCCTTTTTGAAACCCGTTTGCATCAGGTCAACGCATGCGCCTTCGCCAATCGAGCGGCCCGCATTGTGAATTTTGATTGCGTGCATGATAGTTCCCATGTGAGTGATGAATCGATGAGTGAATTATGCGCCCTTGTCTTCAGCCCGTCAACAATACCTGAGTAAAGCAGTCGGGTATTGGTGCCAAAGAAAAGGGGCCTAGGCCCCTTCCCTCAATTAACGGCAGTCGGTCGCGTGATAACCGTCTGTTTCAGGTCGTTATAGAGTTTGTGCTCTTTGACTGCGGCCCGGACGTGTACGCGGTCGCCTTCCGCGCGGAACAGTCGGCAATTGCCCTTGTGAACAACCGTAGCCCCCGACACGTCGCGCATGATCGTAAGGTAGCAGGGGCCAAACGAACCGAACGCGGCCCCCGTGTCGAGTGTGAAGATTTTTTGAATGGTCATTTCGAATTCACGACGTTCCCCGACGGTGCCAAGGTATGCCGCGTTTTGCACCTGCTCGGCGCGGGCGCGAAGGCGCAAGACGGATGCTTGCGCGGCTTCTGCCTGTGGCCCTGTCAGGTAACCCCATTGTTCAAGCTTGCCAGCAAGCGACGACAGAAACTCGTTGTCCGCGAATTCATCGAGCATGCCCGCGAGCCCCGGATATTCGGCGTCGAATGCTGCGCGCTTGTCGGCCTTCGCGGCTTCGCGTTCGGCGTCCCGGGCCGCCTGTTCGGCCGCGCGCTTTTCCTGCGCCTTAGCTTGGCGCTTGGTTGCGGACGCAACCAGCTTTGCGAGGCGTTCGCCCGTGTAGACTTTCGTCAGGGCCGGGGTGCCTTGACCCGAACCCCCGCACTCGTAACACGTGTAACCCGTGTACGCCCATGCGTTCGAACGCCCGGCCCCGCCGCAACGATGGCACTTGCGGGGTTTGTAGAACGAGCCCGAGCCCTTAGCCGGGTCATAGTTCGTCGGAATCAGGCCCGCGTATGCCGTGCCGTCGCGGTAGAAAAGAGCGGGCTTTGCTTGTTCCATCGTTGCACCTGTTTGGTTAGTCGATGGACAAATAATAACGGGCCCCGAAAGGCCCGTCAACAATACCCGACTAAATCGCGGGGTCTTTACAGCACGTCCTTAAATTCGTCGTTCAGTCGCTTACGCTGGGCGCGCAGTTTCTCGATATGGTTACGCGTTTCTTCGCGCCAGATACCGGGGGCATTGCGCACGATCCAAAGGTCGCGCACACGCTGTTCCGTTTCTTCGATATCGGATTCGAGCCGTCGGGCCGCTTGCCATTTCGCGTCGTATTCCCGTTCGTCTTCCGCGTAGACGCACGCATGCGAATCGGCGTCCGCTGCGGCAGCGCGGTCACTGTCATAGACAGTCGTGAACACGACGTGTCCATCGTTGTCTGACGTGGTGTAACCCGCGAGATAACGGCCGTGCGTCAGGCGCACAAAGAACGGACGCGCTACCTCCGTTCCGTCTTCGTCCGTGAACCATCCTTTGTGGCTGACGTAAGTGCGTCCCGAGCGCGGGTTTTCCGTTTCGTCCAGATAGCACACGCGGCCGGGCAGCGCGTCATCGTCAAATGTCGAATAGATATCGATCTTGCGGCCGTATTCCGTGTTGTAGCCCGCGCGCAGGCCCGAGTCGTTCGACAGGAAATTTCCGAACCGGGCCGAACGCCAATCGATGAGTCGGCCGCCCTTCCCAGCGTTCACCTTGGCATTGTGGGATTCCACGTAGCCGCGAAGGTACGCGAGCCGCTTCCGTGCGCCAATGCGAAGGTTGCGATAGGTAGTGTTCATAATCGAATCCGTTTAGTTAATCCCGCGTCGCGCGGTATGAAAAGGATTGTACGCGTCTTATTCCCTGCGTCAACAATAACCCCGCGCAATGAGGGGTTATTGTTGAAGCACTCCGTAGAGTGCGGGCCGCGTCGTTAGCTCAGGCGATACGGCTGCGGGCGCAAAATCAGGTGCGAGCCGAACGCCATAACCAGATAGCCCGGGCCATACAGCAGAGCCTTAGCGGCCCCGAAAACGAGCGGCGGGGCCTGCACAAAGCACGTCGAGTAAACTGCAAACCCGACGACGATCAACAGCAGATTGAGCGCGTTCTCACGAATCCAGTATTTCATTTCGTTCCCCTTAGTTGAAGTAATCGCGGGCCTGCGCCTTCGCGAAGCGTTCAAGCGACGCATTACCGCGCAGCTTAATAGTTACGTCGCTGTCGCGCATGCACTCACGTGCGAGCGTGTCCCGCTTGCCGATCCGCACAACGTCGGATTGTTCAGTGTCGTATTGACCGTAAGCGACGCAGGCATCGATGAGAGTGGCCCAGTATTCATCAGTTTCGTATTCCGGGGCATCGTCTTCGCGACCGATTGCCGACAACACGTCGCGTTCGCGTGGCGTCCCGTGATCGGGGAACGTGACAGACAGCCGCTCAATCCAAAACTCGTTGTCCGCTAACCCGGCTTCAGAGCACGGGGTAATGCGCAGCACGTTTGCATAACCCCAGCCCCGGCGCGCACGGTCGAGTTCGTAGAAGTAGCCGCCATACTCGATATTGATATCGCCGTGATAAAGAACCTGCGTGCGTTTCATGATGTGCCCCGTTAGGCGTTGTCGATGTGTGAAGTATGCCCGGGCCCGCGAGGCGCGTCAACAGTACCTGAGTATTTTAGTCGGGTATTGCTGCCAAAGAAAAGGGGCCTAGGCCCCTTCCCTGTCACTTCCTGCCCGTACCGCTTGCGCGGGGCGGTCTCACGCCATACACTACCATTGTAGCACAGGCCGCCGCCCCTGTCAAGCCCCGGCCCCTCAGTCGTCAACCAGACTGAACGCGGGCCGTGCATGGGGTCGTATGTGTGCGGGGGCTTGCTGTGCCGCGTATGCTTCGGCCGCCCGCATGTCGTCTATCGCAGTTTGCAGGTGTTGCTTTTGGGTCTCCAGACTACAAACTTCCCGCCAGAATTTATAGTTATTCATGTCAATTACCATACGCGCTCACTCGTCGGATGAAGGGCCCCCAGTATCCTACATCCGACGAATGCGCGCAAGGGGTCAGGCCGCCTTTTTCTCGCGCTCCGGGGCCGCCGCTTCGGCCGCCCCCGCCGCCTGCGCTTGTGCCTGCGCCTGCACGTTTCGCGCGTTCACGATCTCTTGTGCAAGGGACATGAGTTTCCCCGCGATCTCCAGCAATTCCTCCGGGGCGGCCGACGGGGGAACAGTGACGTGCATGTGCGCCGTGTCGAACCGGATGCCGGGCTTACGGCCGCCGCCCGGCGCGCGCTCGCGCGAGCCTTTGCAGACCGTAACCAGTTCGTTCAGAGTCTTCAGCTTCAGCGGCTCGATTTTCTTGATGAGTGCGTCGACGAGCGCTTGCTTTTGCAGATCGCCCGCCCAGCTTCGCACGTCTTCCTCCCCGAGAAAATCGAAAAGCATGATCGCCCCGGCAATGCGGCGGTTCACGGTTTTCCAGTCGATCCCGGCCGGGGTGTCGCACTTGTAGCCCGCGTCAAAGAAAATCTTTTGAAGCTGGGCGCGGGCCAGACGGCGCGACGGGTAGGAATCCAGAATGACCGCGAACCCGACCGCGATTTCGCACTGGAGCGCAACCTGACGGTTGAGCGCCGACTTTGCGATGATTTGCGAGTATGCACGAATGTTCGTCTTGTTCATAAATCCCCCTATCGGTTAAGGGCCTACACATGAGGGGCAGGCTTGCCCCGCACTTTCATGGTAGGACACCCCGCAAGAAAATCAAGCATATAAGGGTTTTCCTTACTTCTCATATGGTTACAAGTCTGTAAGACCGTATAGGGTCAGGCCCCAATCAGCACAAAAGAAAAGGGGCCCCATATGGGGCCCCTTTTTGTACCGGACAGTTAAGCCGGTTCGTAATCCATCGAAAACCCGATGATATCGGATGCGAGCAGGACGCGCCGCGTGTTCACGCGATCCGTGATCGTGTTCCGCTGTCGCGGGTCGGGATTGCTGACGACGACGTTACGGCATTCGTAGAGGATAAACAGCCCGTCTGCGGCATCCGCTTCCGTAGTGTCGTCGGTGCCTGTCAGGCTGTGTCCGGACGACAGGTGAACGGTTACGACTGCCCCCTCCGGGATACGTGCGATAACCGGATTCGGAATCGTTTCAAGGGTGATAGCGGTCATGGTCTGTTCCTCCCCATTACGCGAGTTTGCCGCGTGCGTCGTGCTTCTCACGGCGTGCCTTGCGTCGCGCCTGTTCACGCGTGCGCACCGCGTCGGCATCGCGTGCCGGGGCTTTGCGCGAGATACGTTCGAAATGTGCGTTGCCTTGCATTTGCATGATGGTTCCCTTAGAGAAGGTTTGTTAAGTAAGTGTGTGTATCATACCGGGTTTAATTTCGTCCGTCAATTAAACCCGTACTAAAATTAGGCTTTTATGCTGCCTGCATGCCGCGCACTTGCCGGATTGCATCGCGCACTTGCTCACGTGCGAACGGGAACCGGCGCAGGTTGCGCAGACCGTAATTGATGCCGATAAATTCGATTGCCGTTTCGATATCGCGGAAGGTCTTCATAGTGAACTCCAAATTAAAAGAAAATGACGGTGCGCGCTTCCTCGTCAAAATCGACGCACATATTCCAATCACGGCCGCGCGACGTGACCATATCGCATGCGTCAGTCAGCCGCGCGCCCAGACCCCCGGCTTTCAGTTCCGCGCGATCCCAGAAACCCGTGCCGTGACCCTGACTCGTCAAATACAGGTCATGCCCGAAAGACGCGAAGGGCCATTCGTGCGCACGCGCGCCCCCGAAGTCTTGCGCGCAGCGGTCGCCATAACCGGGGCGCGTAACCGCATCGATGCAATCCGCATGATACGCGAGCAGGAACGCACGAACGCCCTTTTCCACGTGTGCGCGCCCTTCCGGAGTCGCTTCGTAGTCGCTCGATTCGTCGGGGCTGTCGGCCCAGATAGCCGCGATGATGTAATGCCGAACGATGATATCGATTTGCGCGTCGCTGAAGTGTTGCATGGTTGCCTCTAGGCGGTTAGTGCTGCGTTGAAAGTGATGCTATTGTATGCGGCCCGTTCTAGAGCCGTCAACAATAACCCACTAATTCGAGGGGTTATTCTTCGACCCACAAGCTAGGATCGCACGACGTTTCAATCCGGAAGTGCGACGCATCGCGATAACGGCGCACAAACAGGCGGCCGTGCTGCGCGTAGGTCATGCCTTCAGTCAGCCATGAAACATGGTGCAAATCGCCCGGCATCGGGGATTTGAGCGGCCCTGCGTGCGTGACACGAACGGGCGTGAATTCGTCAGGGAACAGCCGCGCATCGTAGCGCGTGCGCCGATAGTAGAGGGTCTTACCATCCACGTAATCCTGAAAGCATGCGGGTTTCATGGTCGGCCCCTTACTCGGCATCGTACAGTGCGCACGCGTCGGCATAGCTAACGCCTTCGCATTCCATGATCGTTTCGATCATGCGTTCGCGCTCGTCGGCTGCTGCCTCGTCGCGCATGTCGTCCATACCGTTCCGCCCCATCATTCCTACTTGTGCCATTTCGTTCCCCTTCGGGTTCGTTGAATCGATGGACAAATAGTAACAGCCCCTTAGAGGGGCCGTCAACAATAACCACAAATAATTTGTGGTTATTCGGTGCGGAACAGGTGCGCGGGCGCGTCGTGCTCGTACCAGTAACGGGCATCGCGTAGCGTGTCATGACTGCCGACCGCGCGGCCGTCGATGCTGACGAGCCATCGATTACGCGTAAGCGTCACCATACGCGCATGGGGCGGCCCGTCCGGGCTGTAGTTATCGCGTACCTGTACCAGTGCGCCGGACGGCGTGCAGGCCGCATACAGCCCGGCCTCTACACGTTTCAGGGGCGGCCGGTTCATTCCGGTTTCCACGTCGAATAGGCGGCGGTGCGCGCAACGAATTGCGCGATAGCCGCGTCGATCCGGGCGCACAGCTTCGCGTGGTGCGTTTCGTTGAGGGTCTGCCGACGCTTGCCCCCGGCTATCATGCGCACCCCAGCATGCACCACATACACGGCACCGGCCGGGCTTTCGACACGCCAGCTAGGCACGTTTCCGACGGTTGCCGTCTGTTCCACTTTCCAGCCCGCAACGTCGGGCCGGGCGGCGGCCGTAGCCGGGTCTGCGGCCCGCGCGCTCGCGATGGCCGGGGCCGTGCCCTTGTTCACGCGTGCCGACAGGTGCGCGACGTATGCGCGGAACGCATCGCCAATCGTGAACCCTGCGGGCAGTTCCGGAATCTCGCGCAGCAACGAATCGAACCCCCGCGCCCCTTTCTCGTAATCGAACCCGAGCACGGCCGCGAGCGCATCGCGGGCCGTCGGCGTCATTTGGTCATAAAGCTTTTTCATGGTGTCAAATCCCTTAACGGATCATGCGATGTTGGACGGTCACGAATGCTTGCCGGATCGCCCCGGCTTCGGTTTCCCACTCGTTAGCGGGCATCGGAAAACACGGATGCGACGCGAGCCACAGACCGGACGGCATGCACACGATATCGAACCCGAACGCGGCTACCACTTCCGCCTGAGACATGGTGTTAAGATCGCGTTGCATCACGCCCCCCTTGGCTTTGCGCGGTGCCCGGCCTGCGAGCATATACACGGTTTCGCGGTACTTGGCGCGGGCCTTTTTCAGTTCGTTCAGTGCGAACGATTCGGACAAAAGCGGCTCGCCTTCGTCTGCGTTCACTGCCGACAGGATAAGCGCGCCTGCACGGTGTTCAAGCCTTACGCGAACGCCCGCGCGTTCCACCTGTTCCACGTAGCCGCACGTCAGCGCGTACAGCGTAAGCGAGCCGTCCGCGTTTTTAAGCAATACGTCGGGGCGCACGCGTGCAACGCGTTGTTTGCCATGACGGCGCGCGAGCCACACGCGATAATGCCCCTCGTCGGTGCGGCCGTCGATATAGCGACGCGCGGCGTCGAGCGTCATAAACTCCCCATGCGTGACGCCTACAACAGTTCGCGCGTCGCCGTGCATGACGACAAAACCCTCGCGCGTGCTGCCGGTCAAAACGTCGTCAACGATAAAGAAACAGTTATGGATTTCGATCATGGTCAGCCCCTTTAGGCCGGTCTTTACTGCGTTGAAAGTGATTCTATTCTATGGGGCCTGCTGCCCCGTGTCAACAATAACCCCAGACTTTACTGGGTTATTCGTTGTCCATCATCCCGAGCCGGGCCCGGATCATTGACAGGCGTTCCGATACGGGCACGGCACGGCCGCCGCCCAGACGAACCCATCCCGCGCCAGACGGGCACGCGTCAATGTCATGCACCCCGGAATAAGCGGCGCAAATGTCGGCCGCACTGTTAGCCTGTAGCAGCGTATAACCGGCCGTGCGCGCGTGCTGCGCAGCATCCCGGCCTGACTCCCACACGCGAGCATGCGCCCGGCCCGTCTTCTGTTCACCCTCCCCTACAAACTGCGCGGGGCCCTGCGCGACGACACGCAGACGATAGCGCGTCGTGCCTTCGTGTTTCTGACGCATCACATACACTTGTTGCATACCCTTAAAACTCCCGTTCGTGAATCGATGAGTGCAGTATGTGCGCGTGTGCCCGTACCGTCAACAGTACCAGACTAATTAACTCAGGTATTAGGGCAAAAGAAAAGGGCCCCTAGGGGCCCTTTTGCGAGTGCGCGACGGATCAACGATAGAGGTATTCCGTCCCCTCAATATCGATGGTCGAATAATCGACGCTCAGATTTTTGGCGGTCGCGTCCCAATCGATGACGAGATAGGACGGGATTTCGCGCGGCATGTCCCCGATATCGGACACCAATTGTTCACAATACTCCGTGAAGTGGCTGTCACGAATCAGGCAGCCCGGATACCAATTACCCTCATATTGATGGTCGCCGCCTTCCCCGTTCAGTTCGGTCAGGATTTTTTCAAGCTGCTCCAGTTCGACCGCTTCGTCCGGGTTTTCGTCCGCCCAATCTGCGGCCCGGTCGTCGTCGCTGTCGTGCGTGTCGCGCTCGTCTTTCAGTTCGTCGTAACGGTCGCAAATGTCGGACACGTTGATGATATCGGCGCTCAGGTCAAGATCGGACATGGTGTTTACTCTGCTGTTTGGTTAAGGTGTTACCAGTATAGATGGGAGAATTCCCTGCGTCAAGAATAACCCCGCATAGTGTAGGGATTATTCTTGACGGGGCCCGAAAGGGCCCGGGCCGTTATTCGGCGTCGTCTTCCTCGTCGGCCGTTTCGGTCGCTTGTTCCACGTCGGGCACTTCCGACGTGCGCCCGAGCGATTCAGCCAGTTCGCGGAACCATACGGCGTCGCACCCGTCCATATCCGTATATTCGGCCGCCAGTTCCGCAAACGTGCCTTCACGCCCAGCGTAAGGCGACGTGTAGAACGATTCCAGCGCGCCATCGCGCAAGATCGCCGCTTGAAAATCGGCGTTCGTCAGGAATACGAGCCCGCTATGCGTGTTGAACGCCGCTTGTACCGCTTCGGTGCTGAAGTCTTCGGGCAGGCCGCCATCGTTCCATGCTTGTAGGATCGCGATGAGTTCATCACGTTCGCGACGGCCCATGTTTGCCATGTTGGTAAGCGACATTCGTTTGATTCCTTGTTCGTTCAGAGAGATTACATTGTGCCGGGTAGTGTTCTCTCTGTCAACAATACCCGAGTGCGGCGCGGGGTCTTACTTCGTCAACGCGCCCGACAGGCTTTTGACGCATGCGCCGTAAGCGGGCTCGCGTGCATCGTCGGGGCTCGCGCCCTTGAATGCGGCGCTGCTGTAAATCAGGGCCGCATTACCCTTCATCAGATCGACAAGCGGACGCGCGACGCCCGCAAACGTGCGTTCGATATCGGCCTGAGTTTCCGCGAGCGTCACCCCGCTATCACGTGCGCGAACCGACAAAACCGCAACGTCAGCAACGCCGTTACACGTCTGCGAAATGTTCGCCTTTTCTTCCGCCGTGAGCGGCGCAGCCTGCGCCGGAACCCCAGCCCCGCACGATGCGGCAGTCGCGAGCGCAGCGAACGCGACTGCGGAAACGGTACGTTTGAACATGCTTGATTCTCCGGTTATGCGTCTGTTGAAAGTGAGTCTATTGTATGCGGGCCCGTGTAGGCCCGTCAACAATAAACCCCTTTACCCTAGGGTCTTCGCGATCCGACGCGCCCAGCGTCGAGCATAGCCCGCGCGTCGGCATCCGTGCGGATGCGTCGGCCCCGTGCCCTGCCCCAGACAATACAGATAGGCGCGAAGGGCTGCATTGATGCTTTCCGGGGTTGCGCCCAGTTCACGCGCAAGATTTTTGCGCCTCAGTCTGAGCAACGCCATAAGGCTGTCTGCCTCATACGTGTAACGTTCGTGTTTCAGGCCCGCATGCGCCATGATGCACGAATCGATTGAGACACGGGCGCGCGGTTGCATAGCCGCCGCCCAGCCCGGAACCGGGGCCTTTCGTTGTCGCCAATATTCGGCGTGTTCGCCTGTCACGATCATGACTTGAGCCCCCGCACGAAACGGCAGACACCCATGTACTGACGGCGACAATCGGCCAGCCACGCGGCCCATGCTTCGGGGTATTCCCGGCCCCAGCCGATATAGAACCCGATCAAATCCTGATCGCGCCTTTGATTGCAGGACAGGGCGTCCGACAACGCGAATTTATCCACGTCGAGCCGTTCCAGTTGATCGCGGATCGAATCGACCAACATGCACCCCGAGCCACGCACCCATGCATAAAACTCGAATTCGTTGATCGTGTCATCGGCAAACTTCACTTGGTTTTCCATTTCGTTCCCCTTCCGGGTTCGTTGAGCGTGAAACCAGTATAGACGGGCGCGCGGCGCACGTCAACAATAACCCCGTGCTCTATGGGGTTAAATCAAAATCATTTCCGTGTAACCCAGCGTCCGGGCAATTGCCAGCAGCGCATCATTACCCGCGCCCTGTTCGCACGACTCAAACGCGATTGGTGCGCCCGCGTCGTCGCGTATATCGATCCCTGCCGACACTAGGGCCCGGTCGAACGCGAGCCCGAACGATTCACGCCCCGCGCTCGTCTTCGCCACGCCGTAACCTGACGTGGTAGCGGCCCCGCAACGAACCCACAGCGACGCATAGAGGTTCGTTGCGGACGTGCTGCGCGATGCCCAGTAACGCAATTCGCACACGTGTTCAAGCTTACCCGTTACCGGGTTAAGGGCAACGAGGGAAACGGTGCGGATGCGTTCCTTCGTCCCGTCGTGCTGCTGCGCGTTATCCTGTTCACCCTTAAACGTTACTTGCATACGTTGCCTCATTCCGCCGCATTCTTGCCAAGGTGTTCCGCGAGCGGTTCACCATTTTTCATCAGCGTAACCGACTCCCCGGCCGCGCGCCCCGTCCCCTCGTCGGACGTGATGACCCATGCATCATAGGCTGCATACGCGGCCGTTCGGTCGTCGCCTTCGTACACGGTGCCGACGTTACCGACGATGACGAGATAGCCCGTGTTCGTCGGGTTCGCGATGCCTTCAATGACTTCGATAGCTTGCTCGCGCGTGCTGTAGCGGTGGAACTCGCCCAGCGTTTCCACGTTGCCGGTTTCCCCGTCGATCTTGCGCACCGAAAATTTCGTGATCCCCGACGGGTTCGTTTCCTGCGAAACGAAATAGTACGAGCCGAAAATCAGCCAGCCCCGGGCCGGAAGTCGGGTCTTGAAAAACTTCATTGCATCAGCATCGAACCAGTGCCCGTTAGGATTCTTTTCGGCGTAGTGCGCGCGAATCGTGGACATGGTGACGGTCTTAGCGTTTTTCATTTGGTGCCCCTTTAGGCGTCGTGATTGGATGACTGAATTATGCGCGGGCCCGTCTGGCGTGTCAACAATAACCCCAAAATTTTTATGGTTATTCAGGCAAAGAAAAAGCCCCGGCTGGGGCTTAGAGGATGCGGGCCGCCTGTATGGCCGCCGCTCGCGTTCGGGCCGTCCCGTGAGACTGGCCCCGCACGTCAAAAATTTCCCACAAGCGACGGTCGCCTACACGCTGCACGTAGCCGCGTAGCGTCCCCCGCTCGTCGTAAACCGGGGTCATGATCCGCGCGTGTCGAGCACTTCCGCCGCTTCCGTAATCGTAAGGTTCGGCACGCCGTCCACCATCCACGTTTCGACCGTCTGCCCGGCAATCCGGCGCAGGTAGACGGAAACCGGGACATTACGCAACCGGCCATGTCGCGCGGCCCCGAACGCTGCGAGTTCGTCCGATTTTGCGGCAAACCGAGCGACAATGGATTCTGCGAAGTCAACCAGTTCACGGGCTGCCGCAAGCGGGATAGCCTTGTGCGGTTGCGGGGCCGCGACTCGCGCAACCTCGTTTTCTGCGTCGCGTTGCTGGGTGAACGTGCCCCGTCCGTCAACGTACCAGTTACACACGATCCAATCACGGGCCCGCGTATGGATCGCGCAGCACGTGACAGGCACGCCCCCGATATCTGCGGTTTCCGCATGATCGTCTTTCGACGTGCGGGCGATCTCGCGCGCTTCGTTCGCGAGTTTCGACAGTTCGGCCGAAATTTGATCGATGGTCATTACTTGTCCGTTCAACATGGCTTCGAATTCCATTTCATTTTCGAGAAAATACAGTTCGGGGGTGCCCGCGATAAGATGCCGGGCCGCCCGCGCTTGCTCGGCACGCCATTCCGGATTATCGGGGAATGCGCGCCGGGCCCGGGCTAGTTCGATCCGCAAGTGTAGCGCGAGCGGTGACATTATGCGACGAGCCGCTTAACGGGTTCAACGCTGCGCGGGTGATAAACCCAGCGCAGTTCAGCCAGCAAGGGCGCGTATTCTTCCGGGGTTGCCAGCTTCAAATCGCGGCCCAGACTGCGCGACACTTCCCCATGCTGCCCCGTGTGCATGTAGGACATCACGTTACCCGGGTTGCAGTCTTTCGCGCTGTTACAGAAAAACGCGATTACGTAACCCTCGCGAAACTTGCGGAACACGACACGCAACGCGGGCGGCGCAAACTTCGCGGCCCCGTAGCGCTGCGCGTCTTCGGACAGGGCGCGCACGCCCGAGGGGTCATGTGCATCCCGCGAGCCGTGAACGTCGACCAGATCGCCGCTGCGCTTATCGAATTGAAACGTGATCGGAACGCGGGGGCCAAACCCGGGCCATTTGCGCGCGAACGCTTCAACGTCTGCGGTCGTGCACTGCACGGTAAAGAATGCCCCATTATCATATGCTCGCATGGTTGCCTCTAGGCGGTTGTGCTGCTGTTGAAAGTGAAACCAGTATAGGACGGGGCCGCCGCCCCGTCAACAATACCAGACTACCGCGAGGGGTCTTTATTCCGTGCCCCGCAAGCGACGTACAATTTCCGCGTGCGACAGGCCCGACATAAGACGGTCAATTTCCGCTTGCTCGTCCGCCTGCCGTCGCTCGTCTTCTGCTACCTGCCTAGCGAGTTCTGCGCGCCACTCTTTCAGGGCCCGCGCGCCCTTTTCCGTGCTGCGCGGATCAACCGACAGATAGAGCGTGACTTCGCGCCCCTCCCGGTCAACGAAAACGGGCGTGCCGCTATTTTTCACCACTACCGTGAAATGCGACTGAACCAGACGGTTTACGGTGTCGGCATCGATAGCCCCGCCAAACGATCCGCCCACAACCTTCCGCGTGTTGTCGCTGTAGAGGCGCGTGTGATAGCTGATATTGCGCATGTCAAACCCTGTTGGTGCGTTGAAAGTGATACCAGTATAGGGGCGGCGGGCCGCCCCGTCAACAGTATCCGATTAATTTAGTCGGGTTTGTCGTCCTGCACTTGTGCGCCCGGCCGCGCCAGCTTTTCCAGCTTGGCAAGCAACGAAACAGCGTCCTTAACGTAGCAGGTGCACGCGGGCCGCTTCGCCTCATACTCTGCTACTGCCTGAGCATGCGCCGCCCGGTCTCCGTCCTTAACACGGCCGCCCGGCCCCCGCTTAGGGCCGCCCCCGAAAATCTGTTGAGCGTGTCTGTTGTGAACGGCAACCGCGCAGCTATAGGCGTGCATCGGATGCCGGATGAGGGGCCCGAAAATCGCGAGCACGTCCCGCGCTAAATCGGCTTGCCCGTCGTCGTATGCTTGATTGTATGCGTCCTGCATGGTGTTTCCCCTCAGTGATCGCGTTTAACGCTAGTGACGTTGCCGTTATGCTTGCGCACTTCCCAATTGATGCCGTAGTGGCTGAACCCGGTAACACGGTGCGCGCCCGCGTATCGGCCTTCCGCCACGTCGAACGAATGATCTTTCGTGATCGTGCCGTAACGCCTGCATTCGGCCGCTACCTCGTCAAGACTGCCTGCCTTGAATGCCGTGATGAGTTCTGCTTTGGTCAACATGGTTTGTCGTTCGGTTCGTTAGAGTGACGCCATTGTATAGGGCAAGTGGGCGCGCGTGCAATACCCCTAAAAAGTTTTTGGTTTTTGTTGACGCGGCCGGGGAAGCGTGTAGAATGGGAACCGGTGAGCAACACGGGCAAACGCAGCCGCGACGCGGTGGGGAACCCGGAGCCCGGCCCCTGCCCGGTCGCGCAAACGTTTGCGCCGGGTGTCCGGAGTACCCGACAAAAACGCTAGGGTACTATTGACGCGACCGCGAATAGGGCGCACAATTCGATTCATGGTGAACGCGACGCGGACACCGAACCCGGCCGATTCGGCCAATGTCGAAAAAAGTGAAAAAACTTGTTGACATGCTGCAAATCCGGGTTCATAATGCTTTCCATGGTGACGCGACAGCGACGCCCCAGCCCCGGACACGGGGTCATCCCGGGGCCCGCGACAGCGACACCCGCGAAAATCGCTTGACGTGCAGGGCCGGGGCCGCTATAGTGGCGTCACTGGGCCGAAACGGCTCAGGGCAGGGCGGGGGCCTATCCCGTCTGACGCACTGGAGCCCGTATTGACGATCAAGCACACGACCGCGCACAGCAGCACCAGCACGACCGTAGCACCCAGCGTCACCCGCGCTCGCGTCTTCTAACGCGACACATAGCCTCCCCACGCCCTGAATAAGGGATAGGGAGGCTTTTCTTCGTCCATTTCCCCTTGACATCAAGTTGCTCAATTTTTAGGCAGTCCGAAAATCCCGGCAGGGCAGGGGAGGGCGCTTGCCCAGAAAACCGCCCTTCCCCACAAAAACTTTTGAGGATTCCGAAATTCTTTCGAAGCACCCTTCCACAAGTTTTTCCTCGGGCAAAAAGTTTCGAAGCCAGTCAAAAACTTTGACCTCTAAAGCAAAAATAAAAAAGTTTGGACGCATTCAAAGGTTTTGTCAAAAGATTTTGGCGAAATAAAAAGATTTTAGAGAAGCCCATCTAAAAAGTTTCAAACTACCAAAATCTTTTGAGTTGCCTCAAAACTTTAAATTTCCCACCTAAAGATTTTCAGTCCGCATCAAAAACTTTTGACGGATTTCAAAAACTTCAATACGCAGTCAAAATCTTTGGAACGCACCAAAAACTTTTGACGAGTTCAAAAACTTTTGACCGCACCGGTAAGTTTTACCTGTCTCAAAAAGTTTTTGGTGGCGGCGAAATAATTCGTAACACACTGTTACAATATTTTCGTTGGTACAAATATTTTTCCATGCTATAGTACGCGCACACCAACGGAAATAGGCGTACGAATCATGAGCGGTATATACAAGATAAGCTTCAACGGCAACAACAAGCGCGACTGCTACATAGGGCAGGCGCAGGATTTCACTGCGCGTATGTACAACCACAGGCACCATCTACGCCGGGGGACTCACTTTGCACCCAAGCTACAGCGGGCTTACGACGAGAACGGGCACGAGAACATGCGCGTCGAGATTCTTGAGTTGTGCGAAGTAGAAGTACTCACCCAGCGCGAGCAGCATTATCTTGATACCATTAAGCCGCGCTACAACCCCACGCTGATTGCATCAGAACCTCCCATGCGCGGAAAAGCGCATAGCGACGACGCTAAGCAAAGAATCAGCGACGCGGTGCGGAAGTTCAGCCACAAGCAAGAACTGGCGATTGTCAGCAGTCACATAGGGCTTGGATTCAGCACTACAACCATCGCACTTCAGTTCGGCTGCTCAGAGCCTACAATACGCACAATCCTGCGCAAGCACGGAATCGATACGGGGGCGTCTCGCAGGCCCAAAGGTAGAGCTAAGAAGGCAGGCCGTAAGGTCAAATTTGACGCGGCTCAGGAGCAGGCCATCGCGCGCAGCTACCAGTCGGGTAAAAGCACTGCTGAGGTGGCTCAAGAATTTGGCTGCTCCCAACCTACGGTGGTGAAGATGCTGGATAAACTAGGCATTGAGCGCAGGCGTGGCCAGTTCAACGAAACCGAACAACAGGACATCGTTCGCCAGTACAAGAATGGCAAGACCACAGAGGACATTGCCGCACAGTATGGATGCAATCACTCCACCATCGGGGACGAGTTGCGCCGGGCTGGCGTCGAGTTGCGAGGCCGAGGCCGCAAGCGTTTGCTCACGGATAAGCAAGAACGTCAAGCCCTTGCGCTTCGTGACAAAGGCAGGTCAGTCAGTGAAGTGGCGGCCAAGTTTGGATGCAGTCCGCAGGCGATGCGCAACATACTCAACAAACACCGGGAGTCAGCATGAACGTTATCATCCACGATCAAGATTTTCTTGACTACCCGATCATGGTAGTCGACACCGAGCTTCTGGAGAACACGCTGGACCCCGAGACCACGGCGTTCGAGCGCGCGCAGGAGGCGCTGGCGCGCACGGAGGTGGTGCTACTCGTCAAGCCCGAGCACATAGGACGCGTGTTGTCCAAAGTCCACAAACATGTGACAGCCGTCCACAACACGGTACAGCTTGAGGGAGACACGGAAGCCCGGCTCCAGCGCGCGCTGGCCTCGGTGGGGCTCGATCTCCATAGCTCCACCTACTGACCATTGCACCAAAAGAAAAACCCCACACGCCTTTTGGTATGTGGGGTTTATTTTAGTCCGCGCAAAACAAAAAACCGAGCGCCGGGCCCGGTTCTTGATCAGTGCATGGACACCCATCTGATGACCATGACCGCGACTACTGCGCACGCTACTGCTACTACTGCCAGAATGTCGTCGACGCGGGGCGGCATGTTCAGTGCCGGTCGAAGAACACGGGGTCCGTACAACCCTCTTCCAGCTTCTGTGCCACGTAGGCTTTGCCACGCCGCGTTGCCCCCACCACCTCCATGTTCTTGACTGCACCCTCCTGCACCAATTCGCGTGCGATGCGGGCCACGGAACCCACGTCTCCGGCTGTCGCCACCACCATGCGCACTTGAAGCGGCACGGGCCGGAAGGGCGACGAGTACGGCAGATCGACGTTTCCGACGATCAGATAGTTGACGATGTGGTCGCGGTAGTTCGTGCCCTTATAGACCGTGCCGTCGCGGCCCACTCCGTCAAAACGGTTGCTGATCAACATGCTGCTCTCCTTCTCTATTCTCAGGTGAATGGTAGCCAGAATACTAACGTATTTACTACATCACGTCAACGCCAAAATAAAACCCCGGGAAGCCGAAGCCGCCCGGGGTTTTTATCTACTACTCGTCTCGATCAACCGCGCGGACGAATGTCCTGCGGTGACAAGCTGCGTCCGTGAATGGGTCGACGGTCGCTACGGACAATGCCCGCTTTCATACGTTCTCCAAGAGGTGAACAGAGTTCAGTTTGAAGAGAGCCCCACGCTCGTTCAGGAGTCGGAACAATCGGTTAAACGCCGATGTTCGTGAGCGTGCGTCCACGCTCTCCCGCGTTTCAGTGCCGTCAATAACGACCATGAACTCGAACAGCTTATGCATCATGATGGGGCCTCCGTGGTGTTTACATTCTGTACTCTTTGGGTGGTTGAGGGGAACTACTAACGAGTTGCAGTGTTACGCGCTCAGGCCGTCGCGTCTTCGTTGACCTGATCGATAACCATGCGCAGGTACGCAGGGTCATACGAGTACAGTTGCTTCCAGTACTCGATGGCTTGCTGCTTGTCGGCGCGGCTGATGCCAGCCTGCACCATCTTGTCGGCAAACGACTTGGGGATCGGGGCACGCACGATGGACGCCACCATCTTGTTGTCGACGATGACCGCATTGTCCGATGCATGGCTCACGACCTGCACCTTCTCCGCGTTCGCGGCGATGGCAAAGCCGTAGTCCATGTCGCCCGACTGGCTGACGTAGGCCACGAATTCACCCGGAACAGCCGAGGCCGTCGTGATGTGGCGCAGGCCCGGAACGTCGGTACGGCGCTTCGTGCTTGCCTGAATCAGTTCGCTCAGGTCTTCGTTGCCGTGGCGTGCCAGATACGTGCCACCCTTGCCGGTCTTCACTTCCCAGAGGCTGTCGTCAGCGTCCGAGGTCATGATGTTCGAGGAACCGACGACACGGTAGCTGGCGCGCAGTTCCTGCGGGTCGACGACGCGGACTTCGCGGTTCGCGCGCATGAAGCCCACGGCAACGCCTGCGCGGACTTCACGGAACGAGTCTTCGACCGGTGCGGCCTTGGCCTCGAACTTCTCGGTCAGCGACGCCCGCAGCGTCTCCTTGTTGAATTTGCCTGTGAACGCGATGACGACGCGCGCCAGCTTCGGGCTCACGAGATCGTAGTCGGTAATCGAAACGGTTTGCATGATGCTATCCTTCTTGTGAAAGTATGGTGAGATTTTGCGAACCTCTTAGGAGTCCCGAAGAACTCACTGGGTATGCAATTAAATTGCCTCTGGTGCCTTTTGCTGGGCTTCGTCCTGCTTAGCCACGGCCTCGATTGCTGCGTCCCACGCCTCTGCCGGAATGTCTCCGGAAGCTGCGTAGTCAGCCAGCGCTTCGATCAGGGAGTTGAGCGCTTCGACGTTCGACTCGGTGCCCGCACTCTTGTTCGTCAGCCCCTGACCTCCTTGGCCCGGGATGTCGATGTCGATTAGACGGAGCGCAGCGGTCACGGTAGCGGACTGGCGTGCGCCGTCGATTCCGAGTTCGTCGATCTCACGCTTCAGCAGTTCATGCCACTCTTGCTGTGACACGGGAACCCACTCGCACTTGAAGTACCCCATCCCGGACTCTGCTTCGTCGAGACCCGCAAGTGCCGAGTGCGCTATTGTCCACAACCGCTCCGGGCCCAGATACTGTAGAGCCATGAAGAGAAGGGCACCTACAGGGCCCAGCTTCTCGATGGCTTCACGCATCGACGAGGATTGCAGCAGTTCGGCCATGATGCGGGCCGCTGTGTCTTGGCCACCAGACTGCTCGACTGCGGCACGGCGTAGCGCCGCGATCTTGCCGTTTGCGTCCGGCATATCGTGCATGATAGCCTTGGCCAGATTGCCTGAGTGTGCGCGCAGGTGGCCTGCGGCGTTTACACGGTCTTCGGAGCCGGGGGCGGTGCCGCCGTTGGCGATGAAGGCTTGTGCTTCACGCGCAAGCTTCGTCATTGCCACGCCTGCACGATCACCGCGTGGCGAGTACGGTGCGGAAGCGGGCCCGGGACCGTGCGTAGGCTTCGAACCAGCAGGGTGCGAAGGCGCGATATTGGGTGCTGGCTGAGCCGGACGCGGATTCTCGCGCTCGCGCTTCGTCTCCTTATCCTGCACGCCAACCCCGTGACCCTGACCGTACTCTTGCGCATACTTGCTCTTGGGGTGCTCCTTGACATACCGCTGTCGCATTTCCGGGGTCATGAATTCCCACCACTCGTCCTTCGGATCGTAGGTGTCCGAATGCTGGGAGTTCGGATGCGTCTCCGTGTACTTCTGACGCTGCTGCGGCGTCATGTTCCCCCACCAGTCCTCACCCTTGGCTGTGACCAGAAGGCGCGCTACCGCTTGCATATTCGTACTCCCATTTTCGTCGTCGGTCTCCAGCCCGGAGCGAACGCGCGAGCGCTTTACGGGCTTACGCTTTGGCACACGCGGCTTGTAATCTGTCTTGGTGGTTTCGGCCAGCGCAAAGTCACTGCCGTAGGCGCGCTTGCGATCCTCGGCAGAGCGACGCTGCTCCGGCGTCAGCGATTTCCACTCCTTCTCCGGCATGTACACGTAGGTGCTCTTGTCCTTCCAGTAGCCATAAGGTGAGAACTGCTGCTTGGAGTTCAGCATAGCCTGCGTGTACTTGAACTTAACCTTACGCTTGGAGCCGTCTATCAACTTGAACTCTGCACCGCTAGGCAGTCCGTTCTTGTTGTAGAAGACTCGCTTAGGAGTGCCACCCAAAGCCTCAACAAACCAGCCCCGTATCTTGGAGCTAAGTGTCTCCACGGCCACAGGGTCGAGTTCGTCGGACTCCAGTTCAACGTCACGCTCGTCAGGTTTAGCCCCGGGATGAAATCCCTGCGCGTACTTGGAATGTGGATGCTCCTTCAGGTATTCGCGCTTCTGAAAGTCAGATAGCGAATCGAACCACGTGGCAGACTCTACCAGCCGATGTTTCGCTGTGATAGTCGTCATTGTCTAATCCTTATGAAAAACAGGGCAATCTAATGCCCCGCTCCTTATTTACGAGGATCAGTCGATCAGGTAGTCGAAGGCCCACGTGATGTTGAGGGTAACGAGGTTCGAGGCCGAGCCATCGAGTTCCACGTCTGCAACCGAAGCAGGCCACAGGCCGACGACGGTGATGGTGCGGCTCACTTCCGGCAGATCGTTGTACACCACAAGCTGAGCCGTACACTTGTAGGCGCTTGCAAACGAGCCGCTGTTGTTGAGCCACGAGCGCGTCATTTCGGACCACGCGTAGAACTGCGCACGCGTGTTCCAGTCGCTCGATTCCATGAACGTAGTGTTGAACGTGTGTTCGAAGGTCTTGCGGCCCGCGTACACGAGTTCAACGCCGTGCAGTGGGACGGTCACGCGGTCCATCGAGAAGCCGGGGAGCGCGGTGCTCATGCACTTCCACGTGAGGGCGCGCGTGTCGCTCGAACCCGGGATCGCAGGCAGGAACAAGTCAAAGTTCCACGACTGCGCCGGGTCAGCTACGGCCTGAACGTCATACAGGCTAGAACGTGCCATAATTGTACTCCATGTTGAATTGGTTAGGTCTGCACGATAAAATTAACCGCCAGAGCCTACGGGCTGCACCGTACGATTCCACAGCGGATCAGGATCAAAACCACCAGACTGCCCAACGGGCAACGGTGTGTCGTCCACGGCATCGTCGAACCCGGGGTTCGGTTTCATGTCGTGCTTGATCTGCGTGTTGTTGTACATGCTGTGGTTCAGGTCTTCGGCCATCAGTCGATGCGCTGCCTTGGTGGGCGCATGTTTCTCTGGGGCCTCGTCGCTGGCGTCGGTTTGCCTTTCGTTGAGATCGTTTTGGTTCTCCGGCCCGTACGAGCGCCCGGGAGCGATTGTGTCTCCCGGGATCGTGGACGTGGCCAGCAACCTGGTGGCTGCTTCGAGTTTCATTCGGTGTCCTATTCAAAAACGGGGGCCAAGTGCCCCCGTTGCTTAGCGACCAGCCACCGACGACAGCGCTTCCGTGAACGACACACCCTGCTTGCTGATCACGACCTGCAAGTTGATGATGTGGATCGGGATCACCGGGATGATGATGACCGTCACGTTGCGGATACCGCTGTTGAAGTCCTGCGCCGTGTTGTTCGAAGCATCCGACACCACCTTGAAGTCCGAGATACCCCGCGCGTTCTTGATGGTTTGCAGGTAGTCCGAGCACGACTGCACGATCTGACGACCCGTGAAGTCGTCGTTGGGCTCTTGCAGCGAGTACAGCAGGAACTGATAGAGCGCAACCTTGATCACGTTCACGATCCGGCGTACCGACAGCCACGACAGCGCGCTCATTTGCGCAGCCAGAGTCTGTTGTTCCCACAGCGCAGTGCCTTGACCCACGAACGTCTGCGTGTAGTTGACTTGCGCTTGGAACAGGGCGTCCATCTGGCCTTGGTCGTACGTGTAGCGCGTACCCAGCACGTTGACGATGCCTCGGTTGAGGCCAGCAATCGAGAACGACGGGTTGGCCACGCGGTCGGTACGGGCGCACAGCGCAGCCGCCCAACCCGAGAACGGCACGTACTGTTGCTTGCCGTTGATCGTGTCGGCCTCCAAGACATCCGGGCAGAACAGCGCCGAGTACGTCGAGTTCAGGTTCAGTCGCAGGTTGCGATAGTTGATCGCTTGCTGGAACTGTTGCGAGTTCGACGGAACGTCAAGTAGTGCTACGCAATCGCCACGCTGCTGTGCAAGCGTATCCATTGCCAACTGAACGTCCGGGCTGCTGTGGCCCGAGTTGAGCAGGATGTTCACCTTGTACAGTTGCTTGTTCGCGAACACGTTCCACGCACCTGCCACTGCGGTCGACAGCGGAGCGGACCCCGAGTTACCCCCAGCCATTGCCTGCGGGCCGGTGCTCGTGATCACGGGCAGGGGCTGCGCCGGGTCCATCAGCGGCACGTACGAGGTGACGCGGATGTACTGCGAGAACGGGTTGATGGCCTGTTCGAGTTCTGTTTCCAGCCCCGTGCTGTCCGTGTAATCGGTCAGCGAGCACGTGAATTGCTCAACCGGGTACTGGTCACTGCGGCTCTGCAAGAAGACCGAGACACCGAATGTCGGGGGCGCGGCTGCTGCCTTCGACGGGTCGGTGATCGGCGGTTGCGTCGTGTCCGGAACAATCGAACCGTCGTCCGTGAACGTGATGTAGCTGTCGCCAGACTGCCCGACAGTGATCATGTAGCCCATGTTGTTGGCACCTTGCGTGCGGCCGTACACCTTGTAGCCTTGCGCGCCAGCAACGGGTTTCCAGTTCAGCACCACCTTGTTGGTGTTGGTGCCACCGGTCGCGATGACGATGGTCTGCGCCGACGACGCGACAGTTTCACCGTTGGGGCCGATGGTCGACACCTGATATTGGTACGTTCCAGCGGGCAGGATGCCGCCCGTGGTAGCCGACGAGATCGGGAGCGTCGGGTCCGGAGCAACCGGCCATGCTGGAGCGGCCAACGCGCTGCTGCGGATCGCTACCATGTAGTCGTCCGCGTACGAACCCTGACCCTGACCCGGATAGAACAGGGCGATAGGGCGACGTGCTGTCGGTGCATACGTGCTCTTCAGCACGTCCCAACTTGGGATCGTCGGGTCCACGATGCCGCCCGTAATCGAAACGAGCTTCGTGCTACCGTCTTGCGCCTCGTAGGCCATGACCGCCGAGTACAGTGCGCCCGCGCCTGCAACACGGAGGGCCCAAAGCTGGCTGCCCTCCTTGAAGTAGTCGAGGCCGCAGTACACGTCGAACGAGATTTGCGCGTTCGGGTTGCCGTAGGCTGCGAGGTAGTCTTGTGCGTTCGTGTAGAGGACCGGCTTCGTCGTATCACCCTTGTTCGACACGATGATCTGGGCGGCAACCGAAGTCGACGCCGCAGTGATCACCTGCGACAAGTTGATTTCTTGGACGATGACCTTGGAACCTTGATTTGCGGAAATCGGCATGATTACTCCTTGGTCAGTTGCGGAGCCGCCTTATCAGCGGGCTTCGCGATTTCGATTGCCGGTTCCGGGACCGACACCTGAACGCAACCCGGGTTCAGGGCGCACCAACGCGCACACACCGTGTAGCCGTCCGGCAGATCAACATAGCGGCGGGCCATGATGCGCACGGAGCCTGCTGCTTTGCCTGCCGTGTCCACCAAATCCACCTGCTGCGGAATCCGGCTGATGTTATTCACTTTCGTAGCCATAAGGGCTCCTTAACTTTTAGCTTGTTCTTCACTAACTGCGATCTGGGAACGCGAGAAACTGCGTGCCGCCAAGGCGCTCACCAGCTTGCAACTTCGGCTCGTGCACGACGGGAATGCCGTCGTCGTTCAGCACATTGATGGTGTTGATGACGCCTATCTCGCCCAACACGGGTTCACTCGAATAGCCATGGATCGTGGCGCTTACCACAACACCAAATGCAGTTTCGGTTTCCGTCACGTTCCCTAGCGATGGCGTAGTGATGCTCGAATCCAGAGTGACGCCAACACCGAACTTCAGGCGTCCGTATTGAACGCTTGACTTCAGATAGCCACCACGCCGGGCCAGCAACCAACGCCGGGCGAACGCCATAACCGAGCCTTGCTCTACCGATTGGAACTGGTTCGTGACATACGTGATCTCGATCTCGAAATCCGTTGGGATCACGCGGACCGTTTGTACGGTCGACCCCGAGTTCACGTTCACGAACATGCCACGGCGCATCAGGTTGTGCGGGTTGTAGGACTCCGTATTTTCCGAGACCTTCTTGACCTCGAAGAAAGCATACGGATAACTGAAGTTCTTGTTGCCCTTACCGAACAGGCGCTCCATAACCACGGCCTTGTCATTCGAGTTTACGAACGCGGTCTTGGCGCAGTCGAACGTCTGCTGGAAGCGCTGCTGAAACCCTGCGAACACGAGGTAGTCGATGGGTTCTATTGTTGTTGATGCCATGCTGGCCTCCAGATACGACAAAAGCCCGACGGCTTGAAGACCGACGGGCTTTTGGGTTACTTCTGCACCAGAGCGGCCAGAGTCGCTTGGAATTCAGCGGCGTCCGCGTCGGTGGCCGAAGCTTCCGCGTGGCCTGCCTCGTCGTCCAGACCGAGTTCTGCGCGGTCAGCGCCGAGCGCTGCGAGCACGCGGTTTTCCGGGTTCGCGGCAGCTTCTGCCTTCACACGGTCCCGTTCTGCCTGCGCCGTTGCGTAGGCGTGGCCGTTCGAAGCTTCGATGATTGCCAGAGCGCGGGTTGCGTCCGGAGCCGTGCACGCGTCTTGGAAGAACTTCGCAGCGGTCTTGATGCGACCCTTCTGCATGTTGTCCATAGCCAGTGCAACGAAATCGAGCGAGCGATTGTAGTTCATTGCGTTCTCCTGAATGTTGTCCGATGTCTAAGTCAGAACCCGGGCGAACCCGGGCTCAGCGTTTAGACGCGCAGGCCAGCAGCCACCGAACGCGAGTTCGCGACCGAGATAGCCAGCGACTCGAACATCACCCAGCCGCGACCCGGCACCTTCTCGATGCTGATGTCGATCGGCTGCGATTGCAGGCCGCCGCGATCCGAGTACGCACCGTGGTTCAGCGCGTCCGAGATCACGAAGAACTCGCCTTGATCCAGCACCTTGTGCTCGCGGTGACGGTACGCGTCCGACGTGATCGCGCAGCCGTACAGCGTACCGAGTTCACCGGTCAGCAGGAGTTCGTGACGCGCAACCGGGTCGATTGCCGTGAAGAAGTCCGAGTTGCCGATGATGTCCTGATACAGGTCCGACGCCATCAGAACGTGCGGTGCCTTCAGGCCCCAGCGCGTGACGTTCGTCATCACTTGCGCGAACGTGTACGGCGTGAGTTGGCCGCTGATGATCGAGAGCGGGTTGTCCACACCGATCAGTGCCTTGACCTGCGAATACCACAGACGGTCTTCACCGACCATGATTGCTTCGGTCGCTTCGACGTACTTCTCTTGCAGCACGTCACCGGCCGACTGGTTCAGTTCGTTCTGCGGAATGAACGGTCGCGTGACCAGTTGCAGTTCCGGCGGCGTGAACCACTTGTCGCGCGTGATCTGCGCCTGAATCTTCGTCGGGCTCGTCGAGTAGACGGCCGTCACGTTCTTCGTGCGCAGCGGGAAGCGAACGATTGCGCCTTGCTCCACGTCGATACGCGTCAGGTACTTCCGTGCGAAGCCCTGACGGTTACACGTGATGTACAGCGAGTCGGCCATACGCTCGCCCAGCACGCGGTGCGCTTCGCTGTCGTTGAACGCAGCCTGCACCAGTTCCTTGCTGATCTTCGCGCCTTGCTCTGCCGACGCGAACACTGCGTCGCTGGCGGTTTCACCGCGCGAGCTTGCTGCCAGAAACTCCATCTGGCGGTTCATGAGTTCGCGCTTGCTGCCCGCGTTCAGTTCACCGTTGTGGCCGACAGCGCGCTCGTTCGAGCCTTCGAAACGAAATTCGGAAGCTGCGACCATGGGCTTCTTCGTCGCAGTCACTTGGATTTTGTTGGTACGCATATGTTACTCCGTGTTGGTTGGGAGTCCCCGGCTTCGAGGACTCCTGAATTCATGTCGTTAGGACTGAATTAAAATTACCGATTGTGCGTCGCTGCTTAGTGAGCGTCGAACGACAGGCCGAGGAACGGAATGTCCGAACCCGGAACCGACAGGACGTATGCGCCCGGAATCGGCGTGCCTGCGGGAGTCGTTGCAGCCGGGTCACCCATCGTGACTTGGCCGCCTGCGCCCATCAGGATCGTGTGTGCGGCGTCGCTGCCAGCGGCTTGCCAGTTCTGCGAAGCGTCGAACTGCGAGGTGAACACCGTACCGCGCGTGATCACGCCGATCTGGCCGATGTAGTCACCGATGTAGCCGCCCGGCTGCACGTCACCGAACAGCACGCGACGCTGCACTGCGGTCAGCGCGTACTTGTAGGTGACGGTCACCGTGTTGCCCGGCGTCAGGCCCGTGATCGAATCGACAGCCAGCGTCGTGCCGGTTGCGGGTGCGTTTGCCGTCACGTCGAACGCGAAGTACTCCGTGTTGCTGATCGGTGCGAGCGACAGTTTGACCTTGCCGGTTGCCGGGACCAAGAAGGTCTCGACCTTGTTGTACGTCGGTTCCGGGAACGGTGCAGCCGACGTGCCTGCGAATGCGAAGCCACAGAACAGGTCCGTTGCTTGGCCGGTCGACGGGAACACGCCGTTGGCGGTATTGCCCTTGGCGCGTGCGACCACTTGGCCTTCAGCCGTGAACACCGATTGCGGCGCGACGTTCATTTCCGTGCTTTGCTCGATCTTGGTAGCGGGCAGGTAAAAAGACATGTGTTTTCTCCAGTTGAGATTTAGGCAGTAGAACTGACTTTTTCCTTTATTCGTCAGTTCTACTGTTCCCTTTTAAATTAGGGAAGGTGGATTACATACCGAACGGCAGTGCAGCTTCACCCGAGAGGATTGCTGCTGCGGTGACCGACATGCCGCCACGACGCGAAGCCGTCGTTGCTTGGCGGCGGGGCGACGCGTAGCCCGGGCGTGCCGAGAACAGCGCAGCCTTCACCGAGGTCGGTGCGCGCGAATCTTCTTCGAACTGGTCGACGAATTCCGGACCGCCATCGCATGCTGCCGCGTCGGTTTCGTGATCGTCTTCGTCCTCGTCCATGCCCTCGTCATCGCCCAGCATGTTCAGTGCCGTGACGTGCGAATTGCGGACTTCGACCGGGAGTTCACGCAGTTGCGAGGCAATCGTCAGAATCGCCTTCGCGTAGTCGACGCCTGCGCTTGCGAACACACGACGGATCAGCTTCTCGGCACCGCGCACGCCCGCAGCCGAGAACTCGGCTTCCAGCGATGCACGCAGTTCGTTGCGAACGTCCTTGAAGTAGCCAGCGCGGTTGATACCGACAGCCGCGATTGCCATACACTGGTCCATCGCCTCGTCTTGCGCTTGCGCTTCGGCGCGCAGGCCAGCCGTCAGCTTCAGGGCCTTGGCTTCGACGCGCTTGTTCAGCACGTCAGCCTTGCCCAGATTAACGGTTGCGAGAACGAAGCCCATGCCCTTCAGACCGGCACGCAGACCGTGCTTTTCCATTTCGCTGGCCGTGACCGATGCGAAGTTGTCCGAAAGATACATCTTGTCGACACCGGCCTTGACTGCTTGGCGCTGCGACAGGTTTGCGATCACGCGCGGGCCCTTGAGAACGCGCACGTCGGTGCCCACGTTTGCGAACACCACGTCGTCCACGTCGTCGTCCGGCACACCGTCGATGTCGACGAGCGGCATTTCTTCTTCGGCCGGTGCGTTCTGGAGGATTTCGTCGTCCGTCACCGTGTCCAGTGCCGGAGTCGTCACACCCGGTTCGTCTTCAGCGTCTTCGAACGTGTCGACATCGGCAACTGCGCCCGGTTCGAGCATCAGCGATTGTTCGGTAGCGCCTGCACCCGGTTCGAGTTCCGCACCCGAATCGGCGTTCGGAAGCACCGGAGCGGTGCCCGGTTCTGCGCCGTCGGTAGGGGTTTCGCCCGTCGTGATGTAGCCGTCTGCCGGATCGATGTCGTTCGGCATCGTCTGCGTCGACTGCTGGCCGACTTCACCGGTCTCGTGGGCACGACGCGAAGCCAAGCCATCGCCTGCGGCCTCGACGCCCGAATCCGTGTGCGTGTCTTCCGACGCGTCCGGATCGTTGTGGATCGCGGGGCCTGCGGGAGCCTCGTCGTTGCGCAGTTCGTCAGCGATGTTCGGGCTCTGGTCTTCGAAACCGGCCTCGGTCGGAACCTTGGGCTTCGATTGCGGTGCCAGCTTGACTTCGCCCGGATGCTTCTTCGGCTTGTCGAGCGCCTTGCCCGGTTCGACCTTCGGGCCGCCTTCGTCAGCAGCCGCCGTGGTCTTGCCGCCGTTCATGCGGTTTGTCTTTTCCGAGAACTTCGTGTCGTTGTTGAAGTGCGTCGAACCGCCCGGCTCTTCGCCCGGCTCGTGCAGCATTTCAGCCTTCGTCGAACCGTGACGCAGTTTCACTTCCGAGGTCTCGGCCGCTTTCGTCGTTTCGTTCGGGAAGTGGAGCGAGGTGGAAGCCGCGTTTTCGCGAGCAGCCACGACTTGTTCCTTTTCTTTCGTCAGGATTGCCATAAAGGTCCTCTGTTATCTAGGTGGGAGTACGATAAAAATGCCGAATGTGCGAAATTCGGTAAGCATCGTCCTACCCACTCGCACACGGTTACACGGCAGTCGGGAGTGCGAAAAATCCGACTGCGCGGTGTTACGTTAAAATTGAGTTCTGCGAATTGTTACGCGCCACAGAACCAAAATCCACCACGTTGTCCGAAAGTGCCGGTGCCCACGCCGGGTCCTTCACAATCGAACACTCAATCGGCTGAATTCCGTGAGCATTCAGGAATGCCAAATGAGTAGAGCCGTCGAAATCGCGATATTTCTTCCAGTTCACGTTTTTCGTGCCCGTGATGTGGCCACACGTGTGTCGCGTAGAGCACGAAGCCCCGCAATAACCGCACGTGAAATACTCGACAAGAGCACCCATCGAGTAGGTGTTGATTTCCTTCGTCAGCACTTTCTGCGCGACATCCGGATACTTGTTCTTGTCGATGGCCAGTAGCCCCATCACCTTCCACAGCTTCCCGTCACCGTAGCCCTCGACCTTGTGGAACGACGCATCGAGGATGATGCCGTACGCACGTTCGTGGACTTCGTTGTCGTGTTCTAGGTGGACTGGGCAACCCTTCCACGCCTTATACGACATGCGGTTCGTCGGGGGCGGCAGGAAACGCGCGAGTTCATCGCGCGGAAACGCGATACCGTTTCGGTTCGGGATATCGGACGGACACACCAGCGTGTTGACGATGATGTAATCCTCGATGCGCGGGCTGATCTTGTAGGTTTGTGCTGCGAACGGAAGCCACGTTTCGTAGTCCAGACGAGATACCAATGTCTGGTCCTTCTCTGCGTCCATCGTTTCCTGTGCCACACCCACGTTGTCACCACGCCCCGTGCGTATAGCCTCGTGCTGCGCTTCACCGGGATCGATCTCGGGTGCGTGGCGTGGATTCAAGTTCTCGATTTCGTGTGGAGTCGTAGTGGAGTCCGAACGAACCTGTTGGGGTTTCTTGCCCCATGCGCTTGGCATCATTGGTTTCATACAGCCTCCTTACTTCGCGGCTGCGTAGAACTCGGTGCCCGCAGTTGCAAACGTGAGGCGCAGCGCCGAGAACACCGGAATCGTAGCCATCGTGATTGCGCCCGTGCCCGGAACCGTCAACTCGCCTGCGGTGTCCCAGACAACAGATTCCTGTACAGCAGGGTCCGGGTCGGTTGCGAGACCTGCGTTCGAGAGTGTGAACGCCACTTTCACCGAACCGCCCTTGGCCTGAAACGCGAACCCCAGTTGGGGCAGTCGCGAATTCGAGGCCAGTTCGGACACCGAAACGTAGGCAACGTCACCGTCCGCTTGCGACGTGGCACCGAACCAACCGATAACACCGTCTGGAACCGAAGCCGCGCCAATACCGCGCACACCGTTTCGATACGGTGCGTGATTACCTTGCAGTTTGACCGCCATGATTCACTCCTTATGCTGCGTTGTGCTCGTCGCCTTCAGCAGTGGGTTCGTCAGCAGCTTCGTGCTGCTCTTGTGCCTGCTCCGCGCTCACGTCGTGGGCCGTTTCTGCCGTAGGTACGTCAGCAGCTTCGGTTTGTTCAGGAGCGTGCGTTTCTTCCGTCGCGTCTGCGCCAGCGCCCGCGTTCGCAGCCGGGTCAGCGTCTACAGCTTCGGGAGCCACGGCGTCAGCAGCCGGAGGCGCTTCGACAGGTGCAGGTGCCTCGACAGGCGCGGCCACGGGTGCCGGTGCTTCAGCCTCGATAGAGACCGGTGCAGCGACCGGCTCGGCGTCTGCGGCGGCCGGGTGACCCGGGAACGTGGTGGGCATGCGGCTCGGATACGCGAGACCGCCACCGACTTCGTGCGGCTGCATGCCGAAGTACTTCAGCGCGAACATGTGGAGGTGATGGAAGTCCTCGGACAGCATGTGGACGCCTTCGGAAACCGCGAAACCTGCGTCGCGCAGGGCTTGTTTGATCTTTGCGTAGTCAAAGCTCATGGGCTTTTCCCCTTAGAAAATGAAAAAACGGCAGACAAGTTTCCCTGTCTGCCGTCATGAAATTGCTGATTGTGTGGTCAGCTTAGCACTCGAACTTTCAATGCTTTCATCTTCTTGAACTGCCCGTTGAGGGTGGCCGCATTTTGCACCGTAACCCCCATTTCCTTCAATTTTCGTGCAGTTTCGCGTATTTCTGCGATTGTGCCGAACCTGATCAGGCGTGCTGGGTGTACCTTCCACTCAGCCTTTTGCTTCGTTTTCCTCACCGCATTTTTCGTTCCCGGTTGGCCCGAGCCGCGCGGCAACATCAGGTACGCCTTCCCGTTTTCGAACACCGGGTACGGAGTGATCTGCGTGTCGTCGGCGCTGGCCACGTGCTGTGTCACGTAGAAGTTCGGAAGTTTGGCCGAAGCCGCTGCCTTGATCCGATCCTGCGTGCCCGACTTCGCAACCAACTCATCGTGGAATCCACCGAACCAGCGTTGTGCACCAGCCTTCATGAACTTCTTCGGGTGCCCGATACCAGCATCAGCCCACGCGTTCAGGATCGAGACGAAATGCTTAGGACCCTTGAGCGCGGCACGCGTCGACGCCGGGGCGGCCCGGAAGCCAGCAGCCTGCAACGTCTGGACCACCGTCATGTTTTCCATGTCACCGTCGTACATCAACCCAGCGTACCCGTTGTGGTCGACGAGACTCAGCTTCATGGTCAGAGCCTTCTTGCGCGCGCGGTCACGAGTGCGCTGCTCACGTGCCTGTCTACGCAGTTCCTTGACCTTCTGGGCCTTCGATTGCGCTCGGCTCAGCGTGTATCCAGCAGCCTGTACGTTACCTACGTTCACGAGGCGGAAACCCTTGACCTCGGCCATGCGCTCCCGGATCGTCTTGCCTTCCACCATGTCCTCAACCAAGAACGTGCTGGCCTTGCGCACACGAACCGAGAATCCAGAGTTCAGACGAACCGTCAAATGTTTGGCACGAGCGCCACACCTGACGATTTCACCTTCCCCGAATTCGGTGTGTACTGCGCGGCCCTTCAATCCGGACAGCGCGGCGTCCACTGCGTCATCCAGCGACTCGGCCCCGTCGTCGGCTGTAGCGTAGTCGTCCTCCACCTGATTCAGGTGATCGTCGATTCGCACCAGCCCGAGTTCGGCCATTGCTACCACGTTCGAACCCGGTGAGTACGGAACCAGTGACATGAAGCCCACATCCTTCGGTGCAGGTGCCACTGGAATTCGACGCATAGACGGCGCAGTTCCATACTTCTTGACGTACGCCTGTCGATACTGCTCGTAGTCCTCGTCGCGCACACGCTCAAAAGCCGATAGCGCCTTTGCGTACTCCATCAGGCCCGGCCGATCTTCGCTGACGAACTCCCACGTGTTGAACGAGAGAATCGAGTCAAGCGACATCTTGATCACCGGCACAGTCGGAAGTTCGGAGTACAGCGGATTGTCCGCGTTCTCGAACTGAGCAACGCTGATCACCTTCGAGATCAGACGCGCAGCCTTCGTCACGTCGATGGTCTTGTTGACGGTGAACGAATCGAAGAACACGAACTCCCGACGATCCTCCGACTTCAGTTCCGGTCGGTTGGCGCGGCTGTTACCCTGTTCGAGAGTACCCGGACTCCACACGACTTCGGATCGGCAGATGCGCGACACGAACTGGAAGTTGAGACCTTCGTTCATCGAGACCTCGACACCCACCATCCAGCGGATGCGTGCCATCTTCTCGAAGCGTCGGCCATGCTCCATCTTGTTCTCGGCCTTATAGAGCATCCCGCATTCGCGTAGCTCCGGGGGCGCAAGACGCCAGACTTCCTCAGCCGATATCACGTTGTTCGTGAACACCAGCACCTTGCCGTCAAACGGGCCGTACGGTGCCTTCTTCCCGGTCTCCGGATCGATGGCCTCACCGCCAAACAGGTGAGCGGCCACACGCTTCAGAATCATCTTGACCTTCGGGCTGTCGCGATCTGCTCCGTGGAGAAGTTGGGAACCCAAAGGATCGTGACCCGGTGCCATCAGGAACTGTTCAAGCCGGGCCAGATACGGGCGCAGGAGCGACGCCAAGTCGTTGCCTGCATCTTCGTCGTGTTCGTCGTCGCCTTCCTCCTGATCTTCCACGTCGGCGCGCATGGCCTTGCGATCATGGCGGCCTAGAAATCGCGACAGTTCGGAGTTCTCACGAGCCGCCTCTTCGATCTTCTGGATCGTTTCTTCCAGAATGGAGTCGTACACAGCCTGTTGGTTCGGGGTCAATTCGCAACCGCCGATCCACTCACGCTTCGTCGGTAGGAACGCGGCCCACTCTTTCCGCATTGCGCCCGCAACAACCACACGCTGCTTGATCTTGCGCATGATCTGCTCTTGTGCTCCGGGCTTCCAGAGCTTGACGCGGCCACCGCTCACCTCTTCACCGTACTTGGCATTGAACTCGTCACGAGTCCCGAACAGCGTGGGGTCCATCGACGCCACCTGCATTGCCATGTCACTCGGGCTATCGTGTGCCATCGTGCCAGACGCCAGCCGAATCTTCGGGATATCGGTGATCAGGCACATGGACGCAAACGTCCGGGCCGTGTCGTTCTTCACGCGGTGACTCTCGTCGAGACCTGCATAGCAGAAACGGAACTGGCGCAGAAAGTCGATGATCGGGTACACGACAACCGGCGTCGTCCCGTAGCACACGTTGTACTGACGGTAGCGCAGCGCATCGTAGTCACACACGACCACGGTGTTGCGGGGTGCGCTCTCCAACATCTTCTGCAAGCGCTCCAGTCCGTGCACCCGAATGTTCTCCATCGAGATCGGAATCACGTTCATCTGGCCGCCCGTGAAGTACAGCATTTCGTTCACGTAGTTGGCCAACAGGTGACCCGGACATAGCACGACGTACGGAGCGTACCGGTTGTGCAGAATCTCGATCAGGATGTCGGTGATCAGCAGCAACGATTTGCCACCGCCCGCCTGAACCGGAAGCAGTGCGAACAACGGGGATTCACGCAGGATGTTCCGAATTTTGAACTGGTGAGGCAACAGCCCAACCTTTCGCAATTCGTCGAGAAGCGGGATCGCCTCGATCTGCCACTCCGGGTCTTCCCCCTGAGTGATCGCGGCGTTGCGCAGGCGCACGTCCTCAGCGCGCAGTTCAGCCAAGCGCGGCCCGTACTCGGCTACCATGATCAGCCACGGCATCAACTCGCTCACCGTCCTCACCGAGTATTCGGTGTACACGGCTTCGAGGTTCTTGCTGATGGCCGCACGAATGGCCTTGAAGTAACGGGCGAGCGGACGGAACGCGGAGAACCCGGTCTCCAGAATATGCGCCCAATACACGTCGTCGACGAACTGCGGATCGTATTCGAATGCATCTGCCGCATACTGGAACCACTCGACCGGATTCGTCATGGTCTTGAGCGTGCCACGCAGTACAGCGTTCTTCACGTCTGCCAGATCAGACTCGGCTGGATTGAAGGCTTGAGCCGAAGTGACCCCAACCTTTTCTCCCATGGCCACCAGCAACTCAATCTGGCGCACCTGAACACGGCGCTCTTCCATGAGCACGCGGATGTGCGGAACCTCAGCGGCCCGGTGACGGGTTAGATCGGTGACCTGAAGATGGCCCAGCGCTCCGGTGTACGCGTACTTGTTGTTCACCCAGTCGACGAGCACCGGCACGTTCTTCGGGAGCTTGGCCTTCGGCTCGTGCCCAGCACGATGGGCCTCAGCACCCTCCGTCAGATCGATCAGGGCGTATGCCCCGTCGGCGCGCGTGCCTGCCTGCTTGTACCGTTCCTCATAGTCGATGACCTGCGCCAGCGGTATGGACTTCGGGATGAAGTAGGGCTTGCCGTTCGGGCCGATAGACAGCAGGTGTTCGTTGACGCGTGCGCTCTCTACGTGCGAAGCAGGAAGCGTGTGCGCGATCTTCGAGATCGGGAACGCGGCCACCGGGGTCGTGCCGCGCTCACCAAAGGCGTCGCCTACCCACTGATGAAGCATCGGGTAGATGTCGATCTCACGCAGCGACGCCCATTCGGTAGTCGTCATCTGCTGAGCTTCGGCTTTCGTGATCCGGAAGTCGAGGAATGCGACTGCGAGACTGCCCTTCGTGGAGATTCGAAGCCGGTACAGGCATTGACGAATTTGGGCAGCGATAGGCTCCGGAACGTGGTGAGCCTCGCGCAGCACGCGGTCGACGGGCCACACGAGATCGGGCTGCTCGGGCGTCCGCGCCTCCAACATGGCGCGCAGACGTTCAATGTCCGCCGTATGCGCCACGGTCGCGCGCGGAGGCTCCCCATCACGCGAACGTCGGATGAAGTTTTCGAAGAGGAATCGGAATCCGGATTCCGGGGCCGCCACCGGAAATGCGTAGACGGGCACCGCACACTCGACGTAGCCGAGTTCACGTTGCACCTTGACGCGCAGGTAGTTTGCGTTGACTGCACGGCCCGGAATCTCAACGAGGTGCATCTTGCGCTTGCCCTTCCCGAATTCAGGGTCGCGGGCAACGCTAGGAAACAGGGTGTTGGCCCAGAGCTTGGTGACGAACACCGTGGGCGAGCCGGTGTACCGCTTCGTGTACATGCACATGAAACGGGACTTCAGAGCCTTGCGATCCAGCGCCAAGTGCTCGGGTACAACGAGGTTGGTTGTTGGTCTGAGTGCCATTCGAGTCCTATCTAAAACGAGAAAGGCCCCGATAACCTTCGCTATCGGGGCTATTCCTGCAAGTCTACCACAGGTCTGATCTATTTACTACATCAGACCGGGTGCTTTGTTGCGGCCTTGAATCGAATGGCCTTGAAGTGTGGCGTCCACAACACACGCTTTACGAAGTCTTCGAGTTCGGCGCGGCTTGGCATGTGGTTGGTCGGAAGATCGGGGAACGAGTGCACCACGATCTCGTAGCCAATATGCCACGAACGCGGCCCCTTATCGGGCGCTGCCTGCACGTAGACCATGAGCCCCTGACCTAGGTCACGAACGTGTTTCTGGCCACGCCCAGCCGGGCTGAAACGCGGGTCCGGAGCCTGCCGAATCCATTGATCGAACGACGGATCGCTAACCTCGACCAGTGCGTCGACGCATAGGATGAAGCCGTCGTCCGTCATGTGGACTTCGGTCGTCACCTTCTTTGTCAGCACATCGTCGAAAAGTCCGACACGATCCACAAACCTTGCGAGTTCGAGACGACGTTGACGCAATTCGTTTGAGATCGAATCGTTACGCGCCTGATGCACGTTCTGGAACGGATAGACACCACGGTCAGCGCACATCGTGACGTAGCGCGAGATACATTGCGCCCAGTCCTGTCGTGTGCTGCCCATGGGCTTCAGCTTCTCGACGGCCGCGATCCACACGCTCTTGTTGTTCGGGTTGAGCGAACGCGGGAACACTGTGGGGCTAGGTTCCCGTGCCTGCTCTTTCGGGTCAATGCCCAAGTGTGAGAGAAACGGGTAGTCCTTCATGTTACTGGCCCATGAGGCGACGTGCCGCCGAGATCGCGATGCTGTTGTCCGCGACGGCTGCGGTAACGGAAGCCAGTTGCACGTCGTCACGTTCGAGTTGCTGTTCGTGGCTCGGCGTGTCGAAGCCGCCGTCATCGTACAGGTCTGCCTGATCGCGCGCGTCACCTGCCCCCATGTTCGGCGCGCTGTCATTGAGGGCAACCCGATCCGGGCTCGTGGTGCCGGGATCGTAGTCATCGACCAGCACCTCTTGGTCCTTCGACAGCGGAGCCGCCTGCTGCTCCAGCGGCTGGCCGCTCTCTTGCTGCCCGAGCATGCGGTAGCTGATGGCTTCCAGCGTCTCGTGGTCGACGCCCACCGATTCAGCCAGCATGTGGAACTGCTGATCGCTCGGCTGCGGGTTGATCTGGAGGAAGAGTTCGATCAGCGCTTCCAGAATTTGCGGATTCTTCATGTGTAGTCCTTAACCGCGACGTGCGCGGTGCAAGTGGTTATGTCGCTTGTCGTGGCAACCTTGGCAGAGGCTGATGAGATTGGCCGGAGAGTTCGTGCCTCCCGACGACAGGGGCACCAGATGATGCACCTCGTTTGCCGGTTTCTTGCACTGCTTTCCTCCGATAAGGGCACGGCAGAGACCACCGTCTCTCGCGATGATCTTGGCCCTGATCTCCCACCAACCCGCTTTCGTCTGCATCCCGTTGACGGTGTTGTAGTTCTCGCGTCGGATTGACCCGACACCAGAACTGCCACGACGTGCGCTCCTGATTCGGCGTGCGAACATTATGCGCTGAAGAAGATGCGCAGGTCTTTGCCGATGCGCTGGATCACGATGCGGTGCTGGCCCTTGCACGAGAAGTTCGGGCGCGAGAGAACACCCTTGTGCACCATCATCTTGTACCCCATCTTGTTCAGGATGTTGATGGTAGCCTGCGCTTCGTCCTCGATTTCGAGCGGATTGCTCTTGTGGAAAAGATGGTTCCTGCCCATCGAGTAGCGCAAGCGATTGCTGCCGAGAGTGGTGCGCACGTGTTCGAGTTCGTGATCACGTGCGGTGTCAAACTTGCCATCGACCTCGACATCTGCTGCGACAGGAGTTTCGTGGCCCGGTGCCAAATGCTCGGCGCGGGGTTCGGGTGCTGTCGCGAGCAATCGCTTTGCTGCTTCTACTGCAAACATATTATCTCCTGAGATTAATGCAGTTTGGGGGCACTAGGCCCCCGGTACTACTTAAATTGCGGTCAGTAGCTGTTGGCCACCACAGCACCACGGGCCACGCCGTAGGCCGGTGAGAAGCGACCCCACGCGGAAGCCGGAGTGATGGTCACGCCGACTGCGCCGATAGCCCCCTGCGCCAACCGAGTCGGGTCCTGAGAACCGTCGCCGCTCGTCTGCCCCTTGATGATGAGGTTGATCTTGATGTCACGCAACTCGTTGTCAAGGCGCTGCTGGATGATGCGTTGGGCCTCGTCCAGATAACGCGTACGATCCACGCTCAACGAGATCGCAGCGCCTTGGAAGTCGAACGCCTTCTCGCCCTCAGCCAGAAACTGCGATTGAAGCGCCGCCATTTCGGCTTCCAGCAACCAGAACTCACGAATCACACCACGAGCATTCGTCATCGTGAAGTTCGTGAACTTGCCGTACGCACCGTTGAACGCGTCCATGCCGCGTCGCAGCCACGTCAGGATCGTGGGGTGCGGATACAGCAGGTCGGGCGTCCCATAGAGCGTCGTGCGTGCCTTGTTGATCTTGGCCTTTACGTCCGTGATCGCGGTCATGATGCTGGGGTTGATGATCCAGAGGTCTGCCGACTCCTGAACCACGTTCGCTGCGTTGTTGCTCGCCCAGTATTTCCAGACCACGGTGTACGGGATCAGGGTGACTGCGAAGTCCGAAGTCGACACCACACCCGAGAACACGTAGCCGTTTGCCGTTCGTTCGTAGTCGGTGATCGGGGTCTGGGCCGCGACTTGATTGCCGTCGATCCAGATTTCCAGAGTCACGTTGTCGTACGGCTTGTCGACGCAGATGCTGAGTGTCGCGGGCACGCCCTTCAACTCGACCTGCGGCTGCGTGCCCAGCGGCACCGTGTTGAGGCCGACGACACGCACGTTCTCGAACTGATAGAACCGATTCTGGCCCGGCGTGCCGGTCAGTGGATCAGCGCCTATGCCGATGTCCTGCGGAAGTTCCAGCGTGTAGCGAAGCTGATACTTCTGGCCTTCCAGCGACGGGGGAACCGTTGTCGGAATCGAGACCACGGACTGGGCGACCACCATGTGCGACAGGCCGTCGCTCTGGACCGTGTACGAGAACGCGTTACCTGCGGCGTACACGGTGCCATCTGCGGCCAACAGTTCCCAGACGACAAATCCGCCCGTAGGATCGGTCTCAGCCGGGAACGTATAGACGGAGGTTGCGATAGCCGCGTTCCCGGCCTCGATGGTGTCCACGAGGTCGGTGAATGCTTCAGGGTTCTCCGTCTTGTACGGAACGAACGACGGGTCTTTGGCAGTGATCGCACACACCACAACGAACGTGCGTGCCTGTGTCGTGACCGTGAGGTTGACGCCGTAGCTAACACCGTCTCGGCCCCCCTGCGTCAGCAGCACAACCTTCGGGTTAGTCGGGTCCGACGTTAGTGTGGCGGTCAGCGCCGGGTTTGTGCCCGGTTCCGGTGTGCCGACCAACACGTTGGTCAACGTCTCGCCCGGGTCCAGCAGGGGCGAAATGTCGACGTTGATCGACGTGTCGGTTTCGGGCACTTTGAAGAATACAAAGCGCCCGTCCATTTAAGCACCTGCCGCGAGACGTTGTGCCGCCGTGATCGTGGGGGCCGAGTACAGGTTCGGGCCCGCGCCCGTGTCTTCATCCGGGTCCTGCACTTCTTCGACGTTCGTGTCGATCTTCGGCGGTGCGTCGGCCGTATCGATTTCGTGCTCCGGCTTCGCGGCTTCGGCGTCGTCACCGTGGAGCGATGATGCATAGAGGCGCGTTGCCGCGTTGAGTTCGATGGTTGCAGTTGCGTTCGTCATGATTTGCTTCTCCATTTTGCAGGCTGTGCACCACCCATCCGGACCACCGCATTTAGTGCGCATGCCGTCCGGACGTGGGCGCACGTGCCCATGACCCGAGTTCGGGTTGTTGATGTCAAAATCGAAACTCATTTTCGATTACTTCAGTGCGGGCGGCAGGTCGCTACCCAGCGGTGAATCGAATCCTTCGTCAGCCAGCATAGAGGCTGCGGCTTCGCAAACCTGCTGAACATCCCGAAGGGGCGTTGTGCGTTCAAGGCTGTCAGGCGCACAGAACTCTTGGTTGATCTGCACGAAGTAGCCCGAGCCCAGAACCCATTGCAGCGATACGTACAGTGTCGGCACACGTCGGCCGTCATCGGCCTGCGCACCGCTCAGCATCGTATACGACGTGAAGACAAGGGAGCCAGAAGCATCCACGTTCACGTACAGGAACTGTTCGGTCCCGGCACACCGCACGTGGTTCTCCAGTTCTTGGGCCAGCGCCTGACGCACGTGATCGAAGGCTTCGGGCACATGCTGGTGTGCAACTGCCGACAAGAATTCGAGGACCCGACGAATCTGGTCTTTACCCTTGGCCTTGAGTTCGGCCAGTACCTGCTGCACACGGGCCGCCACTTCACCACGTCGATCAGGGAACTGGAGCGCCACCTGAGCCTCAACGGCTTCAAGTGCGCGATACTGGTCATAGATTTCCTCGGCAGTACCATACTGCGCATCCAGCTTCTTGACGTGCGGGACGACCACGCGCTTGATCGTCGCGTCGACCGAGGCTCCACGCAGACTTGCTGTTACGTTCTCCTTCGGTTTCGTGAGGTAGGCCACTGCCTGTTGCTGGACTCGAATCAGGTTCTCGGACTCGGACACGTCGTCCCGAAGCTTGTCCAGATAACGCGATACGTCATCCAGATAGCGGAACTTCGGTAGCTCCAGCGTGCACGCGCGCGGCTCCTGATAGGTCTTTGGCTTTGCCAATTACGTTCTCCTGATACCTGTTACGTTGTCCCGTGCCATCAGCGTGGTCGGAGGCTTCGTCTGGGTGCGGGCACGGCGTGGTAGCAACCGGAAAATTTCCTGTGGCTGCGTTACCCGAACCATGGCTTCCCACCCCAAGATGTTGCGCTCACGCGTGTTCCACGGGTTGGTGTTCTGCACCATCAGAGCCTTGCCAAACTGGCGCTCGACGATGATGTCCTCGGTGTCGGCACGCGGACAATTCGGGCTCATGATGATGTTGAAGGGTTCGTCTTTCTCCAGAAGTGCCGTGTTGTTGCCGGACGGCCGCTTCGGAAATTCAAAGTACACCGACTCTGCGCTAAGCCCGAACTGTAGTTCAAGGTGCGTGAATCGTGTAAAGCCGGAGGCCCCTAGAATGTGTTGACGCCCATCACAGAACTGCATGAAGTGCTGGGCGCTGCGGATCGGCACGCTGTCGACCGTGAAGCGTGCCGGTGTCGGCTCTGTATCGTTCCAGACGCGCAGCGCGTCAACGAGTATGGCACCGCGCGGCAGCACCACCCGCACGTCAAAGCCCGTTGCGTCCACTGCTAGAGGCCGTGCCAGCGTGTCAATAACGCCGCCATCACGCACCTGCACGTCAGTACACGTCAACACCTGCCGGTGGCCACGGAACGGGGTGTACCCACCAATGTAGCCAGAGCCAAAGCAGATCGGGCACGAGTTGTCGGAATGCCCCATCATACCGGCATCGAGATCACCGATGGCCTCTTCGACAGTCTCAGCCTGCACCGGCCCGTTGTCACCAAACCCGTTTCCGTTGATCAGGTCTGCGAACGGTATGTCGTCAAGATTCTCTGCGTTGTCCGGGTGTACCGCAACGTCAAAGACGCCTTGGTATTTGTTGTCCGGCGCGTTCGGGCTCGACTGACCTTCCGGGACCTTCCGGTTCTGGTTGTAGGCAGTGACGTTGAATTCCAGCGCGCCGCTGATCATCTGGTTGATGGCACCGAGGCTGGCCTTGCCCTCTTCGTTGAGCAAGCCGTTGATGCGTTTGCGCCGGGCCTGACACGTGCACGGGCGACCATTCGTGAGTTTCGTGTACAGGATAGACTCGATACCCTGCGGTCGAAACGCGTTGTAATAACGCTGCTGCATGACCGGCAGGATTTCTTGAATCGCCTTTTCCGCTACGTCGGCTGCGCGAGAGTTCGCGGCCAAGATGCGGTTGTTGTTTGATTCGCGTACGGGCATAAGCCCTCCTAAACTATCACTACTGCATAAAATTGCGAGATCAAAACGGCAATAAGGGGCGCAAGGCCCCAAGTTTTACAGCTTGTACATGAGTGACGACGCACAGTGCACACCGTACCGCAAATCCGGCATCACGGTTTTCGTGCTGTGCACCTTCACGTTCTTCGGATCGAGCATCCGGTCGACGGTGATGAATCCATCCATGTTGATGGTGATTCGGTGCCCACGGCGTCGATGGTTGAAGTCGACGGACCGTGCGTACCAGCGCGTCTCCCACAATTCTTTGTGTTCCTCAGCCGTCTTCTTGAGCGCATCGATACAAAGGTCCCAATTGCGGTTGCGCTTGGCGTGTCGCGTATCAGGTTCTGCGTGATGTTCCCAGAAGAAGTGGGGCTTCGAGCCTTCGTGGACGGTGTGCGAGCGGGCTGGACGCGTCATTCGCCCACCTTCCGGACGATAACGCCCGATGCTTGCAGGAGAGGAAGACCGTTCGACCGCTCGTATACGTGCTGGTACACGACCTCGCGAATCTTGGCCCGGATCGTGTGGAGTGCGCACGGAATGCACGGCCCGTGCGTCGTGTACATGCGAGCGCCTTCCGCGCTTGCGGTCGATCCCGAGAACTTGGACAGTGCGTTGAACTCAGCGTGCATCACCGTCGGCTTCGTCACCATTTCGAGGCGAGCCACACCGTGTGCACATTCGGTGATTGCATGAAACCGCGTATCGTTTTCGTGGCCCGGTGGCGTTCCGTTCCAACCCAGCGTGATCATGTCATCCGGTGTCACAATCGCGCAACCGACTCCGTGCTTCGGGTCCACCGACATGGATGCCGCAGAACTCGCGATCTCCATGTAAAGCATGTCTTCGTTCTCTCGTTGCATCTAAATCCTCTGTAAGTGATGTAGCTAAACATTCTACATCACCTGCAAATTATTTACTACCGTTTTCTTTCGAATCCAGTAGCCGCTCGGCCGCGTGCAGTTCCACACCGCCAGTCATCTTGTGGTAGATGTAGTTCTGCAATGCGTACTTGTTGTCCGGGTGGGATTTCTTGGCAGCGTCCCCTGCCTTGTCCCACTTCTTCTCCAGCGACTCCTTGCTGCCCTTTCCTTCCTTAACGTCGTGCTTGATCATGTTGTTCGGCATTTCAGTCTCCGCGTTGAATTACACTTGCGAGTGTTGTTCGGTGTTTTGTTGATCTTGTTCGATTTCGTGCGAATTGTATCGAGGCGTGAGATTTCGGAAGAAGTTGATCGTCTTCATCGAGGGATCGTCGTTTAGCAACGCCTTGACGCCAACGTGCAAAGGCTGCACATCGCTTACTTCGTCGACCCAAACTGCCTGCGCCGTTTCCCAGTTCAGCGTGGGCTCGAATTCGTGCGGTACGATTGCCAGAAAGTTCTGGTAGCTCATGCCGTGGCCACGGAATACGAGAAGGGGCATCAGCTTGACGGGGCCACGATACCCTGCTTCTTCCTGCACCTCGCGGCGCACCGCCTGTGACACGTTCTCACCGTGGTCGACAGCACCTCCCCATGTCCCCCAGCAGTTCGGGTCGGACACGCCCTCTGAACGCAAAGGCATCAGGAATCGCCCGGTGTCGGCCGCCATGATCAGGCACCCGGCACACACCTTACCCCAGTAGTTAGGATCGCTAGTCACGAGCGGGGGCAACCACTCGGTATCGCGGATATCGGTCAACAATCTGTACGCTGCTTCCATTCTGATCTCCTTGTCTATGGCATGAAATTAGCCTCCGGGTATAACAAAAAGGCCCGCACTAGGCGAGCCTTCTCATCACTTGAACACGTCGGTGTTGCCGTAGTGTTCGGGGACCTCTACGTCGTCGTCCGGAATCGTGGTCGGCAGACTGTCGGTATCCCACGAAGCGCGGAGTTCGGTTGCCGGGGGCAACTTTAGTGCGTCACGAGCAGCGCTTGCTGCCGCGTGCGCTTCCTCGTCGCGCGCCGTATCGAACACGCGTTGTTGGGCGACTTCGGCCTCGGCCTCGAACAGGGTCTCGGTCGGGGACAGGAGAACCGGGGCCGTGAGCGCCGACAGGGCTTCCAGACGGTCGTGCAGTTCGATGTACTCGTCTTGCAGTTCCTTGCGCCCGAACAGCGTGGCACGGATGTGCTCTTCCGGTGCTCGGAAGTTCGGGCCCTTGAGGACCTTGCCATGCTCGTTCTTCGTGGCCGTGCCGTCCGGATTCAGCTTCGTAAAATTCGAACCCATGATGCAGTGCAGAACCTCTTCCAGCGGAATGCCAAACTTCAGGGCCTCGCTTCGGTTGTACACGTTCATGTCACCCAGCCAGTCCGCGATCATGACGAGTGCTTCCTCGTCGATGTTCTGCATCACGTTCTCGTGGAACAGGCGTTCCGGGTCCTCGTACACGGTGTTGGCATCGAGCGCGATGGTGGGCTGCATCGCCTTCTGCATCAGGGCCACGAGATTCGAGATTCGGGCACCCGGAACACCAACCTTCTCGGACAGCGCGACCAGTTGCTCGTGCGTCGGCTTCTGCTTTTTCTTCACCCACTCGCGGAACACCAAGAACGCGAGGATTTCGCGGCCTTCGTGCATTTCCTCTTCCAGCGTCTTCAGGAACCCGGTGATGCGCTCGACCGGCGATTCGCCCAGCCCGTTCAGCGTGGGCTCCCGATTGACCGGCAGGCCGTACATGCGGTTCATCTTCAGAACAGCCCACGGGAAGAAGTGGCCGATCTCAAGACCGGATGCTGCGAAGTCACGCGCGGCCGAGCCGACAACGTGGTTGTATTCCTTCAAATCCAAAACGACTCTCCTTTGTTAGCGCGTATGCGAGCGATACGGATACGGCGCGATTTTGCTGATAACGTCAGCGGCGTGTTCACCGAAGCGGTACGCCTTTGCCTTTTCGGGCGACGCGAACTCGATGCCGTCGACAACGGTTTCGGGATCACGTGCGTCTTCGAGTTCCGGCCCCGGAGCCTGACCTGCACCGTCGTCACTGCTGTCCGATACGCCGGGGGCCGAGATCGTGAGTGCGCCACCTGCATTGGTGATCACCACGTTCGGGTTGCCCGAACCGAAAGCGGGCGGGTTCGAGCCGTGTTGCAGCGTGCCCTTGTGCGCTACCGGCATCGTGTATGGCTGCGGGGCGTTCGGAACGTTCGGGAATGTGACCGCCGCAGGGGGCGGTTCGTACGCGCGGCGTCGACGGTTGCGTGCGTCCATAGCATCGCGCTCGATATCGGCAAGCACGCCGTCGAGATCGATGCCCACGGCCTTAGCTGCTTCCGGCAGTTTCATGCCCGCGACAACGGATGCCGGTGCTTCCGGCAGCAGCGAATCGATGTCGCCCTCGGCAATCGCGTTCAGCACGTCGTTGAAGTTGTTTGCCTCGATGGCCAGCGTGCGCATTCCACGCACCAGATGCAGAGCAGCACGCAGCCCGTGAACGTATTCGACGGGCGCACCTTTCTTCGATTCTTCCAGAGTGTCGATCACGCGTTCCAGTGTCGGTACGCCACACGCTTTCTGATAAACGTCAGTCACTCTTCTTCTCCTTCTTGGATTTGGGCTCGGATACGATTACCTCGAATTCGAGTTCACCAGCCTCCGAGCGTTGGGCCAGCAACTCCAGATGTGCCGCGAGTTTGCGCAGGGCCTTCGCGCTCGAAGGCAGGCTGATGCCCTGAAAGCCCATCTTCCAGACATCCGGCTCCTTTGCCGTAGTGTACTGCTGGCGCACCGAGATCAGCTTCTGCCCATCATACTCGATGGGATTGATGTAGATCGCCTTGTTCTCACGGACCTTGAAACGCTTACCCATTGAGCACCGCCGTCATGAAGAGACGGTGACGCTGCTCCGTTAGGTTCAGGCGCTTGGTGCCCTCTATCACTATGGGGCGGTGCTCCGGGAACTGGTCGTCGATAACGAATACCCAGTCGGCTTGCTCGAACAGCTTGAGCGGTGCGTTCTCGGCGCTGGGCTCGCACTCTTCGCGGAACTGCTTCGGGTCCATGACCATGATGTAGCGCCCGGTTGCGCGACCCGCTCCTGTGCGGTACTTGCGGTATTCGGCAATCGCATGCTTCCACACGCGATGTGCCGCGCGAGGCGCGACGATGGCGATGGGGCCACCGAGATTGAGCGGCTTGTGTTGCTCCAGTGCCGTGATCACTTGCGACAGGCGGTCGATCCGCGTGTTGCTCAGGTCAAGCCCCACTTCTTCTTTACTCAAAACGCTCTCCTAGTCCAGAAACCGATGGGTCGGGCCGTTGTCGTCGATGAACGTCAGGCCGTGTTGATCTGCGAGATCATACGCGTACGCCTTGGCAGCGTCAAGGTCTTCGTACTCCCATACGTTCCGGGAGGCACGCGAATAATCGTCGAATTCGTAGCTCCACGCGAGCACCAGATACAGAATCTTGGGGTCCTTGCGGCTGTAAATCAGAATCCACTGTTGCATGTGGCCTCCTTACTTCTTGGGGCGCGGACGCGCCGGGGTCTTGGTGTAGACGATGCGCGTGCGTTCGGGCTTGCGTCCGTTAGCGGTGTCACTGGCCTTCGAATACATCTTGCGGGGCACGTCAATCCAGCCGTTCTCGGAAGTGCTGGACGCCTCAACCTGATAGATCGTAGTGAACGAGGGCGCGAAGTTCTCGTGCCAGTAGCGCGTGAGCATGTTCGCGATGATGTGGCCCACGCGATCCTGAAGCTGTTCGCCGTTCTTCTCGTACTGGATGCGGCCCCAGCCACGAAGGCGCAGCACCCCGTCTTCGGATGCCGGATCGTCGGCCACCATATTGCCGTCCGCGTCCATGATGAAGCCACAGTTGTAGACGAACGGAGGTCGGTACAGATCGAGCGCGCGGCTCGTCAACTCACCGACTTGCGGCTCGGTGTGTTCGGCTGAACGCCGCAGGCCCTCAGCAACAGCAGCGTCCCAGATTTCCTGTTCGTCGGGGGCACGGCCATTGAGGGCGATGAAACCACCACGGAAGCTTGCGAGTGTCGGCATGGGTTGCTCCTTTAAGCGAGAAGTGCGAGAAGTGCGATGGGGATCATAATCAGCGTGGTCACGATCTCGATGGGCGTCGATTTGTCGGCCCAGTTCGCACGTGCCATCTTGCACAGATGGATACGCGTGTTCAGCGCCATGAACGTGATCGCAGCAACCTTGAGCGTGTAAAGCATTTCATCCCCTATCCGTTAATCGATAATAGGAGTATCGCACGCATCGTTACCGCTGTCAAACGAAAACGGACCCGAAGGTCCGTTCTCTTAGTTCGCGACGTTGAAGTCGACGCGGCGCTCGTACACCAGAGTGGCGTACGGGAAGCCGATCAGCATGCCGTTGATTAGGCGCACACCGAACAACTCACTCATGCCATCGGTCTCGACGTTGCCGTTGGTATCGATCAGCATGTACAGGTCTTCCGGACCATTGTCCAGACGCTGCGAGAACACGGTGCCATACCCCTTCTGCGAAAGGGCCTCGGGCTCGCGCACCACTTGCGTGAACTTGATGTTTTCGGCGTTGACGCCAGCGAACTTGCGGGCAGGTGCTTTCTTGGTGCTCACTGCTTTTCCTCCAGTTGTTTGAACTCCAGACGCGGAAGCGCGTCACGCACCGCACTCTTTTCGTTCGTGATCGTGGCGATCAGTGTCTCACGCGCGCCGGGCGTCGAGGCCAGTTGATGCACGCGCTCCATATGCGGCATGATCTCGGTCTTGAACGCGGGATGCAGGCGCATGGTCTCGAAGTGGTCGTGCGGAATCATACCCTGCGTCATGATGTAGTTCTCGGCGCGGCGCATGAGCGTGAACTTCCACTCGTCTGCCTGTGCAGCCTGAAATGCCTCGGCGTCCGGCAGGTGTGCATATTTGCGCAGCGGCGTGATGCGCTTGATGCACTCGTGAATGAACGCGATCTCAGCCTCGCAGGCTGCGACGTTGGCATCGTTGATCTCGGACATTGCCGTGATCTCTTCAAGATCGGCGCGGGCTTCCAAACGCTCCCACTCGTGCTCGGCGTTGTTGATCTGCGCATGCGCCTTCAACTGCTTTGCGAGCGTGCGCTTGGCCCCGGCCTTGGACATAGCGAGAGCGGCCTCACGGTCCTGTCGAAGATCGTGAAGTAGCGCGTACGCAGCATCTGCTGTGTGGCAGGCACCGACCATGAAGTACGCGATCTGAAAATCATGGTTTTGTCGATTAGTTTTGTATTGCATAAGTCCTAATTTTAGAGTATCACACAACAGGAGAAAATCATGCTGCTCTTCAACCCACTCTGGAACAACATAAACAAACCGTGGGGCGTTGGGCGTGCCGTGTTCGGTGGTGGTTCAAGTTCTGCATTCAACGGCACGAACGTTATCCGCCAGTACACGTTTGCGACCAACACGTGGGCATCGTCCACGACCCTGACATTCGCCCCATACTACGTGGCCGCAGGCGGCAACGAAACTGAAGCGATCTTCGGCGGCGGTCAGGTCACAACTCCGTCGCCGGGTCCAACCAACACCACCAACAAGTACAACTACAACGCAAACGTCTGTGCAGTTGGAACTAACTTGGCCCGAACGCGGTCGAACGCGGCTGGTACAGCAGACGCCAACAATGCTTACTTCTTGGGCGGGGCTGGTGTCACGATCACCGAACTGTACAACTTCTCGTCAGACACCGTTAGCGATGGCGGCGCTATCAACAACCCTCCCTACAAGCAAGGGGCAGCGGCCGGTAATGACACGCAAGCTGCTATTCTTGGGGCCGACAGCGGAGCGGGTGCCAACAACGTTACAATCTACAACTACGCTGCTGGCTCTACGAGCCCGGGCCCCAGCCTCGCAAATGGCTTGCAGAGCAGCAGCGCCTGCGGGCTCCCAAGCATGGGCCTGTACGGCGGTGGTTACGATAACACGGCCGCTGCGCGTACTGCTGCCACGTGGAAGTACACGTACGGTGCGGGCACCCTAGTTTCTGGGACCGCGCTTAGCGTACCGCGTAACCTGCTGGCCGCCACTAACTCCGACAAGACCGGAGTGTTCGGCGGTGGTATCGGTGATGCCAACGGATCGTATTACTCCACGGTCGACCTGTACGCGTTTGCCACAGACACGGTAACAACAGGCGCGAGTCTTGGGACTCCCACAAACGACTTGGCTGCGGCCTCGTCTCCTAACGGTGGACTCACGCCCCCGACAACGCCTTAATGCCTGTTGCTATAGAGGTAGGGGAATGCGATGGACTTCCACGCACCCCTTTCCAGCGGAGACGAGAACTCAAACTCCGGATCACCCACGGCTCCGCGCACGGCCGCCAGAATGATGTCACCACACGGGGAACCAGCAGCGCGCAGCATCAGCAGGTTGCTGATAAACGAGCCCCACAGTTCCGCAGGCGCGTGCGAATAGCCCGGCTTGAGCGGTGCTTCGCTTTCCGTGAATACCTGATCTGCAATCATGTCGACTCCCATAAACAAAGAACCCCCAGTCTAGCTGGGGGTTTTTCATTTGTCAACCGCTTTTACAGCGACGCGTCGAGATAGCCGTACTCGTAACCGACCCCCGCCAAAGTGAGCGAGAACCCCATCGAGAAACGAAATGCCACGTATTTGGCGGTTCGTTCAATGTCGGGATAGCGGTCTTCCTTCAGCTGGGCCGGAGGCCCCTTATAGACACGCGTACGGTGGAAGTCACCGATGCTGATGGCGCTCACGGTCATGGCTTCGGTCGGGTCAAGAACCTCGTTCTCTCGCGTCTCGTTGAGGGTGATGCGCTGAATGCCACAGTCGAAGTTGGAAATCAGATCGAGAAGATCGTCATTCTGTGCCACGACCGCATAGGTGTTCGGGGTCGTGAGACGCGACGCCAGATCACGCGAAGTCGCTTCGACGATTGGGGTGCGCCCCTGACGGATCAGGTTCATGGCCATGCGCTCGACGCCAATGCGTAACGAATCGACCAAACCCGTGATCCTTTCGCGGGTCTTGGTTTCGTCGTCACTGTACAGAAACGCCGGACACACGCTGACGTGAACGGTCTTGGTTTCGCTGGTTTCAGCAACCTGCTCGATCCGCGTCGGGCTTATGACACGATAGGTGCCGGGCGTTGCGACCACGGGTGCTCCGGACGGACGGAACAGTGAAAGAATCTTCGACGACGCTACGTTAGCATCGATCTCGTCACAGAGGATTTCCGCAACGTGTTCATACTTCTGCTTGTGTAGTAGTTCAACTACTTGGTCTACGGTACTGGGACTCAATGTCGCTCCTGATGTGGAAAGGGGCCCGGTTTCCCGAGCCCCGTTGCGTTTTACAGCACGATCAGGTCAGTGTTGTGCGCGTAAGGCTGCGCAAACCGCTTTGCCAGTTCGGCCCCGGCTTCGGCCGCCGCACGCACCTCACTGAACGTCTGCTCGTTGAACAGCTTGCCGTCTTCGTAGACAGTGCGCAGGATGTTTTCCCGAGCCCCGAGTTCCGACGACTGAATGACTTCGAGGATGCCGCTCTCGTTGCGGACCACCGCGAGGTGCCCCTTGAGCGACTTCTTCGACGACGCAGTGATCGGGTCCTTCATAATCCCGGTCCATGCCTCGCGGCCATTCGTGACAGCACTTGCCTTCTGGGCGTGACCCAGTACATCCCGGTTGGTGGCTTGAAGCAGTGCGCCACCCATGCCGAATGCTACGTTCTCGGCACTGAACCCATGGAGTTCGAGGGCCCGCAGAATCGCGATGATCGAATCACGGTTCACACCGTCACCCTGAATCACACGCACGCTCGGATGGAGCACCTTGAAGCCCTTGCTGTTGGTCGTCGTCCCGAAGCTTGCGGCCAGCGACTTGACGCAGTACAGCACCACGGAAACCGGGTCTCCCGAGTCCGGGCGAATGACGACACGCCCACCCTTCGACAAGACCTTCTCCTTCAACTGCTTGCCCCAGATGTTGTCGACAGCATTGTAGATGTCGTATGCATCCGAGACGCAGGCATACACGCGCCCTTCCCCACCGAACTTGTCGATCATGTTCGAGTAGGCGTCGGCTTCGCGGTCGCGACCCCACGAAGTCACCGTGAAGTGCTCCATGGCCGGGATCGAGAAACCAGCGGCAGTTTCGTCGTAGTAACGACGAGCCGCCACCAGTGCCGGAACCGTATCGGTCCCGAGGAAGTTCACGAGGTGGGCCATGCCACCCAGTGCTGCCGTTTGCACCGACGATGCGCCACGTGCTCCGAAGTCGTGCAGCATAAACTTAACTGCGGACTCAGGATCGTCACACGTGCGGTTGAGAAACGCGCGCAGGTCCTGCTTGATGTGCCACGAGAGCGTTGCGACAGCCGTTGCGTACCATACAGCGCGCAACAGTCGCGTCTCCATGAACTGACCGAGTTCTGCGAGTCCCGGAGCCGTGTTCCGCACTTGGTAATACGGGACGTGGTTCGGGACGAGCGTACCCTCGGGCAGAGCCGAAATGCTCACGGGCGGAAGACCACCGTGCTCGTTGACGATACGCATGAACTGCTCGTACGGGAACGTTCCCGAGTGAGCCATCGCGATATCACGAGCCTCTTCTACTTGTTCGCGCGTCAGCGGGTTTGCCACGATATTCCGCAACTCTGCCTGAAGGCCGAAGAAGATGGAAGCGCGGTATTCCTTGTCCGACCGTGCCGAGCAGTACGACGATGCGAACTGGACTCCGGCCGGAAGCTGCTCCGAATGGCTCCATTTGTAGCTGTCGGTGTCGAGCGCGAACGAGATAGCGAGATTGGTATTTTCCATGATTTGCAACTCCTGTTGCTGAAAGGTTGAGAAACCGTGTGCTCTTGCTCACGGGTACTACGGCACTGCTCACGCGCTCACTCTTGGAGTCGCGCTTCTTCTGACGGCAGGCCAATGTCTTTTGCACCGGCCGCCGCCAACTCCTTGATCCTGTTGATCGTTGTTTCCTTCATGGAGACATACGAACGCCTTCCGTCTTCCGTGCGCACGGGCACCAGACGCGACTTCGGGAACTTGTTGATAGCGCAGTCCATCGCATCGTGGATGATAGGTGTCGGGGCCGTTCGGAGACCACGACATGCTGCCTGATCCTTCGGCATGAACTGCCACGCAGGCGGCCCATCGATGATTCGGATTTGAGCGTTGTCCGGAAATTCGAAAGTTGCCACGCACACCCCCATGAATTAAACAGTACAGCTATTCTGCCAGACTTCGGTCGATCAGTCAAACATTAATCGACAGGGATGAGATCGATCATCTTCTGGACGATGAAGAAGTGGTCGCTGTACATTTCCTTCGGGTCCAGCAGGCCGAGCGGCACCCACCGAACTTCCGCGAAGTCGTCGTCGGCCTTCACCTCGATCAGCTTCTCTGCGTCGTTCAGCAGGTACAGGTAGGCGTGCGTGACGATACGACCACGCGTCTCGCCACGGTTCGGGTCCGAGAACACATGCTTGAATCGGAAAGCCAGCTTCATCGTGTCACGGCTCACCCGAATGCACGTCTCTTCGACAGCTTCACGGCACGAAGTGTTGAAGATGGTTTCGCCTGCGTGGGCAAACCCACCCGGCAGCGCCCACAGGCCCTTGCCCGGATTGAACTTGCGTCGCCCCAGCAGAACGTGGCCACTCTGGATGATCACCGAGTCTGCCGTCGTCATGATCGGCGCGTAGCTCTTGCCCTTGCCATCGCGACCACGGTAGCCGTGCTCTTCCAGATACTCCTTCGAGAACTTGATCTCGGCGTTGAGCGCGTCGATCACGTCGAGGTGTGCCCAGCCCCAGTGTTTGAGATAGGATTTCACTTCCGGATGCACGAGTTCCGTGATATCCGTGATGCCCTGTTCCCAACACTGACCGCCACCGAACAACAGGTTGCGGACCGTCGTTGCGTCCAGCACTTCTCCGTTGACATTGAAACTGTTGACGCAGCGCGAATCCCACTGCGGGAACTTCTTCAGGTAGTAGGACGAGTCGTCCTTCGAGTGGCCGATCAATCGGACCTCGACCTCGTGACCGCCAGCCCGAATCATCTGCACGTAGCGGTCGACCTCGCGATGCACGGCCGCCATCCACTTGAAGTCGTTCTCGTGGAGGAAGTCGTCCAGCGTTTCGAACGCGATCTTGCTCACATTCTCCTGCTCACCATAGACGGCGCGAAGCATGTCGATCACTTCGCATGCGGTCCACGGATTCTTGACGGTGCGCGGACGGTTTGCCGAGCCCACCAGAACCAACGTCAGGTCCGAGATCGCAAGACTCGTATCGATGATCTGCTGGTGGCCGAGGTGGAGAGGGCGAAAGCGGCCGATGAAGACCGAAAGTTTCTTGATGCTCATGTGCAACTCCTGTTGCTAGTGGGTTAAAAGCGAGGCTCTTGCCTCACCTACTCTTTACTACGGGGCCCAGTTTAAACCGAAACCCCAAGAAGTTCAAGCTCACCTTTCGTGATCTTGATCTTCAGTCGCGTAACCGCCAGTTCCTTCTGGGCACTACGGATGTCGTAGGCCGCGCGGTACGAGATTTGGGACGATTCGTTGAGAAGGTCGACGAGCGCCGTGGTGTCGGCCTCAAGCCCGACCTCGATGATCGAGAGTTTGCGCAGGCGGCGCTTCAGGATCGCGATCTTGAATTTCTTGAACATATGAAAAAGCCCCTGTGGTTTAGACAAGGGCTTATTCTACAGCAACAACGTTTTACGTCAAGTACTTCGTGGTGAATTGCGCCCACGTCATGGCTTTCGATCCAGCCTTCTCGATCTTGCCCACGAACTTCGCGCCTTCACGGTACAGCAGCACCGTCATCTTCGAGCCGTAGGGCACAACCGTGCCGCCCAGACTTTCGACTTTGGCCTCTTCGTCCTTTGAACGGTAGCTCGTCCATGCGACGTTGACGCCCGCCAACTTGGTGCCTGATGCCTGCTTCTTCTGCGGCAGATCGCCGTCGATCTTGATCATGCCTTTGAGCGGCCGATACCATTTGCGGAACTCATACACGCCCTTGACCAGAACTTCGATGGTGGCGTGTTTGAACCCACGAATCTTCCCGACCTCGTTCCAGATGCCGTGCCTGTCGAGGTTGCAAAGCGTTTTCATGCTCATGCCTGCCTCTTCAAGCTGTGCCAGTTTCCGGACACCCATACCGCCTTCGGTGAAGCAACCGCTTGCCACCATCAGGGACTTGAGCGAGACCGGAGCGCATAGCACACGCTTCAGTTCCCGCATCATCTTCGGCCACTGTGCCTTTCCGAACTCGGCAATGCATCCAGCCTCGAACGCCGATGGCAGCGGCTGTGTCGCCACCTGCACCAACTTGTCGGTCGTCGTGATGCCCATATCGTACAGCTTGGCCAACGACTTCTCCGCGAACTGCTCGATGCCGAGCGTCGTGCAGAAGAAGTGCAGGCGACGCACGTCTGTCACCGTCGTGTCATTGTCGAGTGCATACACGAACCGACCACGGAACTCATACGGGCCCGGGGGCGGCGTCCATGCCGCGCGCTTGACCGTCCCCACGATCTTCGGGATCACGTCGCCCGAGCGCAGAATCCGGACAAGCGCCCCCACACCGATACCCTTCTCCTTCATCCACGTTGCATTGTGGGCCGTTGCCTGCGTTACAGTCACACCGTCGATCTCAATAGGTTTGATCTTGATCTTCGGTTGCCAGCGGCCGAGGCGCGTCTTCTTCCACTGGATGGCAATCACCTCTACCACATCGGCGTTTGCTTCGTCATTGACCTTGAACGCGAACATTCGCTTTGGCTTGTCCGCGCTATCGTAGTCCATCACGAAGTCCACGGGGCTCACAACAAACCCGTCCAGCCGGTATGGGCTCAGGTAGCGCGCCTTGTTAAGCTGCTCCGTCAGGTACGCAGCATCCAGCTTGTCCAGACGGCCATAGGTAACGACCTCGAACCCCCACGTGTCTGCGTTCTTGAGGCTGCGCAGCAACAGCGTTTCGTCCGCATTCGGGTATATGCCGAGCACGACCAGTGACACGTCCTTGAGAGCCCGTGACGACCACGACCGGTTGAACAGGCCGTTGACCATAGCCCGTGCGTTCTCGAACCCGTTCTCACCTGCTGCCTGCTTGCTGTACTTCTTCTGGAACTTCTCGTCGGCCATCAGGGCTTCGAGGCGCAACACGGTCTGCGCCTTAGTCGGGATAGTGGCCGGGATACGCTTGTATTCCACCAGTTTCGGGATCAGGTACGACACGTCGCGCCCAACCTCACCGTCACCACGGGTGATCAGCATTCTGGGCTTGCGGCCCTTATACACGAGTTGCAGGCTCGTGCCGTCCAGCTTAGACATCCCGAAGTACTTGGTGGTCGAGGGCTCGCGCTTTGCGAACTTGGGCACGTCTTCCGGATACGCCTTTTCCAAGCTTGGCATAAAGTGCACGAGTTCGACCGCTTCCTTCTCGTCCGCTATACGTACGCCAGTCTGGTCGAGTTCTTTCCAGTCCGGCGCACGTTTGCGAAGCTGGTCTTCGAGGTGATCGAATTCCGGATCGCTGATAATCTCCTTCTCTTCGTTGTAGTACGCCCACTTGGCGCGCACGTACAACTCCTTCATTTCAGAAAGCTTCATTCCACAATCCCGTTGTCTTCGACATGCTTCACGAATTGCGTGATCTCGGTCCACGCGCGATCAAACTTCGGATCGCTGTTCCAGTAGGTGCCAAGCAACGCATCCATTTCGCCCTTGGCACGCGCCCACGCTTGTGCGCGCATCGTCTTGAGTAGTTGTTCGTTACAGATGGACAATCGTTTCTCCATAGTCAAAGGGCGGCTCCGAAGAACCGCCCTTGGGGGCTTACACCTCTGCGTGTTCCTCGATGTACTCCGCAAACTGCTGCGGCGTCTGGAGCGTCACGGTCTCGGTGTTGTACTGCTCTTCACCGAAGCTCATGCTGAACTCGTCTTCGAGGGCCATCAGAAAGTCGGTCAGGTCGAGATCGTCGAAATGGTTCAGAAGTTTTGTGCCCGGAACCACGATCACCGCGTCGTCGCGCAGCAGGTCTTGGGCTTCTTGCATTACGACCGTCAGAATCTGATGAAAATCCACTTGCTTGTTTCCTTTGCTTCGGTTGATGGTTGGTGTTACTTGATGCCGAGGATTCGGCGGTCTTCGGCACTCAGGCCGTCCAGCAGTTCTTTACGACGGACCGCGTCCCGCTTCTGCGCGTCACGCTGTTCTTCCAGATACGCCATCGACCGGTCGAAAACCTCGAACTCCCAGTCTTCGGATGCCACGTTGATGAACTCCGTGGTTTCTTCGGTGTGGCTGAAGTTGCCTTGAACGTCAAGGCATACCATCGGGAATTCAATGTCGAAGCCCGGATACAGAAGCGTTGCGCCGTACGCGAACGGATTCTTGATCGCGAATCGCACGTCGAAGCCGAGTGCGGCAGCGCGTACCATGGCCGCCCAGACGCGCGGCTCGTTGGCCTTCAACTTCTCTTCACGTTCGCGCTGGGCCGCGTCCACCATAGCCTGCGTCTCGGCCTTGGTGCGCATGCTGCGGGCACGCGGGGTCACTTTCTTAGTTGCCATGATGCTCCTTATGCGAGGGTCGCGATGTGGCCAGCGTGCTTATGGCGCGGCGTATTCACGCAGCCTTCAGCACGAATCCGGTTGGTCAGGTAGTCGTCGGCCAGCACATGCATGACGTGCGAGCACGTGACATAGGTGTGCGGGCTGTCGTACGACTTCTGTCGCGCGATCTCGGAGTCGAGACGGTCGCGTTCGACTGCGTAGGTCCAACCGTCCGGCCGCGCGAACCCGTCTTCGTGTTCCGTCCACTCGATGGCCAGAACCACGGTCCCGGTGATCGGGTGGCCGACCGCACACTCGGGGGCCGGTTGAATCTCCGACTTGATGCGGTCCGTTGCCGGGCTCACAATCTCGCGTTGATGACGACGGGCTGCTCGGTGAGCCTCTTCTTCGGCCATTGCAAAATTCATCATCGTTTGTCCTCCAGATAGGTGATGGGGCTGTTGCTGTTTTTGAGTGCCGTAGCCAGTCCGAGGCGCGTCAAAGCTGCCTGAGCGTACGACGTGATTTCGGTCTTTGCCTTCGACAGCGTGTTCTCGATGTACTCACCGAATTGACGCAGCACGAAGTTCAGGTTCGACTTCACGTTCATGCGAGCCGACTCGACGTGCCCCAGCAATTCGTCGCGCTGCTTGGAAGACAGCTTCGCTTCCCCCAGCTTCTCGGCCAGCACATCGAGCGCGTCCAACGCGTTCTGTGCGTACTTCCGTGTGTCAGCCCGGAACTTCGGTGCGACCTCAGCAATGTGCGGAATCTGCGGAATCGACTGCCCGTTGTAGCGGGTCAGCGTACACGGAACGCCGCTGCCCAGACCCATACTCGACACCAGCGACGCGAACTGGGCTTCCGACATCACGACCTCGATCAACTGGCCCGTATGCGACTGCATGTGCTGGTCTTCAGCGTAGCGTCGATACTGTTTCGACATGTTGATCGTCAGCGAGATCGAGTGCTGGTGCTCGAAGTCCGAGCCGTACAAATACTGGGTGCCGGAGCGGCGCGTGATCGCGATCTGGGCAAACGCAGGATGCTCGTAGCGGATACGATCACCCTCGTTGAACTCCTTCACGTCTTCGAATTGCGTTGCCATGAATCCTCCTTGGTATACAGTGACGCTATTTTATTCTATCAGTCGCTATGCGTCAACCGTTCCCAGTCACGCTTCGTCGGGGACCACGTGTAGCTATTGTCGTCGCCCGATGCGTAGAAATCGAGAGCGCGAAGCGCGCCCGCGCCGTAGCCAGCGTTCGTGAACGACTGTGCGAATGTAGCACCACCCAAGATGACCCTGCGGTGACCGTCGAGCCAGTACAGCGTGTACTTGGACGGGTAGTCGGAGGATTCCGGCGTCGCCATGTTCAGGATCGACACGTCACTGATGACGTTGGCTTCGGCGTATGCTTCGGCCTCTTCGTAGCTGTCGAAGGGCATCGCGTCTGCAATGTCCAGCGTGTGGCTGTGGTGGGATTGGAAGCCCTCCGGGTACGTGACGAATCCGAGGCTTGCTTCGTAGAGGTAGTGAGTGGTCATGGCTGCTCCTGTTAAGTTGTCGATGTGAGAACTATACAGGTCGATTTAATTCAAGGCAAGCAAAAAATGAAAAACCCCGCACTGGGCGGGGTTCAGATGGTTTAGGCGACGGCCTCGACCATGCGGCGGTTCAGGAAAAGCGGCTGCTCCTTGCCCACAAACTGCACGGACACGTAGCTGGGTGGGGCCGAATCGTCTTGTAGGATCACGCCAACCTTGTGTTCCGGAAACGATTCTGCTGCTGCACCCACCAACTTCACTTGATCACCAACTTTCATGATTATTGCCTTTCTAAAACAGAGTTGAACGAGCAGGCAAGGTACGCGAGCAGCAGTGACCCAATCATGGCAAGCACATGGGCACCTGCGTACACAAGGTATCCGATGTCAAGGGCTATGAGCCCAACGAGTATCAGAAACACCCCGACGTTCCACGGGTGACGAAGCTCACGCCTTTCTTCATCTGGTAGATGCCGAAAACCAACGCCCAAAAAGAACGAGGCAGTACCGTCGACGAAGAACAGGGCAAACAGAAAAATCCAGTAGCCCCATTGGAGGTGTGCGGAGATCGCACACGCGGTCAGCAGCAGCCGGGTAGCCGCGAAGCTGAACCTCTTCACCCACCATCCTACAAACGACCGCATAAACCAACTCCATAGCTGAGTTTCGATCACATGGCTCGGACCGAGCCCGCGACTTAGAGAGGTGGAACTCTCCACCCTCTATTTACTGCAACGTCAACCGGCCCCACCATGGTGGGGCCGGTTGACGCGATTTTGACACTTATTACAGCAAACATGTGGGAAAAACAGATTCCCAATTTTATTTTACACTAAACCTCCATGGAGAAAGTTATGGGAACGTCAAAATGGGACGCCGCTTCTATAGCGGCCGAAGCAAAGCACTACACACAACCGACAGAATTCCGTCGAGGGTCCCATGGCGCGTACGTAGCGGCTCAGCGCCTAGGGATACTGGACGAGGTGTGCAAACACATGACGTTCAGACGCAAGCTCACGAAGGAGCACGTACTGAATGTCGCGCGTTCATACAAAACCCGCGTGGACTTTGCGCGCGGTGCAGAATCGGAATACGGGACCGCTCGAAAGAACGGATACCTAGATGAAGCGTGTGCACACATGCAACGAAAACTCAAGTGGACCGAATCCAGTGTAGCAGCAGAGGCCGCAAAGTACACGAAGCGCTATGACTTTGAACTCGGCAGTCCGAACGCCTACAGCGCAGCCAAACGACTTGGCATCTATGATCAAGTATGTAGCCATATGGAATACAGCAAGCGGCATAGACTGACGCTCACGGAGATTCGCAAAATAGCAAAAACGTACAAGACGCGCAAGGAATTCCAGACCGGTGACACCAGCGCGTATAACTGCGCAATCCGCAACGAGTGGCTTGATTCCGTGTGCGCCCATATGGAACGCGGGGCTACCGGCTTCAACAATGACAAGCCCGGCACACTATACCAGATACTTCTCACGACTCCTACGGGCACGCGTCTATGGAAGATAGGCATTACGAACGGTCCCGTCACCAAACGGCTTGCTTCAATGGGCGTTCCACGGAACGTACACGCCGAAGTTGTGTGCACCGTGCATTTCCAAAACGGCAAGGAAGCACGACAACTAGAAACAAAGCTGCACGCACGAGGAAAGCGTCGCGGAGTGCACTACCAAGGCGAGCCCATCCTACGCAGCGGCAACACAGAATTGTTCCTGAAGCCGCTGATTAAACTCACGTGAGGTTGTGGTGATAGGTAACCTCGTTGTTGCCGATCAATTCCTTGATCTCACGGAAGGAGAACGGACGATACTCACCCAGCACCTTGATGGAATTGTCCCAACCAATGTCAAAGATGCGGCGTTTGCTTAGCTCGGCCATCGATTCACCGTAACCGCTACCGTGCAGATGACCATGCAGCATCCACGATCCATGCTTCGCTTTATTCCAAGCAAGTTCGGGGTGGTGGTTGAGCACAATGTTCACGCCGTCGTGCTTGATGTACAGGCGATGCTCGTGCACTTCCTTGAACAAACCGGACGATTTGTAGAAATCGACCAAACGGTCGTCGTGATTGCCACAGATCAGGAATTTGTTCGGTGTTTCGATCCGTTCGATCAAAGCTGCTGCTTCCCACTTGGAACCGAACGCAATGTCGCCACCGAAGTAGATGACGCCACGCGGACCTACCGTCTCGTTGATACGGGACACGATCCACTGGTTGTGGCTGGGCATGTCGCTGAACAGGATACCGCGACGCGTGTACTGTAGGATCGCGTTGTGGTTGAAATGCAGGTCTGCCGTGAACCACGGCCCGTTGTCTTTTTGTGTCATGTTGCCTCCTTATTCAAGGTATTGCAGTTTAATCAGTCACACGCGCTCGCGCAATCCTTTCTCCCAATTGCACGGGCCGCACATGGTCGTCATGTTATGTTGCGCATCGGCCCCGCCATTAGCACGACTCACCGTGTGATCGTGCGTGAAGATCACTTCTTCACCGTCACGAAAGCCCCACATGTTCATGTGGAACGGACCATCCGAGCCTTTCTTGGTGGCCGTGCGCTCAACCGCGAAATGGGTGGCTTCCAGACCGCATGACGAGCACGTGGTGCCATGGTTGGCGAAGCAGCGCAGACGCTTGCTGGTCGTGTGGACCTCCAGACCGGGGGCGACTTCAGTGCGGCGCTCTTTCTCCCGCAACTTCATGTCAGCGACGATGGCGCGGAGGCCGGTGCCCAGTTCGAGAGTGGCGATACGTTCGTAGTTGCCGCAGCGATTGCTGATTTTCGAGATTTGCATTTTGGGCCTCCATAAATTCGATGACCCAAAGTATAAAGGGGCTGACAGTTTCCCGTCAACCCCTTTCACATCACAGGTACGCGATCCGGATTCGGAGCACGAGGCGAACCGCCAAGTCGAAGATCACGGTCGCTGCCGCGATCTCGGGGTGGCTCCCGAACTGTACCAGTGTCGCGACGGCAACGGCCTGCGCAATCAACTGGAGAAGCATCCAAGCCTGCTCGTCGCGGCTGTTCTCGTAGCCATCAACATCGTGCTTCAGGTTATACGGGAACGTGAAGAACGCGTAGAACAGGGTGAGCGCCGGATAGCCGAACCCCACGATCAGGTACGCGACCTCCACCATATGAGCGGCCGGGAGACCGAAGCCCACGACGTAGGCGATGAAGAACGCGAATGCGATGAACGCGGCGCGGAACGTGTCTTTCGTCAGCATAGTTACTCCTTGGTCGGGACAGCAGCCAGCGCAGTGCGCACCAGCGCGCTTGCCTGACGGCCATCGAACTTGCCGGTGTGGTTCGTGTTCAGAAACCCCATCAGCGAGCCGATATCGGCCCTGACGCCGGAATCCAGCGCGCCCTTGATCGCGGTCACGATTTCCGTCTGGCTCATCTGTGCCGGGGCGTAGCGTTCGAGGACGATGCGCTCCTGAGCCAGTGTCGTGAGTTGGGCTGCACGCTCTGCGGTCAGGCCGTGCAGGTCGGCACCGATGGCTTCGCTCGTTTCCTTGTTGCGGTCCATGAACTTCTTGACCAGCGCTACGGTCTCGGCGTCCGTTGTCTGCTCACGCTGCTTGTTCTTGGCGATGGTACTGGCTTCGCCCAGCAGCGTGGTCAGCAGCGTCGCTTCCACCGTGTTCTTGGCCTTGCGAGCCGCCACTTGGTCCTGCTTGATTTGTTCGATGAGCATGTTTTCTCCTTTATCCCTTGATACACATGACTTGCTTGAGGGTGGCCACAACGTCGACCAGTTCCGACTGCGCTTCCATCACCGTGTCGATGTCCTTGTAGGCACCCGGGATTTCGTCCAGAACACCGCCGTCCTTACGGCACTCGACGCCCTTGGTTTGTTCCGCGAGGTCTTGCTCCGTGAACACCTTCTTGGCCTTCGTGCGGCTGAACTTGCGGCCTGCGCCGTGCGAACACGAACAGTAGGCCGCCGTATGGCCCTTGCCACACACGATGAACGACTTCGCGCCCATCGAGCCCGGGATGATCCCGAGTTGGCCCTTCTGCGCCGACACCGCGCCCTTACGCGTCACCAGCATCGAACGGCCATCGTGCACTTCTTGCGACAGGTAATTGTGGTGGCAGTTGATCGCCTGATCGACGAGCGTGAACGCCGGGAGCTTGCGGCGCAGTGCACGCAACGTCAACAGCAGCATGAAGTCGCGGTTGAGTCGTGCGTATTCCTGCGCCCACGACATGCCTTCCACGTACTCGTCGAACTCGGGCGTCCCGGCCTCGAACCACGCGAGGTCCTTGTCGGCCAGTTGCATACCCTTGATCGATGCGTTGCGGGCAGCGAGTTCCGTCGAGATTTTCCCGATGATGTTGCCGATCCCGCGCGACCCCGAGTGCAGCATCACCCACACGTTCTGCTCGGTGTCGACGCACAGTTCGATGAAGTGGTTGCCGTTGCCGAGCGTGCCCATCTGCTTCGGAAGCTTGGCCTCGTCGAACTTGCTGCCGATGCGCTGACGCACCTTCAGGCCGTCGAATCGCGCGAACAGGACGTCGCGTGCTGCTTCCAGCGCACGACCCTCGTTCCCTTCGTGGAAGAAGCGGACTTCGCGCTTGTGCGTGTCGAAGCCGACCGGAACATCGCGCTCGATTTGAAGGCGCACGTCCCGGAGCGAGTCCGGAAGTTGGTGAGCCTTGAGCGAGGTCTTGACCGCACACATGCCGCAGCCGATGTCGACGCCTACCGCAGCCGGGATCACAGCCGCGTTCAGCGGTATCACGGAGCCAACCGTGGCACCGAGGCCAAAGTGCACGTCGGGCATGACGGCCATCGGACCTGCCAAGATCGGCAGGTTCGTGATGTTTTGAATCTGCTTCAGCGCTTCCTGCTCGACTTCCATTTCACCGGTCCAGAAGCGGGCCTTGCCGCCCATCATTTGACCGTACAGTTCGTTCTGTTGCATACCTTCCTCCTTACGAGTCTTGTTCGAGTGCGCCCGAATACGCGTTCCGGACACCGATGCAGCGTGCGATGGCCGCCATGTCGTTGTTCCAGTACTTCCCGTGGTCGATCATGTCGATCATGGGGTTCGTGGACCAGAAGATGCCCGCGCATTTGTGCGGCTCGCGGTTGACCGGGGCCTCACGGTCGATGACTGCTGCGTAGTACATCATGATCAGCTTGTCGCCAGACACATGCGTGTCCGACGCGAAGTGCATGGCCATCGGGTCGGTCTCGCGCAATTCGACGCCAACCTCTTCACGCATTTCGCGGATGATCGCGGCTTTCGGGTCTTCGCCTTCTTCGATAACGCCACCGGGCAGCACAAAGAAGTCGGAGCCCGGGTCCTTGATGCGGCGCTGGAGCAGTACGTCGCCTGTTCCCTTGTCGATCAGGACGCAGGCGACGCCCGCGATGTGCTTCGGAATGGTCATGGTTTCTCCTTGAGAGTTCCGGAGAATCGCCACGAGAACCGTGCGGCCTCGAAGCGATCCCGAAAGTAAAAGACAGGGCTGAGTCGGTTACCGTCCTTGCCGCGCCCGTGTGCAAAGCACCACGAGTACTGCGTGAACCCCGACTGACGAACGAATGATAACGCGTCATCCAGCCATGTGTCAATCACCAAATGCTCGTCGTGGACGCGGGGAAACACAACGGAGTACCAGCCGTGAGCATCGACGTAATCGAAGTCGATGGCACGAGGCTCGAACGGATTCCAAGCTTTAGGCGGTGCCATTACCATCCCCCTTCAGAACTTGGTGTGGCAGCACGATCTTGATTCGTGTCTTGTGTGCCTTGGCCATGCATTTCATGATGCCCTGCATGACCTTCTTGCGGAGCGTAGTCTGGGCCACCAGCGTCGGAGGCTCGGCCTCGGGATGCGTGCGTTCGTATTCGAGCGCCTGTGCCACGATCCGCGAGTCCTCGGTGAACCTCTGCTTTGTCATACGCGTGACGGTTGCCATGTACATGTGGATAGCCATTATTCGGATACTCCACCGCCGATAAAGCGAACATGGATGTGGTCGCCGGGAAGCCACAGCACGTGGTATCCGGTGGCACGCAACGCGGCTTCTACCTCTCCGCGATCTTGCGCAGTGTCTGCGGGTATGACGACATCGACGCTGTTAGCGTAATGCGGGCTGTCATACAGCGCCTTCTCGATTGCCCGTTCGATGATACGGAGCGACCGGGTGACCGTGCTCGTCTCCATGATCTCGCGTGCCTCTCGTGCATGAATCATTGAACCTCCTAAACAGAAAGAGCCCGTATGTCGAATAGACTTCGGGCTCTTGTCAATCACTCGCGGTCTTGTTCCCAGACCAGTGCGTCGGCCCGGCCCGTGAACACGAGCCACGCACAACGCAGGCGTTCACGCAGGTTGCCGATCAGGCCGTGGTGGAACGGGAGCGAACGCGCGGGGCTCCAGAATACGTAGCCATCGATGCGTCGGATTTCGGCAGCGACACGCGGTTCCTTGGGGTTCGTGTCTTCCACGTGCAGGTCGTGTCGATAAACGACTACCGGGTGTTGGTTCATAAGTCTTCTCCTTCGCTTTACGTGATGCGCACGGGCACCGCTGACGAGTTGTAGTACTCGCGTTCATACGTGTCGGTGCCGCCCCAACCACCGCTCGCTTCGTAGCGCAGCATGATCGGGAGGCCGACGCGCAGGTAGCCGTAGCCATCGATGTCCTCCGGACGAATCCAGCCGTACTCGTGTTCGTGTTCTGCGTCGATGAAGACGCTGATCCAGTCGTGAAAGTGTTCGAACACACCTGCTTCGTGGTTGACACCTGCCCGTACGTGGAGCGTGAAGCCGCCCTCAGCGTCTTCCTCGATCCGGGTCTTGGCCCCAGCGTAGTACTCGCGGGTGCCCTTCGGCGGATGGTCCTCATCGAACCACGCGACGGCTGCGTTATGGAGCACCCACTCACAGCGCTTGTGCTGGAACAACTCGTGCTCCGGCAGCGCGGCAGGCCGCTCCGCGTTCCCCATCATCCAGTCGATGATAGGACGCACGAGCGGCGCGTCTGCGAACGAGATCGGGATCGTGGCGTAGCAGATGGTGTAGTGACTCACTTGTTGCACTCCAGAACATTGTCGAAGCGCTCCAGCAGATCGCGAATGTAATCCTTGGACTGAACCAGCGCGTAAATCACACGGCTGTCCGCGACCTCTTCGGTGAAGTCGTTGATGACCGTTGCGCCGTTGATACGGGCCCCGAGCAAGTTGCCGAATGCCAGACGGGCCGAGTTCAGGTCTTCGAATTCCTTCAGGTCCACGTTCTCTTCGTCACTCGCGAACTGGAGAGCGATCTCGTGGGCACGACAGGCACCTGCGCTGTCGAAGACCTCGTGGTCATCCGATACATACTGCACTTTCATCGTTTCTTCCTCCGTGTGCCATAGGCACCTGAAAACTGTTGATGGAATGTCTTGCGGCGTATTTCTTCGTCCGCAGATTGACACGCTGCAATTGAGTAGAGAGATTGCGTCACCGCCTTGTTTACGACGCATGTGTCGATGCCGAGAACACGTCCCAGACCACGAGCCACACCGGGCCCAGCACCAACCACTACTACCCGCTTCATGCCGGGTCCTTCACGTACTTTGGCGATTTCGGATTGCAGAGCGGGCACAGGTCCTGCCCCTCGCTCGCGTCGGGCCCGATCTTCCAACCATCGCGTCGTGCTGCTGCCTTGCAGCGCGCTACTGTATCTGCATCGAAGTACTCGTGTGGGAAGTAGTTGTACGGATGCTTGCGTCCCGAATCGCAGTAGAGCGCGATAGACGCGCCGCTCGCCATCATGATACCACCTTCGACAGCAGCTTGATTGCCCTGTCCAGCTTCGAGCCCTCACGGCGACGGCTCGTCATTTCCGTGTGCTGGAGCACGAGGCGCAGTGCGTCGACCTCGACGGTGGTCAAAATCGTGATGGGGTTGCCCGTGGGCTTGGCCTTCCGGGCGATCTTGGACTTGGAGGAACTGATCCACAGATCGTCTCCATCGTCATCCAGCTTGGCCTGATACTTGATGGCGGCTTCACGAATCTCATCGAGCGTGAAGTCACTCAGCTTCTTCTTCGCCAAACAGGACTCACGGGTTGCCCACGCGTAGCGCAAACTCACCTTCGACGACTGCTTGTAGTTGATACCCGGGATCAGGTACTCGGTGATTCCGCGCCCGATCTGGGGACCCGTCAGCCCTTTCAGTGCAGCGTCGAACGCGTTCATGCGCAGAACTACTTCATCGGTCACATGTTCCATTTTCCCTTTCCTCCCAGATAGCGCGGGCCAGCGCCAGACGGTTACGGCCCATGTCAGTCAGTCGATACGAGTACACCCACTTCGGGAATCCCATGCTGGAGAACCCGTCACCGATACCCGTGGTATGACGCGTAAGGTAACCCATGCTGCGCGCTTTTGCAAGGTCTCGTCCGAGACGCGGGCAGTTGTCGGCACCGAAAGGCATCACGTTGAACGGGGCGTCTGTGCGCTCGATGTACCTGTCGACGACATAGCGGTTCAGGACATCGGCCTCACGCTCGTGATCCACCAAGTCCAGAACCACGTCGATACGATCAGCCAGTGTCATTGCCATCGCAGCGCCTCTGCTTCGGTATCGGTGACGGGGATCGCGTCGACCAGATCGTAGGCAACTTCTTTCGCCTCCATCACGTCCATGAATTTGGCCAGCGTGCTACCGACCCACGTACGCCGCTTGCCGTTGACTCGGTACACAACTTTCAGTTCCATACCAGCAGCCCCTTACAGGTGTTGAGCGGCCATGCGGCGCGCGGCCTCACGGATGCTGTTTTCGATGACTACGGCCTTAACCTCGCCTTCGAACTGCTCGTGCGCTTGCGCATGGATTGTCTTCGCGTTGATGCCGCAGCGCGCGAGATCGAATGCGAAGGCGACGATGCGCACATCGAAGTTGTCGACCTTGGTGTTGGCAATGCTATGCAGCGAGGAAGAGGTCATACTTGGTCTCCTTTTCAAGAACCCTGTAACCGTTGACAAAATAGTGGGTGGGCGTTCGCGCACCCTTGATCTGGACGATGACACGCACCGACTCGTGCGAACGTGGGCGGTACTCCAGCAAGTGGGCTTCGCGACCGTCGCGGGTCACGATGCGCGCACCAGTCGAAGCCGCGTCCACGTCAAAAGGCAAAAGCCGAATCGTCATCACCGACCTCCATAACGAGAGAAGACAGTGTACAACGATTCGGCTTCGGGTGCAACTTATTCGTAGAAGATCACGATGTCGACCACATCACCCTTCCCACTGGAGTGCGCGTAGTACCGGAACTGCGTGCCATCGTAACTCAGGTCCCAGTCGTGCATTCGGTCGTCGATGAAAACCGTACGATGATGAACCTTGCCCATTTCGTTCAATCCTTGCTCATCGAGCAAAAGACAGATCGAATCGACACGGCCTTTCACACACTTTGGCAACTCGTACCACTGGAAGCTGTCGTTCTGGACGCCCGTGACGATCACGCACTTCATTGCTTGCCATGCCTATAGAGGTGGCAGTGCGCTTCGTACGCTTGGCGTGCGAGCCCGATGGCCGCGTCCAGTTCGCGCGACGCGTGGTCCACGTGCAGCGTCGAAGACAGGACACCCTTGGTCTCGACCGTGAGTTTCGCCTTATACGTCAGCGTCTTGTCGTCGACCGAGATCACGAGCGCTGCGCCGTTCTTCGTGTCGTCGAACAGGACATACTCACCATCAACCTTGTCCTTGTAGACACTATCGGCAACGACACCGCCGATGGTCGAGTACAGGACAGTCATGCCCTTCTGGATCAGGGCCTCGCGCCACGCGGTGTGGAACGCGCGCAACTCGCTGTTCATTTCGGTAACACGTTCGCGTGCCTTCTTGCGGATGCTGTCGAGAACGGGGGTGTCGATACGCATTAGCTGCTCTCCTTGTCAAACTTCATGATGTCGATGTGTACGCCGATGGCTTCGTAGCTCTGCGATGCGTACACGGCCACGGCGTCGTCTACGATCAGGTACTCGTAGACGAGTTCCCCACCGTCTACCGGACGGCCCGTCAGGTAGACCACAACGTCTTCCAGCTTTGTGCCGTTCACGTTGGGCTTACGTGCGTACTGCGTGGCACCCTTCTCGATCCACCACTTGACACCCTGCTCGTTGATGAACATGGGTTCCGTATTGCGCAGATTCATGAAGCTCATGCAGCCTCCTGTTGTGTTGCGGACGTGGCACATACCCACTCACTGGGTACGAACCTGATACGTCCTTGAGGTGAAGTCAAGAACAGGGCCATGGCCGGGCTTATCTCCCGACCCTCCCTGCTCGGCGCTGGGTCACACTTCTCGAACCCGAGTTCCGGGTTGAGCGAATCGTCTAGATCACGGGCTCTCTCCCAACCGTTAAGCCAGAGGGAACGCGCGACGCCGGATTCAGGATTTTCATGTTGCCGTACACCATCCCAGTATGCCTCGTAACCGGCGCGACGTGCGCCCACGGTCAGCCTTTATGCTCGTCTGCAACCACCCGGAACTCCTTCAGGTGCTCCGCGTCCATGAGGCGCACGATCCGGCTCACTCTGGCGGCCACGGATCGGCATCGCGACTGATACTCGTCGAGGCGATCGATCTCGCTCGCGCTGCGCGACGTGAAGGCCGCGCGTTCTGCCCACCGGGCTTTATCATAGGCGACACCAGCGATGAAGAGCAGGTCAGCCTTACTGAGTTCCTTGTTCAGATCGATACTGCTCACAGTACACCTCCGATTTGGGGCAACTTAGCGGCATCACGCAGACGCACTGCGCGGCTAAGCTTGTCTGCCAAACGACGCCGCTTGCACGCCTCTTCCAAGAACGGCAGTTCTTCTTTGGCAGTGGGGGCTTCGTACCCTGCGCGCTCGGCTCGGCGGGCATCGGCGTAGAGGATGTTGGCGGCCAGAATGAGGTCGCTCGTGCTGAGTTCCTTGTTCAGATCGAGTTCCATGCAATCTCCTAATCAGTTGATGCACGTATTGTACACGGATCACACACAATTGCAAGCGGGAAACACAAAACAAAAAAGCCCGGCGGGGGACCGGGCTTTTTCTTATGCTCGTGGCGCGACGTGTATTACAGCGGGGCTGCGCCCGTCGGGAACGGATACGGCGACGACGGGATCGGCTTGGCGGTGACGACCGCTGCGTCTGCCGGGGCCGAGACGTTGATCGGTTGCGTGCCAGCCGGAGCCTTGGTGTTGACCGCGATGCCTGCCGGGACCGTCGACGGTTGTGCCGTGAACGTGTTGCTGCCGATCACGAGCGTCGTTTCGGCTGCGACGCCTGCGTTCGTGAGCGCACGCGCCTTGCTGCGGACCAGACCGTTGGCCATCAGGAACTTGACTGCCGGTTCTTTTGCCGTGAAGCTCTGGCTCTTGGCCGATGCGGTGCCTGCGTTGACCGTGACGTTCAGGATGTTCTTCGTGCTCATTTGCTTCTCCTTTCAGGTTGGTTGGTACTACTCTCTCACTACAGGCTGAAGTCTATCAGCCGAACAGCTTGCTGTAAAGCTCTTTTTCCTCTGCTGCTACACGCGCTGCCTCACGCGCTTCTTCGATCTGACGCCGGATGTCCGACACGATGCGTCGCTTCTGGTGCTCGATGAAGACTTCCAGTTCGTTAAGCGGGAACACGATGTTCGCGAACACTTCCCGCACACGGCCATCGCGGTCGATGGTACGGAACGTGACGGTGGTATCGCTCTCGATATCCGCCTCCACAGTGTACCACGAGAATTCCTTGATGTGGCCGAAGCCGCAGTAGATAGCACCACGTTCTTGTGCCCAGCGTGCCGTTTCCTCGCCTACGAAACCGAGGGTGCCGTACACCTCGTTCAGCGTGTTGCGATTCTGCCGCACGAATGTCGAGAACAGACCATGACGGTCGCTCTTGTCACGCACCCGAATCGGGAACAGTTCTTCGCGCACCGCCGCGATAAGCTCTTGGTCAACTTCCACCGTCTTGCTCCTTGTCGTTAAGTCGATGAAGTGAATTATACAGGTTCTGAAGATCAGTGCAAGTGTTTTTCACTTTCTTTTTACTACACTCCCTTAATCAGCTTCGGGGTATCGTGTGCGCGATTCACATCGCAGTGTACAGCCTCACCGCGCTCGAAGCGTCGGTAGTGATGCCACATGCAATGTGGACATTCAAGTATGAGGTCCCCCGTCACGTCGCGCCCCAAGCTGACTCGGAACCAGCGACCACAGTGCTTACAGTAGTGGTGGTCGATCATTTGCGGTGCGCTTTTGCTTTCTTTTTCGACGCATGGGTGTGAACGCGTTCAGGCTTCACGTTCCGGGCACGAGCAACGGTCGCGGCACGAGCCTTCTGGAGTGGCGGGGCCACGTACTGCTTCTGCTCTTTGCAGAATACGCGATCTTCCGAGGTGTACTGACCAGCAGCGTCGACGGAACGTGAGTTCGGGGCCACGATCTGCGTCATGGACGCAGCAGCCTCGTCACACACCTGCTTCGACGTGTACTGCTGCGAGTTCGGGACCTGCGTCTCCTGCATCTTGAACGCTATCTTCCCGTTCAGCAGGAGGACCGTGGCGGTTGTCAGGATGTACGTGGTTAGCGTCATCCGAACAACTCGCGCAACGTGGGAACGAGGTCCGCGTACTTGAGGGTGTCGATCTCGCGGATCAACACGTCTTCACCGATGTCCGAATAGACTTCGGCGCGGATGCCCTTGCTCTTGAGGAATTCAGCCAGTCGGTTGGCCTCGGCAACACCGCGACTGTCGGGACGGAACGTCTGGATCACGATCATCGTGTTGTCGTCCACACGCTCGCTGGCAAAGCGCTCGCGACGGTGGGCGCACGAGGGCCCGGGCAGGCAGTGACCACCGGTCATGAAGCAGCGGAAGCCGTTGTTCGTAACACCGGTTTGAGCCACAACGACCTCACGCAGCGGGCACTCAGCAGCGTCGTAGCCCGGGTGGTTGTGGAACGGTGCGGAGCCCGGCAGCAGAGTCGACGAACACGGCAGGTCTTCGTTACGGATCGGGTTCATGGAAAGTTCTCGAAAGTTGGGATACCCGAATCATAGCGCAGCAACACATGAAACGCAAGGGCCAAAAGAAAAACCCGGCACTGGGCCGGGTCTGGTTACTGCTCGACTGATTCGTACTTCACGAGAAAGGCGCGAGTCACACGCGAGCGATATGCTTGACCGCCAGTGCGTTGCGCCGCTTTCTCTGCCGCACCCATGGTCTTGAAGACCGCGAGGTATCCGTCGACACACAGGTGGGGCTTTCCGGACGAGGGGAGGATGTGAATGCCCTCACCGCGCTTTAGGCCCCCGCGCATCAGGCGCTCAGGTCAAGGCCACGTGCCTTGAAGAAGTCGTGGATGATCTCCAGACCCTCGGCCGCTTGCTTGTAGCCTTCTGCGGCCAGTGCCTCGTTGCGGCCCGGCAGCGCATCATCCATCTTGCGGAAGCCGAGGCGCAGGAGCGTCAGGCCCTCGGCCCAGTCGCGGATGACCGGGAAACCTGCGGCGGTTGCCGCGTCTTGTTCTTTCTGGTTGTACGGCTGAACGTTCATCTTGATTCCTTGTTGAAGGGCGCAGAGTTTGGCCCAAAAGTCGGGGTCGGGTGCCGGGTCTGGCTTCGGCGTCCCGTCCTCGTTAAAACAGTAGAAGCCGCCTTCGCAACCTAGTGCGAGACAGCCTCCGGGTTTGCAGTCTTTCACTCTTGTACCTCGAAGAACATATTGGCGATTGCTTCGCATGTGCGGTACGCCACCTCGTTCGGGGACGCAGGCACGAACGGGTCGACCGCGCGACCGCGAACGTTAATGTGCAGCGTGCCGTCGTCCTTGAAATTGAGAATGGTGCCCCGATTTGCGAGCACGACGCGCGCGAAGTCATCGCCCATGACCAGCGGATTGAAGTAGCGCATGCGGCCCGTCTCATCCCTTACGTGCACGGCAACTGCGTCACGCACGCGGTACGTCATGTAGTCGAATCCAGATGCCCGGCAGCAGGTCCGGATCACCGAGATATCATGCTGGCTGTGGGAAACCTTCATGCGCTCACCGCTAACGTTCCGTCGTCTTCGGGCCACTCGTCGGCCTCCGACGGCCCCGCGCCATCCTCGTCACCGAAGTCGGCGTCATCGTCGAGGTGCTGCGTCTCGACATCGGTCACGTGGTCGGCTTCGAACGTGATGAGTTCGGGCATCGAGCCGAGGTAGTAGTCGGTGTAACCCATCCACCCCTTCTGCGCCGAACCCGAGCCCGGGTAGATGTCAGCGTAGGTCAGGAAACACGGGTGCTCGTACCCGGCCCAATCGCCCTCTGCGATCAGCGGGCTTGTGCCGTCCGGACCCACACCGATCTCGACGGCTACCAGACGATGGATCGTGTCACCCCACGAACCGGCCTTGTACTCATGAATCAGCTTCATCATTCCTCCAGATAGGTTTTCAGCTTCGCGAAAAGCTTAGTGACTTGATTCTCGGTGAAACCAAAGTGTTCACGTGCGCGCTCAATGTAACGGGTGTAGTCCATTGAGTCAACAGCGGACGCATTGTCACGCTTTAGAAATTCCGAGAAATCTCGATCATGGTGTCCAGCACAGATCAGAAGAAACCGTTGCACATCGGGCCGCATGTTTTTCGAAAGCTGGACCAACGTCGTAAGGCTGTCGCGCAAGCCGCCCATGTACTGATCAGGAGCCGCCATATTCGAAAGCGCTTCGGTCGTAACCAGCCTCGATTCAAACTCACCTTTGTCGCCACCGCTCTTTAGCTGAAGGCGCTGACGGCTCGGATTCGTGTGATACGAGATCAGCGTCTTACCCGTGTTCGAGATCGTGGTCTTGGCCACGTTCGTGATGTGCAATTCCGAGTCGAAGCGCGGGTACTTCAGATACATGGCACGCAGCGCCTGCGTCGTCATGTCGTTCTTCAGGTCCTCGCGCTTCAGCCCGAAAGCAGGCTTCATCAGGAACTTCATCTTCTTATTCATGAACTTTCCAATGTAGCCGGATCGTTCAAGTTCCTCGATCACTCCGTAAACCTTGGCCTGCCACGTTGCCAACCGGTACGCTGGGTACTTGAAGGGCAGATGGTTCAGGTTGAGACGACGAAGAAACCTAGCATCGTCCGCGTCGATCTTGAAATCGATGGCACGGGGCTTCTCTCCACCCATGCGATGGCGGAAATATGCCCATGCGTACAGCTTGCAATTGCAAAGCACGTAACCCGTGGCCCCTTGCAGGTCGATACCAATGCCTTCGGCACGGATAACGGCCAACACGCGGTCCACGGATTCGGGTTCGATCTCACGCAACGTCGCGACCAGTGAATCTTGGTCGCGTCGCCCAAACAGGTAGGCGAAGGTCGCGCCTGCAAGCACGGGGAAGTTCTCTTCCCTGAAACCGAAAATCTCCTTGAGCATGACCTACTCCCTACACTACGTTGATGAAGCGCTTACTCGCCCGTCTTGAGCAAATACGAATTCGAAATCGCCTTAAAGCTGAAACCCGACTCCGCATGCTTGTAAACCTTGCCTTCAGCGGGCTTGCCGTTGATGCCCTTGTGCTCGGCGCGTGCCAGCAGATCGGCCTTCGTCTTCGCGATGTCGTACAGGCGGAAGTGGCCACCGACCGGAACGTGCTTGATGCCGAGTTCCTGAGCCAGATGCTCGACCTGAACCGGCGTCAGGTATTCCTGCGCGTCAATGTCCCACACGTCGTACAGGAAGAACGCGTGCGTGTCTGCCGGGAAGCCTTCGAAGTTCGACTGGATCGACGAACCGCACATTTCACCTTGAAGCGCGAGCGAGCGGCCGAGTGCTGCCGTCTTCTCCAGAAGTTGCTCCTGACGCGCAATGCGCCAGAACATGTTGTCTTCGGTCTCGACGAGATCGAGGTTGCGCGAGCACACGCTTTGCACGAGTTCCGGAAGCGCACCGTTTTCGTCAGCCTTTGCAAAACCAGCAAAGTACGGGCTGCTCGGAAGCAGAGTGTACGCGGTCAGCGACGAGCCGTCCATCTTCGTCGTTTCTTGGAAGACCTCTTCGCCCCACTTCTCGAACAGATCGCGGATGTTCTGCACGCGCTCCTGATCGGTCTTCGGGATGAAGTGCGGGAAGTTGCCGCGTGCGGTGCCGCGCAGGTTCGCGGGCAGCACCTTTTCCCACTTGACGATGCCCAGCGTTTCCGTCAGATCGACTTCAGCGATCTGCTCGTCGGTCAGGTCGGCCGCGCGATACGTCTTGTCCTCGACGCTGAAGTCGCTCAGTTCGGGGTACAGCGACAGCGGGAGCAGCAGGCCCTGCGAGAGTTGGCCTTTCAGCTTCATCGACTTGATGCGGGCACCGCGCTTGCCCTCGAACGTGATGAAGCGCGGTTCGAGGAACGCATAGCGCTCGTCGTCGGCCGACAGGAACGAGTCGATTTCGAAATAGACGCCGATATCGCCCACCTTGAATTCACCCTTCTTGACGACGCATTGCCAGCCGTCGATGAGGGCGAGTTCGATGAGATCGGCACCCGTGATCGGTTCGAGTGCGGTGACGCGACGGAACGTTGCGAGTTTGCGAGTCATGTGTTTGTTGCCTCCTTGGCGTTAAACGTTGAATGCGATTTCGTCGGTGCGCTTGCGCCGACGCGTTGCCTTACCTTCTGCCGGTGCCTCGTCCTTCGTCAGGAACCACTCGGGGACCGCATCGAGCGACGGCGGTTCATACGCTTCGACGACGCTCGACTTCTTGATCACCTTGTTCGACGGATCGAACACCAGACCTTGCTCGCGCAGGGACGCGCGTTTCTGCTTCCACTGCGAGAACGTGAGCAGCGAACCCGATTCGATGGACTCGGGGGGCATGTACATCGTGAACGACTTGCCGCGCTGCTGGCGGTCGGGGGAGCCGATCAGAATAACCTGCCCCTTCGACGTATAGCCCGCGACGTAGCCCACCAGATAATTCGACACGTACTCGGTGCCGACGCAGAAGTAGAACTTCTGGCCCGGTTCGTACTGCTTTTTCTTCTGACGCAGGAGCGCGGTCGCGATCCGGCGTTGCTTCGGATTCCAGTTTCGGAACAACGTCACGAATTGCACGAACTGATCCGAGTTACCGCAGAGTTGCGTGGCGTCAGGCGTGTAGCAGGACGGGGCCACGGCCCCGGCCTTAATGCCTTCATCCTTGCAGATTTTCTCGTGGTCACTGTGGCGGTGTGCTTCCCAATGGAGGCATTCGCCACAGCGATAGCTGTCGGTCAACGCCTTGGGGAGCGCGGAAGTCAGCGAGTCTTTCTTTTGCACTTTGCGTCCTTTCGTGGTTGGTGTCAGAAAGGGGCCCGCAGACCCCGAATTAACAGCAGTCTATTACAGCAAGACTTGCGTGTCAAGCACCAACGATACGAGAGGTCGGGACTTTGATGCCCGTGGTTTTCGTCACGTAGCTCGCGATCAGGTCTTCCGGGCACTGGCGCACGAACAACACCATGTCGTGCGGCATCGGGAACTCGTCGAGAGCGCCGAACACCTTGTGGTTCGAGAGGTACGGCGTGAGCATGACGCCGGTAGCGCCGTTGGGGCCCACGCCCGGGACCGCATGAAGTTCGAACGGCTTGTCGAGGCCGAGTTGCTTGTCGTTCTCGCCTGCGTAGCGTGCGATCACGGTCTGGCCGTTCTTGAGGTGGACCGCGATCACGGGCTGTTTCTGTGCTTCACTCATTACCGAAATTTCTCCTATACATGTTTTCTAGTGCGAGATAGAGGATGGATTCACGCGACTTGCACTTGGGGTACACCTTCTTGAGCCTGTCGACCATCGCCTTCTGCTTACCGGTCAGTCGCAACATCACGAGCGCCGGTTTATTCGGATCGCCCTTTGTCGCGGCCCACGCATTGTACACGACGGTCGCAAGTTCGAGCAATCTAGTTGCAGCCTTAGCAGGTTCCCCCTTCAGCAAATCGAAGTGCGGTTTGCCGGACTGGAGACGCAGTGCGATAGCGTGCACACGGTTGTGGTGGTCAGCGCAAAGGGTGACGGTGGGGCCGTCGGTGCCACCGAAGTTACGGGGCACCACGTGATGCACTTCCCGGGATGCGGGTCCGGGCGGGACCGAATCCGTAAATCGCTGCTCGCACACATAGCAGTGCGGAAGGATCACGTGTTTGACTTGTTGGTCAGCCGCCATAGGACTTGGCGGTGTCTTGGTAATAGTCCGAGGACGGAGCATACCGGTAGTCGCGCGTAAGCTGCACTTCGTGGCTGAACGTGAGCATGCGACGGTCGATAGTGCCAAGCACGTGCGTGATGCTGTTGACGAACGTGCGGACGTGGCGCTTGAGCGGGACCATATGCGGCACCAGCACCATGTGCGGGAAGTAGAGATTCCCGTAGAACTCGTTCGGAGCCTCTTCGCGCAGGTCTTGAGCCCGAGTCAGCAGATCATCGCTGGACAGCGGCAGGATCAGCGACGAGTCACCGAGGGCCGTGTCGTACCAGATGCCCATATAGCCGGGCCGTGCACGATACACTGCACCCGTGTCGTCGAGCTTCATTTCGGTCTCGGAGATATTGAGCGAGACATAGGCCGCATCGAAGTTCACCTCGAACGGGCAACCGTTGAACACGGTGCGCAAGTAGTCCAGAGTTTCGTTCGTGGGAAGGGCCATCGTTTCGTACAGTTTCATTCATTCACCTTTAACAGAAGCCCCAGTTACGCAGTTGCAGACTGCGACCGGAGAAAGCGGACGCGAAATCGTCCAGTTCAGACTCACGCATGATCCAGTACCACGAGGCACCAGCGTGCGGCATGGGACGCGAAGTCACGGTCGCGTAGCGCTGTTTCGTTTCCTTGCGGATTCGCTTGAGCACTCCATCGACAGTGAGGTTCGATTTCGGGTTGATGCTGATCAGAACCTGATCGCGCAGCACCACGTAGCCACCCAGACTGTCGAACTTGAACCCCCGGGCACGCAGTATCCGGTCGTCCATGATCGTAGCCGGAACGGGCACCACGGAAGTGCGGCCCATAGTGAACGCGTGATCCGGATTGCACTTGGGCAATGAGTCACGTGCCCCAGTGACCGAGTTTATCACGTCCCCCAGATTGGAGGCAAATACAGGGTCTTTCAACTCGGACTCGGACAGGCGATCACCAGGGCCGTCATCGCGGTCACCGGATAGCAGCAGACTCTGTTCTTGCAGACGGGCAACCGACGCGCGGTACAGGTCTTCGAGCAGAGAACGCCATTTGCTGATGGCGGACAAATCGACAGAACTTTCGTTCAATTCACCAAGGTAGGCAATTTCGCGAAGGCTTGTCAATTCGTTCTTGACTGCGCGCAGCGCGACGCTGGTGCCCTGCGGCAGGCCACGTGCACGGAACTCGCGTACGGCCTTCAGCGCGTCGGTCAGGCGCTTCATCTGGCGCTCCTTGCTGACGGAGCCCATGCCCGGAAGTCGTCGGAACGCAGTATTCGAATCGTCGAGCAGTGCTCGGATGTCGTCCACTCGTTTTTGCAGCCCGTCAATGATCTGGCGGGGCTCCTTACCGTTCTTCGATCCGAGTTGCAGCATCGGTATCAGCTTACCAAGCTGAGACTGGTTCTTCGCAGTCAGGCCGTTGCGCGCCTGCATGCGGTCGAACGTCGAATCGACGACGCGCTGATTGTTTTCCATGGATAGCGTGAGTCCCTATGAAATTCAGGTGTATAAACGGCAGAAGGGGGCTCTGCGTCAACCACAGAGCCCCCTTCTTAGCTTAGCGCTTCAGGCGCGGCGTCCGATGCTTACAGCAGGTCGTACGTTTCGCCCTTCGTTGCTGCGGCCTTCGGAGCCTTCGCTGCCTTTGCCGGTGCTGCCTTCGGTGCAGCGGCCTTCTTCGCTGCCGGTGCAGCCTTCGCTGCCTTCGGTGCCTTTGCCGGAGCGGCGGCCTTCGCTGCCTTTGCCGGAGCGGCTGCGACCTTGCGCTTCGATGCCGGAACGTCGGCGTCCGATGCCTTCGCCTTCTTCGCGACCGGAGCGGCCTTCGCTGCCTTTGCCGGTGCTGCCTTCTTGGCGGCCGGTGCAGCCTTCGTCTTTGCTGCTGCGGCCACGGCCGTCAGCTTCGCGACTTGTGCTTCCAGCTTGGCGATCTGCTTGGCTTGCGCGCCGATGGTCTTCTCCGATGCTGCTGCGCCCTTTGCTGCGTCCTTCAGGATTGCCGAGACTGCCGGTGCTGCTGCGACCTTCGTTGCTGCTGCCTTTGCGATACGTGCCATGATTGTACTTCCTTCTAACGAGTTGATGAGGTTTTGAAGAGGTGCCGAATTCGTTTCGACTACACTCTCTTTACTACAGGTTGAAATTGCGTTTTGTGCAATCCCGAAAAGAGAGCGTAGTATCTCACACTTCCGGGAAGCACACAACAATTATTTCAACTTTCTTTACAGGGCGTTGCTGAAAAGCGACACCTTGTCCGACTGCTTGAAACTGCGCTTCGCGCTCTTGGCCACGTCGACTGCCGAGCGGGCCAGTGCTACCACCGGCTCCGAGTTCGGGATCGTCGGGATCACGACTGCGATAGCGGTGCTGCCGCCTACCTTGATGAACGACTGCTCGCCCACCTTGAACGGTTGCAGCAGACCCAGTTCCGAGAAGCGAACCTTGCCAGCGCTTTCCAGCGCCTCTTCGTGAACGTCAAGCGTCGTGCCGTCGAAGAAGTTGACCCGGACGATCCCTTCGGCCACGCGGGTCACCACTTGGCCGAGGCCCTGCACCGAGTGGCGGACGGCGGCACCAAGTGCGAAGCCGGTTTCCGGATAACGCGGGTTCGTCAGGTTCAGGCCCATCGGGTCCAGAATCTGGGTTCCCGTGTTCTGGATCACGGCATCGTCCGTCTCGCTGACGCCGCCCACGATCACCAGAACGTCGCCGACCGTATCGCCCGGGTACGTGGCGAACAGCGCCTTCGAGATCGTGCCACCGACCGTACCGTCCTTGGTCTCGACTTGATCACCGATCAGGAAGCCGTAGCGTGCGGCGAGAACGTCTTCGGCACTCCATTCGGTTCCCCGGCTGGTCTGCTGGAGCGACAGCGGCTTGATCAGGGCTTCCGGGGGCACACCCTCGATCTCGACACCCTTCGACAGGACGCGGGTCTGAGCAGCCGTGTACGGATTGCCTTCGAGGCCGACCGGAGTGCCAGCGTCTTGTGCCAGCGTCACGCCCTGAGCCGTGACAGCCGCCACGTAGAAGAGGCCGACAGCATCCTGAACGCCCGTGCCGAGGGCGGCGGTCGACGTGCGGTCGACGAGAACCAGATCGTCGAGAGCGATTCCCAGCTTTTCGAGGCGCTTTTCGACACGGCGCAGAGCCTTTGCGTCGGAGTTCAGGCTGTCGGCCGTTGCTCCGGCATCGATTGCGAGGAAGTACGGGAGTGCTTCCTTGTTGTCGACGATTGCGTACAGCTTGTCACGCTTGACGAATGCGAGAACACGCGCGCCGTCGATCTTCTGGCCCGGCTTGAAGCCGCGCTCGATTGCCTCTGCCTCGGCGGCCCGCAGATCGACGTTTGCCGCCTTGATCTCTTCTTCGCTCAGCTTGGTAAGGCGACCGAAGTCGTCATCCGTCGACACGATCAGTTGAACCGAGAGGTCCGTGTAGTCAGCGATGATCACGTTCGTGGTTCCAGCCTTCTTGTCGTTCAGGACTTCGAGGACGAGGACCGGAACCGCGCCGAGCGTGACGCCGTTACCGTCTGCGTGATACCGGGCCGACACCAGACCATGGACCGTACCGACCGTGATACCGTACTGCTCTTGAACCTTCTTTTCAAACTTCTTCGACATGCTTCTGTTTCTCCGTTTCGGATTAAAGCCAGATGTTTGGATCGGGTATCTGGCACATCCCGTTTGCAACAGCGAGGATTGAACTATATCAAGCACAATCCTCACCGTCAACTCCTTTTACACAACTTTGAACTTTTGCGACGCCTTTGCAGATTCGTACGCGCGGTCCTTCTCGATTGCGGGTATCAGGCTCTCCAGATCGGCCAGAATCTTGCCCTTCGGCTTCTTCTGCCACGAGCCGAGTTGCTTCAGGTGGGCTTGTTGCTCCTTCAGCTTGATCTTCATCTGCTCTTGATCCATGCGCGACCACCGACGCGTCGGCAGATCGAGAAGCTGCTTGGCCTGTTCAGCCGTCACCTTCATCAACTTGACGAGCATCGCGTCCGGGTCTTTCGCTTTAAGGGCCTTCATCAGCGAATCGACGTGATCGACAGCGTAGATCAAGAGTTCCGTGTACGCAATAGCGGCCTCTTGCTTCTTGATCCGGTACGCCAACGATTTCAGTTCGAGTTCGGTGCGCAATTCGAGCCACTTCTTCAGCAACTCAGGAATCGAGAGCGATAGGAAGTGGGTTTCAAAGTCGATCTTGCCATCGTTCTCGATGACTTCGCGCAGCGTCACGTTGATCTTGAACGAACGGTTCTGAAGCGTGGCCTTTCGTACCTTCTCGACGAATTTGTCAAACTGCGCGTAGTTGTACGCGGGTTTGCACTCGATGGAGTAGGTGGTGCTCCCCTTCGAGTTGTAGCAGCGCTGCGTCTCCGGGAACGTGCGTACCTTCTGCACGAACTTCTCGATGTTGGTGCCCGGGGGCCAATCACTGATCGTGATCCGCTTGTTATCGCGGTCGATATCGAGCAGAGATTCGAACTGCACCTTACCCTTGCTCGTCTCGAACATGGAGAGCCAACCCTTCTGGTTCTCCTTGGTCTTGACGAGTTGGCCACCGTACTTGTGCGAGTACTTCAGCGTCTTCGCGTAGTCACGCGCCGTCAGGTCTTCACCCTTCAGCATCCGTTGCAGGATCGCTACCACGGATTCCGGTGTGAACGTCGGCAGGTGCGTCGTGATGCCGACGCCGATACCCTCACCGCCGTTCAGCAACACGTTCGGAAGCTGGGCCGGAAGCGTCACCGGCTCGATCTCCGAATCATCGAAGTTCGGGACGAACGTCGTCACGTCCTTGTGGATGTAGTCCGGTTGCATGAACGACAGCCCGTACTGGCTCATGCGTGTGTTCGTGTATCGCGCGGCTGCTGCACCGTCGACCATCGAACCCCAGTTGCCGTCACCCAGCATTGTCGGGCTGCTCTGGTTCACGAGCGTGACCAGTGCATCGTATGCCGCGCCGTCACCGTGCGGGTGGTACTTACCGATCACGTCACCAACGAGACGAGCCGATTTGATGAAACGCTTCTCCTGATGGGATGCAGCCCACAGGATACGGCGGTGCACTGGTTTCAGGCCGTCGAACAGGTCGGGAACCGAACGGTCGAGGTTCACGGTCACGCCGTAGACCTTCATGTTGCGGTTGCCGAAATCGCGCAGCGTCTCGTGGCCGAGGTTGCGGTCTTCACCGGGGGCCCGGGCCGAAGCCCCCTTCTTCGTCTTCAACGTATCCTTCTTCGTTGCCATTACTTCGCCTTCTTCGATGCGACCTTCTTAGCCGCAGGTTTAGCCGTTGCTGCTTCCTTCTTTACTGCAACCTTCTTGGCAGCAGGTTTGGCCGGAGCCTCGTCTTCGTCGGCCGCGCTGTCGCTCGGGAGACCCAGCATCTGGCGTCGGTAGTCCACGTCGTCGGCCATCAGCTTCACGAAGTCCACGTGATCAGCGTCGCCTAGCGGCTTGATCTTGATCATGTGTCGCGTGTCCGGGTCCATGATGAGAGTCCGAATCAGACCTTCGTTCATTTCCCCGTAGCCCTTGACGTGGCGCACGTCCACGTTCTTGATGCCCTTGGCGGCCAGCTTGCGCTGCACTTCACCGAGCGTCGCGCCCACGAACAACTCGCCCTTCGCCTCGGCGTAGAACTCCGGTGCGTTTGCCACGTACACCATGCCGCGCTCGAACAGGCCGGGCAGGAACTTGTACATCAGCGCCAGAAGCAGGCTGTTGATGTGACAGTTCGCGCTCATGATACCGGAAGGAAGCATGAAGTGGTGATACTTCGGGACCGTCAGGCAGTACACGGGCACCGGCTCCGCTTGCTCCTGCACACGCAGTTTCGAGACGGCCACGAAACCAAGGCCCGTGCTCTTGTCCTGCTTGTTCCAGTCGCGCTTGTCCAGCTTGTCGTTGTACGGGTAGTACAGGCGGTCACCGATACGCATGTCGCGCGCACGGCAGAACGCGAGGTCCGCGTTGCCCGGGAACGGGAGCAGTTCGCGACCACGGTTGGCTTGCGTCCGGATCACCACGAATTTGTGGTCTTCGCTAACGCGGTACTTCGTGCCGTGTGCCTCGATTGCCACCAGCTTCGTGACGTTGCGAACCAGCGACGCCGTTGCAGGTGCCCAGATTTCGCGGCCGTGATGGAAGACCGGGACCTCGAAGCCGTTCGGGTTGCGCGACAGCGACTCGATGCTCACCTGATGCGGTTCGGCACCAAGATCACCGTCATCCTGACGACGTACAGTGATCATGGTTTCCCCGACGAACGGGCCGTCCGGGTCCGGGTCGGCCAGACAGATGATCTTGCCGACTTGCAGCTTGGTCATCGGGTCTGCGGCGTTCACGTCGTAGCCAATCGCGGCCAGAATGTTCAGAATTTCTTCTGATTCGAGAGCCTTTTCCGGTTGGCGCAAGGCGTTCAAAACCTTCCCACGCAGGGGCAGAATAGCCTGATACGGGAAACGGGCTTCCCGTACCTTACCGGCCGCCGAATCCCCTTCCAGCAGGAACAGTTCGCGATGCTCGACCTTGGTCTTCAGGTCGTACGACGCGTACTTGGCAGGCAGGCCCTGACGCTTGATCTTGTTCAGGTCCGTAGCCGCCTTTTTAGACATCACGAACTTGGTCTTGAGTTCGGAGACTCGCGACGCACGATCCGCGATGCGTTGTGCCAGCGCCTTGTTCCCGTTGAAGAACTTGGTCGCGGCCTCCACGAGCATGGCCTCGAAGGGCTCACCCGCCCGGTCGTCTGCAAGCTTCGCCTTGTCCTGCGACGTGAACGTTGCCTTCGACAGGTACATGTTGACGAGGCCGACCATGCCATCCTTCAGATCGGGCTCGCGGAACGCGGGGACTTCTTTGGCCTTGCCGTCGACCTTGATCTTCTTGGTCTTGATCCACGGCTTGAGTGCAGTGTACAGCGCACCCGACACAGCATCGACGTGCTTACCGCCGCTCGATTGGTGCAGGCCGTTCGTGTAGCCCTTGACCTGATAGCCTTCTGCGTTCGTGAACGCGACGATCACGTCCGCCAGCGCCGACTTGTATTCGAACATGTCGCGCTCGCCTTCGCACTTCAGTTCGGTCAGCGTCTTTTCGATGTACTCGACAGGGCCGCGCTTGCTGAAGAACTCCTTCATGCCCTTCGCGTTGCCGATGGAGACGCGGAAGCCCGGCGTCAGATAGGCTGCGAGTTCAGCCCATTGCGTCGCGACCGATGACGGGAACGACTTGGCGCTGAACACCTTGTAGTTCGGGAGAACCTTGATCAGCGTGCCCTTCTCAGCCTTAGTGCCGTCCCACTTCTTGGGGGCGGACTTCAGCTTCGTGACTTCGGTAGCCAGATGGCCGTTCTTGAACGCGATGTAGTACCACGAACCTTCGAAGAAAGTCCACACTTCCATCGAATCGGACAGCGCGTTCGTGGCCTTGACGCCTACGCCGTGCGTGCCGCGCGAGGCCGCGTATGCGGCATCCGCCTCGAACTTGCCGGACGTGTGCAGTTCCCCGAAGATGGCCTGCATCGTCGGCGTCTTGATGGTGGTCTTCTTGCCGTTGATCACCATGCTGTGCGTCTTGATACCCTGCGGGATACCGTTCGCATCGTCGGACACCCAGAAGGTGCCGTTGTCCGCAAACAGCGTGACGCTCGTGCCACGGCCCGCCAAATGCTCGTCGATTGCGTTGTCCAGCATTTCCCGGACGATGACCCAGAGCGCCGAGGCATCGGTGCCCCCGATGTACATGCCGGGATTTTTTTGAATGTTTTCAGGAAAGCGCAGGGTGTTGATGTCTGCGCTATCGTATTTCTTGGACTGCTTCTTCACTTCAGCCATTTCAGGCGTCTACCTCGAAGTTATTGGGGTTGAACTGCGGTACACGCATCAGTTGGCAAATGGCGGGAAGCACATTCGACACTTCTGCGTATCGAGCACGTGTCGAGAGCGTGGGAACGAATTCACCGCCCTGCTTGACGGCCACGTTCACATGCACATAGCCGTGCTCGTGCTCGAATTTCGGGTCCTGCCCCGGACGTGCGGGCAGCGTGCGGGAACGCTCGTTGAAATTGTCCATCTTGAAGGTGATGCGCATACCACCGAGCGTGAGCGCCGCAACTTCTTGATCTGATTCCGGTTTCTCGTTGAGCCCGATGACCGGAATCTTGGCCGGATCATGCCAGTACGTGACCTTGACCACAGCCTTACTGCGTGCTTCCGCGTACTCGAAAGTCATGCGGTAGCCCCAGCGATCAAAGAAGTCGAGCAGCGCGTCGTGCATGCGGTCGACCGAGGCACGTGCCTTCGTGAACGCCGGGTCCTTCATCGAGACCTCGAACTCCATGTCGCGACTCCGGATCGTGCAGTCGCACGTATCGGCCTTCTTCTTCCACGTCGTTCCAACCTTTTCGAGGAACGGTTCGAGGATTTCAGTTCGGAACGAGAAGCCCACACCGCGAATGCCGTGAGGGTCCGTCACGAGCTTGATCGTGGGGAGGAAGTCCTCATGAAAGATAGTGAGCGGTATGCCGACCGCAGCCAGTACCTTGTACGATTCCGAATCTGCCGGAATCAACCACTGTTTGTTCTGGGCCAATCTGATTGTGATCGGCTCACCGTTCTCTACTGTCACGCGGAAACCTCCTGTCGGGATTCTAGGGCAAAGTAAAAGCGCTCGCGGAACGCTTCGTCCTCTTGAGCAACTAGGGCCAGAATTTTGGCCTCGGCCTGAGCGTCACGCGCATCGCGCGCAGCTAGTACCTGTCTCGCCATTCTATTCGCTTTACCAACGATTGTAAAGCGAATTTCACGTGCTGGACAATCTTCGTTGCCTTTGGAGAAGTGACAAGTCGAGTACGCTTTTGCCTCAGATGGGTCAAGATGCTTGCATGTTTTGCACTTGCGCGAATACAGTTGAAGGTATTCCAGTCTCTGTTCCATTTTGGTCCTTAAACGGAAAATGGGTGGAGGGAACTAAATCCCACCACCCGATCCTAGATCGGGTTACCCCGATCAGACGAACCGCCGATTAGAACAGTTCTTCGTCTTCTTCGTCTTCGTCGTCTTCGTCTTCCGACTCGCCGTCGTCTTCGTCGTCTTCTTCGTCTTCGTCGTCACCATCTTCGGTGTCGTCTTCGTCGTCCTCGTCGTCTTCCGACTCGCCGTCGTCTTCGTCGTCTTCGTCTTCTTCCTCGTCTTCTTCGACGACCTTCTTGCCCTTGGCCGGGGCCTTCTTGCCCTTCTTCGGAGCCGGTTCGTCGTCTTCGTCGTCTTCGTCGTCTTCGTCTTCTTCCTCGTCCTCTTCTTCGTCTTCTTCTTCGACGACGGCGACCTTCTTGCCCTTGGCCGGTGCAGTGGCCTTCTTGCCCTTGGCCGGTGCCGGTGCTTCCTCTTCGTCGTCTTCGTCTTCTTCCTCGTCGTCACCTTCCGGTTCGACCGGGGCCGCTACCGGTGCCGGGGCCGCGAGGCCACCAGCGACCGACGACGATACGAATTCCGGACGCAGTGCGATCAGCGGGCCTGCTGCCGTCTTGTAGATCGTGACGCCACGCTCTTCGTTGTAGTCCATGCCTTCGACGTTGCCGACGAATTCCATGGTCTCGTAGAAAATCGTGGTGCCGAGGCATGCGATGACCGACGCACGCGGAATCACGAGACCGCCTTCAGCGTAGTACGCTGCGCTGTCCGGCTTCTTCGAGGCCACTGCCTTGTTCGTGACGCGAACGAAGACTTGACCTTGCGGTGCTGCTGCTTCGACTGCCAGCTTTTGGGCTTTTGCCTTCACTTCTGCGCCCTTTGCCTTCGTTGCTGCTGCCTTCGTGGTCTTTGCCGGTGCTGCCTTTGCTGCCTTTGCCATGCTCTGTTTCCTTTCGGGTTGAATTATCGCGGCTTCACGTGATAGCCGCAATCTTGATACAACGTATTTACTACAACTTCCGAATCAGGGCTGGTGATACGACACTGATCAACAGCGCCGCATCGCGAATCCCAATCTATCCTGCGGATTTAGCGGGGAGCGGACTCTACACTAAATCAGTGTTCTGTGTCAACGACTTTTTATTCGTCGTCGGTGTCGACCGCTCGGCCACGGCGCAGCTTCGGGGGAGCCTGCACGTTCTTGAACGCGGCAGGCAGGAAGCGGGACGCACGCTTGAACATGCGGGTCACCGGATCGAGTTTCGTGAGTTCGACCGATTTCACGAGGCCGGACTTCATCGTCACTTCTTGGAAGACCTGCGCAACGCGCGCCGTGATCGTGCCGTCTGCCGACTTCTTCGCGGCGCGAATCACGACCTTGAAGGTCTTGTCGGCCGGGAGACGCATGCTGCCCTTGATGCCTTCGGCACGCTCGCTCGCCTTGCCCGGGAACTTCTTGTCGTTCGTCGGCTTGAACGTGACGGCCGAGAGTCGCGACTGAATGCCGATGACGGTCGGCATGTCGTACGACGCCATGTTTCGCTTCTTCTTGGCTTCAGCATCCGGGTTGTAGCGACCGATGTAGCGAGTTGCCACGATCTCGGAACCGAGAAGGCCGTCTGCTTCGGTCTTTACCACGACCTCCACGTAGTGTGGCGTGAAGTCTGCGGGGACGGGGAATGTGGGGAGCGGAGTGCGGGCCGGTCGAGTGCCGCCCGTGCCTTCAGCGACTTTCGTCGCACGCGTCGCCTGCGCTTTCGCAAGCGACTTCTTCTTCGTTGTTGCCATTGATCCTTCCTTTACGGATGTGGTTGAGTTCAGCTTGCAGCGTGACCACGAGTTCAGCAAGACGCCTAGACGCAAGGCTTTTCGCAACATCGCGTTTGCCTTGTTGAAGGAGTCGAGCGATAGCGAATTCCGGCGTCGCCTGCAATATCGAGGTCGATACCACGGGACGCTGAATTTCTTGCTCGGCCCATTCGATGCCGGGGCCCTGCATCCACGCCAGATCGTGCCCATGCTCCAGCATGAGCCGTGTTTCGAGCAGGAATGTGAGATCACGCAGCAGATACGCTGTCTTTACTAGCTGGAACAATTCTGCGTCCCCGCCGTGGTCCGGATGAACTAGGGTCCGGACTTTTCGATACGCATCTGCAACCAGTTCCGTCTCTGCGTTGTACAGTTGTTCGGTGCCGAAACTGATGTACCCGGCTGCGGTTACGGGTTCGTGCGCCTCACGCACTGGCATACCGCGAGTCGCAAGCCGTATTTCGCGCCGGAGCCGCACGACAGTATCGTGACGCTCGTCTTCTTCATACAGGCTATTTACGGCGCGGAGAACAGAGGCGTGGAGGCGGTAGTACCGCTCGCGCGCAACCTTGATCTGTGCGCGCAGCGCGTGAAATCGAGCAATAGCAGCTATGTCGATTTTGTTCGGGATCGCGAGCGCGGTCCCCGTGGATTTTTCCATAGTCGATCCTAAAACTGCTATTTACTCGAAGCCGTTACTGCGGCTCTTGCTTGACCGAGGCACCCGGCATGTTGCTCGCGATCCAGTTCTGGGCCTCGATTGCGTTGTTGAACGTGCGGATCGCGTGGCGGCTCTTCACGACCTCACCGAATTCGTTCTGCGATTCGGCTTTCTTGTCGGTGTCGAGCAGAGGAATCCATTCCTTCTGGCCCGGATTGCGGATCATGACGATCCAGTGCGGCGCGCTGTACTGGACAGCGGCTTCGATCACTTGAGCCTTACGGCCACCGACGATGCGTGAGAACAGGGACATGAAACCTCCTTCAGATGTAAAGTTCGTTGTCTGCGGACTTGCCAGCATAAACCTTATCGGTTTTGATGTCAAGCAACTCGATCAGGTCGATGTTCAGGTGGTCGGCAAGCGTAGCCACCACTTCGACGAGACGTTCGTACTTCTCTTCGATGCCGGGAGCACGGTACTGGTGATCCTTGGCGTTCAAATGCTCGTGGAGCACCTGTGCCGAGGACGAGAAAATCTCCACGCCGTCGTCATACACATGCTTGTACGTATAGCTCATGCTTCCTCCTTAACGCTTGACGCGGAAAACAACGTCTTCAGCATCAGAGACCGCGCGCTCGCGTTCCCGACGCCAAAATTCCGATTGCAGGGGTTGGTGTTCGTCATCGACCTCGACGTTTTGGGGCTCGGCGCGTGTTCGGACCACGGCACCCACGCCACCGCCAGCAAGAAACGCTGCCAGATTCGTGAGAAGGATCATGAGAACGAGAACCACCATCGAAAGCTGGCGCTGGGCCAGAGTGCCTTCGAGGGATACCATGTTCCAGACCTGTACGCCGACCGTCAGGATAGCGCCGATTACGTACGCAACCTTAAAGCGTTTCCAGTTCATTAGAACTCCTGCTCGCGTTCCAGCGGCAGCACCTTCCAGTCGTCGCTGTCGTTGGGGTTGACAGTGCCGCACATACTGTAGTCCTCGTGGTTGATCGGGGTACACACTTCACCGAACTCGCGCTTGAACACCGGGCGGTATTCCAGCGGCCGACGGCCTTCGCTCGGACCTTCCGTGTACACAAGGCTCTCGCCCTTGTACAGGAAGAAAAACTGGCCGTTGATCTCGACACCGAGTTCAGCGTTGCTGTTGACCACCCACTTTACGTCTTCGGCAGTGAGGCGGACAGGCGACAGGCGCGGGCGCAGTGCATCGACGACAGCGTTCACGACCTCGAAGCAGGCTTCACGGCCCAACTGGACGCGCGCGTTCAACGAGAGTTCAGGGAACGGGAGTTTCATGCCGTTGACGATGTGTGCCAACTCTTCGATTTCGGCCTCGGACAGGGTTTGACCGGGCGGTACGTCCAGATCGGTCAGCGCAGCCGCAACGTGCTCCAGTTGATAGCGTGCTTCGTTGATAATGGAGCGTGCTTCGTAGAGGTCCATATGTTTCTCCTTGAATTTGTCAGTCCGAGTATTCTGCCGGATGCTTACTGCGTTGTCAACCGTTTTGTTCGATTTCCTCGCGGTGTGCTTCGGCCTGCACCTTCAACTTGGCCTGCACCTGATCTGCGTAGTGTTGCAGGTCTGCGTGCGACTGGAGAAGGCGCGTCAGCGCCGTAGCCAGCTTTTGTTCGCCATAGGTACACGTGCAGTCCGAAAGTTCGACGGCCACGGCGTTCAGGAACGACAGATCGTCGTTTTTCAGTACGGGGTACGGGTATTGCATGTTTCTCTCCTTTACGCGGGAAGGGTCCAGTCGTCGTTCATCATGCTCACGATAAGCGGGAAGCACTTGGTCTCGCGTCGGTGGCACGCGTTCTCCGCACCACAGCCATGATGGCACTTACCACCATCTTGGCAGTAACCGGCTTCGCGCAACGAGCCCTGCACGTTTGCGATGTACTGCTGCATTCTAGCAGACAGTCCAGTGTAACGCAGGGACCGCAGTTGGCGGACCATACGATACGCCGCATCCGTGAGTTCAGTGCGATTCTCCAGAGGTTCCGATAGGTATTGGCATGTCGGGTCCTCGATGATGCGCGTCGTGATCTCGATCTCGTTTTCAAGTTCGGCAACACGGCGGCTGCTGAACGTGATGCGCCCGAACTTCCACGATTGGTACATGGCCTCGACCACGCGATTCGTGAACGTCTCGCACTCGCTCTGTACGAATGCGATGTCGGGATGGGTCACGAGTTCGGGGATCGCGTCGATCAGGGCGTGCAGGACTGCTGGATCGTCTTCGATTTCTTGACGGAACTCTTCGCGGGTGTTCAGTTTCGTCATTGTGCGGCCCGGAACGATTCGAGAAGGATGCCGAACTCGCGGACGCGGCGGCGCGCATCTTCCGCGAACTCATCGCCCATGCGAAGACGTGCGACCGGCGTATCGAAAGCGCCAGTGAACGCGGCGAACGTGTCGTGCCACGTGGTGACCAGATCGTCGAGCGTGATCGGTGCGACATCGAGGATACCGGCCTCTGCCTTAGCCTTGATCCACTCCGAGTTCAGGTACTCACGGCCCGGCCCGTAGGTGTCGCCGTCACGGAGTGACAGCATGTAGCCATCGGGACTCTTCTTGTCGAGATACGCTTCCATATGCGCGACGTACCGCGCCTCGAACTGTGCGCGCACCTCGTTGTAGCGCTCCTGATCCTCAGCCTTCAAATTCAGCATCTTCAACTTCCTCCACTTCGTCAGTTTTGCGGAACCACGGGAGCGCGAACACGAGAAGCACGAACGCGGCCCATGCGTATGGGGTGTACCACGGCCAGACCTCCGATTCAGTGTAGGCAAAAACGCCCGAGATCGAAAGCAGTCCGAGAAGCATAACCAAGATTTGCATTTCAGTCAAGACTTTCGTCATTTCGTGCATAGCGCACAACGACCTTCGTGCGTTTGAGAACCGGGACACGGCGTCGTGCCGCCCGGATCATGTCGCGCATGGCCGGAATATCGAGGTCATTCACGTCCTCCGGATCAGCCTCGTAATCGAACTCGACGACCTTCACATACCCTTCGGCGCTATCGAAGTGCGAGGTCTCGCCCCCGAGTTCGGCTTCGAGACGACGCGCGAAGATCGCGGATTGGGCCTCCAGTTCGGCCAGTTCCTGACGCATGTCCCGGATTTTGCGCTGGACCTTGTGAAGTTGATCCCCGAGTTCCTGAGCCCTCCTGCTGGTTGCGTGATTCATTTACTACCTCCGTTCATAAAGTTCGTGTGCACGCACTATAACACGCGTGCGCAAAAGAACGCAAGCACAAAATGAAAAACCCCGGAAACCTTTCGGGTCCGGGGGCTTGACCATCAGACAAGGATGTTCATCTGGTGGTAGTTGATGCGGTCACGCAGGCGCGCGATCTCGTTCATGGCGTTGACGAGAGCGACTTCGACCGGAGACGGGTCGAGGCTGATGCCGTACGGAGCGGGGCTTGGCTCCGATCCCACGCAGTTCTGCAACTCGGAGAATTCCGACTGCGGGAGATACGGTTCGAGCGTGTTCCGGAGTGTCGAAAGTGCAGAGTGCGTGCTGCTGATCTCGACTTCGAGATTGGCGAGCAGGTTGCCGAGTCGCGTGCTCTCCGCACCCGCATTCGACGTTGCTTTTGCGGTCGACATGGCTGTCGACGGCCCGGTTGAGCATTGCGCGTTCTGTAGTTTGTACATTTGCTTAGGTTTCCTGTTTGAGTCGTTCGAGAAGCGATATCGCTTCCTCAAGACTGTTGATGTAGTTGCTGATGGAGCAATCGTCGAATATGGCGCTGTAGAAGTCAGCGACCAGCGGATGCGGCTCCAACGCAATTACTCGGTACGAAAGTGCCCACACCTCTTCCGAGAACGTGTCATTCGCGTACATGCAGTCGACGACATGCGCAGGATTCTTCAGCACGAACAGCGATAGCCTGTCGAGTTCACGACGGAGATACCAGAGCGCCTTGTCGATATCCTGACGTGCCTTACCCTTGTCACCACGACGATACACGTACTTGAATGCGTTACCGACGTTGAAAAGCATTAGCTCCGCAATGTCTACGCATTCTACTCCACTCGGATGAGTGTTGTAGTGCTTCGGGTGATTGACATGTTCGTAGTCCGGATGATGTACTGTCAACGGCACTGCCGTGTTAGGCGGCAGTACCATCGACTCCGGGACCGCGAACGGATGCCTCTTTGGAATTTCAAAATTCATCCGTCGTCCTCAGCTATTACTTGCCCTTTGCCGCGTCCTTCTCGGCATAGCGTGCGATGCGCGCCTGAAGCTGCGCGCTCGTCTTCGGCTTGTCCTGAAGAATCTTGGCCAGATAGCGAACTTCGCGACGCGAGAACTTGGCGCGGGCCCGGATCGCGTTCAGAGCGCCGATATCGGTCTCGTTACGCAGGCGATCTGCCCACATCGAGAAGCTGGCCTTCAGACCGTTCTCGTCGAGTTCCAGACCTGCTTGTGCTGCCTTCGCCACGTTGACCGTGCTGTAGCCGTCGTCGGCACCGAACACTTCCACGTCGTCGGTAAGGATCGTATTGTCCTCGCCTCGGATTTCGAGTGCCGATTGGTTGATCGACTTCGGAGCGCCTTGATCCTTCACGTGCTTGTCAGCGTTCAGGAGGCGACGCTCTTCTTCGACTGCGCCTTCTTGGTTCATCATGCGCGCGGCCGTAGCCTCGTCGATGAGTGTGATCAGGCCGTTGATGACTGCCGTGCGGAACTGCGTCGATTCGAGCACGCGCTTGCGGCCGAAGCGTGCAGCCGCGTCCATCGGAAGCCACGTCTGGCGGATGACCAGCGGGTCCGACTTCGCGCCGTTTGCTTGCGGGATGTCGAGCACGACGTTGCCGCTCAGTTCGTATTTCGAGGACGCGGCGCTGTTCACGCACCAGACGGGACCGATCGGTTGTGCGTCCAGATCGGACAGGGAAAGACGTTTGATACCCATAAGTACTCCAAAATGTTTTGTTTGCGGGGCGGTCCGCTTGTGTGTTTCAGGTTTTGCTTATTTTGTGAGTAGCATTGATTATTTACTACACACGATTTACTCGGTGATTTCCTTCTTGAGCCGTTCGGTAACCACACGAATCACTATAGGCTGAAGTTCTTCGGACACCGTAGGAAGTCCTACAAGCAGCGCGTAATCGTTCATCGTGAGTTCCGTGTCATCAGAAAACGACGGATCATATGCGCACCGCCCAGTCTCCCGATGCTTCCACATGCAACCCGTGCCAGCGGGCAGCGGGCACACAGAGGTCACCAACTGCTTGTCGATCATCGCGCAGTAGGTTCCAATTTCTTGTTTCTCTTCCATGATTCGTTAGGATTTCTAAGTACCGAGCGTACGAAAAAGCCCGGTTTCCCGGGCCCGCTTAGAACAGGTAGTAGACGATGTTGGACTCGTCTGCCACGCGAATGAAGTCTTCAAACCGCAGTTGCAGTGTGTCGGTCTTCATGTAGACCAGATTATTGACTGCAAGCCGCAATTCTCGATCCTCGACCCACGCGTCTGGGTCGATGAGCATCAGCACACTGATCTCGCTCAGGCGGTCGATGATAGCGTACCAGTCGGCATCGGCAATACCAATGTGATCTGCACCGAACTCTTTGACAAGCGCTTGTACCGATGTGCAGACAAAGAATCGGCGGTGCACCAGCGGCACAACGTAGGCCGTGATGCCGGGCTGAGGGACAGGGCGCGGGACCTCGGTGACGCGAATGAAGTCTTCCATGATCAGTCGTTCTTGGCGTGGCAGGCAGCGGTATCACCGCCGAAGTGGAGGCTCAGGATGTTGAAGGGGATGGTGCCAAGCGTCGCGCGCGTCTGCTCCATGCGACCGAACACGTAGCCTTCTTCCATCGGCTTCAGTTGGTACGGCGTGAAGTTTAGGAACATGATGACGTTGCGGTCACGGAACTCGTCATATGGAAGGCCCTGCTCACCGACGCGGATTTCGAGAAATTCGAGATCGGGATATGCCTCGCGATTGTCACGTAGGAAGTACTGGGCCGTTCCTACCTCGTTGTTGACGACTACTACAGTCAGCTTCTCTTCGAGGCCAAGGGCGGCGTTAGCGGCAACCGCTTCGAGGATATTCTTTTGTTTGGTCATTTGCGTACCCATTATTCGACTCGGAGAATGAGGTATTCTGGCGGCAGGTGCGATGCATACGACGCGGACAGTAGGCTGTTGTATAGGCCACGCACGATGCCTAGATTGAATTGATCTGGGTCGACACACGCGTCGAATATGACTAGCACGCGGCTAGTGCCGCGAACACGTGAGTCGGTGAGGGCGTCCGGATGGCACTGCATCAGGCCCAAATCGGACTCTTCCTTGAACTCGGACCCGAGCGCGTTCCATACGGAACAGTCGCGTTCGGACACGAGCAGGATTTCGAACACCACGCCCTCTGGAATGGCCTCGGACTTACGCACTGCATCGACGACCATGCGAGCACGTGTAACCGCAGTTTCCATCTGATAGGCGGGTTCGTAGAATTTGCTGATGTTCATTTCACTACCTTGTTGAGGATGCGTTTTCTGGTCATCGCGATTTGCTCGCGCATGCTCTGTTCAACGTCGAGTGCTTCGAGCCACACGTCGAAGAAATCGTCTACCTGAATCACGAGTTCTTCAGCGTTGTTCAGGTCTTCGGTCAGGACGGCCCGCAGGTCTTCCTTCGACCGGAAATTCTTGACGATTACGATGTTCTGGCGTCCTGCATAATCTGCGGCGCTCACGTCAGCACCGTCCTGAATCACGAGCTTCACCAGATCACGCTTGCCCCGAGGAATCGTTGCGAGATCGTCTCGACAAGAGATCACCACCGTATGCAACTTGAAACGAGGATCGTGCTCGATCAACTCAATTTCGTTGTCCGTATCGTTACGGTAGTTGATGTGATGGAAGTACTTGGGCAGCGACTCACCGAAGTTCGTCTGGTACAGGGTGCCGGAATAGTGCGTGTTGCGGACGCTGTGTGCGGTATGCAGGTGACCGCCAACCGCAATCAGTTTCGACTTCGGTGAGCCTTCCTTCTTGTGTACGCGCCCACTGTCAGTCTTCGACCCGTACACCTCGTTGTGGAACACGTTGAGGTGGCCCGGCTGGAATGCGGTGCTCGGGTACGGAAGGAAATTGACGAGTGCCCGGTCGATCTTGACCTGCGTCGGCTCCGTGTAAAGCCGGAAGTTCGGGAGTCCGAACAGGATGAGCAGTTCGAGTGAGTGGCCGTTCTCCGCAAGTTCTGAGAACATGTCGTGGTTGCCCAAGATCACGTGGAACTCGATGTCCGGATACTCGTTGAGCAGGGCCACAAGTTCGCGCATAGCCTGATACGACATCCGCGTACCGTTGCACACGTCACCATACAGGAACAGCTTGTCGATCCCGTTCTCCTGCGCGTACTTTATCGGGCCACGTCGGACTTCGTTCAGGATCACGCGATCCGAGTTCTCCACGTACTTCGAGAGGCCACCGTCACCGGTCTGGTCTGACAGGTGAAGGTCACCAACTCCTACAAATTCAGCCACTCAATACTCCTTAATAATCGTAACTCATGATATGGGCAGTCACAGGCCAGCGCGGCTGGACACGACGGCTTGCCGTGATGCTGTCGAACCTCTCCTGCTCGGCTTTGGCCTCCGGCGTTTCGAGGATTGCGGCAGCGCGCTCAGGGCTCACGACAGTGACGAGTTCCAAGTCTAGGAGACGCTGGAACGATTTGTTGTTGCGAAGGTCCACGATGGGAAGGCGGATATCGAGCGGGAGCCACGTGGCCGGAATCTTGAACGGGCTGGTTTCGCTGCCGTTCGGGTTGTAGCGCTTGACGAGCAGGTCTGCGAACTGACAAGGCGAGTGCGCAACATAGCCGCTCGTGTTCGACGTGTTGATCACGAAGAACGGGCCGTGATAATCCGGGTTGAGCAGGTTGTCGATAGCCTGCCCTTTCGTCCAGTCTTTGATAGGCGCGTGTGTAGGATGATCTTTGAGGCGCAGGAACTTCAGCAGCCGTTCGAGACGACGCGGAATGTATGCGTCACCGATACCCATCTTCGTGGCATCGAGCGGTACGAATTCGGGGAAGGCCGCGAGCGCCGGGCGCACTTTCTCGCGGCTGTAGAAACCATTCTCACCGAACGTCGTCGGGTTGTTGCTGTGACTCATGGTCGCCTCCTTGGGCGTGTAATTGATTACTTCACATTATTTACTAGACTCCTTTTCGGCGCGTGCCCGGGCCAGAGCCTGAATTTCTGCGACCTGCGCGAGCGCCGTGTCCGCAGTCTCTGCATCACCTTTCTGCTTGGCACGTGTCGCCTTCACCCGCAACTTGTTGATCAGCGTCGACTCGTCCTTAGTGAGTTCAAGTTTCACGCGTTTCTTCGGAGCTTCGGCCTGCACGACCTCCCGCTGAGCCTGCTTGAATTTGTTGTAGTTCCACATCATGTACTCACCGCGATTGATCATGGCCTGATGCATGAGCGTCGGCGCATGGTTGTAGCGATGGTGCAGCTTTTCTGCCAGACCAAGTGTCGGGACGATGGCCAGCATCGGGCTCTCGCTGTCGTGATCACGAATGTTTCCACGACCTAGACACTGGATTGCGCGGTCCACCACATAGTCCTCGTCCGGATCGTAGCCCGGCGTACCATCCTCGTGAGGACGGCCCAACAGGAACTGAAGCAGTCGACCAAGTTGGGGCCACGGGTTGATGGCCGCGTGAAAGACCACGGCATTACAGCCCATGTACTTGTTGATACCGGGCGCGCGAGCGTGCGACATAAAGCGCATCATCTTGCGGTTGTACTCGTACTTTTCACGATGGCTCTCGTTGATGAAGAGCAGAGCCTTGTTCTCGCGTCCGTGTTTTGCGCGCCACTGGCGAAGTACGGACTCCGATTGATCAAGCAACCACTCCATGATGTCGATGTGTGCGTGCGCATTCTCCGTGATGTAACGCACGATGTCACGATCCTCCTGCTTCGTGTCACCGTAGAACTCGGGATCACGATGACGACCGACCGCACGCTGGATGTCAGTCGTGTTGAGGCCAGTACGCTGCATCCAGTTCCCGAGTTTCGTGATCTGGTCCTTCGGCAGAATGAACCCGAAGTCGTACTGACGGATGGCGGGGACGCGAGAGTCACGGAGCAGCGGCACGATCACCAACTTCTCGTAGCGCCGGGCAATCCGCTCCATCGACGCCGTGTACCCAAGCTTCGTGTACTCGTTGAGGAACTGTCGGCTCACGTCGTTGAGGATCGCGTCTTCCCACTTCAGCAGGTGGTACATCTGCGAGTTCGTGAAGTCGGCGGCCATGATGTATACGTGCCGGAATCCGACGAACGGAAACGAGGGAAGCGAAATCTGAATCATCTTGCGCGCACTACCCTTACCCTCGAACAATCCATACGCACGCGTACGCGCAACACCGTCCTTCGTCGAGAGCGATGCGTGCAGATCGTCAAGCACAGCAAACTGCCGGGCCGCCGCCTTGCCGTTCAGCTTCGTGACCTTCTGGTTCTCTGGTATGTCGCGCGGGACCAGCGTACTGATACCAGATGCCTCGTCCCCATCGAGTATAAGTGGATTGATGTCGAACAGGCGCTCCATGTAATTCTGGGTGTCGGCGTCCAGCTTGATCTTCTCCACGATCTCGGCCCACTTACGGGCTTCATCGAAAATGACAGTGGTGTGCCGGAACATCGGGCTGGACTGTAGAGATAGGAAGCCTGCGTGGGTCATGAACAGAACGCACCCCGGGGTGAATGCGCGTGATTGCTTACCGTCGTTAGTGAATCCGTTCAGGATGTTAACGATTTGGTGCATGACGGATGTACTTGAATTGGCGCGCGCGTTATCACGCGAGTATGCGATACGAAGCATGAACCGCTCGCCCGGCGTGAGACCGGCCCGCAGTCGACGGTAAGTTTGACGAAGAAGCTGTCGAGAGGACGCGACATAGAAAACGTAACGCGACTTACCACGCTCACCGTTGAGCCAAGTGCGGACGTGACGAGCCATGAACTCGCAAGCGGCCTCGGTCTTGCCGGTGCCGGGCGGTGCGTCCACGTAATTGATGATCAGCGGTGATTTCGATTCTTCCATCATGGTCGGTCGGTCGTCGGTTCCTGTAATTGATCTTGGGGGTCACCTGTATGGGACCCATTGGTAATTTATTTACTGCACTCAGTTCATCACACGAGTGTAACAGTTTTTGGTTTCACGATCAAGCCCTCGACCACGAGTGGGCGCAGCCCCGAGTGGGCAGCGTGGAGCGCGAGCGACACGCATTCCCAAACCGTCAAGCATCCAAGCTGTTGAGCACGCTGAGGGTCAGGGGAGCATGGATCGCTGCGCTCTCCATGCGAACCGCGTGCTGCGCACGGGTTTTTCCTTCCTGAAGAGAAGAAAAGGCTATGTAATTGAAAAGTCATAGCATCCATATAGATAGTACGGCCGGGGCAGACTTTCAATTACATGGATCGGGACCAAAACGAGCCAAAAATCGCAGTTTTTCGCTACTTTCCTGACTTTTGTCGATTTTTCACACTTTTCTTCATTAAAAACACGTGTAATCAGGGCTTGACAGCGGCCGTATGTCCCATATACATTACGCGCACGCTATATCGCGCAATATGACGCGCGCCCAACAGGAGGATATGATGCACTATGACGAACATTACGCGCGTGCTGGCCGGTCGGCATAAGCTCGCAAGACCGATAAATAAAGGTCGCATCATGTTGACCCAGTTCGACGTTCCGTGTTAGCATCTGTTCATCACTGACAACCCGAGAGGTGCAACATGAAAAACAAACTGCAACGTCTTCCGTGTATCGTGTCGATCAAGAACGAGGGCAAGTACGCAACGCTCTCGCTCATCACTGGCAAAGACAAGTTCGAGGTCATGGTCGATCCGAAGGCGCTCGGTCAACTGCTGATGGGCACGAACCTGCTCACGTACACGCAACACACGAAAATCTAAGGAGGTGGCTCAATGGCTACGAAAACTGGTTCGCGCTCTGCACTCCTGCCGTCCGTGACGCAGACACCGGCTCCCAAGAAGCCGAAGTTGAGGACCCCGGTCTACGTCGACCGCGAGAACCGCGTGCTCACCGTCGACTCGCGCGTCAAGACCTACCTGCGTCCGCTGTCCAAAGGCATCAGCGAAAAGGGCACGGTCGTCGCCATCGACGAGCGCGGTCTCTCGGTCAAGATCGACGGCGTGCGTGAGGTTCGCGAGTACACGGTCGAGGAAGCGGCCGAGAAGCTGATCTTCACGGGCATGAAAAAGAAGAAAGTTCGTTACGCGGAAGATTGCTCGACCGACGAGCGTGCCCGGGCATCCGTCGAGATCGGGCGCTCCGGAATTCTGGTCGATCTGTATCTCGACGACCGGTCTGTGACGATTAATATCGAGCCTGAGCACGTTATGCGCGCGCTCGAAGGTCGTCCCCTAGGCGGGGTGATCCCGCAAGCACGCGCTCGTGTTCGCACCTACTCGGCGGTCTCGGAATGAGCACGCGTAGCAACAAGAAGATGAGTCGTGGCCTCAACGGGGAAGTAATCGATCACAAGCGTTACATCAAGACTTACCGCTATCAGGTGATGCGGGTCATTCGCGACATCGAGAACGGGAGCGTGAACGAAGAGGACATGGCAAAGCTTCGCAACTTTTGTCAAATGTCGATCACGTTGATGGAACACGCGCCGATTTCGCAAATTCAGGCAGCGTGGCGCGACACCGAGATCATGGCGTTCGCGCACGATGCAGTTGACGACGTGCAGGACACCGGTGTAGTATTGCGCGGTCCCGATCAACCGGCTCGGTCAGGCTGCATCCCCGAGTCCTTTCGCAAGGAGTGAACATGGAGAACGAACAACGCGTTGAGTTTGTCGAAGACTGGGCATCGGTGCTTCCCGAGCGCATTCGCAACCATAACAAGGACACCATCGATAAAATCTCGATGGTGCTCGACGACGACAGTGTGTATGCGAAGCTGCACATTCCGATGAAGGAAGGTGAGTACGTGCAGGAGGTGGATGTCACGCACCTGCATCCCGAACTTCGTGCGCGTCTCGCGCTCTCCCTGTTTCGTGACGCACTGGAACTCACGCGCAAGGCCCGACGTGAAGGCCGCCGTCAAGTCCGCAAGCTCATCAACGAAGCACTCAACCCCATGTACGACTAAGGCAGGAAACCATGGAAGATCAACCCATCAAACTCACGGAAGCTGAGACCGAACGCTTCCTCGAAACACTGAAATCGCCGCCCCCGCCGAACGCGGCACTCGTCGAGGCGATGCGCAAATACCGGGAACAGGAGGAAGCAAGTGGCCGAAATCAATAACGACCGCTACATGATCTATCAGGACAGCGACACGGACTACTGGCTCGCGTACATAAAGCTGGGCCCGGACCCGGGCATCACGGTCAACGTCACGCACGTGCCTGAGCCCAATCGCGAGACCTTCGTGAAGCTGCTGCGTGATCAGATCATCCGGGCCGCAGAATCCGCGTTCAAGCGCGGGTCCTATGACGCAAAACTTGGAGTGCGTATGGCGCTCCGACTCGACTAAGGAGGACGCATGAAAAAGTTTATCGCACTGGCGGTCGTCGCCGTCACCCTCGCTGGGTGCGGCCCGGAGCCCGACACCCCGCTCGGCGGTGTCCAATACACAGAAGGTCGCTTCCAAGTCGCACGCGTCGGCGTCTTCCGCGACGAACTCGCGTACGGTGACAAGCGCGGCATCTACACGTTCGTCGACACGAAGACAGGCAAGGAGTACGTCGGTGTCTCGGGCATCGGCATCGCGGAGACGGGTTCGCACTCCAGCGGCAAGACCCAGACGCAGGACGAGCGATGAGCGCTACTCCACTCTTTCTCGACGACGCTCCGCACCTGACGCCACTCGGTTTCGCAAATCGTCTCTACGTCGATAGCGTCCAGCACTCGATGCTGCGCCTGAATCGCGAGCGTACTGCCTACCATGATATGCCCGTCTACGGTGTGGATGAGGTTCAGAAACTTCTGCGCTACGCACAGGAAATGCGTGATCTGGCGGACCGTTTGCAGAGTGGGCGCTGATGCCGATCTACAGAGAAGGTATCGATCTTGACCAGTATGTCTCGACTTGGGACGAACCGGACAGCGTTGAGGGTTTAGGCTACTGCTACCGATACACGGACGTGAAGTACAGTCCGGGTGTAGACGAGTGGGATGATCCGCTTCCACGCTCGCCCGGGACCCACTTGGGCATTCACGTGCACGAATACAAGGTGCTGCGTGAAACCAAGTGCGGCTTCTGGTTCTACGACACTTACGAGGGCCGTGAGCGCTTCATCAACAACTCGTGGACCAAGAAGCATGCGCTCCGTTCGAAGGAAGCGGCACGCGATTCGTATATCGCGCGCAAGGAAAAGCAGATCACGCTGCTCAAGCGTCAGATAATCGACGCCGAAGAGTTCTTGCGCATGGCCCGTGACCAACAAGCGCGCGGCGTCGCCCAATCTATCTGGAGGTAACATGGGTCTGGAATACTACGCACTGAACCACGCACGCGCCGAAGCCGTGTCGTTGGGTCGCCTCGGCTTTCGCTTCGACGCGTTGCTGAACGTGACGGACCAAGCGGAGTTCGAGCGTGCGTGTTTCGAATCGCTGGTCGCGTCCGGTTTCGACTATGCACGCGCTGCCGAGTTCGCACACGACTTCTACGATTTCGGGGCCGACGAAATATGGAACGACGGACAGGACGTGTACGAATATTTCTCGTGCTACCGCGTGGTCGACGCGCTCGACCACGAAGAGATCGGGAGCAAGCTCGGTGACTACTTCGTGCGGTCCGGTATGCTTCCGGTCGAGGCCCTGAGTCTGCGTCACCCGCGCGTGCAGATTGTGCTGGGCCGAGCCAAGATCACGCAACCCAATTTGAATTGACCTGTTGACGGTGTAGTAAAGACAGCGTATAGTTCAGGACTCGGGCGGTTAGCTCAGGGGTTAGCAGCGTTCGGCTCATAACCGAGGGGTCGCGGGTTCGAATCCCGCACCGCCCACCACACAGAATAGGAGGCAATCATGAGTAGATTCTAGTGAACCAACTGGAGGTGTTCTCATGAAAGCAAAAGCGTTTTACCATCGTGTTTGTAACTACGGCCCGGGCGGCTACCACTGCCCGTGCTGTGGTCCCGCACCGAGCATGCGTCGTAAGGAGCGTCAGCAACAACGACGCAAGTTCCATCGACTGCTTGACGTTCTGGACAAGTTTGACACCGAAGTCGAAATCGAATACGACAACCTCGTGCTCAACGATTTCGACGACGAGCGTCACGACTACTACAACGGCTGGGGCGGTGATCCCAGCCTGCACGATGAGTGGAAGGATTGGAAGAAGGCAGCTTGACCGTACTGCACCGCAAAGCCTTAGATGCGGTGTGCCGCGAGAACGTGAGCGGTGCAGTGCACCTGCCCGGGTGGCGGAATTGCTAGACGCGACGGACTCAAAATCCGTTGGCCCTAGGCCGTGTGGGTTGGAGTCCCACCCCGGGCACCATCGCGAGGGTGGCGAAATTGGTAGACGTGGCGAAATTGGTAATCCCCAATTTTATTTCAGTAACCAACGTGGAGAAGATTCATGCTAGAACTGAAAAACGACATGCCGATTTTGGCCAAGAAGTTGTCCGGTGTGTATGGTCACGAGATTCGTATCATCGGGCCGTACGTGGACAAGAGAAACGGGCGTAAGCTCGTGGACATAAAGGGTGCGCCCCGTTCCTCGGGAATTAACAAAACCGTGCAGCTTGCACGTGCGCGCCTAGAAGTAAAGCTTGGTCGACGCCTTGTCGATGACGAGACTGTCGACCACAAGAACAACGATTGCACGGATGACCGTCCGAGCAATCTTCAGTTGCTGACGCACGCAGAGAACTCGGCAAAGCAGACGAAGGAAACGCGTAGTCGCTCGGCTGAAGCGTCTCGCACCGCCGAGGCGCGTTCCGCTAACAGCAAACGCAATACAGGTGAGAAGAATCAAGCTGCCGTCCTTACCGATACTGAAGTGAAAAGGTTTCGCACACTTTTCAGTAAGGGTAAAATGACGGTCAAGCAAATCGAAGATGCGTCGGAGTTGACAAATCGTTCGGTTCGTAATATGCTTGACGGCCTGTCGTACAAAACGGCAGGCGGACCGCTCCGCATAGCAGGCTCTGTTGGTCGCGCATCCTCGTTGTCAGAGAAGCACAGGCAGTACATAGCGAATCACGCAGAACTGTCAGCCGCGCAGATTGCAGAAGAACTTGACGTGAGTAGGTATGCAGTGATACGATACCGACGCACGCTTAACTAACGGGAGTGTGCTGGAATTGGTAGACGGAACGGATTTAGATTCCGTAGGCCGCAAGGTCGTGTGGGTTCGAATCCCATCACTCCCACCACTACACGAAATTTTAGTTAAAGGTATTTAAGTGCCGCCAAGCATCGAACAGGTAAAACTTATACTCAGATCAGCAGCATTGTCTCCGAGCAGCAGTCAGTTGTCTATTTCTGGCTTTGACGATATCATGAAGGCAGCAGAGGAAGCCTATTGTGGAGATAGCCGAGCCATGCTCACAAACGTCCGGGAAATTGCCTTGCAGTTTCCGGACAATACGATGATGATGACGATTTTGGCGCTGTATTCTGAATCCATGCTGAGTATGCATTAAGCGCAATCCCCACAGTCCTGCCGGTCGAAAGGCCGTGAGGGTTCGAATCCCTTTCCTCGCACCACTTTGGATTGTAGGCGTAAATCGAGCGGGACTTCCCCACCCACTCGATTAGGTATGGTACACCTTATAGACCGTCGCCTACAATCCAAAGTGGTTGTGGTAAAGATGTAGTGTGCTTTGCCTTTGAAGCGCGGGCGCTGTGGTTCTCAGGCCACGACAGCGCCCAACGCCGGTTTAGCTCAGTTGGTAGAGCAGCGCCCTTGTAAAGCGCAGGTCACGGGTTCGAGCCCTGTAACCGGCACCACTAAACAATAACAACGAGGTTGTGATGAATACGCATGAGGCTTACGAGATCGTCGATAGACTGACGCCGGTATCGGTCAGGAACCTCGAAGACGCGTACGTACGGTTCATGGAAATGGCGCTTCTGGTCGATCCACACCCGGAGACTGAAGACCGGGCCACACGGGATCGTGAGACATACACTGAATTCCTGCTACCGCCCGACGAGAACGGCAATCCCGTGATTTCGGTCCCGGGCATGCACCAGTTTCTGTCCAAGATCACGGGCCATCCACTACAAACCTGCGTAGCCTTCGACTATGTTGACTTCCATCGCGTGCACGGCACGACGGTAGAGGACGCGGAACTCGCTGGCTACGTTTAAGGACGGACCATGGAAGAAGACGCATACAGGTTCAGTGTGGCAGCGCTCAAAAGCGAGTACGACGCTGAACTGCTCGAACTGCGCAAGACAGTGCTTGAAGGTCGCGGTGACGTTGCTGGGTTTATCAAACTCAAGGAGTCGCTTGACTCAAGGCTGAAGGACCGCGTTAGCGCGGTTACTGGCGCACGCAGTCAAACACAGAACAAGTTGCTGTACAACTGAACAAGACTCCGCTTAGCTCAGCCCGGTAGAGTACGTGATTTGGGATCACGGGGTCGCAGGTTCAAATCCTGTAGCGGAGACCACACAACATAGGAGGTGTCTTGGAAACCACTTACGACTACAGCCTTACGTTCGACCTGACTGACATCATCGTGTTCGTTCTGATCGCGATCATGATCAAGATGGTCATCGACATCGTGCGTGAGCGCATGCGAATACGCAGGCTCCGACGCGACATGGGGGCAAACGGCAATCTTCCGTGCATCACGATCTCGGGTAACGACGATGTGTCGATCTCGGGTCTTGTGTACGAAGGGCGGCCCATCCCCTCGGTCGATATCAAGAACAAAGCGCTGTTCGTCGACGGTCAGTTCAAGCGCCGCCTCGCCCGCAACAGCCGTGTCTACAACCGTGGCATCGGAATCTTCGCGGACGGCAAGTACATGGGGTAATACCATGCGCAGTATCTTTCACATTTCGGTCGGCTCCGATAACTGGAACCCGACCGAGGACGAACTTGCGGGCATCGTCCGCAAGTTCAAAGAACTGGAAGCAAAGCAGGGTCAGCGTCAACAGCTTCCCGATACCCGCAAGATCATCCACATCAGTGTGGGTGCTGAGGATTGGACGCCTACCGCAGACGAACTGTTGGCCATCGTCAATCAGTTCCAGTATGCAGACCTCGATCCGCTCGGTGGGTGGATTGCGACGCGTCACGGTATCAAAGTCACTGACATCGAGACCGCCGCACAGCCCACGCTGGTGGTGAACGGCACGACCCACGAAAGCGAGGCTCGTGCTTCGCTACGTCAGGACTCCATCGACCGGCTTGAGGCCATCCGCGAAAACCTGCGTACGTTCAAGCTGAGCACGCTCGATGTCGACACACTGATCAATCGGTTGTCGACGTATCAACTTTAACCGAAAAGCTTAGGACAACAAATGAAACAACTCAACACGCAACGCCGCTTCGAATGCCTGACACCGGAAGGTACATGGGTCTCCGTGCACTGGGAGCAACTGGAACCGGGCGACATGATCCGCCTCCTGCCCGCTGTCGGCATCACCGAGGACGTTCCGCCGACCGACGTATTCGTCGTCATGGACACGCCTACCGTGAACGTGCGTTCGGTGAACGAAATCCGTGCCGAACAAGCAGCCGCAGCGCAGCGTGAAGCGCTGGCCAACACGGAAGGTGTCGATGCTATCCAAGCAGCGCAGCGCGATATCGACGCAGCCGTCGAGCAGATGAAGCCGGTAACAGAGGCCGTGGCAAAGGTGGCGCACGCAGTAAAGGCCAAGAAGACGCCGAGCCCGAAGGTTCCGGCACCGGCACGCAAGCCGCGCACGCGCAAGGTCGCGACGCCGAAGTAATGGCCGTGTAGTAAATAGGTTGGGTGAGCGCGGAAACGCAATCCCCAATTTGAGTTGTACAGAAAACTAGTGCTGGTTGCCGGATGCAGTTGTTACCCGGAACAGCACACGCGGATGGGTGCCCGAGTGGCTAAAGGGGGCAGACTGTAAATCTGCCGGGCCTCAGTGTCCTACGTTGGTTCGAATCCAACCTCATCCACCAGAACATAAGCAGGAGCCCTGAGCATCAGGGCATCAGGGCAACAAGGAAAAGCAATGCCGATTAAGCCGCTGTATGACAAGGTGGTGGTGCGTACCACCGACACAGACCGTACGACTGTAGGGGGCATCGTGATCCCCGCTGCTTCGCTCAAGGCGAATCAGGCTGTCGTGGTCGCTGTCGGTGACGGCCACCTTATGCAAGACGGTACGCTTCGACCGCTGTCCGTGAAGGCAGGCGACGTTGTGTACCTCTCGCATGAAGGCTCCGAGATCGAAGTCAACGGTGAAAAGCTTCGCGTCTTCATCGAAGGCGATCTGATAGGAGTCCTCAACTAAGCAGTACATTCCCCGTGAGCAAGCTAGGCGACTGCACCGGACTGTTAATCCGGCATTGCGTGGTTCGAATCCACGACGGGGAGCCAATCATGAATAGGTCATGAGTAAGGCAGATCACTCAATCCGGAAACTCAAAAGGTAATCCGGGTAGCAATGAGCATCCTGTAAGCCGAGACGATGATTGACTTATTCAGAGCGCGGGTAGCTCAGTTGGTAGAGCACCGGACTGAAAATCCGGGTGTCGCTGGTTCGAGTCCAGCCCTGCGCACCAGCGTTGTGATCGAGTGAAAATCGTAGGAAGGGGCCGATTACCCTGACCGCAATCTGTAGGTGGACCGGCTGGCCCTCATCCTGCTAGTGTAGATTTTTCCCATGTGGTTTCGATCAACTAATCATTGTGTGGTTGTAGCGCACTAAATCAGACGGCCGGGCTCCGGAGCCCGCGTACCATACCACCCCGGATGGAAACCGTTGAATATTCCGGGTCGATAGGGGTGTAGCCAAGTTGGTTAAGGCAACGGATTTTGATTCCGTCATGCGTAGGTTCGAATCCTACCGCCCCTTCCAGAACACGCAGTACTGCTGCCTCCCCCTGCGGTGAAATCCCGAAGGACTTGCGGGCAGCATCGAATAATCAGGACTCCAATGAACGCAATCAAGAACGCGACCGCAACAACCTTCGACGCAGATGTCATGAAGGGTGAAGGTCTCATCCTCGTAGACTTCTGGGCACCGTGGTGCGGCCCGTGCAAGATGCTGGCTCCGACACTGGACAAGATCGCACAAGAGCGCGACGACCTCCAGATCGTGAAGGTCAACGTCGACGAGGAATCCGAGAACGAAGTCGCAAAGACGTTCGGAGTCCGTGGTATTCCGTCACTCATGCTCGTGCGAAACGGTGCAGTGATCGCGCAACGCGCTGGAGCACTGGCCAAGTCGCAACTGGAAGCATGGATCGACGCGAACAAGTAACAAGCAGTCCTGAGTTAGCTTAGTGGCAAAGCAGCCGGGGTCTGGCGATGGACTACGGTTCGATTCCGTAACTCGGGGCCAAGATTTCTGCACCGTGGGTTGACCTCCACGGTGATCCGCTAGACGCGGAGGGTCACATCTGGGTATTGCACATGCCCGCTGGCGGTCACCAGCACCTCCTTGTCGCGCGACGACCGCGATTAATGGGCTACGTCGTATAAGTGGTTGGTTGTCCTGAGCGCACTAGGGCGTTCGGGGTAGTGCAGAAGGGTGATAGTCTGGGTAACCGGTCTATCACCCTTTTGTTTTTGGTTCGTGTTATACTGAGTAGGTAGTAAATAACCAAAGGAGGTGTCAAATGAAACAAGTGATGATATTGGCGTCCCTGTTTCTGGCAAGCCTCGTGCTCACAATCGAGTTGCGGCTACACCAGATACCGTACTCGGACCTCGTGATGACGGCGTACACGCTGATCTTCTTCGCGGTCTGGGCGATGCTCGACTTCAAGGCCATGCGGAGGAAACAGGGTGACAGCAATTCGTATTGAATTCTCGGTGCAGAACATCGGGAACGTGGTGCGCGAGGCACTGCGCAGCAACCACCGGGTGACCGGAATCTTGGTTCCGCGCAGGCTTGCCGACAAGATTTACGCGTATGTGAGGTCTGAGCAGGTGCCCGGACCGGGCCATCCGCTGTACGACCTTTTCAACACTCTCGACGTGAACCACAAGATCGAGGATCGCGTGTACCAGTCCTTCGGTTCGATCATGGGGATTCCCATGTACATCGAGCCGTGCATGGTGCCGGAAGAAATCAAGCTGGGAGAGTTCGAGGCGATCCTATACACGACGGCGTTTGCGTAACGTGTGTTAGTGCTGTACAATCCGGGTCCCGCAGTAAATAGTATGGGGTAGCAGAAATCGGTCTGCTGCCCCGTTTCCATTTCCAAGGAGGAATTGATGAACGTAACCCGCCAAGTACTCGAACTCGCGCTCGCACAAAACGCGGAGACGCAATCGCGCGTGTCACCCGTTTCGGAAAGCGCAGAGGACCGTGCCCGATTTGCCCGTGACTTCCAGACCGTGAGCCTTAGTCTGGGGCAGCGCACTGGCATCACGACCGCAGTCATCGCCACTGCAACCGAAGAGGACGTGATCGTATCTCGCATCCCGAACCAGTACCGAGCAGTGGCCCGCGCCCACGTCATGAGCCATCAGGCGTTCCGCTGCACTGAGGGTGTGAAGTTCCGACGTATCTTCATCGACTGCCCGGTGCTGTTCGACGGCTTCTCCGAATTCGTGAAGTACGTGCACTCTGTCATGGTTCCGGGCCAGCAACTGGTCATCGTCGGCGCAAGCGTACTGTGAGCGTCGCCCACAAGAACGCCGAGATCATCTGCGCGTGGGTGAACTGGGCCCGCATCCAATACCAATCACCGACGACGGACGAGTGGTGCGACGTGCCTGCCGCTGTCGATATGGAGGACGAGTACTTGAAGCCAAACCCGATCCATCCGGACTATGCGTGGTTCCCGAACTGGCGCGTGGTCAAACAGGAGTAGTTGATGCTCAAACCCGTCAAGATGAAAAATGCGGTGCGTTGGCTTGTAGTCGACGCAGCCGCACGTGTTCGTCTTCCGGCTCGCGAACTCATGGACCTGCATGCGTGGTCCCGTAACTGGCGTGGTGGCGCACCTCGCGCCCTGTTCTCTGCGGCTTGCAACTGGCTCGAAGAGGAACAGGGCCGCTCGTGGTATCGAGACGATCAGTACCGGCTTCCATATCCGGTGCCCGATCAGGTGGAGAAGCGGTGGGGTATGGTCTACGACATGATCGGGGCCTTTCTCGTCGACGAAGCAAAGGACTTCTGGAACAAGCTGGGCGACACGAATGAGATTGATCGTTCACTGTACAGTGCGGTAGACCTGTTCGGATCGGAAGATCAGAATCAGGAAGTGCGAGAGTTTGAACGGCCTGACATACCTTGGAATGACGAGCAAAACTCGGCAATCAGGGACGTGATGCGCTGGTACTCGGACAAGGGTCGGGCACCGATCTTCAGGCTGTTCGGGTATGCTGGTACTGGTAAGACTCAGTTGATCAAGGAGATAGCGTGGCGCATCGAGAAAGGTGAGGGGGTCAAGAAGGGCTCCGTACTGTTTGCGGCGTACACGGGTAAGGCAGCGGCCGTCATGCGCAGCAAGGGCTGCGTTGGGGCCACGACATTGCACTCTTTGATCTACCGGCCGAAGATGGATCGTGTCACCGGCAAGATCAAGGGGTTCTCGCGCAACGAGGAAAGCCCGCTGCGGTACGCCTCGATCCTGATCGTCGACGAAGTGTCGATGGTGAACGAAGACATGGCGCTGGACATCCTGAAGTACGGGGTGATGGTGCTGGTCGTCGGTGACCCGTTCCAGTTGAAACCGGTTAAGGGCGAAGGCTACTTCGTGCGCGGCCGTGCCGATGTCATGCTCACGAAGATCGAGCGACAGGCTGAAGAGAATCCGCTGATCTGGTTGTCGATGCGACTGCGTGCGAAAAAGAAGCTGAAGCCCGGGACCTACGGTTCGACGCGGATTCATGCTATAGGTACGCAGATTGATGACGAGCACGTGATGACCGCTGACCAGATGCTGTGCGGTATCCACCGTACGCGTCACGCGCTGAACCGGAAGTACCGTACGCTTGCTGGCTACTTCGATCAGGAATCTGAATTCCCGGTCAAGGGTGAACGACTCCTGTGCAAGAAGAACAACAAGCAGACAGGCGTGCTGAACGGAACGCAGTGGCATTGCTCGCGCCCGCGTATCAAGCCGATCAAACGGTTGAAGAACCCGAAGAACCCGGCTGCTGGTTACGAGGTGACACGTCTCGAAGGTCTGTACTTCAAGGCCCGGTCGCTCGACCTGTTCAACAGCGACGGTGCACCTATGATCGTGGACACGGTGTGTTCGCTCCACCACTTCGATCACAACCTGCCAGAGCCTCCGTGGCAAGACATTCAGGGCACCGACACGTGGACGTTCGCATACACGCAGACGGGCCACAGCGCTCAGGGCAGTCAGTGGGACAAGACGCTGATCGTCGACGAATCCGACGTGTTCCCGGATCAGAAATGGGAGCACTTCTACACGCAGTTGACACGGACCGCCGTGTCGGCAGAGATTTACCTTTAAGGGGGCAGCATGTCCAAACTCGTAACCGTGCAGATCAAGCCACGGTCGTTTCTTCAGAAGAAGTTCTCCGCTGGTCGCATGTGGTTCTTAGCCGAGCCCATCACCATTGACGGGGTGCACAACGGCAACTACGAGGTTGCTATCGCGGGCGGTCGGCACGTGATCAGTGGCCGTAGCCTGAACGTTCAGACGTGGACCACTAACGAGGAACCAGTAGAGTTGCTGACGCGCCTAAACGGCTACATCTACTCGACGACACCGGGTCATGGTGACTTGATACTGCGGCCCGAGGACATCCAGCCTCCGTCACCGCCCGAGCGTACGTTCGTCATGATCGACATCGAGAGTCTGGGGCTGCGCGTAGGATCGCCTGTCCTTTCTATCGGTGCGTGTGCCATGCAACGCGGTCTCGGCATCATCGACGAATTCAGCGTCGTGCTCGATCTTCAAGAGCAACTGGACAAGGGCGCTAAGGTAGAGGCCGACGCCTTCTACTGGTGGCTGCGCCAGCCCGAAAAGCCGCGTCTGGCCATCGCAGGCCCCGACGTGAAGTACTCGACGCTGGAAGAGGCGCGCGAGCAACTGACCCACTTCTGGGCGCGCGTAGAGGCCCACCCGTGCGTCGTGGATGGCAACGTGTTCGCGATGGCCCTAGGCAACGACTTCGACCTAGCACAACTCGACCTGTGGTTCAATGGCAACGTGCCATGGCACTACCGCGACAAGGTGTGCCTGCGCGCCCTGATCAACACGCACCCGAACTCGGTGGTGTGGGATAGCGAGGACAACTTCGGCAAGGATCGCGAGGACCTGCACACTGCGCTCGGGGACGCGAAGGCCCAATCCCGGATGCTCATGCGCATGATCGCCCGACATCCCGAAATCTCGCAGGTGGTGTGATGACGAAGAAACAGAAGGCTCCGGGCCTGCGTCTGCAACTGCTGTCGGACGGCAGCACCGCCCAGTACCTCGAAATCTCGAAGCTGGCGACGCCGCACGTCGAGAAGGAGTTCATCCACTTCGACAAGCTGCCGGACGGCACGTGGCGTCTGCTCATCAACGTGCGTGACGAGAACGGCAAGCAGATTGCGACGCCGGACATCCACATCATGGAGATCATGCGGTGAGCGAGGATAGCAGTGACTGGGTAGGCGTCGATTTTGATTCGACGCTTGCTTATCTGGACGAGTGGCAAGGAAAGTTTCACCTTGGCAAGCCTATACCGGCCATGGTAGCATTCGTCCGCAGTTTGCTCGAACAGGGCAAGGAAGTGCGTGTGATGACGGCCCGGGTGTGCCCGGACCCCGACTACACTGAAGAAGAACTCGAAGAGATTCATCGCCTAATCGAGGATTGGACTGAAGAGCATATCGGCACTCGCTTGAGCGCCACGTGTATGAAGGACCGGTACATGATCGCGCTCTTCGACGATAAGGCATTTCACGTGACCCCGAACACGGGGATCGTTCACATACCGGAGGATGAATGAAGTCCATTAAATTCCAACGGCGCTGTAGCAGCGGCACGGAGTTTTACGAAATGCCGCTGGAAGAGGGCAACTACGGCATCGTCTACAACGGTGGTCCCACACTCGGTATCAAGTTCTTCTCCGACGACGGCACCGAATGCCTGTACGTCGAGTTGCCGAAACACGCTGCCGACAAGATGGCCGAGTACATCACTCAGGCCGACCGCAACCATCAACTCTACAAAAACCTGAAGGAAATCTGATGTTCAACGTCGACCCGCATTACGAAGCAAAGCACATTATTCGCGACACGTTCGAGCCTGACCACGCCGACTATCTGCTGTCGGCCATGTCGCAGGGGCTGCATACGGCAAACCCGTACCACAACGTGGAGCATCAACTGCATGTCGCGTACTGGGCCCACGTGTGCGCGCTCAACGAGAACTCGTTGCTGGCCAAGCCTAGCAATCGCTATCTCGTCGAAAGCGATATCAAGGCGCTCCTGCTGGCCGCCATGTTCCACGACCACAACCATTCGGGCGGTGTCGAGAACGATCTCGTCAACGTCCAACGCGCGATCCAGCGCGTGATGAGCCGCGACATCGCACTCATCATGGAAAACGAAGGCATCGACAAGACGAAGGTGCGCAACCTGATCCGCGTCACCTGTTTCCACGAAGGCGAGTTCCGGCACGCGCCGAAGAATTTGCTGGAAAAGGCGATCCGCGACGCCGACCTCATGATGGTCTACACGCAAAGCGGCGCGGACGTGTCGACCGGCCTCATGTACGAGCAGAAGGGTGCACCCACTGGCTGGGTTCAGCGCTCGTACGAATTCCTGAGCAGCGCGAAGATGTTCACGCGTTTCGGCCAGATCGCACAGGCCCAGCACCTGAAAGACGCGTGTGCCGCGTGGAAAGAACAGCATGACCAGATCGTTGCGTACAACGCAGCCGCTGGAAAGTAAGACAACGCAACAATTACCCTTGAGGTTCTATGCTGGAGAAATCCAAACCCGAGCGCTGGAAGGCTATTTCGGGTTTCCCTGACTACATGGTGTCTACACACGGTCGCGTGAAATCTTTGGCTCGTGCAGTTACGTTCGAACGTGCTGGGCGCAGCGTGACCAGAACAGCACCGGAGAAAATCCTGAAACAGCAGGATCACACGCAGGTGTACAAATCTGTTAGCCTGTACCGGGGTGGGCACCAGCACCTTATGCTGGTGCATCGTCTTGTTGCTGATGGGTTTGTTAAAAACCCCCAAAACCTTCCCGTCGCTATGCACGGCGACGACAACAAGCACAACAACCACTATAAGAACCTGACGTGGGGAACGCACAAGAAGAACGTGCAGGATGCTCACGCCAGTGGCTTGGCCAATACCGCTCGCGGTTCGCAGGCGGCAAAGGCCGTGGTAAATGAGGCGCAAGTGCTTGAGATTGTACGGCTTCTTAACTCCGGCGTGACTCAGAAGGAGGCAGCGTCTATGTATGGCCTGTCAAGGAGTTCTGTGTCACATATAAAGCTCGGCCTTAGCTGGTCGCATATAACCGGAATTGGGAGGTCCTAAATGTTGGAACGTGAATTCACCTTCGACCCGGCACATGACCTGATCGACAAGCGCGATCCGTACAATCTGGTGATCCACCAGTGCAACGGTTGGGCGCAGAACAAGCGTCGCATCATGATCGTGTGCCAGTTCGTAGACTCGCGCGACCTGAAGGCCGGTGAAATGCTTGGTGACCGGGGGACTCGTCTTCCGTTCATCAACGCCATGAAATACGGCAACAAAATCGCGCGGTCGTACGCAGAAGACAAGAGCATTCCGCAGGCGTCCTATACGGTCATCAACTGGGCCGCATGCAAACACTTGAACCTCGGCACCGCGCAGAAGCGCGAAATGGAAGTCGCCTTCGGTGAGCGGATCAAAAAGGCGATCAAGAAGTTCCGGCCCACGCACATCCTGTTCTCGGGCGACGAGGCTATCCATTCGGTGTTCCCGCAGATCAAACACCCGCAGTACAAGCGCGGGTGGGTGCATCAGATGCAAGTCGGGGAAGAGAAGATCAAGGTCGTGTCGACTCTCGACTTCTTCCGCTTGCTCGATAAACAGGGCGAGCACGCAAACCTGTTGGGCTTCTGGTGCCGCCACTTCGCGAACCTCGTGATCGGCCGCAACCCGCACAACATCGCGGACCTGACGCCGACACCGAAGTACATCAAGACGCTGGACGAGTTCACGCTCTTGATGAAGAAGTTGTACAAGGCAAGCGAAGTCGCGTTCGACACGGAAACGCGAAACTTGAGTGTCCTGTTCAACAAAATCCTGACCATCCAGTTTGCGATGGATACGAACCCAGACCGTGGGTACGTGGTGTCGGTAGATCATCCGCTGGCCCACTGGACGAAGGAAGAGCGGCTGCACATCAAGCGCGAGTTGAAGAAGTTCTTCAGCGCCAAGAAGGGGCCGATGCTTCTCACCTTCAACGGTATGTTCGATTTGCGGGTCGTGCGCCAGCAACTGCGCATCCCAATCATCTGGCATCCGGTGTGGGAGATCACGTTCGGTGAGCACGCGCTGGACGAGAACATTTCGTCGCTCAACAAGGTGTGTAGCATGCCTGACGAGCAGTTGAAGGACTCGTCAAAGTTCGGTGGTCTTCGTCCAATCCTGTGTTCGTACGGCAACGACTTCTACTTCAGGGATGACACGGAGTTCGGTAAGGGTGATCGCGGAAACATCGCGAACATCGACCCGCAGAATCCGGACTTCTTGATGTATGCGGCGATGGACGTTCAATCGCTGCTGCGCATCAAGCAGGAGCAGTTGCGCCGTGCGGACCGGATCATGCTCGCGGGCAAGGTCTGGCGTCCGCATTACGAGCGCCATATGATTCACCAGATGGGGTGGACGGCTCACCAGCTTTCGCACCTCAAGCAGGACGGGTCGAAGATCAGCAAGTCGTACCTGCGCACCCTGCTCTCGAAAGAAGGGCCCCTGCGTAAGGAGTTGCGTCGAGCCATTGCCGAGTTCCGGGTCTACAAGGAAGTGCGTCAGGCAAACTCGGAACTGCTCAAGGAGTCGGGCTTCAAGGCCGGGTTCCTGTTCGGTGCGGCAAAGGCAGCAGGCAACTGGATGTTTAAGCTGAGTCGAACGCCACACAAGGCGAAACTCTTCTTCGATATCTTGGGGTTGCAGCCGCTGTCGAAGACGAAGAGCGGGAACGATGCTATCGACAAGGAGTTCGTGGCCCATTACCGGGACAAGAACAAGATTGTCGGGCTGTATGGTGAGTATCAGGCGCTGACGAAGTTGTTGAGCACGTACGCGCGTGGCTGGTTCAAGCGATTGACCACCAACATGGACGCGGCAAAGGACAACCACCTTCGACCCGACTACTCGGTGTGGGCGGTTGTGACCGGGCGTCTGGCGTCGATGGGTCCGAACCTCCAGCAGATTCCGAGCCGTGGGAAACTGGCCAAGATCATCAAGAAGATGTTCGTGAGTACTCCGGGCTATCTCATGATCCGATACGACTATTCGGCACACGAGGTGCGAATCTGGAGTGTTGCATCAGGCGACGATGCGCTGGCCGAGGCGTTCCGTGCGGGCCAGAAATTGCGGCAGGCGTACATCGCGGCCACGACCGACGAAGAGCGGGCCGAGATCAAGGCGCAGTTGAAGACGAAGGGCGACATTCACATCCAGAACGTCTTCCGATTCTTCAAGCAGTGGGTGGACAAGGACCATCCGCTGCGACATGCGATTAAGGCGGTTGTGTTCGGCGTGCTGTACGGTAAGTCGGCCAAGACGCTGGGCATCGACACGAAGCAGTCTGACCTTGGTGCAATCAAAGGCCAGATCAGTACGCTGTACGAAGAATCGTTGAAGCCTGAGACCGATAAGAAGCGAGTGGCCGAGATCAACCGGCTGATCGAAGAACTCGATCTGAAGCTGACGGCACTGATCGAAGAAGATCGGACGCCGTACGCACAGGACATCATCGACAAGATGTTCAAGGCGTTCCCGCAGGGTGCGACGTGGACTGAAGGCATGCAGCGCATGGCAGAAGAAGAGTACTACGTGTACAGCCCGAGTGGTCGTCGCCGGTTCTTGCCCGCTGCTATGACACAGGATCAGCAGATCGTTGCGCAGCAGGTGCGACGCGGTTCGAACGCCCCGATTCAGGGTTTTGCATCCGAGATCGGTGTGCGGGCTGGGCGCGAAATTCTGGAGGCGTACTACGATGCGCTGCCGCAATTCCGCGAATGGCTTGGGCTCGAAGGCACAGACTGGGACTGGCGTGTCCTGTTCAACCGGACGGTGCACGACGCGAACTACTACAGCGTTCCGTACGCTATGGTGATCCCGTTCCTGCATATGATGCAGTATCAGGCGACGTATGGTGTGACGGCCGCGTTCAAGCGCGACTTCAACATCAAGTTCACCATCGAGCCTGAGATCGAAGCCGAGATCATGGGTGCGAACGATACGGAAGGCAGTGCTTGGGACTGGAGCCTGAACAACCTGATGGACTCGCTAAAAGCCGCACTCAAGAGTCAGGCTGCGGCCGGTCTCCTGAAAGGAACGGAAAGCGAAGTGTTTGAGCAAATCGTCAAACCTTGGCGCTCGAAGAAAATGCGTGGCTGGTTGCAAGAGAACTATCCGATGTTGGACGTTCGTGATCTGGACACGCAGATTCGTGGTGCCCTGAAACACGCTGACAAGGAGGCTGCATGATCGACAAAACCCTGTCGGCAGAGCGGGTAGGGGAAGAACTGCTATGGCAGATTTACGTGGAGCCGGAAGAAATGACGGCAGAGCAGTTGAACGGTGAGGGCGAACAGCCTGACTACTACGCTCTCTACCTCACGGAGGCGGCCCACGGACATTTCAACATGCAGGTGGTGTTGGCGCGCGTGTTGCCCGGTGAGCCTGACCTAGGTGACATATACGTCTACGATCATGAAGTGTACAGCACGTTCGTATACATCGCGCCCGGCCGTCGTGCCGACGCGGAGGAACTGCTATGTGACATGATCCGCATGCTCAGCGCCGGGAACGTAATCAACCCGATTGAATTGACACACGCGTTCGGTGGGATGGTGCGCGGTCGCCCGGTGCAGATGGGCACCATGCATCCGACCCACTGAGTGCACTTAACGCTAGACGTTCACATGACACACATTTATGGGTCACTAACTATCGACGCGCAGTCGTCGATGCCAGTGCTGCCCGTGCTAGACGTTGAACACGTCATGCATGGTCAGCACACCAACTCGTGGTACAAGGGCCAGTGGTCTATGGCACATGTGCCGGGGACCGCCCACACAGTGGTGGCGCTTCCGCAGCGCGGTAAATTCATGGACGTGTACACTGCGTCCGCTGATCTGGAGCGTACGGAAGCAATCGGTCAGCACATTGCGGACAGTCTGCGCGATCTCGATTCGAAGCATGCGGGCTCGCGGTGGCTGTACAAGCTGCACATGCTGATGCAGGAAACTGGTGCCGACGTTCCGTACACGTCGATCATCAACAACATGAGCGAGCATGCGTCGTTCTCGCTCCTGAGCCAAGGGATTGACCTAGGGGTCTACGGTGTATATGATACGGTTAATCGTAGCGTACAACTCGTGTGGACTACCGATCCCGACTTCGTTCAGAGGACGCGGGCAACGGAGCCCACGCGGTATCTTTTCCACCGCTACCCCGTAGTCCGTGACCGTCCCTTGTTCATACACACAGAGAACGTGTGTGCCAAGTGGTACGTGTGGAAGCAAGCATTCACGAACGTTGACGGGGTTCTCAAGGCATTCAACGTGCTCGAAAACTTTCTCTTCAAGAATCCAGAAGTAGCTGAAATCCGGAGGTGATCTGATGGGCGTATTGTCTCAAGAACGCCTCGAACACATCCGGCAGCAACTGGCCATGCTTCCTAATGCAAAGCGTGGTGGCGCAAACCGGATCATGGTCTGCTGCCCCTATCATGGGGAGTCAAACCCGAGTGCCGGTATCTGGACGGAGGGGCCCTACGCCGGTCTCTTCCGATGCTTCGCGTGTAAGGCACGTGCCAAATGGGACGAGGTGGCTCCGAAGCTGGGGCTGAAGGCGTTCTATGATGGGCCGCCGCGCGAAGAGAACACGTCGAATCTGTTGATGAGTCGACTGAAGCAAGTCGAGGCCGCAACGAGCGCCGTGGACGCAATGCATGAGCGGGGTTACCGCGAAGAGAAGCTGAAGTTCTCGCGACTGGCCCCCAACAAGAAGTGGCGCACGATACCGACCAACCTGCTTCTGGAGTTGGGCGGAAAGATGTGCGTGAAGTATCTCGACGACTACAACACGTGGTCGACGACGAAGTTCATCTACCTGCCGGTCATGATCCGGGGCGAACAGCGCGGCTATTTCCGGGCCCGGCTCAAGAAAGACGAGAGCGGTAAGAACCTGCCGTCGTACCTGTTGGCTCCGGGCACACGAGGCTCGAACTGGTCGTCTCAAGACGGCCTGTGGCCCTACGATCATGCGATAGGCATGATGAAGAAGATGAAATCCAAGACCGTGGTATTGGTCGAAGGGCAGCGCGACGCACTGCGTCTGATCTTGGCTGGAATACCAGCCATGTGCATCTTCGGAACTCAGTCGTGGTCAACACATAAGGCGCGTCACCTCAGCCTCGGAGGCGTGAAGCGCGTTGTACTTTTCATGGACGGTGATGCCGCTGGCTTCCACGCAACGGAGCACATCAAGCCGAGCCTGAAGAACGAGGTTGAAGTGCGGGCTCTCTCACTGTGGAAGATGAAGGGCTCCCCGCTGCTTCCGTATCTCGAAGACCTCGAAATCGACGATGCTACGAAGGCCGCAAAGAAGGACGGCGTGACGCTATGGGACCCGGGTTGCGTCCCGGATCGTATCATCAACCGTCTCCGTGAGAAGTATTTCGAGTGAGGACAAGATGCTTTTTCTGAAGAAGTATGCGATTGAAATAGTGCTGCTGATCGCGTTTGCAGCGCTTTGCGTTATGGTCGGCTACGGCCACGGCTACAAGTCCGGTTGGGCTGCGCAGCAGGTCACCATCGACAAGATGGCGAAGGACGAAAACGCAAAGCGCGACAGCGACAACGGCCGTCTGAACGCGGCCGAGCAGCAGGCACCGAAAGTCGCTGCGCAGGTCGCAACCACGGTACAGACGAAGGTCGAATATCGCGACCGCATCGTTCGCGAGTACTACGAAAAGACTCCCAGTGCTGAAACCTGCAAGTGGGCAGTCCCGACGATCAACCTGATCAACCAAGTCATCGACGGCCCGAGCCCGGCGTCGGACGCAGCAACGGAGAAGTAACATGCGATTGACAAAGACCGCCGTTTGTGCAATACTCACGGCCGCAGTACTTTCGGGCTGCGGAACCGCGCCGACACCCAGCACACCGGTTCTCGTGAGCGAGAAGCAGTCGCTCAACATCGATCCGAAGTCGCTGGATTGCGACGGATTGTCAAAGCTTGATCCGTCCAAGCCATACGGTGAGAAAGAACAAGTCAAGGCCATCGAGGTATGGGCCAACGAGTTCGACACGTGCCGCCTGAAGTTCCGTGGGTTCGTCACCCTCGTCACCCCGCTCCTGCGCATCAACCAGCCTGCCGCTAGTAAATAAGAGTGGTAGCTACCCTATAACCCCATAGAGGATCAACATGTCTGTATCTGAAAACATCGACTTCCTGACGCCCGGCTCGGTCTGGCTTCGTGAGGCCGATGGCTCCGTAGCGAAGTTCCTGATGCTCACGAACACGAGCCTGAAGAAGAAAACGCAGGAGCAGCACCCGCCGCAAGTCATCTACGTTGACGCGCAGGGGAACTTCTACAACCGACGCGTCGAGGACTTCTTCAAGGTCTACACGTTCCACAGCGTCGACGGCGACCTCGAACGTCGTCTCGAATCCCTGATCCAGTTCAACGAAGCCGATCTGGAGCACGTGCACGACCCGGAAGACGAGCCGGTGTCCGAAGTCGCTGACGCGCTGATCAACGAAGTCGTGGACGAAGTCCCGGGCGAGTTGAGCGCCCCTGCATTCGTGGAGCAGTTCGCAACGGACCCGAGCCGGTCCCTCAACGTGTACTTCGGTCTGATCAAGAAGGAAGACACGCGAATGCCAGTGCTGTCAGCCGCCGACCTGAACGACGCGCTGGTCCACTACTCGCAGAACCCGAACCAAGAGTACGGGATCACCGAGCACCGCCTCATGTTCTCGCTCGGCGGCCCGGTCACCATCGAGAGCCTGACGGAAGCGTTCCACCCGAGCCTCGAAGTCAGCACGTACGACTGGTTCGACGTGCACGCAAACGAGAAATCGGAAGCCATCGTCTGGGAATCGTGGATCGGTGTCTACCCCGAATACTCGATCCGGGGCCTGTACGCGACTGTCATCGTTGGTGTGCCTGACGCAAGCGCCACTGCCGCAGAAACTACCACGATGATGGAGACTCTGGAAGCCGCGAGCCGTGAAGGCAACCCGGTCCCGCTCGAAATGTGGACAGCAGCCGCAGGTGTCGATAGCGCGGCACTTCTGGCTGAAGTCGATCCTGCTGTGCACACAGCGGGGTACGCGCAGGCAGCGCCGCTTACGGTCCCGGCCGAGACGACGGAAGCCGAACTGAACGTGATGCAGCAAGCATTCATCGATGCGACGGCGCACGCGCAGCCCGAAGAAGTTTCGATTCCGGCAGCTACCATGAGCCAGACGGAAGAGATCGCGATGCTCGTCCAGAGCCTCGGTCTGACTACCGACGCCGCAAGCGAACTGGCAGCAGATGCTGAAGTCATGGCCGCAATCGCTGCGGTTCAGGCAAAACGTCGTGAAGGCACGATCACACTGCGCAACGCAGAGCCGGTATCGGACGTGACCGACGTGGAAGCCACTGACATCGTTGTCGAACCTGCGTTCTCTCCTGAGACCGCAGCCGAGATCGGGCTGAACCAACAACAGCAGTAAGCGGGTAACCGCAGTACCCGGGCCGAGTCCCGGGTATTTTCGTTTAAGGAGTTGCAATGAAAGTCGATGTAGGCGATTACGTAATCGCTAAGCCCGAAGGTGCAAAGCGCGCAGTTTTCTTCAAGGTCTCGGGCATTTCCAAGGGTATCGTGTCCGGGCGTCTGGAGAAGGACGGCCACCTGCCCAATCAAGAGAGCAAGGCAATCGAGGCACCCGTCTCCCAACTGATCGCGAACTTGGGCACCGACCCGGGCCGTGGCCGTGCGTACGGCTGCGACACGAGCCTCGTGTACAAGGGCCGCAAGACCCATGACAAGTTCGGCCCGCTCTACTGGTTCTACAAGCCGGAAGGAGACGCAGGTGAACGTGTTGTGCGCGCCTTTGACAAAGCGTACAAAGTCTTGAAGAAGAACGGCTTGGACTTCATCATCCAGCCCGAGACGTGCGTCTGGGAGATCACGCCCCCGAACGGTGAGCGGTATGCTGGCATGTACAAGCGCTCGTCCAAGCCGGAGAAGAACCCGCACCGCCTGATCATCCGTCCGGAGGTCATGGAAGAGAAGGACTGGGCGTACGTGATCTACCACGAACTGGCAGGCCACCACCTGCACTACGAGTTCCTGACGGGCTCGAAGCTGGAAGGCGCGTGGGTGAAGCTGTACAACCGAAGCGTGAAGGTCAGCGTCGTCAAGAAGGAAGACTGTGCGCGTATCCTCGAAGATTTTCTGGGTCAGGAGACCCGGCTCTCGGACTACAAGGGCCAACTCGGTGAGGATGACGCAGAGGCCCTGAAGTGGATTCTCAAGGCCATCAAGACGAACCACAAGATTTCGCTTTCCGAGATCGATTTGCTGTTTGCTGCCGACTACGCGGACGACATCCGCGCGATCTGGCCGCAGCGGGTGTCGCGCGTCGATCTGGAGCCGCTGGTCACGGAATACGCGCTCAAGAACTACAAGGAGTTGATCGCTGAGTCGATTGCGTGGTATCTTTCGGGACTCCAGCTTCCGAAGGACGTGACGAAGCTCGTGGAGAAGACTCTTGCCTACGTGAAGGCGAACCATGAGTAACATTCGCACCGTCGGCACGGACCTGCGTGTCCTTATCAACTCGTTCTCGTGTCACGTATCGAAGACGCAGCGGGCCACGATAAATATCAGTGGACAGGTTGAAAGAATTGGGGTATCATGCCACTTCACTTTTCAACTCGGCCCCAAGAAGACGCGTCTGACGTTCAAGGACGCGTGGATCAGGGACCAGTCTCATCCGCAAGAAGTGGCGTTTGCCGTTAAGTGCGCGCTGGCCGACTTCATTCGCAAGACTGATGTGGTGCCCGACGCTTATCGGGAACAGCTAGTTCAATTGGTGCTTCGGCATCACCTACAGGACAAGGAGCAACGATGATCGAATACACCAACCGCGAAGACTTCGATGACGGGCTGGACAGCGAACTTCTCGTCAAGTTCGACTCGCTGTTGGGCGAGACCATCGTCGGCGTCGAAGACGACCCGCAGCGACGCTACATCATCTTCACGACGATGAGCGGGCGTATGCTCAAGCTTTACCACATGGACAGTTGTTGCGAGGATGTGTACATCGAATCGATCACTGGTGACCTGTTCGATCTGTTGGGCACCCCGCTTCTGCTGGCCAACGAGTCGACGAGCGACGAGAACCCGAAGGCGCAGCCGCGACCAGACTACCTCGATGAAGAGGACGACTGGGATGGGACGCCGGAACATTTCCAGTGGACGTTCTATCGACTGGCTACCGCACGCGGTTTCGTCGACATCCGATTCTACGGTTCGAGCAACGGGCACTACTCGGTGAAGGTACGGCTCGCAGACATTACGGACAACCAATGACGATCAAGATCGTGGTGCCGCCTTCGGGCGGTATCGAGTGGGTCAAGAAAAAGAAGAACGTGCTCGTATCCGATTCTTGGCTACCACTAGCCTTTGCCCGCGAGGCCCACATCGAGGAACGGGAAGAAATGGTGATGGTGCGAAAGCCCACGCTGGTTACTCTCGACTTCGGTGCCGACTTCGACATGGAGCCGTGGATCGAACTGCTGTATAGGTACGCGCGCAGCAGCATGAGCGGCCGGTCGCCCAAGCGGGATATCGAGGTCGAGGGGTTGCTGTTGCGCGGCGTGTATCCGATGGACAACGTAGAGGGTAGCACGTGGGTGTGCTCCATCGACATGTGGGAGAAAGCATGAAGGTAGTGGACAAAGACATCATGAACGGGGTGCTGGTCGTCGACTTCGAGGACTACGACGTTCAGGGTTGGTTCGAGGAAGTCACGGCTCCCAGCACGGATGTGGCGTTCGGCGCACCGCGCATGTACCGACGTGATCTCGTGATCGACGGTACACTATACATCGGCCTGTTCCCGGTCATCCGCCGTGGCACGAGCACCGTGTGGGAGTGCAGTGTCCGGTATACGGACCCGCGCTACACCAATGTCAAGTTCGTTGTATGCGCTGACGACGTGAAGAGCAAGCACGATGGGCAGTGGCATTTCGTGTCAGCCCAGCAGATCGCGCGCCTCCACAACCTGCGGCCCAGTCAGTGGGTCACGTTGCAGCAGGCACAGAAAATCGGACTCTCGCTTGAGGGCCTTACGATCCTGCGCCCGCGATTCGACGGGGACTACAAGGACTACAGCGGGGCATGATGTTTAGCACCACCGCGTACCATTCGTCGAACTTCCTGTTCGATTTCCCCGTACAGGCAAAGGCTAACGCGAATCGTAAATACACAGATCGGCATGCCAATGGCCTTCTAGGTCTGTGGTGCTCCGTTACCGAGCGCGGGCGCTCCGCATTCGGACGTTACCTGTATGAATTCGAGATCGACGCTGACTGGCCTTCGGTCCTGAACATCAAGTTGAGCACTCTGTTCGGGATCAGTGATCCGACAGAGTTGCGTGACTTGCGTAAGACTTGGCTCGATAATGGGACCAAGGTAGTGCGGCTTAGCGAGTGCGATCAGGTCTTTCAGGCCATTGTGCTCGATTTCCGCGTCATCAAAAACTGGCACCTAGTTGAAGAGAAGAAATGAGCCACACAAATCAACCGTTTCACGGTAAAGTTTCAGAAGTACGCGTGATCGAGCATTCGCGCTCATCGAAGTCGGGCACTGACCTGATCACGTTCCAACTGAAGTACCCACGCTACATCCACGCTGAGTTCATGACCCATCGTGTATTCAGCCGCAACGCCAGCAGCAGTCGTGCGATCCCAGCCAAAAAGCTGATCGCACAAGTCCGCGAAGAGCCGGTGTTCTTTGCTCACGTTGGCAAGAACATCCCGGGCATGCAGGCAGTCGACGAAGTGCACGCCGACACGCTGTCCCAGTTCCAATCCGAATGGAAGGAACTGGCCAACATCACTGCCGACTACGTAGAGCGTTGGTCCAACGACTACGGCATCCACAAGCAGGTTGCGAACCGCGTGCTCGAAGCATTCACGAGCATCAGCGTCGTGGTAACGTCGAGCCAGTGGGACAACTTCTTCGAACTGCGCGACCACGCGGATGCGCAGCCTGAGATCAAGGACTTGGCCGGAACCATGCGTGCAGCGCTCGCTGCGTCGGTGCCGCGTATCCTCGATCCGAAGGTGCTGACGGACCCGCGTGCATGGCACTTGCCGTACGTGACAATGCAAGAGCGTCAAGCTCATCCGATCACCGAGTTGCTGGCAATGAGTGCAGCGCGTTGCGCCCGGGTCTCGTACTTGACGCACGACGGCATGAATCCGCTGCTGGCCAAGGACATCGAGTTGTACCGTCGACTGGTCGAGAGCAAGCCGCTGCACGCGTCACCGCTCGAACATCAGGCGATTGCTACATCCTTTGACTATCCGTCGAAAAACTTGACGGGTGGCTGGATGCAGCACCGGACGCTGCTTGAAACTGCTGGCTCCATCGATCAGATGCACGAACGCATGGGCTTTGCCCCGGCACCCGTTACGCAATAAGGGCCCGGCGCTACGTAATTTGATTGGGTGAATAAGGAGGGCTTATGCTCACACTACCCCAGATTGCGCAGCGCACGAGTGCACGACGTAAAGAGAGCGCTAAGTACGTGAAGATCACGTACCAGAAGCGTGGGTGGGATAGCCTCGGACGTGGCTATGTCGCCTGCGCCTCTTACTCGACCAAAATCTGGGACCCGTATAAGCGGAAATATGTTCGCAACACGCGGGGCCCCGGTGGTAAGCCGAGACGGTACGTGACTGTTATTGTTTTTCTTGACCCGAGGCTGCATGTTGCTGTATCATGTAGCTGCCCAGACTTCCGCTACCGCTGGGAAGTCGCGTTGAACCGGAAACAAGCCGCCGAGATCGAATACTCGAACGGGGAATTGCCGGTAATACGAAATCCGCGCATGACCACCTCGTCTTGTAAGCATTTGTTCAAGCTTTACGAGACGATCAAACCTCAGCTTCCGGCCCGTCGCGCAGGCGACGATACGCCGCCGATTGCACCGCCCCAGATCGGGGTCGCACCGTCTCAGCTACGGAAGGTCGAGGAAGCGCGTCGCGCGGCCCTGAAGAACGCGGTTAAACCCGTGGTGATCAAGGCTCCGACAAACGTGCAAAGGTCGGTCAAACCGGGCAAGAAGCAATCCACGCTGCCGCGCTCTGCCGTCGCGCCTATTGCGCAACGCATGAAGCAGAGAAGGAATAAGTGATGAAAAGTTATGAACACTCAGCCTCGTTCTCGAAGCTGAAAAACATCACGGAGAGGATTAGCAAGAACCTGACGACGCTGGAATATCTCCACACGCTCGACATGTTCTTGTGGAAGGCGCTCGCGCCGATCCACGCGGAGTGTCCGTCGCTTTTCCAGAACTACGTGGCAAAGATTGTGGCACGGCAGACCCGCAAGGCGAGCCGACGCTTCACCTCGGACGACCGGACAAAGCTTCCGATTCACCTGTTCAACATGGTGACTACGAAGGACCCGAAGAAGGCACACGAGCACGCACGTGCCATGCACCTGAATCGCGGTCTCATGTTCGGTTTCATCGCCCTGTTCTTCAGGCGCGTTGAACAGTACGAGCACCTGCACACTGCTCTCGATCTCGATCCGATTGTTCGGAATTCGAAGATTTACGAGATCGAGCGCAGTATCGGCCTCCGTCCCGGGGCCGCGCTGTTCACGGCGGTGCAGGAGGCGCGCTTCTGGTACACGAAAGCCCGCAACTTCAAGAACATGATTCTTGAAAAATACACGCGACTCGCGCTAATGCATGCGAAGACCACGTATAAGGACTTCAACCACCACGTACGTCTGGATGACGTTATCCAGATTTACATGATCGTTGTGTCCCGGGCAATCGACCGCTGCGACGCGCGTCAGGGCGTGCTCACCACGTTCATCACGAACTGGTTCAAGAGCGCGCGGTCCGAGGTCGCTGAAATGGCCAAGGATCAGGGTGATCAGTCGTACGAAGCACTGGTCGAGGAAATGGGGGACGCGAGTTCGGAGATTCTGGGCTCGACGGACGGAGGTCTGGGTGACGACATGCACGACCACATCGCGTATGTTGCCAAGCAGATCGACAAGCAAGGCTATGTCCGGGCCGCACTCCATATCCCCGAGCGGCTATCGAAAAAACAGCTTCAGATTCTTGAGGCATTCGTTCTGGAGGAATGATTTGAGCAATCCGCTCGAACTGTCGGTGACGGCAATGAAATCGTTGCTTGCCGACTACGCGCTCCGTGCGAAGCAAGCTGAGGAAACCGCAGGACTGCTAATGGCCAAGACGCTGGATGAGGTCGGCCGCCTGCACCTGTTCCAGTTGCTTCAGCAGCACATCGAGGCACGGGCCCACGACAGAGCAGTTCACCAGCAGGCCGTGATTCAAACCACGTGCTTAGCACTCGCAACTGCGCTGTCGCAGGACGACGAATCCCTGCGTGACGCAGTGATACGCATCCACAAGAACCTGTCGCTCGCGGCTGATGCTGCGATGCAAGTACCCATATCGGCCGACGCTAGTAAATAAGGTCAGCAGTAGCAACAGCAACCAACCAATCGCAAGAAGGAAGAAGTATGGCACGCCAAAAGGGCACCGATTTCGACAACATCAACACCAACGGCAACAAACGTGACAAAGTGAAGGTCACGGACGTGGTGACCCTGTTCAAGTTCCCGGAAAAGAAGTGGGTGACTCTGCGCCTGTACGGTGACATCCACTCGTACGCAACCGCGTGGGTGAAGACGAAGACGAAGGACGGCAAGTCCACGAAGTTCCCGATCGATCTTCCGTCGTACGACCCGACGACCCAGACGTTCGACAGCACGAAGTACGACCCGTGGTACGAGTTCTCGCAACAAGAGCGCGACAACAACGTCGAGCGTGACGACCAGATGATTCAGGTCGGCCGCAAGTTCTACATGAACGCGCTGCTGCGTCACCTCCAGAAGCAACAACCGAGCACGAAGATTCGTCCGACGAGCACCGAGAAGGAAACGGGCTTCAAGGACAAGGACAGCGACACGTGGACGCCGTGGCAAGTTCTGGCGCTGAGCCCGGGCCTGATCGGCAAGATTCGCGAACTGAAGGGTCTCAACACCGTGACCTCGAAGAAGACGGGTGCCACGAAGACGTACAACGTGTCGGACGAGAAGTTCGGTCGCGACATCCGTATCCTGTACGATTCGACGAAATCGCCGGGTGACCAGTACCAAGTGGTGCCGGGTGATTCGCGCACTCCGATGACGGAAGAAGAACTCTCGTTCCTGCGCTGGGACACGTCGGCTCTCGCATCGGAACCGCCGAGCGACGAGGAAACGAAGAAGGAATTCGAGTCGTGGGCCAAGCGCAACGGCATCAAGCTGAAGTCGGGCAAGCGCCGTGACGAAGAGGACATCGACGAGGACGAAGACGAGTCCCCGAAGAAGGGCAAGTCGAAGAAGACGACGACCTCGAAGAAGAAGCAAGTCGAAGAAGACGACGAGGACGATGAAGACCTCGACGGTGACGACGATGGCCTCGACGAGGACGAAGACGACGAACCGGCTCCGAAGAAGGGCAAGAAGGCCCCGGCCAAGGGCAAGAAGGTCGTCGAAGAAGACGACGATGACGACCTCGACGAAGACGAAGACGAAGACGAAGACGAGGATGACGAACCGGCCCCGAAGAAGGGCAAGAAGGCGGCTCCTGCCAAGGGCAAGAAGAAGCAGGTCGACGAAGACGACGAGGACGAAGACGACGAAGACCTCGATGACGACGAAGACGACGAACCTGCACCCAAGAAAGGCAAGGCAGTGAAGGGCAAGAAGAAGCCGGTCGAAGAAGACGACGAAGACGAGGACGATGACGACCTCGACGAAGACGAGGACGAAGACGACGAGCCCGCGCCGAAGAAGAGCAAGAAGGCTGCACCGAAGGGCAAGAAGAAGCCTGTCGAGGACGACGAAGACGAGGATGAAGACGAAGACCTCGACGACGATGAAGACGACGAGGACGAAGAACCGGCCCCGAAGAAGAGCAAGAAGCCTGCTGCGAAGAAGGTGGCAAAGAAGACCAGCAAGAAGAAGCCGGTCGAAGAAGACGAGGACGACGAAGACGACCTCGACGACTAAGCCAGCGTCGACGTAGTAAATAAAGTAGGACAGAGCCCGGTAGGCAGAAGTCTATCGGGCTCTTTTTGTTTCCTAATAACCGGAACATAGCTACATGGCAACGAAAAAGGCAGCAGCACCGGCAGCAAAGAAGGCGGCACCCAAGAAGGCACCGGCCGCTAAAAAGACGGCCGTGAAAGACGAAGTACTCGCGGAAATCGAAGCCGCGACCAAGACACCGAAGTTCGACGTGCGTTCGTTCTATCGTGGAACCATTGACGACGTGAGCCGTCGTCAGGGCGTTGAGGCCGATCCCATGGAGGACATCAAGCCGCTGAGCACTGGCCTGCTGATGCTGGACCTGCTGTACGGCGGTGGTATCCGACCAGCGATGTACACGCACGCTGGCGACGAACAGACGGCAAAGACGACGCTGGCACTGATGGTCATGGTCAACGCAGTCAACAAGAACGTGCCGCTGATCGCGTTCTGGGACTACGAGGGCTCGACGAAGAACTCGAAACCGTATCTCGCATCGATCCTGCGTTCGATGGGTGCCAAGGTCGGCATTCGAGACGTGTTCGGCAAGAAAGACAAGGAAACGGGCCAGTGGCTCGTGCATCCGGTCGTTCAGTACTACCCAGAAACCATTGGCGAGAAGTTCTTCTCGTGGATGGCCGCAATCCAAAAGCAGTACCCGGACAAGCGTCTGGTGGCCGGTAAGTGGTGGCTGATTTACGACGACAACAAAGCCAACAAAGCCATGATCGGTGACGCACACGATCCGAAGATGGCCAAGAAATACGGAAAGGGCCTGTGGGTCGAAGCCCCGGACGGCAACCTTCAGGGTGTGGTCATCGTCGACTCGTACCCGGCAATGAACCCGGAGTCGAACGACGACGAGGACGCAGACAACTCGTTGGGCGTCCACGCGCGATTCTTCGCCAAGCACCTTCCGCGCGTGAAGGGCCGCATGGGCAAGAAGATGATTGCACTGCTCGGCATGAACCAGCTTTCGGATATTCCGATGGCCATGTACGGGCCGAAGCAACAAGAGTCGTGCGGCAAGAAGCTGCGCTACTACTCGGATGTCCGAATCTGGAACACGAAGCGTGGCTCCGGCATGCCGTTCAACGCAGTCTTCGACAAGGAAGAAGGCACCGAACTCGAAAAGAGCGTGACGGGCAAGGGCAACGACTCGTATCGGTATATCCAGACGAAGACGGTCAAGAACAAGCTGTGGACGCCGGGCCGGAAAGCGTGGTTCCGCATCTGGGTTGCAGACGCCGAAGGCAACGGCTGCGGTCTCGACCCGTTCTTCGACACGATCATGTATCTGAAGGAGACGGGACAGCTTGTCGGTAACGACCGCAAGCGCCTGACCCTGAAGCTTGACGGCCTCGATCCGATCCACAAGCCCACGTGGATGGAACTCAAGACGTGGGTGCTCGGGACCAAGGAACAGAAGGTCGAAATCTGCAAGAAGTTCAAGATCGCGAAGCCGTTCTGTCTGCGTGCATGGTGCTTCAAGCAGAGCGAATCGGGTAAGGGCGAAACGCTCTACGTCGAGCAGAAGGGTGAGAAGAAGGTCAGCGAGGAATCGGAGGACTAATGGGATACAATCCGCTCGTGCTCTCCACACGTGAAGAGCAAGAACAGGCGGATGACTTCCTGATGTCCCTGACGCAATTGGCACGGACTACTACCAATCCGCAAGGTAGTTCTCCTATGCAAGAGATTGAGCGGAGACTAGCCGAGGCGCAGGCCCCGGAACAAAACGCGAGCGCTCCGGCCCCCCAGCGGGTACGACGTTCGCGTTTTTTCTATTCTCCGACCAAGAGCTTCAAGGAGGCCGTAGACGATGCTAAGGGGATTTCTGAACCGAAGTCATTGCCTGTTGAAAATGGTGAGATAAACGACCGGGCCGAGGCGTACGCGCGTGAACTCCCTGTCGCGCTCTCGGACAAGATCGCGGTTATACGCGAGTACCTGTTGAACGAGTGGGCACCGTCTGCGTTTGCGACGAGCGCGGCCACCGCACAGTTCATGGATGTTGCGCAACGTACACTTGGGACTGCCATCGACACGCAGCCCATGATGAAGCTGCAACTCATGGTCGACAAGGCACTCACCGTCAAGATGGCTGAGTTCGTAGCCCAGTTCATGAATCTGGACCCTTCGCAGGCACCGGCACTAGCAGATCACGTGGCCCCCAAGAAGGAGGCCATCATCATCCATCCACATGACGACGAGCGCCGTCAGCGGCAGCGTCCAGCACCACGCAGAGAACGAGAAGATGAAGAAGATTGACTATTCGAAGGTGACCGGCGTAGCTGATCATCTTGCGGAACTTGCCGAGTCGGGTGATTACAATCTGTTTCCCGGCCTCCTTTCGGACTCCGAAATGGAAGAGATTCAGCGTCGACGCGTGAAGGCAAAGCCGAAGGGCAAAGTCGCCACCGTGCGCGAAGACGAGTACATCATCAAGGGTGGCGGTGTCAGCGACGATGGTGAGGTCGTCGACGACTTTGACATCGCACGCTACATGGCAGAGGCCGAGGACAAGGAAACGGGCGTCCTGCACGATCTGAAGATCGATACGCGCGACATGCGCGCTGCCAAGAACTTCTACGACTACGCATTCAACATGCAGTCGGCAAAGGCAAACCCTCCGTGGTCGCGCCAGATGTGGGTTGGCCTGATGCTATTCGGTGAGGTGTGTCCACGCTGTTCGGATCACGACTGGCTAGACATTCACAACGTTCCGGTCGACTTCAAGGCCAAGGACATGCCGGATCGCCTACAGTTGCTGGAGTTCGGAAAGTGCCCGCGTTGCGGCTCCGACAAGTGGGACCTGATTCAAAACCACGGACTCCGAAACTACATGCAGTACGTGGGCGTGATCGGGCAGCGGGGCTCGAAGTCGTCGCTCACCGCACTCCTGTCCTCGTACTCGCTGCATCGGTTTGTCAAGTTCCCGAACTACGCATCGCTGTCGAAGTCGATGCAGGCGTCGACCGAGTTGACCGGCACGTTCGTATCGCTGACGTTTGCCAAGGCCGTTGGTGTTCTGTGGACTCCGTTCAAGAAGATCATCGAAGAGAGCGACTGGTGGAAGGGATTGTTCGATATCCTGAAGCATCACGGTAACCAGATGGGCACCGAGTTGTACACGATGTCGAGCCTGTACCTGACGCTAGGCTACAAGAACATACGATTCTACCCAAGCGGCCCGAAGTCGAGCACGCTGCGGGGGGACACGCGGATTCTTGCGGCACTGGACGAATTGGGTCTGTTCCCGCTTCCGACAGGAGATAGTGAGGAAGACGAAACAAGTGAACGTGCAAACTCGGACGAGGCGCACAAGTCGCTGTACAACAGTCTCGGTACTGTTTCGGTCACCTACGAAAACCTGCTGAAGGAAGGCGTATCCAGCGCACCGCCACCTCTGCTCTTCAACGTGTCGTCGCCGTACTCGCAGCGCGACAAGATGATGCGGCTGCTTCGGGAGGCGCGGACGCCGGACGGTGAGAAGGTGATGCTTGGCGTCAACCTCGCGACGTGGGAAATGAACCCGTTCTACACGCGAAACTCCCAGATCATCGCACAGGCGTACGCAGCCAACCCCGAAAAGGCGGCTCGTGACTGGGGTGCAAGTCCTCCGGCCGTACACTCGCGATTCATCCATCCGGATACTGTGGGCGAAGGTGTGTTTGTTGGCGGTCCTAACGCTCACAACTTCATCTACCAATTCGACAAGCCGGGTGAGGTGTATGGGCGCATCGAGCGGGTACGCGGTAACCAGTGGCCGAGCATCATCGCTATCGACGCAGGTTCCTCGAACAACTCGTTCTGTATCGCGGCCGTGCACTACAACTTCGAGACCGGGAAGACGGTGGTCGGAACCGCACTCGAATGTATTCCGATGAACGGGAAGAAGGTAAACTTCAACCTGCTGTACCTGAACGTGATCCTGAAACTGGCGCGCGAAACGAATGCGGTTGGCATGGTGGCCGACCAATGGCAGTCGATTGATCTGTTGCAGCGTATCCGCGAGGACATGGGCCTGAATCCGCTCGGGAAACCCCGGTGCTTGCCTCGTCAGTACTCGCCACGTCGTAAGGACTTCGATGCATGTCGCGCGATGCTCACGTCGAAGAACCTGATTCTTCCGACAATCACCGAGTCTGATCGGGATCGGATTGTGGCGGGCGGTATCGACGATTACCGCTCTGAATTCATGAACCGTCCGGTTCCCCACATTCTGCACCAGATGATCACGGTGCGCGATGTGGGCCCCGAAAAGTGCCCGGAAAAGGGCGAAGGCTACACCGACGACATGTTCCGGGCCATCGTTTTGGGCTCTACCATCGTCCACCATCCGAGAGTGATGGAGCGTCTGGCAGAAGCGCGGAACTTCAACTACGGCGGCGACAACGGAAACCGTATGCCGGAACCCGGATTTGCTGGTCGCTCGGGTGGCTTCGGGGCACGTCGATAAGCGGTTAAATCCTCAATTTTAGTGTACCAATTATTGAGGATTGCGTATGGCTAAAAAGAAAGTGAAAAAGCCGCGCGAAGCCTACGTTTTGCCCGAGACCTCGGGTCTGGCACCTGACACCAAGCGTGTTTTGGCGCTGGACCCGGGGTCTAGCAACACGGGTATCGCGCTAGTTGCCGTAAATTCGGCAGGGCGGGTGAAAGTCATGGCCAACGCGGTACTGGAAAAGCCAGTAGCAGACCTAACCAAGTTCGGAGAATCGCGGACCGCGTTTTTGGCAGAGATTAAACGGTGGGTCGACTTGTACCAACCGCAGGGTTTCATTGCCGAGCGGTTCATGACGCGCGGACAGCAATCGATGGGTACTACTATCGAATGCGTGTCCGTCATGATCGGGCTGATGGCCGGAACCTATCCGGAAATTCCGATGCTCACGATCCCGGCAGCGCAGTGGAAGAACGCATGGCACCACAGGCACAAGGGTGCCACGCTCGAAGAGACGTACAAGATTTCGCGCACAACCCCTCACCAAGTAGATGCCGCGTTCATTGGCATCTACGCACTGGAGCGTGGGTTGGGCAAGACGTTCGAATACGACCCGATGCGTATCGTTCACCAAGCAGAGATCACAAGCTGTACCAGACTTGTAAATCGTAGACCAAAGAAGAGGTGAGGACATGAAAGCACAACTTCCTCAAGCATTCACGAGTGCGGGCGTTACCCGCACCCAGATCGCAGCCGCAATCGCGCCCGCAAACAAGATCGAAGCGCGCATCAACATGAGCGCTGAAGTGGCGGGTGCCGGGCTCTGCCCCGAGTGTAAGAAGCCAATGGAACGCAGCAACGCCAACGGCTTCCCAGTCCTGATCTGTGAGGCGCACCGTATCGCTATACCGATGCCCAACGGAACCGTGTGAGGCTCCTATGGCTGAGAAAAAGAAACCCGCGCTGACCATCGAAGAAATGATGGGCTTTGATCTGCGGGACAAAACCGATGCGGTGCCCAAGAAGGTGAAGAAGGACAAGACGAAGGTAAAACGGGCTCCGGCTCTGGATATCGAAGACGTGGAAGCGGTCGAGATTCCGGTGCCGAAGAAAAAGAAGCGAGGGCGTCCACCGGAACCGCGCAACGACGAAATGACCCGTCGCGAGCGTGACCGGGACGCACCAGCCCCGTCTACGGCTCTCGAAGTCATTGGGCGCGATCCGCTCGAAGACGACGAAGACGACATGGCGCTTACTGCGGTCAAGAAAAAGAAACATAAGGAGTCCGACGAAGATTCCGGAAACCGAATCTCTCGACTGAAGTCTAGCGGCCTGAACTCCATTCTTGGTGACGATGCCGAAAAGCTGCAACAGCTTCTCGAAGACGGTGACGCCGATTCAGCGGCCAACGCTCTTCAGAAGCGGATGCTTCAGACCTGTATTGACCTGATTGCAGAGGTTGAAAACGGGGTTCGTGAATCGAAGGGGCGCTACGGTGTCCACTCGTTCAACAACCTCATCATGTCGATTCGTGAACTCATGACCGACATGCAACAAACGAAGGATCGGGGCGCTATAGGGCTGACTATCAGTGAGACGGTGTTGCGACCGCTCTTGCTCGACATTGCGATGATGATCATGAACGAAACAGCGGCTATTACGGCTGCTGTGAAGCCTTTAGTATCCCTTGACGACTTCAAAGAGTTTCGTAAAGAGATAGATGAGGTTCGCGCGCGTACCGGCGCGTTCATGCAGTCGTCGTATGCGGGGGCACGAGATCGCATCATCGAGTTCATGCAACGTTAACGAAGGTGGTGATCATGGTCTTGTCGGCTTATGCTTCAGCGGTGCACCTCGGTGCCTTCATTCTTTCGGTGTACGGAGTAGCGGAGTTCGCGCACGAGGTAACGCTGCACATAGCAGCAAAGGATATGTGGTGGCAAAGAAATCGACAATGACGCGTGCCGAGGTGGCAAGTACCATCAAGGCCAAGGTAGCGGATTATTGGCGAGAGAAAATGTATGCCGTTAGCGCAGAGGTCGGCCTGAATAAGGGCGGTTCTCTGCGCGCTGACGTTTTAGCGGTCCACATGAAGAACGAAATCGTGATGGTGGAAGTCAAGTCGTGTTTGGCCGACTTCCGAAACGACCGCAAGTGGCCGCAGTACCTGAAGTACTGCAATCGACTGTTCTTCGCAGTCGGTGCCGCGACATACGAGAAAATCAAAGCTGATATTCCGCCTGAAGTTGGGGTGTTCGTCATTCGCTCCTATCTAAACAAGAAGTATTCGTACAAGCGTACAGCCATACGAATGGTCAGGTCTGCGAAGCATCGTGAGATCGACCCGAGCATTATGGCCAACGTGGCTATTCGCATGGCATACCGTGGTGCCGACATGACGCGGTTCCGGGTAAACAACAGAATCAAATAAGGAGTAGTCAATGTACACGCGCAATCGCATTCTCGGGGTCCATGGTGGCTCCATCAACGTAGACCCGGTTGGTGACAGTAACGTGGTTGCTGCCCGGGCAGTGCGCGCGAACATGATGCCTGTGACCGCGAACATGGGTTACGGCGGTCTGGGCCTCGGCGGCGGTTCCGGTGCCTCCACAAACGTCAACAGTTTCTGGGCATCGAACTATCAGTACATGATGACGGGCATCCTGCCCGCAGACCCCGGTCTTACCGATACTGCCAACCTGAAGCTGTTCTATCGGGACATCTACCTGTTCGACAGCACGGCCGGTTCCGCAATCGACATTCAGTCGCACTTCCCATTCTCGGACTGGGAATTGCGTGGCCTCACGGAGAAGGAACTTGCTCCGTTCAACGAGACGCTGATGCGCCTCAACATCCGCCAGATGCTGCCGTTGATCAGCACTGCTTATCTGGTAGACGGATTCTTCTGCGGGTCCATGGTGTTCGATCCGCGTTCGCGCCAGTTCATGGATACGCTAATCCACGACGCGCTTTCCTGCAACGTGCTTCCGTCGTCGTTCTTCTGCATCGATCCCGAGATCAGTGTGACTACGAGTCAGGCAACGCAGCAGATGTTGCATTCTGCCTCAGAGTACACGCGTCGCTATCTCGATTCGATGCCGCAGTCGTTTGTGAACCAGCTTCGCGACGGCGCGTTCACGTTGGACCCAGTGACCATGCTGTATGTGGCGCGTCGCTCCACCACGGACCGTGCGTCGACCTCGTACCTGCACCGTATTCTCCCGATGTACCTGATCGAGAAGACGCTGTTCCGGGGCACGCTCACCGAGGCGCAACGACGCCAGCGTGCAATGACCCACCTGACGGCCGGCGACGACAAGTGGACGCCGACTGGCGAAGAACTGAACGCGCTGGTCCGCACGTTCCAGCAGGCCGAATACGATCCGCTCGGCGGCTGGGTGTCGACTCGTAACGCGGTTCAGGCGGTCGACATTCGACCCGGTGGTGACTTCTGGCGCTGGTACGATACGGCCGACGTTCTGGTGCCGTACAAGCTGCGTGCCATGGGCATCAGCGAGGCGTTCATGGAAGGCGACACTTCGTACGCGGCAGCAGAGTCTGCGTACTCGTCGTTCCTTGAGACCCAGAACTCGTACCGACAGTACCTGACGGACTCGATCTTCTACTCGAAGATTTTCCCGCTCGTCGCCGTCATCAACGACCTGTACAAGGACCCGAAGAAGCGTGCGCAGACCGGTCACGTCGTCGACTTCCTGTTCAACAAGGGCAACCGCCAGAACCTCAAGATGCCGCAGCTTCACTGGCACAAGAAGCTTGAGGTGAAGGGCGAAGAGAACATGATGGAAATGCTCGAACTCGCATCCGAGAAGGGCGTTCCAGTTCCGCTCAAGATGTGGATGGCAGCAGCCCAGATCGATCCGGAAGCGCTCGACCGCGACCTCAAGGAAGATCGTGCGTATCGCGCGATGCTCCAGAAGTACACGGGCAAGGACACCAGCTTCCAAGCCGAGACCGAGAACATCAACAGCCCTTGGGTGGGCAAAGAGGGTGGATGGGGTCATGGTGGCCCGCGCAGTGATCGTGATGAAATGGAAGACCGTGGTATCGAGCGAGCCGAGGAACCCGAGTTGCGCGCCCTGTTCGAACGCACGGCCGCTGGTAACCGCACCAGCGAATCCTTCAACCTCAATAGCCGGGGCTACCGTCAGCCGCTGCTGGCACGTGAATTCGAAGGCGACTCGTGGACGTTGACGAAGACTGGCAAAATCAAGCACAACCCGAATCCGGTGAACGCTCGACGCCAGATGAACGACAACATCTACAAGATCGCGAAGCGCGCGACACGCGATCCGAACTACCGTGCGGAGTTGAAGAAACGCAATATCGAAAAACGGGGAAGCGCGGTCCTGCGCCACAACCCCGCACTCAAGGACTGACAAATTATGTACTCCTTTCTTGTGAACTCTAGCCGACCGGACCCCAACGATTTCAGTTGGCACGTTTACTCGAAAGCTACACCCACGGCAGTCAGCGCGAACCTCACGCTCGAAAAAGGCGTCAAGTTTGGGGTTCGCGCGCACCCGGTGTCGCAACACTCTGTTCAGGTGGTAGTCGCTGGTGCGTCGCGCGTCTATAGCGTGAGTGCCCACCGACTTCCCCGCCTCTCCAAAGGAGCACGAAAATGAAGCCGAACATTCTGCACTGGGGAATCGTGTACGACAGGTACACCCCGGCCGTCGAAGGGCAGATCGTTCGCGATCTGATCCTCGTCATCAATAAGGCACGTAGTGAGTACTCCGACGTAATCGTCGTGTGCGAATCCGATGAGCCGCGTCGCGCGGTCGAAGCTCTTGGCATAGACCTCGATAACACGGTTGAACTCGCGAAATACTGGGTGCAGTACAAGACAGGAGAGCGCTGGCCCCCGGTCCCCGGCAACGCCCGAGCCATCGTTCAGCGTGACCTGTATCAGAAGCCCGCAAAGGTACGTATGGACCCGAGCGGTCGTGACAAGGGCTTCTTCCTGCCAGAACAGGGGAAGCCAAACAACAACTACCTGACGCTAAACCGGCCAGCGCCTAACGGCTATGCGCCGGTTGACCCGATTCTGGTGTCGTTGTGGACCTAAAGGACGATCATGGAGATCAATGCAGCAACTCGTTTGGTGGCAACCGAGAAATGGAGCCACGATGTGCACACGAAAAAGCATCCGCCTGAGCACAAGTTCAGCGACGGCTCTGCCGAGTCGATTGCGGAATGGGCGCGCAAGTCGCACGGTGGCGACACCAAGAAGGCGATGGATTCGCTCAACTTCTACATCAACCGGGCCGGTCACAACCTGAGCGAAGAGCAGCGGTCGAAGGTCGAGCACGCCAAGAAGCTGTTGGGCGGCGGGGACAAAAAGTAAGTTCCCAATTTTATAGCGGTAATCCCGTGAGCGTATGGGACGTTTTTCTTCAGGCGAGTGTTGGTTTTGGGCCTGTACGCTGTTGTAGGAGAGGTCGTGCTTCGGCAGGCTGGTTCGCGGGAACCAGTTTAGACCTCTCCTTTCTTTTTGCCCCGGTGCTGGCAATCACCGTGAGGATCGCATATCTGCCAGCACAAAGGGCCTCAGTATAAGCGAGCGCCAAATGAAGTCCCCCATGAATTTTTATGTGTACCAACTGAGGCGCGCGGATCAGTCCCTGCCATTCTATGTAGGCAAAGGGAAGGATGATCGCGCTTGGGACCATACGCGTCCCTACAACCTCCGAAAAGACAAGTCGTTCAAGGCGAACGTCATACGCGCTGCGCACAGGGAAGGCGTAGAGATTGTAGTTGAGATAGTGCACACGAACCTCACGAGTGTGGCCGCTATCGATCTTGAAGAATACTGGATTGATTTCTACGGACGCCGCGATACCGGCACAGGATGCTTAGCCAATCTCACAGATGGCCGTGAAGGCACGTCGGGATTCAAGTGGTCCGAAGAGGCTAAGGCCAAGCTCATGGAGGCGCTGGCAGTAGCTAACAACACCAGAGAGGCTAGGGCGGCTAAATCGAAAGCACTCCTTGGCAAGAAGCGTGTTGCTGAATTGAAGCCGCGCAAGAAGAAGCCGCTTTCCGGAAAACCTGATCGCATGACTCCGCAGGGACGGGCACGACAGCTTGAATCGATCGTTGGAAAGCCACTATCTGAAGAAACCAAGACTAAGCTGCGCGTGGTATGTGCTGGAGAAAAGGCGTACAACGCAAGCTTCACTGCACAGCAGGTAATGGAGATACGGGCAGAGCACGCCAAGGGTGAGAAGTCAGCCACTCAACTTGCCAAGGACTACGGAGTATCCCTATCGGCCATGGGCAAATTGATTAACAGGCAGACGTATAAGGAGGTCCCATGAGTTTTTTGAGCGACGCAGTATCAAGAGCTACCCAGCAGATTAAGACTGGCGTGAACTCACAAATTAGCAGACAGGTTCAAGGTATCAAGGGCGCAGTGTCCAGTGCCGAGAACGCTGTAGTAAACGCAGCGGCAGGTGTCGTAAATAATACGGTACGCACTGCTGTTGGCACCGCCATTGGCGCAGCCGCAGACCTATTGTCCGGTAACCCGGGAGGTGCGCTGACGACTCTGGCCAATGCGCCAGAAAAGATTTTGGGCTCTGCACTAGGCGGCCTAGGCGGCTTTGCCGGGCCTTCGTCACTGGACCTAACGGGCCCGGGGACGCTATCGGAAATGTCGAGTTCGGGTGGTATCAACCCGGGCGACAACTTGTTCGGTGCCCTAAACCGCACGGACCCGATGATGAACTACAGTTGGTACTGCCAACTTCCGGTGATCAGTCCGGGCTCCACGCAATCGGAATCTCCCACATCTGGTTCGATTCTCGGGAACTTGGCAGGTAGCCTAGGCAACATCCTGAAGTCGAGTATCGCAGGTTCCGTCAGCACGAGCGGAAGCGCGCAGCTTCCATGGTACTTCGTGGAGGGCGCTACGTGCCCGTTCCGTCAGTACGACACGGTGACGATCTTCCGTGAGGGCCGAGACCGCAAGTACCCGTCGAAGTATTCGGTGGACAACCTGCAACTTACGATGTACGCGGACTCCGCAAACCAAACCTTCCAGTACCTGCAAGCGTGGAACAACGCGATCCTGACGCCCTTCGGCGCGACGGCCGCTGCAACCATGGGCGGGGGCTGGGGACGCCCGAGCGACTACAAGAAGCCGATCTTCATCTACCTGCTGGACGTTACGAATCAGGTAGTAGCCCTAATCGAATACGTGGAATGCTGGCCCGTGTCCGTCGAGCAGTACACATTGGAGTCCGGCTCTAGCCAGCGTGTTGTCAACCGCGTGAACTTCTCGGTCGGTGACGTGTTCATCAACCTGATGGAAGTGTCGAGCGATCTGATCGGTGAGGTGCTGTACAACGCAGGTGCAAGTGCAGTGAACGCAGGTGTGAGCGCCGTGGGCGGTTTGGCCCAGCAAGGCTTGAACACCGCAATCAATTCCATGAGCGGCGCGCTCGATGGAATTTTCTCATAAGTAGGTAGACCTAAATGTCCGAACAAAACTACGTACCGCAATCCCAGACGACTAGCTTCTCTGCGTTTCCAGCAGACAGGCAAGCCGAACTGGCTCGCATTCAGGCCAACAAGATGCAGAGCCTAGCGCATCTGCCTATGCCCGTGAAGATGCCGGACGGCACGGAACATCCGGGTCACCCGGGCGGCCCACGCGGCCCGCAGCACGTAGGCGCAGCAGCCCGACAGGCCGCGCGTCCCACGCACATGCCACAGGGGCCAGTGCTTGCGACCATCGACCCTAACCTCCAGATGCCTGCCTCTGCGCCTCCTGCCGTTCGACCGGGTGTAGCAGTCCATCGACAAGCAGAGCAGCAAGCGGATGCCATGTTCGCAGCCGCAGCCGGGGGCTTTACGTCGCCCGTACCGCAGCCTCTTCCGGTGCCGGTCCCTAACACGCCTCCGGTGGCACACGCGATGGTTCCGCAGCATCAGTTCCATGCAGCGCCGATCCCGACTCCGCAGCCTATGGCACCTGCACCCGTAGCCCCGAACTTGGTTCAGGCGTACGTGAATCAGGTGGCGACGCAGCATCCCGGCGTCATTAACCCGGTGGCGGATTCCGAGTACATGTCGGTCGAGCTTCCCTCGCGTTTCTCCTATTACGGATTTACCGACCTGTACGTGTGTCCGTTCCGGGCGAAGCATCTGAGCAAGCTTCAGAAGGCGCATCGTGAGCAGTCGTTGCTTGCCATGGTCGAAGCCGTATCGGCAGTGTGCTATACGACAAGCCCTGAATACGCGGGTCGTCCGATGGCGTTCGAACTCACGCTCCCTGACTTCTTCTTCGTCCTGTACTGGCTGCGCCTGAACTCGTTCACGAAGAGCAACTACGTGCACAACACGGTGTGCGAAGACAAGGGCCACGTAAAGCGCGTGTCATACACGCTGAACGCGCGCGAGTTCGATGAGCAGGTGGCTCGTGGTGATATGACGGCAGAGGAACGGGCACAGATCGCGGCACTTGCGCTGCCCCCGGAATCGCTGAAGCTGTCGCAGATCATCACGCAGACCAACATGAAGGTTCGCGAACTGGAGACAAAGCCGGACCCGGCAGTCTACTGTCTGGCCGACGCGCCGGAACTGATCATGCGGCCCCCGACCATGCGCGATGTTCTGGAGTTTGCAGAGTCCCCAGAAATGAAGGACCCCGAACAACGTTCGGAATTCTCGTTCTTGGCGCAACTCGCGACTCATATCCAGCACACTGCTGGCTACCTGACGCTGCGTCAACGCCTCGACATCGTTGGCGAGTGCTCGGCTGATCAGGTATCGCTGATCAAGGACTTCGAGAACCAGTTGAAAGACTACGGTGTCGAAGAGCGTGTACGTATCCAGTGCAAGGAGTGTGGTGCGGTCTCGGAGACGAAGTTGTCTCTGGCCGCCCACAGCTTCTTTCCCTCTTAATAGCAGCAAGGACACGATGGAACGGTACAACCTGATCGTTTCGGAGTACGGTGTATATCCTCCGGACGACATGCCGATCTATCGCTTCCAGCAACTCAGTGAGTCGGCGCAGGCGCGTCGCGACAAGCGGATCGAGGCTGCTGAGAAGGGACACACTTTCGTAGGCTAACAGAGGTGAGCCATGCCACAATTCAGTAGTGATTACGAAAGGCGCAAGTGGCAGTCGTTGCAGAATTCAGCGGGCGCGTCGCTCACGCATATCGTTCAGGGCCGTGCGTCCATGGCCGACGTGCAAAAGGTGACGACCGCGCTGAATGGTCTCAACAAGCTGGCGGCCGACGTGTTCTCACGTGCCGTTAGCGCTGCCGAAGTTCAGGCCAAGAAGTTCGAGGCTCAGTACGAGCAGGTCCGAATGGATCAAGCTATCGACACGCTGACCTCGTTCGAAATGGCGCTGAACGAAGCGCTTAAACCGCTGGTGCCTGAGTTGATGTCGAATATTCAAGAGGCTCTTGCTCTTGAGTTGTACGAAGCAACCGACGCACTGCAAAACAATCTGGGTCGAAAGTTCGATCATCTGCGCGAACTGATGCCCCCGAAGGACTTGCCAACCGTCAACGACGTGCTGGCGGCCAATGAACTGCTGGTCGAAGAGATCGGCCGTGTTGACGATGATAAGTGGGGACGACGCGAGCCCGTTCTTATAGACAAGATTGCCGACGTATTCCGTGGAACACTGCGTGATCTGGCTGACCAGATCAATCGTGAGCGCGCGGCCCAGCGTCAGGCTCAGGGTGGTTCGCGTCACCTCAGTCTGGAAGGGCCGAAGGGCCATGCCACGGTCGAAGTGCCGATGGTCGAGGAATCACCTATCATGTCGCGGGTCTCGGGGCTTCTGGGCGCACCTTCTGGTGCCACAGCAGCTTCGGGGCCTGTTGGCGCATCTGGTTCCCACCAAACTGCGTCGACTTCCATAGCGAGCGGTGCACTCGCCGCAGCCAATGGCCAGCGCACCAGCATCACGCTAAGCCACTCTGCCGAGAACGCAATCGAGAACGCTGCCAATCACCAGACGGAGTTGTACAAGCGATTGTTCGACTTCCTAAGTGGTCGCAAGGGCTCGCAGGGTTCTGGTGATCACGATGGTGTGCAAGGTGCACTGGACGAGGAAGAAAAGGCTGACATCTGGTGGCGCTCATTCCGGAACTGGATGGGTCGTGACCTAGGTAAATCGCGCAAGAAGAGTGAGAAAGACGACGGTCCGTTCAAATGGCTCAAATGGCTGAAGGGACTGGGCCCCGTACTGCTATCTATGGTCACGAACCCAGAACTCTATCGGGCTATGGGAGAGTTGATCGAGAAGTACGTGACGTGGGATAACGTCAAGACCGCATTCAGCGCTGCGTGGGACTTTGTGGCCAAGGAAGCATCAGACACCATCGACTGGGTTATGGACAAGCTGCACCTGAAGGAAGTGGGTGAGTGGCTTGCCAAGCAAGGCAAGGGGATGGCTGAGAAGGTCGGGAAGTTCTTCGGCATCAATGAGAACACCGGCAAGATCGGTAACGACATGAGCGGGGGCGGCGGTGAGAACCCCGACTTCGACAAGTCGCGAACGGGCGATCCGTACAAGAACGGCGGCCCTCCGGGTGCCGCAGCCGGTGTCTCTATGCCGGTGCCAGTTGGTAAGGACGGCCAACCGCTTCCGAATGCGCGCTCCGAGAAGGGCGACACGTACGTAAGCAAGTTGATGCAGAGCATAGGCTTGAACGCGGGTGATTCGTCGACCTATCAACAGGCGCTGATCAACAATCGCTCGACGCTGGTCACGCCTGCGGGCCTAACGGGCATGCGTGGAACGTACTCGGTCCCACAAAACCCTGCGATGATGAAGCCCGGCGTCTCGATTGATCCCAATGCAGTGGGCGTCATAGCCGAGTCCTCGGAGTTCACGCTCCCGGGTGCTGCAAAGGGCACAACGCAGGTTGGCATTGACACGTTCGGCTTCCAAGCAGCCTCGTCCGATTCGCTGCTGATGATGAACACGCACTTCTTCACATCATGAACCTGACCGACGCCCTAGCGTGGACGGGGCCTAGCCCCTCCACCGTTAATTCGCATGACGCGGAACCGCTTAGCACTCGTCTGGACTACCTATCCGAGTCGATGGACCTTGAAACGTTCATAGACCACACGATGTATCCCAATGAGCAGCGCGTATCCGAAATGGAGTGGACGCTTTCTGGTCTAGCGAACTGGGGGGCGTCCGGACACAACAGCAGTGGTGATGGGGTTGAGCATCTGATCTCGTGGCCGCTGTTCAATTACCTGAAGCAGTCAGGACACCTTGATAATGGCGAGAGTCGTGATGGCTTCATGGCCAACGTCAGGTTGCGTCTCGACAAGATTCTCAAGCGCTTTGTGAAGAAGAGGCTCAAGAAGTGGTTCTGGCGATTCCTGCGCAAGGTCTTGAAGAAGGCCGTGCGTATTCTGTGGAACGCAGCACGCTGGATCATCGAGAACACATTCCGCGCGATTATCCGGCTACTCGTACGCCCACTCATCGTTGGCGTGCTTGAGTTGATCGGCCTGAACCCGGAACTATGGCCATTCATTGCAGTGGCTGGCGGTATAGCGGTAGGCGGCTGGTGGGCTTGGAACAAGTTCTTCGGAGACAAGGCCCATGACACCACAGGCACTATCGTTGACACCGCAATGACCGTCGTCGGGCCGTCAGGCGCAGAGGCCCCTATAGGCGCAGGTGCTCCGATGGCGGCAAACGCGCCCGGAACCCGCTATGCTCCGGCCACCGAATTGAGCGGCCTGATCGCACGTGGTGAAGGTGACTACAACGTGGTCAACTACGGCACGCGCGTCAAGGACAAGAAAAAGCGCAAGAGGGCAGGCACCGAAGACCTTGAGAACATGACCGTCAACGAGGTCATGCAGCATCAGCAGGCCGGTGACTTCAACGCTGCTGGTCGCTACCAGATCATCACGGACACAATGCCTGAGATTGTCCGTGGAATGGGCCTTACTGGTAATGAGAAGTTCGACAGGACTACTCAGGACCGCATGTTCAACTACCTGATCACGGTGAAGCGCCGACCCATTGGTGACTACATCAGTGGTCGCTCAAATGATTTGAACGCCGCTATCTACGCAGCGTCCATGGAGTGGGCTTCGGTGGCAGCACCCGCTGGTATGCCGCTGTTCAAGAAGAAAAAGACCGACGTTACGCGTTATGGCGACGGAGAAACTTCGTACTACTCAGGAGTTCAGGGTAATCGGGCTTCGATACCTGCGATTGAAATGGGTGAAATGCTGGAGCGCGAGCGTATACGCGCGGCTGGCGGCCAGACCCAGACGCAGCAGTCGACGGTTCAAACACGTGACGGTACGACCATGGCGCAGGCGGATGCAGTGAAGGCCCGGCAGCGACAGGCACAGCCACGTGGTGCACCACCGCCACAGCAGCAACAAAAAGACAAGGAAATCATACTCGGAAAGAACGGTGAACTAATCAACGTAACTTCGTAGGATTCATTATGGCATCCTCTCCATACACAGTACTCATTCAGCGCTCCATGTCAGCGGACCCGATTTCGGTTCAGGCTCCGATGCCAGAAACGTTCTCGATGGACGCGGGTGCCTCATACGAGCAGCCGTTGCCGCAGGGCTTCACGAGCAGCGGCACAATTAACGCAGCGTTTGCCGCATTCGGTGTTCGTCTGGCGGTTCAGGCCATGAGCGCCCAGCTATGGTCTGGCAACACAGAAACGAACCTGAGTCTCGAACTCCAGTTCCATACGGAGACCGATCCAGTTCAGGACGTGCGCACACCAATCGTGAACCTGCTGAAGCTGACAATGCCTAGCACCAGCAGCACCACCGGCCTGCTGGAAAGTCCGGGGCCCTCTATCGACTTCTCGAATCAGGCTGCTGCAATAGGTAGCGACGCATTCTCGGCATTTGGAACTTCCATAGGCTCGGTTCTGGGGTCTGTCGGCACTACGGTACGCAACGCGTTCAACCGTGGGGGCCCGACGCCGCAACCCGGATCGATAACAGAAACCAGCAAACAGTCCAACGACAGTTCGAACGGAACGGTTCCACAGGCAGTGATCCAAAACCCAAGCCTCGGGACCGCAGCCTACTGGAACACGAAGCTCAAGAACAAGATTTCGATCAAGCTCGGGAACTACATGTTCTTCGAGTCCGTGGTGATCACACGAGTGTCTATCACGGCGGCTTCGAATTTCGATGCGCAAACTGGACTACCTCATCACTGTCGCGTGCTCGTTGAGTTCAAGCCTCTGTTCATGCTCACACAGCAAGACCTCGACACACTGTTCGTTAATCCGGGCGGTGGTTCGGGTGGGACTCCGGGTAACAACTCGTACGGCTTCTCGTTGCCCATGGAATCTATCAACGGCGTGGCCAAGAACGTGTTCAATAGCGTTCAGTCGACACTCGGTAACCTATTCTAGGAGTTAGCATGGACGGATACTCTGGCGACATGAATTGGTCGCGATACACGCCGGTCGATAGCACGACCACGAACTATGACTTGTTTCGATCGGCATTCCGAAATGTTCGGTTCAACGTGGAATCCCAAACGCGCTACCAGATCACGAGTCTAGACATGGCTAACCTGCCGGGACTCGCGTACAAGTTCTTCGGGGACACCAGCCTGTGGCGCGCGCTCATGGCCTATAACGGCATCACAGACCCGCTTTCTGGGGTTTGCGTAGGACTCACGATCAAGGTTCCTACTAAGGCCGCACTTCAGAACTATGTGACTGGTCAGGTCAAGAGCCAACAGCAGCGCCAGTCGATCATTATCTAAGGAATTCAGATGGGTTTCGCAGTCAACGACCGGCTGGAGGTCAGTCTGTTCATCAACGATCAGGAGTTCCCTCTTGATTCATTGAACGTGCTTCACTTCCTGCACATAGCGTGGGGGACGCGTGGTCTAGTCCCTACCATCCACCTGTCCGTGTTTGATGCGCAGCACACGCTGGATGCCGTTCCGCTTCAGGACGGCATACCTATTCGAGTGGCGATCCGCGCGTATCAGGGCCAGACGCAGACCTACAACTTCCGGAAATACGACCACAAAAAGACGAACACCGGCAACGGCTTCACGTATAGGCTGGACGGCTATCTGGACGTTCCAAAGTACTGGCTAGGGACATCCGTTGTTGGGATACGTGGCACTTCTAACGAAGTGCTGAATCAGATAGCAACCTCGTGTGGCATGAAGTATGAAGGCGTGTCCACGGCCGACAGTCAGTTGTGGCTACCGCGTAACCGTACGTACGCAGAATTTGCACGCCACGTAGCCGATGCTGGCTACGCCACTGACTCATCGTACATGGAAATGGCGGTCACGAGCTACGGAGCAATACGCTATCTGGATGTGAATGCACTACCACAGACCACCACGAAGGTTACGCTCGGCCAGTTTGTGCAGGGGTCACTTACCGCTGCTGATTACAAGCCTCATGCCCGATCCGGTATGAACAACAAGATGACGGGTTACCAGAACACAAAGTACTCCCAATCGTTGTCCGGTGACGTGCTGAATAGTGCGACCTCGACCCTTGTGTTCAATCCGGATTCGAGTGCTCCGCTCTTCAACGCGAAGGTGCGCGAGGACGCGGCGCGCGGCTACCAGACGTTTGGTGGTATCGACGTTGGGAACACACACGCTAACTACGACAAGGCCCTGTACCAGAACCTCCGGTACTCGAACCTGTTCTCGCTCGACGTGGAGTTCCTGATGGCGTCACCTACCACATTCGAGCCCATGGACACGTTCTCGTTCATCGTGGATCAGGAAACGAATTTGGTCGACCGCGCATACGCCGGGACCTATACGGTGGTGGCACGCGCCATCTTCATCACGGGTGCTACGTACGCCGAAAAGATTCTGGGCACGCGCAGCGGCATGGACACGACATACACGAGTGGTTGATCATGGGATTCAAAACACAGAATGCAAGCGTTAGGCAGACCGAAGATTATGGCAGCAGCTATTACGTCGGCGTCGTAACCGCAAACAACGATCCACTTGGCCTCAGCCGAGTGCAGGCCAACGTGCCGGGCCTCATGGATACTGCGGCCGGTGAGGTTCCTTGGATCGGGAGCCTGCGAGACAGTCCGTTTGGCTACGGAACAGGACCCAAGGGCCCTTATGGCTGGTACGGGAGCCCGCAGGTAGGCTCCAAGATCAAGGCAGAGGCGCAGGGTGGGGACATCCTGCGATGCCTCTACACGAGCCTTCTGACGAAGCCGGATATGCACCCGTGGTTCACGAACCCGCAGCGCTGGGGTTATGTCGATCCGTCTGGCAACAGCCTACAAGTCGACATGGCGGCCGGTACGTGGGTGTGGACGCATGTTTCGGGTGACCAGATATCCTACGATGGCAGTGGCAATCGTGTGAACGTGATCAAGGCCAACGAGACAACGAATGTGCAGGGCAGCGAGACCCACAACATTCAGGGCAGTCTCCAGTTCAACGTGAGTGGCAATGCGACGGTCCAGTGTTCGTCGTTCAATCTCCAGTGCAGTGGCAACGCTTCGTACTCGGCGGTCACACACCAATTCAACGGGCCCGTGACGATGAGCAGCACTCTTGCCACAGGCGGTGACATAACGGATCAGACAGCAAGCGGCAACAGCACGACAGTGGGTCAGTTCCGCACGGCTTACCGCAATCACTACCACCACGTGCCGGACAACCCAGACACCAGTACTCCGATCCCGCAGTTCTAAATTTAATAGAAAGGAGTGCTTATGAGTACACCAACAGCATACCAACTTAGCACCGTCGACGCGGTGTGGGTAGATGCGAGTTCGAAGTTCACGATGGACGGCAACCCGGACCTGCTGCCGGATGTGCTGGCTGTAAATAACTCGCTCTACAACCTGTTCTCATGTCAGATCGGGGCGCGGGCCCGTATCTTCCAACCGGAGTACGGAGCCGCGTTGCTGACGTTCCTTCAGGAACCACTGGATCAGGGAACAGCAGACAAAATTCAGGTGGCTTTCATTCAGGCAATCGCTCGATGGGAGCCGCGCATCAAACTCGACTTCAGCAACACGTGGGTCCGTCCGGACTACACGCTGCCCGGCTACCAGATTCGAATAGCGTACGCGCTGAACCTGAACCTGAGCACGCAGGGCGTTGCTGGTTTCACGATCAAGACTTCATCCACCCAGTAAGGTTCAACGATGGCCACCTCAACTCGTCCCAACACACTAGAACTGTCGGACATGACTGCTGACGTTGATCAGTTCGTTCAGCAGTTTCAAGCGTTTCTGCAAGGCCGTCCAACGTGGGTTGGCAACCTGACGACCGCTACCTCGGAAACCCTGATTGAACTCGCGGCCTCGGTGGGCGCGTTCGCTCAAGGTCGTATCATTCGTGCTGCTGAGGATTGCTTTGCGGAGACCGCACAGTCGGACTCATCGATCCTCAGCATCACTCAGATGCAGGGCTTGCGCATATCGCGCTATCTGCCTGCTGGTCTCCCGACGCAACTCTCGTCCCCGGTTCCGCTGACCGTGCCCCCGCTCACGCAGTTTCAGTGTGCGGGGCAATTCTTTTTCAACCGAGAGCAGATAACATTCACTGACACGAACCCGGTGAACGTCACGCTGTTCGAGGGGCAGGTCTACGCCTACGTCATGAATGGTAAGGGTTCCGAACGACAGACGTTTGTCGGAGCCCAAGACGCGTTCGCAGTGTCTGACCGGGACGTTCAGGTGACGCTCAACGGCATGATCTTGCCCAAAGCGTACGGTGGCCTGTGGAACTTCGACGGGTTGCCCGGCTATTCGGACCAGACGATGAGCGACGGTCGACTGCTCATCCAGTTCGGTAACTACGGCGGCCTGAATGGCTTCTTCGGCACGATCCCGGGCATCAACGATCAGATTATCGTCAGCTACCCCATCACTCAGGGTATTTCGGGCAATAGCTTCACGACCATCAACAAGCAGGTGACGGTCGCTGGGTTCCCAGAAATCGGGGGCGTCGCAACCGCAAACCCGACGGGCGGCTCGAACGCGAATCCTATCGTGTCCTACAAGAACGTGGCGTCTGGAGGCTTCGGCACCTATCAGTCTGGTGTAACGAAATCGCAGTACCAGTCGATCATTGCTACGTATCCGGGCATCGTCGACGTGATGACGCAGGCCCAGCGTGAGATCGATCCTTCGGACCTCAAGTGGATGAACGTGGTGCGTGTTGCGGCTCTCACATCGAGCCCGTGGACGCAGGCGCAAATTCAGGACTTCTTGAAGTACTGCCAATCGGTGACCATGTACAGCACGTACTTCCATTGGCAGGATGCTATCCCGATTGACCGCGATGTCGAGGTCGATGTTTACATCTTCAACTCGGCAACTATCGAGGCAGTGCGAGAAGCTGTGGTGTCCGAGATAAATGGCCTGTTCGCACCGCGTCCCGGTATCTTGACCACCAACTTCTACGTCTCGGATTTGGAACGCGCGATCTTCCGCGCGGGTAAAGGTGCGGTGTCCTACATTATCCCTCGTAGTCCTACCGGTTCCATGATCGTCGGTGCGCCGCCGTCTCCGGTTGCCACGTACACAATCAATCCGAATCAGGCACAGGGCCTTCCGCAGCTTGTGTACGCGTATGGTATCTCGACGGACATGCAGAACGGTGACGTGGGCTATCCGAGTTCGTGGGTGTACCCGCAGGTTACGCAGGCAGATGGCACGTCGACGATAACGCTGACGTGGCCCGAAGTTTACGGGGCAAGTAAATACCATGTTTGGGGACGCGATTCGGCGCAAGGTTTCGGTCTGCTCGCCACGATCAATGCGGGCGATCCGCTGACGTTCACGGATAACGGGACCATCACGCCTGTGGGTCCACTTCCGCCTTCGGGCAACTGGCCGATTCGCTACAACCGGCTGCGTCCGGTTGACCCGAATGACCCTACGAAGGGCACAACACTCAAAGTGAATGTGTTCTACGCAGAGCGTCAGCAGCGCTTCGACACGAATCCGACCCGCATGCAACTTGGGTGATCATGACTTACTTCAATTACCAACTCGATTGGCCAAGCACGGATTACAGGGAGAGTCTGCGTCTGGGTTACCGGACACCGCGCTCGATTCTGCTGCCTCCGTACTTGGCAATCAATCCGTACTACGTAGATTACGTGAACGCGATTGACAACGTGTTTGATGAGCAGGTGGACCTGAAGACTGAGACGCTTCTGAACCTTCGCAACATGTGGGTAACAAACCCGACCATGGAGCAGGAAATCGTGGATCAGGTCCCGGGCGCAGACCCAAACAATCCCGGAGGCCACATCGTTGAATTCGATGACTGGTCGCAGCCGGAGCGCGATCTTCTCGTCAAACAGGTGAACGCTCTTGGCATGAAGCTTGCGAATGCTGGCATCATCAGCAACAACTCGTATCAAGCAATCGCCCGCTGGGTCGGTATGTACTGGTACGGAAAGGGCACGCGAGCATTCATCGACTTCATCAACTACAGCCTGTCCTCGTTCCTAGATGTGAAGCCACTCTGGACGCAGGACTACGTGCACTTCTATAAACCGGACGATCCAGCCATCGGCGCGAAAATCTGGGAAGGCGGCACGTGGTATCCGACGACGCATGTGCAGATCATCGCGAAGGGCGGCCTTGGCGACCTAGATATCAACACGCTGGTGGCGTTCTTCTACGAGATCGCGAACTACAACCTCGTGCTCTACTCGGTCGACGAAGAGTTCGACATGCCGATCACAGACGATCCGACGTTGGCGCGTACGGACGCGCAGATCGTGGCTCTCGGGCTCTGGGAGCACCAGACCATTTTCATTCAACCCAATACGAACTAAGGACTACGCATCATGGCAGACCCTATCGTACCAAACAGTGCGTCGTTCCTGATCACAGATGTGGGCTTGGCCGCTGCATCTGTCGCAAAACCCGATGGCCCGTATATCGAGATCGTGGAGTTCCGCATAGGCGACGGCTACGGCTACACGCCGAGCGCCAGTGACGTTGGCCTGAACGGCAACACCGTGTACACAGGCATCCCGACTTCCTACCAGTTCGTGGGCCCGGACACGCTGGACATCCTGTGTGAGTTGCCCCCGGACGCTGGCTATTTCGAGTTCGGTGAAGTCGGCCTCTTCCTTCCGGGCGGCGTGCTGTTTGCGAAGGCCGTGTTCCAGAAGCCGCAGCAGAAGTTCCCGAAGATGACGAGCGCGACCGTCAACACGTACTCGCTGCACTGCCTGCTGAAACTCAAGCAAGCGCTGGCTCTCATCAACGTGACGGTGCAACAAAATCCAGCAATCCTGAACGTGTATTGCTGGTCGGATGTGCGGCCGCCTTCGCTTATGGTGAATCCGTACATTCCGGAACTGCTGGTGCACGAGTTGAGCAACCGCGACGACGCCACAATCCTGACGCAGGCCGACGTCAACAGTTGGACTGCTGGGAGTACCAGCTACGCCACGTACTCGCCCAACGGCACGAACGCCACATACTTCCAAGCAGTTGCAGGTAGTTCCACGTGGTTCGAAGTACCGGCCGCACAGTGTCACCCATCCGATCTGGGTCAGGCTAACCGTCAGTTCATGGTGCGGACGTTCGACGGTTACTTCCGTTCCGTCAACAACATCACGGTCAGCGGCTCAAACTACCGATTCAACCTGAACTGCACGAACGACGGTACGTACAACAACACACCGTTGCCGCGTGCCATCGCCCCCGGCGACACGATTCGGATTTACCGCGACGATCAGATGGGCGGCTCGATCTACTACTCGCAGATCGTAGACCCGCCGTCGATACCGCTGGCCACGCTTGGCAATCCGGGTCTCGCGTATGGTCGCTACGGCACGTACATGCCGGGCCCGGGCGTCATCGAGACATACGGTATGTTGCAGAGCCCGAGTCTTGGTGTGAACCAGATTGTGGGTGCTGGCGAGGACATGAACAAAACCTCGTGGGTGTCGGGTCTGTACACCATCGATCAGAATGGTCACGGGCTACCTGCCAACCTGCCAGTGTCGGCCTCTGGACACGCATGGGTGCACTCGGAAAATGCACTTGCCGTGCAGCAGGGTACGCATAGCAACAACGTCACCCAGATTTTCTATCCGGCAGGTAATGGCGGTGGTGATAATCGTGGGCGTGGTGGCTACCCTCCGTACTGGCGTGAATGGAACGCCCTCAATGACCAGAACAATGGTCAGGGAGGCTGGACGGACTGGTTCGCGTTGAACGTCATCGGCAAGCAGGGAGGTGGCACCGGTAGCGTAGTGTCCGCGATGAGTCCCAACTCGAACGTCGAAATCGACAAGATTGTCACGCTGACGATTCCATCGGCAGGCAACTGGACCATCATGGGCTGGGCGCACGGCATGGTGAGTGTGTACCATGGTGCGGTTCTGTACATCGACGCAGCGGCCGTGGACTCCACTGGCGCTTACGGTGATACCGAGGGTATCGGGTTCAACACGCTGTGGGGCACGGTCAGCCAAGGCTACAGCGCCGGGCAGCAGGTGCAGGTGCGTATGCACACCAACTCGACCACTGACAACTACGGCGATTTCCGCGTGATGGCTCTCGCACTGAAACTTTAAAGAGGTGTACTTATGAATACAGCGGTTGAAGAAGTGAGCACAGTGCAGGAGCAGGAACCACAACCGATCCTGCGCACGTATTACCAGTACATTCCAGTAGAAGTGGCGGGTATCAAACTGTTCCAGTACAGCGGGAGCAAGATTCAGGCGCAGGAAGGCGATCAGCCTGCCAATTCCACTGAACTTGAACCGCCCCTCAGCATAGGGCCCACCCTGTGCTACTACTGGGACCAAGATCGCTATCGGTGGTTCTGGTCACCGGACCTCACGAAGCTGGACGGCGCTGGTGCGATCACGCGTGCAACTGCGGCGGCCGACGCCGCGTTCTCGAAGGCTATGGCCGCTCTCAACCGAGAGTATCCGGAGGCCGAACGCGCTACGTGGGTGCAACAGCGAGCCGCAGCCGATGCCGTGCTTGCAGGCGGCACCTCGAAGTTGCTGGCCTCGATGCTGTGTGCTGGAGAAACGGCTGAAGAGCTTGCGCTGAAGATCGCGACAAAGGCAGATGCGTACGATGCGGCGCTTGGTGCCGCGCTGTTTGATCTCCGGAAGGCCCGCGCAGAAGCTGCTGCGGCCACGCTCGATTCGGCACTGGCTTCGTGCAAGACCGTGGAAGACCTAGTGAACTACGCGTGGGCTTCCGAGGACATCAAATGAGCCAAGCTATCTACGCGCGAATCCTGTACGACGAGATTCGCATGATGGACCCAAAATCGGGCCTCTACGTCTGGTGTGATCCGGACGAGGCCGGAGTTCTGGAGATTCAGCGCATACTGCATGGCGCTCCGTTTAAAGTGGAAAACAGTACGGAGTACCACGTAACGGTTCTGTATCACGAGGGCAAGATGCCTGAGCGCATACAGATTCCGGTAGATCGGCCGACAAGTGCGCGGCTTGCCGGATTCGAGGTGTGGCCGACGGAAAAGGGCAATGTCATGGTGCTGCGTCTAGACAGCCCCGAGCTACAGGAACTCCACGCTGAGTTGCTGCGAACCGGGCTGACCCACTCGTTCCCGGACTTCAAAGCACACCTAACGGTTGCCAAGAACGTGGACATGAACGACAGAAAGACGCTCGGCTGGTATCTGTCTCGTAATCATTACCTGAAGTACTGCCCTACCCATATCACGCTCGATGAACGTGTGAAAGCGTCGTCGCTCGCATGACGCATGAAAAGCCCCGTACACTTGTTAGGTGTACGGGGCTTTTTTGTTACATCTTCTTACATCCTCAATTTTATCGTGCAGAGCCAATTCGGACCTGTCTTCGTGCGAAAGTGACCAGTCGCACGTTGTTAGCAATACTGAAAGGATCAGAAGATCATGCACTACGAAGAAAAAGGCCAAAAGCTGCAACGGGAAGAAAAGCTGCTGAACATTTCGGCAGCAGTACAGAGGAAATCGAACCGAACCCTTCTGTATTCTGGATTCTGCTATTACTGCTACGAACGAGTGCATTCGCCGCATATCTTCTGCGACAATGCTTGCCGTGAGGACTACGAAAAGGAAATGCGCATCAAGAACGCCACGACATCACGGTAAGCAAAAGCCCCACAAGGACTGAGTCCTTGTGGGGCTTTTTGTTTATGCGCTGTTCTGCGCGTAGTACACAGACAGAAACGCAGACTCCGTAGCGGTCGACGGGTTCTGAATTGTCACCGTGTCGTACGCGTCATCGATCACCAGCACCTTGTTCACGTTGATGGTCGTCATCAACGTGCTGATGCCAAGGGTGACTTGCACTGGTGCACTCGTCCCTAGGCAGAACGCTGTGACCTTCTTCAGGGTGATAGAGGAACCGGGGGAAAGACCGACGGACTGTGCCGCCATGTCGTCGGTTCCGTAAATCCCATCAACTTCACCGAGTTGCTTCAGGACCAGCCTGTTGCCGCCCGTCACGTTGAGCCGGAAGCGCAGTGTCCGGGGCTTGACCGGAGGCAGGTTCGTGATGCCGCACACTTGATTAGTAGCCATTAGCTTCTCCTAGATTACCGGAATAGGGTTGCTGACGCGCTGTGCCAACGACGTGTAGCTGATTTCCATGTTTGCTACCTCTATGGAAAGTGGCACAGAGTCTGTTGCACGCGCGATGCCGTAAGATAGAGTTGCGGCACCCGATCCCATGGCCCCCGAGTAGTTCACCACGGGCTTGGAGTCGCGCCACACCTGAAGAGTGCCCTGCGAGCCCAGCACTACGTGCATCACGTAGTTCACCCAAACGCCTCGTTGTAGAAGCGCATCGGAGTACTGAATGATGGGTATGACATCGGTGGACGCTTGGGTGCGTATCGAAAGCGTATCCTGCGCCACGTCCACGGTCAGCGTCTTGGTCGAGGCATCGCGGTCCAGCCCGAATACAGAGCACTGGGACGCTGTGCCTATGATTCCCGGATCGATCCTGAGCGCGAAGCTGAACCAAATGTCGGTGCCCGTGTTGAGCGTGGCCGTATCGACAAGATCAGCGCGATCAACTGTTGTAAGGTCCGAAACATCACGGTCACCCGGATTCACCAAGAACTGCTGGGCCGACTGCCTGTTACGGGCCTCCGTGTAGCCACCCAGTACACCGCGCACCGCCATTTGCCGCCCCGATACTGTACGCACAGTGGTGGGACCGAACGTCAGCGTGTAGTTGATTGGCCATACGGCTTCCGCGAATCGCGTTGCGTACGCGCTATCGACGTTCGGTGCGAGTGCAACCACCGATTCGATGGCCAGCGATCCATACTGGGGCACCGGAATCGTATAGCCGTCTGGTGTGGCAACCACTTGTCGAGACCACACACCACCGTCACGCCCCTGAATCGCGAGCGTATAGCCGCCATTAGGAATGAACAGTTTGGTCGTGGATGCGACGCGCGTTGTCGCCACAAACGCTGTGTTGTCCGAAGCATTTGCCCCGTCCTCGATCTGCGGCTTCGAAATTTCGACGGTTATGGAGAACGGGTCCGTGTCGTTGGTTGTGGCAATCACAAGGGCTGCGGACATCTGATCGCCTGCGATAGCCGAGTTCCAGATGCTGACGCGGCGACGCCCGTATGCGGGAAGCACCGTGTACGATGCGGCTCGCGCATTGCCCGTTTTGAGCACAACGCCGGTAGCCACGCCCCCAACGTTCAGCACGTTCACGGTCGCTGCGGTTGTGAGGCCGCCACGAGTCAGCGTGGGTGCCGTGCCCGAGCCGCTGTTGAAGCTGAGCGGAACGCCTGCTGGACTTGCTTCAGTACGCGTGAACCTGATCTGGAGTTTCGGGCCGACCTGCAACACCTCCCACAGAAGTGTAGGATCGCTAACTGTCCAGCCAGTTGGTAGTGAGCCACCGTTTGCGGACGTGCCGACCAAGGCCCCTGCGAAAGTGGGGTTGGTGATCAGGTTGCTTGTACCGCGCTGAACCATCAACCGGCCATCCTCGTCGCGATCATCAACCGTCTGGTTGAATGTCTCGAACGGGTACGCCAGATCACGATAGCGCCAGAAGCGCCCGGCCATAAAGTCTGCTTTGTACAGCGAGGTGCGCGCCGTATTCAGGTGCGCGGTGCTAACAAACATCGGATCGATGAAGAGGTTGCCCTTCGTATCGATCTTCAGTTCTTGTCGTGGGACCACGGTTCCGAGTGTGCTATCCGTAGCCACATCGGAACCACGCAATTCCCAGACTGGGGCTTTGTACAGTACGCCATCGCGATACAGGGGAACGGTGTCGTCGGCTTGTAGCGGGATCGAGGCTTGCGCCATGGAGCCCGTGTAGAGCGTGTCTAGCGCAGAACCTACCGTACCCGATTCGTGTCCGATCAGCGTAGAGCCGTTCGGCGCGCGCAGCCACGCGGCAATGCGCTGCCGGAAACTCTCGTACAGTGCTGGTATGGAGTACATAGGAATCCTTTAAGTGCAAATACAAATTACAGGTACTTTGGGGGCAACCACGGCTTCCGTGATGACTTCTACCCACTGCTTACGCATACGTGTGGACGCTGGGTAAGTAGTGAGTGAGTCGGTCACAACCTCCACATAACTCTTACGGACTCCAGTGGAAGCCGCAAGTGTAGAATTCGTAACCACCTCACCGTACACCTTACTTACTTGTGTGGTAGGCGTAGCCATGATTAGTCACCCATACCGACCTGTGCCGCGTTGACGCTGGTAACAGTCCATGCGCTACCTGCGCTGTCCCGCGTGAACACATCGGAGTACACAACGTTCGTGCCCACCAGCGAGCGCACTGCACCCGGGACTACGGTTCCGTTCGACTTTATCTGGGCCGTAACCGAGTGCTGAGCGTCTGCCCCGGGGTTCGAGGCACAGGTGTTGACGACAACGGCGTTTACGTTTTGGGCTGCATATGGAAGCGCGCTCATCGTGTACAGATCAGACTTACCTGTCGTCGCGTCTGTCAGCGTCGCGGTCCCGGTCCACGGCTGCGATGCCACCTGCCAGTTGGCCCCGGCGCTGGGCGCGAATTGAGTGCTATCACCAGCACCAGCAGGATTCATTAGGCCGATACGACGCGCGCCCACCGGAAACGTGTTGAAATCGGTGCCTGTGGTGTCCCAGATCAGGAAGTCGTCCAGATACGACAGGTTGTTGCTGGGTGTGTAATCGGTGCCGATAAACAGCGTCGGTATCACCTGTGCGGGATGATTGCTCAGGTTGTACGTACCACTGAATTGCTGAACACCATCCACGTAGGCCGTCACCTGAGAGTTGGCCCCATTCAGCGTGAACGAGACTTCGATCCAGTGATAGCCGTCACCCAAATACGTGGTGCCAGTTGCTACAGGCGTCGTCGTGTTGTTGTGCAGCGTCAAATAGCTGCCGTTGTACGACAGTAGCGTAGCGTTGGGGAGGCTGACCAAACAGTACTTGGGTAGATTGCTACCGCCACCGCCGTTCAGACGCAGCCGCCACCAACCAGCCACGTAGAACGTAGCGCCCGAGGCCACGCCTGCGCCCGGAAGATCACAGCGTAGCGAGGCCGCGTATCCCGCTGTGTTGTTGCAGAAGGCACGGCCGCCGAAGCGGCCGTTCGTGGGGTCGAGCCCGGCATTGCCCGCAGGCAGCGCAATCTGCTTGTACTTGCCGCTGTTTGCAACGTCGGTGATTGTCGCGTACGAATCCCAGCCTTCAGAAAATAGGAGTGCCATATTCTTTCCTTATCGCGTGCCGTTGAGCGTGATCGATACGCCGCTAAAAGTCGTGTCCGTGACGCCCGCAGCGAATGTCATCACGTCGCCTGCTGCAAACGTGACCGGGTTCGATATGTTCACGGTGCCAGTCGACGAGCCCGCAGGATACGTGATGTCACCCACCATTACACCGTTCTTGTAGATGCCTATGATCACGATGCCCGTCGTAGCCACCAGCGAACTCGACAAGTTTCCGGTGATGCCGGAGAGTCCCGCAGCGAACGCCACGCTACGCGCGAAGATCGTTCGGTAGAACGTAGCCCCAGCCACCGGAGTTCCCGGATAGAACGTCATGATGTCGTACGGCTGCGGCGGTATGGTTGCGGTGGGCGGCGCTGTCCATGTACCGTCTTCCCGCAGATACCTCGTGGTGCCAGCCGTCGAACCCGGGCTCGGAACAAGACCGTTTTTGGCGTTGACACCGGACGGACCGAACGTCGGAACGTTCATCTGGATCGACACGTTGTCGTTGCCGTCGGCCCCTACTATGATGTTGCTGTCGTATGCCACGATCTTGCGGAAACGCGTCTTGCCCGAGCCGTCGTTTGCAGCCGACATAACCGACGTGCCTGACGGTGCCGTGTTGTCGTAGGGCACTAGGTTCACGTTGCCGTTGCCGTCTGGCGACGCCCCGTTGACGGTCTTGACAGTTCCCGATGCCGTGATGTTGACCGTACCGTCTGCGGCCATCGACATGCCAGTCCCTAGCTTGATGCCACCGAGGACCGTACTCGATGCTTGTGGCAGCGTGTACGGGGCCGGTATAATAGGCAGTCCTAGCAAGTCTGAGTAGTTGCCAGTCTTAGCCACGGTGGCCAGATTCTGAACGTCGCTGGCTCGAATGGTCAACACATAGTTGCCTGTGTTGTCTGGGCCCGTCCCATTGATGCTAAGCACACCCAAGTTTGTGATCGTACTGTTCGTATAGTCGATCCCACGGCCTGCCGTGATGCCTTGACCCAAGTTCGAGCGTATATCGTCGAGCACCGCCTGAAGGTTCTTGCCGTAAGTAGTGCCAACGAGTGCTGCGCCACCCGCACTGCCCAGATCGGATTCGGCTACAACGTCCGCTATCCGTAGTGCGTTGATCTCGACCGTGACGAGCGGCGCTCCTGCCACCACCATGGCCGCGACTTCTGGGGCAAGCACGATTTGAATGCCGCCCGTGCCGTCATAGGCCAGTCGTTCGAGATATGCACCCATCAAATAAACGTCAACGACGTTCGGGGTAAAGCCACCGGGTATCACGAACGTGCCCTGACCATCGGCGGTCGCGTACACGATCTTAATGGTACGTCGGTTCAGGTCGCCACTCACTATCAGGTTATCGTTAGGATCACGATCGATTGTGATGTTGGCACCTGCTACCAGTGTTCGGAACTTCATGCGCGCGTCATGTGCGCCGGAGTCCGAGATCAACGAGTTGCCGGTTCCGGGGTGTGCATCGACAGCCTCGATGGTGAGACTGCCGTCCCCCATGGGGTACATGTCGTTGATACGAAGGACGCCCGTGTTATTGACCCTGATGGTGCTGCCCGTGTTGTCGATGCCGATGCCGGGGCCGCCCTCGATCACCACCTCGCCTGTCTTGTTGTTGACACTGGTGACAATACCCTTGATGGGCATTGGATCAGTAGTCGAGTGAACGACGAATGTGATCTGCACCACTGCGGTGTCAGTGTCCGAGCGGTTGGTGATGAAGAACTGATCTACCGGATCGTCAATGGACAGTTGCTGATCGACCGCTACTGCTGTTGGGGTTCCGGTTCCTACCACAGTCGACACAAACACAGGCTTGTCTGTGCTGATCGTGAGCGCCGAGAACCCAACATCCGCATCCCATTGCTGTCCCGGCTTCAGAACAATCGTTTGGTTGATGGTCTGATTGGCGTAGTACTTTGCCACCAGATTCTCGTTGATGACTGGAACACCGGAGCCGCGAGTGCCTGTCTTGATTACGAAGCTGTCGCCCATAATTATCTCCGTTATGATGCTCTGCTAACTAAAATTACACACCAAAAGAAAAACCCGGCTCGGGGCCGGGTTCTTCTGCGTGCCGCCTATTAATGTACCCATTGCATAGATACACTAAAATTGGCTGTTCGGTTATTGCCAATACAGGGCCCTATTCGCTACGCGGTTGGCAATTCTGCGTTTACGGTCATGCCAAAACTACAGGTTCCGAAGCCTCCTAGTAGTTGGTTACCGGCAGGCAAGTTCAGGCGCACTGCGTTGTTCGTCTGTGAGGCCACGGTCGGATTGCCTGAGCTAAGGTTGGATACAGACACACCGCTGAACGCAAGCGTCGGGTTGCTGATACGCTTGTACTCGTACTGCGCCGTCATCTGCGGAACCTGTCCGTTGCCTACCTGTCCGGACCACGCGAAAGGTGTTCCAGAGAACGCTTCGTAGTAGAACAGACAGTCGTTGAGCATGGACGCTAGGTCGCGAAACTCGTAGCCCGTAAATTGCGGCCCGAACTCAAGCTGAACTTCAGACAGCAGCGCCGTGAACGTGCCGGGAGACGCAGCAGTAGCAATCTGCAATCTCAGGTAGTGGTTGGTCCCCAGAGTTTTGCCCACAACCGAGGGCAGCGCAAACGTCTGCTGACACCGCGTCCACGTGTACTACTGGGGCCCCCGCCCCGATTTACTGCGCTGTTGCCACAAGCCGTGCAGCGGCCCCCAGTCCACTGTCAAGCGCCGGTTGATCCTGCGGAATCTCGGTGCTGTTCGTGAACAGGGACCAGTTTGCATCGGCCGCTGTCTCGGTCTTGTTTGCGTCTTTGTTCTGTTCTTCAGGCGTCTTGCCGTCACGCACACCATACGCGTCGTCGAGCGCTTTCTTGGCGTCGTAGAGGCGGGACTTGTCTGCGCCCTGAAGGTTTCGTCCCTTGCGATTGATGAACCCGTTCAACTTCGAACTGGCCTCACCACGATCTTCTGAGTGCTGCTTGAGTTGGCGCGCGATCTCGCTGGGGCTCTCGGTGAACGTGCCCTTCGGCAATTCTGAGCCTGCGCGTCGGCCCTTGCCTCGGTACTGCTGGTCCATGCGCTGCTGCCACGTCTTGTCCTGATCCTGCTTAGGCGGGTCCGTGATTTGGCGCTCAGCCAGCAGCCTATAGGCTGCTTTCATAACCTTCTCCATGTTCTCTGGCTGCAATAAAATTGGGACGCCTCAGCGTCCCAATTTGTTAAGTCGCCGATGTATCGCTTGGCGGTACAGGCAATAGCTGTAGTATGTAGGCCGTGTACGGCCGCACAATTGTCGTGTTGCCTATGTGCTCGGTCTCGTAGTACGTACGCTCATCGTAGTGCAGTTCACGACTAGTACCAAGTGCCGCTGGATCGAGTATCAGGACCCCATAGTTGAACTCGATTAGGTAGTCGTCCGGAACACTTGCGAGTACGTCAGGCCACTCTGTTTCGTCCCACGTCGCTACGTAGAACGTTTTGCTTATATCATCCTTGTAGGTGTCCATATGTTCCTTTTAACTCGGTGTGAACCAAGTAATAGTGGTCATTGGTTTAGCTGGGTCCAAGGTTGTCTGCGCTATGACCTCCAGCGTAACACCACTGTCTTGTGTGGTATACGGAAGGCCCGCTATGACTTCCATGGATACACCATAATCGTTTGCCGGAATTAGGCCGGACGCCAACACCTCCATTTGAACCGCATAGTCATTCGCATTGAGCGGGGGTATGATCAGGACTTGTCGTGCTACAGCCTGACTCTTAACCGCCGATGACTGCGACAGTAGAACCTGCCGCGCTACTGCCCTAGCAGTAGACGCGGGAGATTGAACCGTGAGTAGCTGTCTGGCTAGGGCTTGGGCCTTTACTGGGTTACCTGCCATGGGCTACTCCGTGATTACGTTATGTGGTTCAAAGCAAACTGCGAGGCTTTGATCGAGTTGGTGGTCCACGCCTTGTTGCCGTTCGGATCGATATCAGACAGAACCGACACGTATGCAGGAGTCGTACCTGACACCGTGACTTGCGAACTGTCCGTTTCAGCACCGCTACTCCGCAACCCGACGCTAACAACCGGGGCCGTGGTCGAGGTTTTGGTGAAATACGTCTCCACCAACTGTGCCCGAGCCGTATAGCCTGCCGGAATCGTGTCTGCCGAAGAGTACACGTCAACGTCTCCGGAGTTCGAGGACGCTACGTTCTTCGAACTCAGGCTCGATAGTGCAGCCTGATTCACTGCGCTGGCGTTAGTGCCCGAGCCACCGGTCGGGACCCATTGGGCCTGAACATCGGCATCGGGACGCTGAACCGCGATGTTGATTTGACCGAGGTTACCGCTAAGGCCGGTGCCGTCTTCGAGCGTCACGTAGATATCGTCGATTGCGGTAAAGCACCCCGAACGTTGGAAGCCGATCAGGAACAGGCCCGTCGTGTCGATGTTGCGTGTGAACTGATAGGTGAACTTCGAGCCGATCTGCACACCGTCAATGTACATGTACACATCGAACTGGTTGACTGACGCGCTGTTCTTGACATACCGCATTTCGAAGTAGTGATACAGGTTCGACGTTGCAGACAGCGATCCTGTCAGATACGTTGTGCTGTTTCCTACCGAATCCAGAATACCCCACTGACGATTGCCACCAGAGGCCCCCGCCACGAATAGGTGCAAGAATCCACCGTACGTGTTGAAGACCGTAAACTGGCCGTTCGCGGCGGGCGCTCCGGATGCAGATACCACCAGACCGCTGCCAACACCACCTGTCAATCCAGTTGCTGTGGCGTCGAGCGCCTCGTATACGTTCAGCGCCTGCCAATTGGTCACCATGTCTGGGGTGGTGGCGATAATACCGGTAACGGAGCTTGAGAACAGTACGTATTTGCTACCGTCATACAGATAATTTGTATAGCCGCCGGTCGCGACGTTCGTGAGTGGAGTGCCCACCAGAGTCCATGTAACACCATCTAGTGTGCTGTATACCGACCCACCGTTTGTCACCGCATAGAGCGTGCTGCCGACCAGTATAAGCTGGGTCGGCAGTACTGGCAAACTCAGACCCAGCGTCATCGTCACTGTTCCGGACAGCGGACTAGGCGTTCCGGGAGTGCCGCCCGGATTGGTCGCGTACATAAGGCCCATGTTCGTGGCAAACACATAGCGATTCGCAGCGGGCAAGAACGCCATATCCGTAATGTAGTTACCACTTGGACCCGGTGCCGTCCAACCCGTGGCGGTCACCGTGAAGCTGGTCCACGCGCCCGATGTGTTCAGCGCTGAGTTTGCGGCAACTGCCATCAGCCCGTAACCGGAGTAGAAAAGAGCAACAACACCACTGCTACCGCCCAACAAACGACTTACGGTAGAAACCGCGTTAATGGCTTGAGTTGCACCGCCCCCGCTCGACGCTAGGGTAAAGTTGCCAGCGCCCTTCTTGGCGTCCCCCACCATTGCATACATGATGCCCTGAAATCCTGAACTGGTATTGGATATCACTGGAACAACATGAGGAAACGCCGAGTTGCCGGTGTCCACTGGACACATTGGGCTGGAAACCGACGCACTCGGAGTGACTGGTAGTGCTACGTTAGTCCAAGACGAACCGTTATTCGTTGAGTAGTTTATAGCCGTCGTATTAGTGCTTGTGTTGGAGACAACCAGCGGCACGCTAGACGTTTGGGAGTACGTCATAGCTAGGGCACCCGATATCTGTGCTGGCGTGTCCGTCCAGTTGATCAGGTCTGGCGACGTGCTGATGTTCGTGCCTGTTGCCCGACGGAACCCCCAGTAACGGGTTCCGTCAAAACCGCACCCTTGGCCCAGTGCTGCGCTAACGTAATACCCAGCGTTGCTGTTGAGTTTGGCACCAAAACCGAGTGTGATACCGCCCGCGTTCCAAGCCTGTTGAACTGTGTAGCCCGTATTGTAGTATCCCCACGTCTGGTCAGCAGCAGCGCCCCACAGAGCCGACGATGCCGCAGACGACTGAAACGCACCCACGGGACGCAGTGACGTTCCCGGGACGTTAGTAACGCTAGGCGCAAACGTCACCTTCTTGGTTGTGGGAGCCTGTGGGGAAACGCTCCAGTTTTGCAGCCGCAGGTCGCTGTCGTCGCGGGTCGTTTCAAAACCCTGCATGTATTTGAGACTCATACGTATTCCTTAACGAGAAGTCTGGCCGAACTCTCCGGCATTCAGACTGGCTGTTGTCCAAGGGTTCGTGCCGTCTGTTTCTGCCACCGATAGATAGCGCGACGGGCCGTTCGATGTTGTCATTTGCGTCACACCGGACGAGCTTGATGTTTTGAAAGACCCCTGAATGTTCTGATACCGATTCGAGTTGCCACGCATCACGACCGCACGCACATCGGATACCGCAGGCACATTCCATTTGTACGTATCGGTCTGGCCGGTGGCGCTTGCGGTCACGTAGTTGGCACCGGTCGTATCGGTGGCCGATTGCCAGTTGGGTTCGGCACCAGATGGAGTCCACTGGGTGACCGATCCGTTGCCCGTTGCCGAGACTGCGTAAATACGGCGTGCCGTGATAGCGGGTTCCGTTTCCGGGGTCGGCCACACACCAGCACCGAGAGGCCACGCGGCGTCCGCACCCGAAACGTTCTGAACCACGAGGTCATCAACGAAGTAGCTGATGAAGTTCGAGGCGAAGAACTTGAGGCGGTTCGCGATCTGCCCGGCCGTGAAGTTGTCTGCACTCCACGTCACCGGAATATCCTGCTGCAACGTCGTGCCGTTGATCGTGTACGTGGCAGTCAGGACAGCCGACGATGCAGTCGATGTCGTGCTGTAGTACGAGAACTGAAGCTGTACCCAGTAGTACGTGTTCAACTGGATGTTGAAGTTGTACGGAGAACTGGTCGGGCTGTTGATGTTGGTGACGAACTGTAGGTTGGTGCCGCCCGACGACGAATTGCTGATGTTCAGGAGCGGATACCACGAGCCCGGAACGCCTGCGGTTCCGAGTGCGAGCAACGTGCCAGACCCCGGGTTCATCGTGTTGATGTTCAACCAGAAGTTGAAGGCGAACGCGGCCTTACCGCTGGTGGCAGTGTTCCCGCGAATCATCTGCATGGTCGACGGGAACTGGTACTCGAAGCCCGAGGTCAGGGACGCTGGGGCCCCCGACGACGGGAACGTGAGAGCGGCACCGCCAAATGCGCCAGCCGACAAGTTCACCTGTCCGGCTATGGAACTGTTGGTCACGAACCATGGGTAGTTTGCGGCAAGCGTGCCTGAAGGGTAGATGTCAAACCCCTCGGCCGCTGCAATAAATTGTGCTGCCATTTGTTACTCCTTATTGCCACGTGCCACGTATGGTGATGGTGATGAGCGAAACGTTCGTCGTCGCAAACTGATAGGACAACTGATCGCCTGCTGCGTAATTGGTTGTGCTACCCGTGCTCGTAAACGAGTTGCCGTTCACCGTGTCGATGTTGAGCGTGCCGACCTGCGTACCAGTATTCGGGGTGGCCGCCGGATACTTCATGATGCGTATGGTAGCGGTAGTGCCGCTGATCAGCCGCACGTTTGCCACCGAGTTCGCCCAGTTCTGCGGGAACTGGCACGGGTCCGTGAACATGTAGAACACTTCGTTCACGATGTTCGGATTGCCCTGAACGTTGACTGGCAGACGCGCGATGCTCGGGTTGGGCGGTTGGTTCAGCAGGTCCGTGTAGGAGCCAGTGAGCGCAACCGTCGACAGCGTACCCGACGCGAGGTTACCTGCGGTCGCTGCGGTGTTCGTGAACTGCACGCCACCCAGCGTTGTGGTAGTTGCCTTGGGCAGCGAATACGGCGTAGGCTTGTTCGACAGGTCGTTGTAGTTGCCGGACGTGGCGACGGTCGCAAAGCCCGCGATGTCGGTAGCCGTCAGCGTGACCGTGCCAGTCTTACCGTTCACGGACGTGACGTTGGAGCCAGAGTTAGCGATCTTCGTCCACACGTTGTTCGACACCAGCGCCAAGTCACCGACAGCCCACGTGCTGATACCGTCGATTGATGTGGAGCCCGCAACCGATACCACGTAGTACGAACCGTTTGCCTGCGCAGTGCCACCAGCAACACCACCGTTTGCGAGAACCGGGTTGTTCGCGTTAGCGTCCCAGTTCCCCTTGTACGACAGGCCCCCCGTGATAGACGACGGCAGATATTTTGATGCGACAGTGCCCGACGGTCCTGACAGCAGGTCGGTTGGTAGACCAACGTCTGCGGCCGTAAGCGTCACGGTGCCCGAGCGCGAGTTGACGCTTACGACACCAGCGTTGGTGATATTGCCGTTCGAATCCACAGCCAGACCGCCGCTGGCCGGAACCATCACGCCACCGAGCACCGCTGCCGATGCTTTCGGGAGTACGTAGTTGCCAGCCGATGGTTTGTTGGTCAGGTCGTTGTAGTTGCCGGTGAACGCCACCGTGGACAGGTCACCCGGACCCAGACCGATCTCCTGAATAGCACCCGTGTTGTCGAGTGTGTACAGTTTTCGGTCTGGGAAGTTGATGGCCAACTGGCCGGTGAGTATCTGCGCCGTGGTGGGGCGAGCACCAGCGGTCAGCAGCCGTGGGTGCTGAACCGGGATGTTAAGAGCAGTCATTGTGTATTCCTAATTAGCCGATGACGCCGCCATCGATAGTCAAGTTCTGCAAGAACGAAAGCGGAACTGCCGCGTCGCCCGTTGTTGGTGTGGTCAGCCCATTCAGGACTTGGCTACCCATGCTCAGCGGGCCCGTCATGGTCACGTTGCCCGAGACGGGCACCGCGTTCACGTTTGCAGCCGTGAGCGACACGTTACCGCTGCCGTTCGGGCTGACGCCGTTGACTGTCGACACGGTGCCTGCGGGAATCGCGGCGGTGATCGTGACCAAGCCGTTTGCTTCGGCCAACGTAACGTTTTGACCAGCAACCAGCGACTTGATGATCGCAGAGTTTGCGGGCGGGTTGGATTCGACGAGCAGTACAGCGCCTGTGCCTGTTTGGCCCGTGACCGACGTTATCGCGTTAGCGATGGACGGAACAACAGACCAGCCCAAGTTCTGGCGCATGTAGCCGTTGCCATCGTTCGGGGCCTCCGGAACGCCGGTCCCCGAAATCTGGATGGAGTTGCCGGTGTTCGACAGCGAAATCGAGGGGCCTGCCGTGAACGTGATAGCGCCAGTCAGCGCGCCGGACGTTCCTGCCGTGATGGACGAAACTCCACCCGTGGCAGTCGACGCGATGGAAAGGTTCCCGTTCGCGTCCGGCGTGATCGTCACGCCCGATCCAGCAACCAGCGTCTTCAGCTTAATGTTACCGGTCGTCGACCCGTTGTTGCTGATGAGCGACGTGCCTGTTGCAGCGTTGTTGTCCGTGGCCTGCACAACTACCACACCGGTTTGTCCGGACACCGAAGCAACAGCACCAGTTGCCGAGATCGTGCCGTCCGCCGCGATGCTGATGCCCGGACCGGCTTTGACGCCGCCTAGGTTCACGCCGGTCGGTGCCGCAAGCGACAGGTTACCTGTTCCGTCCACAGTCAGACCGGCCTTGACAATCACACCACCGATGGTGGTGGTCGTAGCAGGGTTCAGCACTTGGTTCGCAGCAATCGTCAGCGTCTTGTTGTCGCCAGATGGCGTGATCGTGACGTTGGAGCCTGCGGCCAGCGACTTAATCGTCGCGATACCACCCGCAGTCCCGTTGTTGTCCACCAGACCAGTGCCAGTGCCTTCGTTGTTCACTGCCGTCAGCGCGCCCGAGGTTGCTGTCGAACTGATGGTGATGTTGCCGTTAGCGTCCGTGCCAAGCTGAATCAAGTTACCAGCAACCAGCGTCTTCAGCTTAGCGTTGCCAGTTGTTGCACCTGCGTTCGCGATCAGCGACGTGCCAGTTGCAGGATTGTTGTCTGTAGTACTGATAACAACTATGCCAGTCTGGCCCGAAACCGATTGCACGTTACCCTGCGCATTGATTTGCAGGTTGCCGTTAGGGTCAGCAGCCAGTGTCACGTTGGAGCCAGCGACCAGCGTTTTCAGCTTGATGTTGCCGGTCGTCGCGCCACTATCCGTAATCAGCGACGTACCGGTTGCCCCGTTGTTGTTCGTAGCCTGAATGATAACGGCACCAGTTTGTGCGGACACCGAAGAAACCGGAGCCGGGACTGGTGCCGGGACTGAGATCGTGCCGTCAGCCGTCACGTTGATGTTGGCACCGATCTTGACTGCGCCAAGAACTGTGCTCGATGCCACGGCCGATACAATCTTGCCATCGGCACTCAACTGGATGCCCTGACCTTGCGGTACATACACACCGCCTAGGTGGGCCGCGTCCTGTCCCGCTGCCGGAAGAACGTACTGGTTTGCGCCCGTCAGGACGAGGTTGCCCGATCCGTCTGGTGCGATGGTGATGCCCGAGCCCGCGACAAGCATCGCTAGACTCAAATTACCGGTTGTGGACCCATCGTTCTTGATGAGCGACACGCCGTTAGGAGCATTGTTGTCGACAAGCTTCACTACGACGTTGCCCTGCGAGTCCGGCGTCTGGTTGTTGACCGACCGAACGTCACCGGCAGTGTAGTTGGCCGTCGTCGTAGCCCCGTACACGGACCCATCGTTTGCGATGAACGTGGGGCCGCCCGGGTACTCGACACCGTTACGCCACACCTTCGAGCGTGTCGGCAGGCCCGAGTTGGGGTCCGTTACTTCGTAGAACAGATCGATTGCAGCACCGTCGATGATGCCTTGGCAGATCGCGGTGTACGGAAGGGCAAAGCGCCACCGGCTCTGGCCGATGTCGTAGATGTACGCGCCCTTGTCACGACCCGGGCCCTCTGTGGACGCCAAGATGACTGCTTCGGCCGTAGGGTCGATCGGCAGCGTGTCCACAGTAGGTGCCACCACCGTGTTCGCCACCCCGTTTCGGTGTAGCGTCAGGGAGTAGTAAAAAGTGCTGTCCATAGTTCTCACCACGTGAATGCGGCGTTAGCCGAGTTGAGGCTTGGCATGCGTTGTTGAACAAGCTGTGTCAACGCTTCGCCCTGAGCCCCGTTTATTTTTTGTGTAACCGCCGTGTATGCGTCCTGATCTGCGAGCGCGCTCAGTCCGTTCTGGCTCCAGTACCAACCGGCACTCATGAACAGATCGGCGGCCTGTGTCACAAGGTCGGGATTGCTGACGACGCGCGTATCCCCGTAGATGGCTTGGCTGTATGCTGTGTAGTTCGAGCGCCCCGTCAGGTGGAATGCACCTCGCCCGCGAAACAGCCAGCCATCACCAGAAGCCACGTTGCCGTTGCCCATGCGCGAGGCATAGACCAGATTCGCGAGCTTCTGCGGGTTGCCAACATAGCTCGGCGCATACGCCTTGCTGGTATCGGCTTGGTTCATGGTGAACCGCGAAGGCCACACGGCGACCAGCCGTTCCGGCGTCGTGTAGTTCAAGTTCTCCACGAGCTTCGAGAAGCCAGCCGTCTCGTACGCGGCTTGCGCCATGAAATAACGCACACGGCGCGGACTCGCGTCGATACCGAATTTTGCCATCGCCGCGTTTGCTGCGTCTGCCATCACCTGAAGCTGTGTGGCCGGAATTTGTGGCGCAAATTTTGCGAGTTGCGCGCTCGTGATTGCGTATGCCATTAGTTCACCTCAAGAAATCCGATACGTGCGTCAACGACACCGTTCTTGAAAGGATTGAATTTGTAGATCATCTGAACGTGCGCCGTGTACGTGCCGGGGCGCAGGTTAGGAACTACCAGATCGATCTTCTCAAAAGCGAAACCTTTGATCTCCACGTTCATGTGTTGCGGATACGTGTAGACGACGTTGCCTGCGGCATCCGTCAAGAACACGTTGTAGATTGCACGTCGTTCGGTCTTGCTTTCGACGATGAGTGGTGGGTGGATAGAAACTTCGGACCCCGCACTAACTTGGTAGGTGTCCCTGATTGACACCGTTGTCTCTGGCGCGGGTTCGACGATCCAGACACAGGCCAAGATCATGAGCACGACCATCACCCATGGCGATAGTCGTGTAATCCATTGATCGACCCATAGTCCGAAACCAAAAAGTGCGTGGTGGCCGTTTCCTGCGAGCGTCTTCACGTCATTCTCCTTTGTTTCCCTCAGTCGCCGGAGACTGGGCCGCGTCGTCCACCTTGAACCCCAGACTCTCCAAACGTTTCGTGTAAAAGCTTTCGAACAGCGCGATTGCGCGTGTCCCCATGAGACCGGCCGTCGCGATCAGGATTGCTGCAATCGGCCCGTCGATGTTGAACCACTCGCAAGCCCAGAACGTCATGAGACCTGCGAATCCCGCCGTGATCAGGTCGCGCACCAGCGTGACGAACCTGAAATCTTGCCCGTTGTTGAGGTACTTGACTGCGCCTCCGAAAATCGCGAGTCCGAAAACCCACGCGTACGTGCTTAGTCCGTAGCCGAACGGGTCCTTGTCACCCTGAAACATGATCGTGCTCCATGTCAGTCACTCCTAGATTAACCCGTTATAAAATTGGCGAATCCCATAAAATTGGGCTAGTAAATAGACCGGCAACAGGAGAAAACTATGAAATACGGCGTCACTTTCTACTCGAACCTCAACGTCCTCAACCACGTGGACAACAGTCGAGAGATTGGCATGTTTGTCAAATCCGTGTTAGAATCGGAGGATGCCCGAAGGCCGCTTGAGAACATTGAACTTTTTCGCGCGGCCCGTGACCGCCTGAACATCGAGATCGAAAAGCGGTTCGGTTCGGGCATGGAAGTTGTGTTGTTGGACGCCGAGGACTTCGACTTCGAGGCCGACGAGTTCAGCGACGCGATCTGTGTCAGCGTCCGTTCAAAGGAGAAGGGATACACCGTGCAATGAAGAAGGGAAAGAAAGGAAAAATCTACGTGGCAGATGGGAACTGGCTGCTGCACCGCGTGTTCTTCACGTTGCGCACACACCGGCCCATAGAAGAAGCTCTGCCATACGCGTTTCTGTCGTTGATCTGCAAGGACGCGATTGCGACACGCGCCGACAGGATGCTAATCGCGTTCGACGGCCCCAAGGTGTTCCGGTACGAGCTTTATCCGGAGTACAAAGCAAATCGCGACGACAAGAAATCGAGTGGGCCCGTGGTTGACACGCAGTTCACGCAGCCGCAGGGCGATGTGTACGACTATCTGCCAGACGTGTACAGACTGTTGACCGAGGCCGGTATCACGTACTTCCAGCCGCGCAAGTACGAGGCAGATGACGTGCTGCGCTCCGTGGTGCACGAATACGTACCTGAGTACAGCGTCGTGTGCGGAGCGCAGGACAAAGACGACTACCAGTTTCTTGGCCCCGGTGTCTCGCTATACGATTCGTCTCGCAAGGGGCCGGACGGCAAACCCAAGCCAGCGACGATCACTGCAAAGTCAGTGATGGAAGAGTTTGGGCTGACCCCGGCCCAGTTTCTCCAGTACCAGATTCTGCTGGGCGATCCAATCGACAACATACCGCGCATCGGAAATTTCAAGCCGCTAGGAATCCGAAAGAAATTGATCGAGCACGGTACGATTGCAGATTGGTACAAGGCAGAGCCGGACGATCAACGAACGTTCGACGTGAACCGTGTGAAGATCGCGCTGAACCGGAAACTCGTGACACTGTGCAAAGGCGTGCTGCCGCCGTCTACTCCGGATGAGTGGAAGCCGCCCAAGGTAAAGAGTGACGAGGCGCACGGATTTCCTGAGACCTACCACGCGTGGCACTCGACGCTGTACCCGAAGTCTCGTGGCCTTTTCGGCTAAAGAAAAACCCCACATGGATTGCGGTCCATGTGGGGTTTTTGTGTTACGCGGAGCCCTTCAGGGTGAAGGCCGCGCTTGCGAGTGCTGTGTCGGCTGCGAGCGGGCCGACAACCAGCAGCGTGTCGCCTGCTGCCAGATTAAGGGCTGACGCCATCGTAAAGGTGGGCCGATTTGCGCCTACCGCCCAGTTGATGGTGCCTACCGTCGTTGCCGTCGTGCTACCAGCCGGGATGCGCTGGATGTTGAACGTGGTAGCCGCAGCCGCGCCCGTCTGCGCATAACCAGAACTGCCGGTCAAGCCAGCCGGAAGTGTGACTGCACGCGTGATCGGCATTTGCAGCACGATCTGCGAAGCCGTCATGGTGCCGCTCACACCGCCTGCAATGTCGTACGCCTGTGCAGGAGAGGTGCCGCTAACCTTGATCCAGTTCGTGTTGAACGCCAGCACCATATCCCCGACAGCCCAGCTACTCGTACCGTCTAGGCTGGTAGTACCGGCCACCGTTACTCGGTAGGCCGAACCGTTGCCCGGAACAGTCTGGTACACTTGCTGGCCTGCGGCCTGACGGAATGCCGTATCGATGGTTTGCTGACCGCCCGTCAACAGCGCCGTGTTCGGGTCGATGGTGCCAAGACCCTGATACTGGGACACGTGGTTAGCGCTGGCATCCCAGTCACCGATCACGTACACGGCCCCGAGAGGCAGTTGTGCGCGAGGCACGCGACCATACACGTAGCCATCTGTGGGGCCCGCGCTGCCCGTGTTCTGGTCAAGCGTGGCCACGCCTCCGGGCTGACCCTTCTGCGTAGTGGGTATAGCACCAACGTCGGAGGCGCTGAGCACTATGTTGGCATTGCTGTAACCGTTGACTGTTTGAATCTGGGTCTTCAGCAGGCCCGTTGAGTCGACGGTTAGACCCGCGCCCACGATCACGGCACCCAGTGTCGTGGTCGTCGCAATCGGAATCGAGCCGTTAGGAACCGTGTTCCATGCACCCCACGTGTTGTTGACGCACGCGCGGTAGGCCATGCGCGTGCCCGATTTCCACGTTTGCACCACATCACCGCCAGTTCCCGTTGTCGTGAACGGCGCGACTTCTAGGATAGCAGCATCGGTTGCTGCGTTCGGCTTATTGAAGAGTGAGCTAACATCGGCAGAAAGCACAAAAAACAGGCCGGTCTGCTTATAAGCATTCATGTCAGCAGCGGCCGGTATTCTTGTTGGATGAACAAGACCAACTGTGGTATCCTGCACGACCACGTTTCCGTTTGCGTCGGGACCCACACCATTCACAGTCATCACGGGGCTGATGCCTAGGTCGATGGTGCCGTCCCCAGCAATCGTGATGTGGCCGTTGGTCGGGGCCTTCACACCACCAAGCGTTGTGGTAGTGGCCACCGGCAGCGTGTACGGCACCGGCTTGTTTATCAGGTCGTTGTAGTCACCCGTGGCCGCTACCCGCGCCGCATCCGGAATGTCCCCGATCTTCAGGTTCACGTCCCCGGTCTTTCCGTTGACGCTGGTAACCGGGAAGATGCTCGAATTCACGTCCAGCACGCCTTGCGGAGTGATGGTCAGCGTGTTGCCCACGATCACGGCACCAAGATCAGTGTGCGTTGCAATCGGCAGGTTCGGAATCGTGGTGCTAAGTGCCTGTCGGCCGAACACCACGATTTTGTCACCGACCGCAGGCAACTGCGCCAGCGGAGACGAAAACTGGAGCGTGGCGTCGGTCGAGGTCGTGATGACGCCCGTGACGTAGCGACAGAAGCTGAAGTTCTGGCCCGTCGCAAATTCAGCAATGATCTCGCCTGTGTACGCGGGGCTCATGCCCGGCACGTAGTCAGCAAGCGCGATCTTCACGGATTGCGTACCGACACCTGTGATCGTGGCCAGCGCCTGATATGCGTAGTCGTACGCATCAAAGTTCCAGAGGCCGGAGCGGTCGGTGTAGGCTATGAACGCGGACTGTTTCTGGTCGACGCCCGTGATGATGTAAGCGTTCGGCGTTGCGTTGCTCGATTGCGGCAACTGATCCGGAGACCCGAGAACCGCCATCCGAAACTGGTTGTTCGATTCAGCCGTGTCGAGCCACATTTCGTAGTTCGTATCCACGACCGACAGGAATTCGTCGATGCGAATGGCGTTGCCGAGGCCCGGGCTCGATACCGATTCCTTTGTGATCAGTTTGTTCGAGACCGCGAGCGAGAAAAGTGTGTTGCCCACGTACATACCGATCTCACCGAACGCAAACGGGCCGAGTGAGTAATCGAGGTACGCGCTGTACTTCACGACGTTCGGATTTACTACGAACGGTGCTGTCGGCACGCCCTCGTAAATAGTATTGCCGTGGATATCAACGTCGCTTGGGCTTGGCGTGTAGTTGTACTGGTCGCCAATTTTGAACGACGTGATGGTGATCGGGCCGGTGGCCGCCCTGATCAGGGCTTCCCCGGCCGTTGTGAGTTGTACGAACATAGTTTCTCCTGACGTGTTGTTTGCGTCTCCTTATTAAATTGACAAGATGGCAATCCTCAAACCGATAGCCACGCAAACCCTTGCACGCTCGATCACGAAGCTGTACAGGGATGCCGTGGCAAATTACCACAGGGCCGAACTCGGGGACCCGACGCGCGTGCTGTTCTTGCGCCCGTCGCAACTCCCGTTCTGCCCAGCCGACTTTTTCGTCCAAAACGCGGCCCACGGGACGATGCGCAGCCTAGATTTTGCAGGCTGCTTCTACACCAGTGTCGGGACCGTGGTCCACGAGGTGTTGCAGCAAGCGCTGTGTCTCTCGGGCAAGCTGCTGGCCAATTACGAGTGCAAAGAATGCGGAACGTGGCACAACATGTCGTACAAGTACGAATGCTGCGGATTCCCCACGACCTACCACGAACTGAGCATCAAGTACAAGGGCATCAGCGGCCACATCGACGGCGTGCTCGACATGGGTGACGGCACGCACTCGGTCATCGACTTCAAGACGACGGGCGTCAATGCGGCGGCCAAGAAAGCGAAAGACCCGGGTGTCGTGTACGTCGAACAGATCGAGGCGTACGCCGTACTTCTCGAACTTCAGTACGGGTTGAAAATTTCAGGAATTTCTGATATCTTCGTGCTTCGCGACAATCCGACCAAGGACCCTGCGATCTTCACGCGCGCGATCACGGATGAACGCCGGTCGGTGATCAAGAAGCGGCTGAAACGCTACCTGAAGATGCACCGCGAGACGTTGGACGTGTCGACGCTGAAAGAGGCGCTGGCGCTGCTCGAATACGACCGGTGCACCAACCCCTACTGCCCGGTCTGCAAGCTGGATGACGAAGGCCGACGCAGGGAAATCAAGAAAGCGTACAAGCTCGGCAAAGCCGCTGGCCACGTCCCGATACGGGGCATGGCAGAGCGTGCAGTCGCAGCCAAAGCCGCAAGCAGCAAGAAAAAGAAAGCCGCCTAGTAAATAGGTGGTGCAGGGGCCTAGGCCCCTGTTTTTCGTTCTGGAGGAAGAATGGATTACGTTGTACGGTATCAACGACGCTGTATCCCAAGCGCTGATCGCATGCGCCCGATGGCCCAGTTCCCGGGTGTCGTAAAGCTGGATCGGATCGCGATGACGCTCGTGCGTGTCACGTGTGAGGGCGACCACGCGGCGTTTCTCGCGGCCACCGATCCGGGAGGCCCGACCTACGACTGGAAACGGATGCCGCAGGATCAGGGAAAGTGAATCACCCGCTTGTCCGTAACCAAAAAGACGAGTATGATGTGTACATTGGCCGACCCTCGCGTTGGGGAAATCCGTTTTCCCTTGAGGGCGGCACTCGCAAGCAGGTTCTAGCCCTGCATCGTAAGTGGATCGACGGCCTGATTGAAGCGCCGTGCGGAACACGACCTCCAACCCGCGCTGAAATACGCAGAGAGTTGCGTGGCAAACGCTTGGGCTGCTTCTGCCGCCCGCGCGCCTGTCACGGTGACTATCTTGCGGAGATCGCGAACGCGAGCACTGGAGGTGGTCTTTTTGCCAATGTGAGGAAAAAGTCTTGACCCTTGACGAATTTGCCGGAGATTGGCAGCAGTTGATCAAGAACTTCGTTGCCGACTACAAGGACGGCGCACGTAAAACCAAGCAGACGCAGGTGCGTCCTGCTGAACAATGGATGGAGTTACTGGATGAGTACGTTGAACAGCGCACTGACTTCGGCGGCCTTCGTCGATAACGCGGCGCATCGCTCACTGGGCGGCGCTCTCGCGGATTTCATACACACCACGGCCTCGCGCTCTGGATTCGTGCGCTCGCTGTTCGAGTGGATCGAGTTCGACAAGACCAATCACACGTGTCCTGAGTACGGGCGCGACGAGTGGACGGTGGCGCGCCGTATCCTGAACCGGGCGAAGAAGCGACACGCCATGATCAACCTCACGTACACCGAGCGCCTACGCTGCGTGCTGCGTGAAATTCGGAGAACCAAGTACCAATGAAGATCAGACGAATCTCAGTGTCCCTGTCGAAGACGATTCAGGCGGCACGGTTCGAGCCCGTTGAAGTCGGCTTCTCTGTAGACGCCGATCTCGAAGATGACGATGACATTGCAGAGGCGCGTGCCGAACTCTACAAGGAAGCATCGAAGTCGGTGCGGCTGATGATGAAGCGCGATCTCAAGACGTGGCGCGCAGAACACGACCAATGGCATGAGGAAAATTCGTGATGACTACAGAAGATGTGAAGCAAGCATTCGCCACATTCCGGTCTACCGGCACCGTGAGCGTGATGAAGACTGCCGTCGACGCGCTGGTGTCGGACGCCAAGTTCCTCGTCAAGTCCGGTGAGTTCGACATTCTTCCGGGTGACGCGCAGGACCACATCGAGCAGGCAGAAGATGCGCTACGCAGTGCCGCGTGGTATCTGGATGCCGCTCTGTACGCACTCGGGAACTCGCGCCAATGACACCGCAGCAACTGAAGAAAGCAGCGATGTACCTGTGCGCGCTGCGCGGACTCGATCCGAACGAGTTGGTGGCCCCAGACCCGAACGCACACCACACCGTCTACCAGTGGCGTCTGGCCGCTGACGAGATCGAGGCGCACCAGCAAATCGAAGCCGCTATCTACCACGCAACAAAAGGGTAATTGATGTTCGCAAACGCAAAGAAGAAAACCGCAGCCACAACCGTGGACACGGAGCAGCATGCGCTGCATCGCAAGTACCGTCCGACGAAACTCGACCGCTATCTGGGTCAGGAAGCTGTGGTGACGCGCATCCGTGGCATGCTCGAAACCGGAAAAATTCCGAGCGCGATGGCGTTCTTCGGACCGCGTGCCGCAGGCAAGACGACGCTCGCGCGTATCATCGCGACCGAGGTCAACGGTAAGCCTGTCGAGAAGCAGGGCGACTACAAGGAACTGAACGCCGCGACCCAGAAGGGCATCGACGACGTACGGGAACTCGAAAAGCTGTCGAAGTTCCGCGCCATGTCAAAGCGCCGCTTCATCGTCATCGACGAGGCCCAGCAATGGCTGTCGAACGCACAGGCGGCACAGGCCGTACTCAAGCCGCTGGAAGAGCCGTCGAAGGATACGACGTGGATCATCTGTTCGATGGAGCCGGAGCGCTTCAACGCCACTGAAGTAGGCCGCGCCATCCTCTCGCGCTGCACCCAGTACGTGCTGGACGCGCCCACGGTTTCCGATCTCGGGAAGCAGGCCCTGCGAATCGCCAAGGGCGAGGGCATGGACTACGTGCTGGACGAAGATCGCGCGATCATCAAGCAGGTGGCCAAGAACTGCAACGGGAACATGCGTGAACTCGCAAACCTGATGCAGTCGCTCCAGCAGTTCTACGACGGCATTCAGGGCAAGAAGCCCAAGCTTCTGACGCCGGAGGACGTGACCACAGCAATCGCAAGTACCGTTAGCGCCGACGAGAAGCTGGCAATCCAGTTCATGGTCGCTGCGTACTCGCGCAACTACGCAGATGCGTACGCGGCCCTGCTCGACGTGAGCGATCAGTTCGGATTCGTGAAGAAGCTGGTGTGGATCGCCCAGTTCATCATGGGCATGGACGTGCTCAACGGGGCCAAGCATCCGAAGCTGTGGTGGAACACGGCAAACAAGGCGGTGTACGCGGAAGTCAAGAAGATGGGCCTGAACCGTGGCTTCAAGGCCGCTGTGCTGGCCAAGCTTCTGCACGTGCAGGCACAGGCAGGTCAGTTTGCGATCCCCGCTACCGATCTGCTGGCCGCACACTCGTACGACCTTTTCATCGAACTCGACCGACACGCAAAGTAACCTATGCACCACATCTACACGTTGCTGCTCGAAAAGGTAGGGCCCTTTCAGAAGCGCACTGTCTTCAACATACCGCCCGGCGTAAGCACGATTTACGGGCTCAACCGCGCCTCCGGAAAAGCCTCGAAGAACAGTAACGGGGTGGGTAAGTCGTTCTTGCTTTCGATGATTCCTGAAATCATCCACGACGTTCCGCAACTCGGTGAGAAGTCGGATCGCGTGAAGCAAGGCATCAAGGAACTGCGCTTCAAGAGCCACGGCGGCAAGGAAGTGATCGCGCGCCGTGCGTCGCGTGGCAAGACCGATAAGCTGGAACTCTCGATCAACGGCAAGGAGAAGGAAATCCGGACCGTGGCCGAGGCCAAGCGCGTGCTCGCGCGTCTGTTCCCGCTCACCGAGGCCGACTATCGAACGTACGTGTCCATCGACGCGCGGGTCCCGCACCCACTGGTCATGGGCTCTGGTGCCGAGCGCAAGGCATTCCTTACCGAGTTCTTCGGGCTCGACAAGCTGGACGCCGAACGCAAGCTGTATGTTGCTGAGTTGTCCAAACTTTCGAAGGTTCGTGCTGCCTACGACGAGTTGCGTGCACAGATCGAGCGCGCCCGCGAAGACCTGCTTGATCGCGAAACGCTGGACCGGTTGAAGAAACGCGCGGCCACCATCAAGAAGAAACTGTCCGCGCTACAAGCGCTGTTCACGGAGGCGCAGGAAACAACGCGTCTCGTGGCGTTTGCTGAGTCGATGGGTCCGCAGGTGGGAATCATCCAGAACGCTATCGGAGAGATCACCGAAGAATCGTTTGCAGATCATGTGGCGCAGATCAAGTACGAGTACGAGCAGACGAAGGCCAACATCGAGGAAGCCGAGGCGTACGAGCAATACAAAAAGGACGTGGCACGCTACAATGAGGCACTGTCCAAGGTTAGCGAATCCACCCAATCTCTTGTCGAAACGAGTGGACGCGATCTCGCGGTCGAAATGGCCAAGAACGCGTACGACGCATACATGCAATTGCAGGGGAAGGTGCGCGTGCTCGAAGCACAAGTGGCCGAGTTGCAGGAAGAAGTAGACGCCGAGTTGCCGGAGCGCGTTAAGCGGCCGGATGAAAACGAGGCCGATCTTGAGACACTGGTTCGTGTGTACGAGCACCAGATCGAGCACGCCGAGAAGTTCTCAGAAGGTAAGTGCGAGACCTGCGGCCAGACCGTGGTCATCAAGGACCCGAAAGTTTTGGCCAAGCGCCTGAAGATCGCAAAGCAGAAGCTTTCGGCCCACGCGAAGTACGAGGCATACCGGAAGGCCCGGGCCGCGCAGCAGAAGGCCGAGGTTCAGTTGAACGCCGCGCAGTCAGAGTTGGGGCGTGTAAAAGCCCAGCAGAAAAAGCACCGGGCTAACGCAAAGGCACACAGGGAACTGGCAGCACTTCCCCCGGAGCCCGAAGAGTTCACGGGCAAGAAGCTGGAATTGAAGGTGCTGCGTCGCATGCTGGAAGAGATCACGGAACGCCGGTCGCTGCTGCGACAACTGGCCGACCACCTCGATACCATCATCGCGATTCAGAAGCTGAAGAAATCGGATATGGAGATCGTGAAGCGTGCTGAAGAAGCAGCTTCCCAGATGAGCGATCTTCAGGAGCGGCTGTCGAGCGCTCAGGCCAAGATCGAAATGCACCGCACCGTCCGCGCCCGCATCGCGGACATGAAGGAGCGGGTAGCAGAAATGGAGGCACAGCTTGCCGAGGAAGAGGCGCTGAAGCACTTGGTTCAGGGCTTCCAAGACAAGAACCTGAAGAAGATGGCTATCGAGGCTATCAGTCAACGCCTGATGGTCCTGATCAACCGGTATGCGTCGCGTGTGTTCCCAGAAGCATTTCAGTTCGAGTTCCAGTGGGACACGGACATCAGGATCATCGTGCACCGGCCGAACGGCAAAGAGCCGTCGGACGTGCGTAAACTGAGCGGGGCTGAGGCCGCGATCTTCACGTTGGTGATCGTGTGTGCGCTGCTCAACTTCGTGCCCGATCACAAGCGGTGCTCGCTCATGGTTCTGGACGAGCCCGACGCACATATGAGCCCAGAAATGGCCGAAGCCATGTATAATGTGGTGAAGATTCTCAACACGATGGTGCCGTCTATCGTGATCATCACGCCAAAGACGGACCGCGTGTTCCAAGACTCGAAGCCATTCACGATTGTCAAGGACGCAAGCGGCGATTCACGTATCGTAGAGGGCTTCCCTCACGAGGTAAAGTAAGGAGAAGCAAATGGTATTGAATGCGTACGGACTTGTCGACGCGTCTCCGATTCAGGTGTCGGAGACGCTGCGCGCCCTGAACCTGAGCCACACGTTTGTAGGCGGCTTCGGTCGCACGACGCACACGACAATTGATGGCCTGTCGGCAGAACAGCCGGTATGGCCAATCATCATCGACCGGGTGCGCAACATCCACAAGGTGAGCGTGCCATACGACCGGCTCGTCTACTTCGTGTGCGACGCGCGGGCCCCGCTTAGCCTGTGCAACGTTGACCAGTCCCTGTGGCCCGAGAAGCGCGAGGGTGATCTTGACACGGCGGTGATGAATGCACTACGCGCCCTGAATCCGGAGCCCGGAATCGAGTGGTCGCTGACGATGCAAGAGCCCACGCTCGACGACTACGTGGGTCAGGCAGCGCAGCCGTCGTTCCTGAACCTGATGCAGGGTATCACCTGCAAGATCAACCCCTACTCATTGCGCAAGGAAGCGCAGCGTATGGCTGTGGCGTATTTGGCGTCCGGCATCAGCCGACTGGCGTTGCGCCGCGCGTACCGTGGGAATTCGAAGCTCGTCGACCTGATGACGATTCTTGATTCACCGGACGCCCTGAACCTGCGCAATGCCGTGGTGGCGGCCCGTACTAGCACGCCGGATCGTGTGGCCCCGGAATTCGGAGTCCACAGCTTCGAAATCTCGTACATCATGCGTTCGTTCGCGACCAACGGCACCTAATTTAATAGGGCTGAAGTGTGAAAGCCCACGCTTCATCTGATAGGAGAACTCTTATGGCTTCGTACATCCGGCTGTATCTCGTTCCCGTCAATGGCGTTCAGCAGGTGATCGACGTGGACGCGACACTGCTGGTACGCAACGGCGGAAAGTTCGAGCCCCCGCAAATAGCGAGCGCAATCGATCTGGTGAAGGTGCCGAGCACCAACACCTTCACGCCGTTTGTTCCCGGTGCCGTGGACGTTACGCTCACGACACCAAACGTATGGAACGTGCGTGTATGCTGGCGCGAGCCCGTCGGAACCGACGATAACCCGAGCACCGAGATCGTGACGACCACCGACCCATCGGGCGGTGAGTGCGTATGCGGTATTACGTGCGATGGTGTCGCTATCACCTATGTCCCTGTTATCAACGTGTACTAAGGAGTACCACAAATGGCAACTTACAAACCCAGCTTCCCGCGCATCAACGAAGGTCTGAGTGCACCCTCCGACCAGACCGTGGTTCCGGTGCTGACGCCGCAAATGCGTGTCATCGGCTTTGCGTCCATCGCAAAGACAACGTTCACGGGCTCGGAAACGACGCTCACGCTCGCCTCCGGCCCGGTGCCGCTCGTCAGCGTGCAACTCGCGCCCACCGTGGACACGAACGATGTGAACGGCACGCGCGAAGTTCAAGAATTCATGGCCATCATGTGGCCTGAAAACGTGCAGTACCAGCGCCCGTGGATCGGCTATCCGGAACTCGTGCTCGCGGACGATCCGCACATGATCGACTACTGGGGCTTCTGGTCGCTGCCTGTCAACACCATCATGTATCGCTTCAGCAAGGGCTACTACTTGACCGCACTCCAGTTCAATCTGGCTCCGGCCGCCGCGCGTGACGACACGACGCCGCCGACTCCGACGCCGCCGACCGATGGCGCTATCCGCTGGGCCGTGTCGCTCGACAAGGCAACCGTGCAGCAGACGTGTGCGTTCATCGACTTCAACTGGGTCGAACTGTTCAAGACGAACCAGTACGTGATCGCCAAGGGCAACGACGGCCCGAACCCGCTGTCGATCTCGGTGACCCAGCAGCCGTCGACGGGCGAGTTCAAGGCGAGCGTGCTCAAGGGCATCGGCCAGTCGATCATCGGCCAGAACCAAGTGCTCTACGACACGATCCGTATTCTGCGCCTGCGTGACCCGCAGCCGGGCACGTACACGTTCAAGTTCGCGGTCACGGTCACGAACGAGACGGGAGCCCCGACGTATCCGGTCACCCTGACACTGACGGTGGTGTGATCATGGTCGCCAGCAAGCTTACGAACAAGACGAGTGAGTCGGACCTTCGGAACCTTGCGGCGCTGGGCGAACCCCTCAGCCAATGGAACTTCGACCTCGTGGTCGGTGGTGAAATTGACTGGGAGGTTTCCCGCGTCGACGTGGAACGAGGCAAGATGCGGATCAAGCGACTGCTCACGACGACAAGCAACCCCAAGAACCTGACGAACAAGACGGTGGACCTGCGGCTGTATCAGTCAGTGGGCGACACCCCGAAATGGATCAGCGCAATCTACCAACTTGGTGATCGCGTGGGCGTCGAAATGAGCGTGAACGCAGGCGGCTCACTGCACGATGCACCGCCCATCATGGTCACGGAGGTGTACGCGGTGAAGGGTCTGCTGTACTTCTCGCAGTCGCAGTAAATAGCAACGTAATCACAAAACCAACACTCGTCATATGCGCGCACAGGTCGAAACTGTACTAATCAACGAGGCGGTGAAAGTCATCACTCGTCTCGCACCGCCAGTGAGCGGTGCAATCACGCTCGAATCGACGGGCGCGGTTCTCAAGGTCCACAGTCAGGCCGAACTGAGCCGCTGTTCCGTCACGCTTCCGTGTGAAGTGGAGGGCGAAATGCTGATCGCGGTTCCGACCGAAGCGATCAGCGCGGCTGTAAAGGGCCACGACTCCGTGGAACTGGAGTTGAAGCAATCGCTTCTCCGAATCACGGACGGCGCGTATAACACGCGACTCACGACGCAGGACGCTCTTGAACTCGAAATCGAAGAGGACAAGAGCGATGCGAAAGTCTGGAAGGTGAGTGCTGAGCAGCTTGCAGAACTACACTCCATGGTCAAGGCCGTGGCCCTGAAGCCCGTGGCCAACATGGCTACGTCCATCATGCCGATCTCGATCCGGCTGACGAAGAAGGGCGCGTTCGTTGCCTGCTACGACGCGAACCGCATGTGCTTCATGCAGAGCAAGGATTTGGTAGGAGACCTTGATATCACGGTCCCGCTCGATCTCATGAGTGCGGTGCTGGACTCGTTTAAGGGCGCGTCCTGCACGATCAAGGTCACGGACTCGTTGGTCTATGTCCAGAACCCCGTGCTCGATGTGGTGCTCGCGCTCCCGGCCTCCGATGAAGACGCGGTGATCGACACGGACATGGTGCAGGAGAAAGCGCGCGAGGTCCGCAAGGTAGACGGCACGGTCATCGAGATCGTGAAGAAGGACATCATGGCGTTCATGGACAACGCGCGTGCGGTCGCAACCAAAGAGCGTTCGGAACTCGCAATCACCACCGACAAAGGCAAGATCGGGCTGCTGGTCAAGACCACGAATGGCGTGTCGAAAACAAGCATCGGGGGCGGCGTCAACGCGAAGCTCTCGATGAAGGCCGACTTCGAATTCTTGGACGAGACGCTGCGCAAGTGCTCCGATCAAGTCCAGATCAAGTTCGTGGATGACGCGCAAGCCTTCATCATGGTCAAGGCCGCAAACGGCGTGTACTCGCTGGTCGCACTCAATCAGGACTGACGATGGAACAGACACAAGAATGTCGGCTGTACGTGCCGATGGAGCCGTACCTCTTCTATGAGTCGGAAGGCGGGTACGCTCTGAACAAGGGGCCACACACGCTGCCGCAGGATGCAGTCCTCAAAATAGGCGGCCCCATTCCGCTGTCCTGCATGTTCGATTGCTTCTGGCTACTGCACGAAGGCCAGAAGGTTGGCTACTACTTCCGCACCTCGTTTCAGGTGCAGAACGGTGGTGGCTATATCTGCGCCTACATGGGTGCTGCACGCGGACAGGCAGACAAGGTAGAAATCCTGCTGAACACCGAAGACCTCGTGGTGTTCCACTATCCGGGCAAGGGCACGATGATCATCAGCCCGCATGTCGGGCGAGAGGTCAACCAGATTTTCACGGAGCAGTGATGAACATATTGAGCTACATGACGGCCGTTGTAGTGACGTCCATACTGGCAGTAGCGGGCGGTGTGGCCGGTGCGCGGTTCGCGACCCGCAAGCAAACGGAACTGGTATCGGCCGTAGTGCCGGGCCTTATTGGCTTTGGTGTAGGCTTCATGTCTGTCATGATCGTGATCTCGCTGCTCACTGACTACATGTTTGCAAAAGGATACATTCATGGCCACTGAATCCGATCTCGCGTCATTTCTCGACGACTTGAAAGAGGACGCGAAATTCAAGAAGTTTCGGCTGATCTTGAAGAACACGCGCGAGAAGATGAAGATCGAGCGAGACAGGGCCGAGGCGTTGGGCCTCATGGCAAACCGGACCTCGCGCTCGCTACACGGCCGCAAGCAGTTCAGCCCGAAGTCGTTGCTCGAAGCCACGTCGAACGATCTGAGCGCACGCGCGCGGCTCGTCGAGATTCGTGTGCGTGCCAAGGTCAACATCGATCTGCTGGTAGAAGCCTGCGACGCGCTGCGAAACCACATCTACACCGAGTACGCGGACGAGATTCGACAGTTCGGATCGTCGGCAGAGCAACGCAAGGCACTGGTGGAGCGAGTGCAGGGCACGGCCCGCACCATGATCGTCGAGGCTAACGCCATGATCGACATGCTCGACCAGATCATCAAGGACATCGACAGCGCGAGCCATCACCTGCGTCACATGGTGGACGTGCTGAAGCTGCTGGATGGCAGTAAAGGGAAGATCGTATGATCTGGACTGTCATACACGCCATCCTGAGCGGCATTGGCTGGTACTTCTGGGCGCTGTTCGGCATCTTCGTGATAGCGCTCGGCGGCGTCGGCGGGTTCTTCAGTGGCATGCTGTTCGCCTGCTTTGACGCCAATGATGGCCGCGAAGCCCCGCTGATCGTGCTCGGCACGCTGCTCGGGGTGGCAACCTCCCTCATCATCTACTGCAACTACGCACCACACCCGTGATCGAAAAGTTCTACGAATGGATGCGTGGCGAAATCCTGCCCGAGCTATGGGAGCACTACAACCTACGCCGGGGGCCCGGGCCGCGAGAAATCGTGGGCCCCGTCCACTGTTGCGTACTGGTAGAACGGCCGTCTGGTCCGTTCGAGTTGATGGTGCTGCGCCAAGACGACAAGGCAGTTCGCTACGCCACTTATCTGGCTTCGCTGTACGCGAAGTACTGGATCGAAAAGGCTCCGGCTCCGGGCCCATGTCGTCTGCGCCTACACGGAGTGCTTGCACGTGCAGCTATCATCGATATGGACCCTTCGTTCACCTACGCGTTCGACGAGGCCATCACCATCGGCGGTGACGTTCCGTCATCAACCACTGTAACCCTGACACGGACACAATGATGAACATCATCATCCTGCGAAACAACAACACCAACATCGATGCATGCGCCTGCTTGGATCGGGACACGAACACGATCCTTGCCTCGATCACGGCCGATCAGGTCATGAGCCCGATTGGCTCTGTCCAGTTCACGCCCGGCGTCCTGACCAATCAGGAACAGTTCATCCGGGCTCTGCAATTCATCAACATCGAGTGTCAGAACTCGTACGGCGGCCGGATGCGCCTGAAGCTGGAGAACACGCAGGCCGTGGCCTTCGCGCTTGCGATGTCGGCACTCGTCGACTCGGACGACGCTACAGTGGTCAGCGCGTGGACGAACCTGTCGTTCGAGATCACGCTGTCGAGCATCACGGATACCGGGGCTTCGCAGTCCGTGCGATTCGTTGGCAAAAACCTGACTGGCTTGAAGACCATCGTACGTGCCCAGAACGTTACGATGTTCATCCAATCGAAGTTGGGTTCGATCCAACGTCCTGCGGGCACGAGCATCGGTGGCTGAGGTAAAGCCGATCACGGTGCACGCCCGTGAGGCTTTCTTCATCAAAAAGCAGGACCTCCCATTGGACGTGCGGGAGGAACTGATCGAGAAGTACAAGTTCCGGTTCTACGAAGACAAGTCGTGCAAGCAGTGCGAATTCTTCGAAGACCGGCACTCGGATGCCTGTGACAACTGCGGCGCGTTCTTGGGCGGTGCCGACCTAGCGTCTGTCGTCAAGATGGGCGAGAAGGACTTCATCAAGACGCCTCTTGGTGACGCGGGCGGCCTGAAGCAGGTGCTCGAAAAGAGCGACATCCAGTTCAAGTTCAAGAAGCACTTCCCGGACAAGGCATTCAGTAGGCCGATCAAGTTCACGGGCACGCTGAAGGACTATCAGCCGGGGGCCGTGGAAGCGATCCTGAAGCGCAAGCGCGGGGTCCTGAAGGCACCACCGCGTTCGGGCAAGACCGTGATGGGCGCGGCGGCCGTATGTCAACTCGGCAAGAAGACGATCATCATGGCGTCTCAGCGTGAGTGGATCATGGGCTTCCAAGAGACGTTCATCGGGTCCGACACGCAGGCGGCACTGACCGACTGCCGCAAGGACAAGATCGGTTTGTGCAAGACGTACGAAGATTTTCTGAAGTACGATATCTGTCTCGTTACGTGCCAGACGTTCTGGAGTGATAAAGGACGGAAGCTTTTGCGCAAGGTTCGCGACATGTTCGCGATGTTGCTCGTCGACGAAATCCACACGGGTGCGGCACCGAAGTACGCATCGGTTATCGCGGCGCTGAACTGCGAATACAAGATCGGACTCAGCGGTACGCCGAACCGCAAGGACGGCCGCTACGTGCTGATGCGGAACCTGATGGGTCCGGTGATTGCCGATATCAAGGTCGAGCGCTTGCGCCCGCACGTGCGTCTCGTCAAGACCGCGTATTCGCAGAACACGAAGGGGCAGGTGCAGTGGACGCGACTGGTATCTGGAATCGAGAACAACCCGCAGCGCCTGAAGCTGATTGCTGAGTGGGCGGTGAAGGACGCGAACAACGGGCACATGATCCTGATCCCGATGGCGCTGACGAAGCCGATTAAGGCGTTGGTGGCCGCCATCAACAAGATCGCGGGTGCCGAGATCGCGAAGCCGTTCCTTGGGTCCGGCTCGATGAAGAAGACGGATCGAGACCGCATCCTTCAGGAAGCGCGCCAGTACAAGATCAAGGTGCTGGTGGGGACGACGAAGCTGCTGACGACGGGCACGAACATTCCGCGTGCCTCGGCCCTGTACCTGCTCACCCCGTCCTCCAACATGGAGAACGCGGAACAGCGCGGGGCCCGGGTGCTGACGCCGTTCGAGGGCAAGCCAACGCCGATCTGGCGTATCTTCCTCGACAACGTTGGCGTAAGTCGTCGATGCCTAGCGAATGAGTGGTGGGGTTGCATGAAGCCGAAGTTCAAGCCGGTCATGACCGACAAGGACGAGAAGATGTTGCTCGATTACCTGAAGCAGAAGGGTAACGGTGGCTCGATGGAAGGTCGCATCGAACTGTAAGGAGTTGATAATGAGGATTCACAAGCGGATGCCCGCGCGGCTCCGGAAGAAGTTGATGCAGAAGCAGCGGCCGTTTGGCACATACACCAGCACGCGGGGTGTTGCCATTCTCGATGCCATCATCGGTAAGGAATTGCCCGGCGTTGGTATCGAAAACACCATCCAGAAATGCCGCGCCATGTTCGACGAGCGTGCTAACATAGACGCAGAGGCACGTGCGCGGGCCGAGCGTGTTGGACTGGCTGATGAGTACAACGAGCAGCAGTACTGGCCAGAAGTTCCGGCAGGGGACCGCGTGGACCTGAAGCGTGGCCGCCGTGGTGGCACTGTAGTGGAATTCGGCGTGGGTGATATCCACGTCTGGTCCAAGTGACGCAGTAAATAAGAGGGGCGGACACCCTAGTGTCTTGCCCCTTTTATTTTGTGTACGAATGGTGTATAGTGCGCGCAGCACACTAACAGACGAGGACTGATGGAAGCAATCAAGGGCGGGGCTCAGGGCCCCCGGCGCGGGCGTGGCCCGTACCGCAAGAAGGAAACGCCGGTCAAATACGACCCGGCCGATGACATCGCGAACGAGACACCGGCACCTGATATCGACGACGAACCCGCACCGAAGGCCAAGAAAGTAGAGGTCGAGGGTGCCGTATGTTCGGTCCCGATGCCCAAGGTGATTGAGGTGAAGCGGACGCCCGGTGTGCTGGGCGTCGTACCCGGCTGGGTATGGCGGTGCTCGAAGTTCCGGTGGCAACCGCGTGATTTCGGAACCGAGAACGAGAGGTTGCGCGAACGCGTGATCGACAGCAGCGTTCAGGACAGTAGCCTGTGCCGATTCCTCGAAGACCCGACAACGCCCATGACGTACTGTGTGGCCGGTTCTCCGGACGACCGGCAGGCCCTGTACTTTGCGGCCTATCTGGTGTCCGAGTTCCAGCGGCGTAGCCACAACGCAGTCGTCTGGCACAATCTGTACGGAGGGTTCGACAATCCCGTGCTCAAGAAGTACGACGATGACTCGAACATCCCGGACCCGGGTTTGCTGGTGCTCACGAACCTGAGCCCGCAAGCCACAAACACAAAGCTGGACAAGACGCGTGACTTGCTCACGCGTTTTGCTGGTATCCCGCGTATCCTCGTGGTGGCAGGCGAGGACCCGATTTCTTTCTGCGCAGCGCGCCTCAACGTCGAGGTCAATGCGATTGCGTATTTCCGTGGCAACACGTTGAAGCAACGAGTAGAGGTGATTTGATGGCAGTAGTCAGAACCGCGCTGTACATTCAGGACCTGCTGGGTCCGCTGCACGAAGCGTACGTCGACTTTCATTACCAGCACGGCCGCAACCTGAAAAACGATCCGGACCTTACCCGCGTGTTGCGCGAGACCATTACGAAGGTGTTGGAGACGAACCTAGCGTTAGGCATCATGTGGGGGCTGTACGTGGGCGACTACAGCACGAGCCGAGCCGTGAACGTGAACGGCAAATGGGAACCCAACTGCGCGGTGCGTGTGTCCATCGACCTGTACGACGTTCGATTCATCATCGACCTGTCGAGCGTAGGTCCCGTCCTCAGCATGGAGGACGTGGCATGAGGATCACGATCAGCACCGAGTACAAGCTGTCGGTCATCAGCGAATGGAAGTGGCTGAACGGCCAGAAGTCTATCAGCTTCATCGACGGGAGCCCGCGCATCCTGCTGGGTGGCCGCGAGTCCGTAGCGTTCCCGGTGGAAGTGGGCAACATCTACATGCGGGACCCGAAGAACCCGGGTCTCGATTACAAGATCGTGCGGCCCCGCGATCTCAAGAGCTTCGTCTCGTACGAGACTTATGCTAAAATTCTCGAACTTCAACAGGAGGTATGGAAATGACCGAAGCTCAACTGAACCAGATACGCTCGGACGCTCTTGACCTGACCATCAAGAGCGCGACTCTGGTTGTCGAGGGTTACCTACGCAACAACATCAACGAGACGGGCCCGAAGCTGCGCGATGGTGTGACGGCACTGATGCTGGAACGATTCTTTCTCTACTGCTCCGTCGTCATCGTTAAGGAATCGGGGCGCGTGCGTGCCTCGGTGGATGGCACGCTTCGTGCGTTCCATACCGATGAACTGTCCTTTCAACGCAAATTCGAAGTGGAAGTCCTGAACGTGGAAAAACCCATCTACATCAACGGTGAAAAAGCGGAACGCGCTATCTGCGCGGCATTCGTGATAGCGAGCGCGGCATGCTCAACGTCGCAGGAAGTGGAGGCCACGATGCACCGCGAGATTCGGGCGCAGGGCATTCGCAACTACCGCCTTGAGTTGGGCGATCAGCCGACGCTCATGCTCCGCGCGGACCCGGAACGCGGGCTCGACGCAGCGTGCACCATCAACCTGCTGAGCAGTTCGTCGGTCGCGGAAGCGCCGGTCGCTGTCACGCTGGTGGACGAGAAGCGCAAGAGCAACATCATCGAGGACGATGCACGCGAGGCTGCAACCGTCGTGTCCAAGTACGCGCGCAATCTGGCGTACACACTGCGCCGTAGCAGTCCGGCTCAGGTGCGTGCTGGGCTCACGGCGCAGGTCGAGCAAGCGTTCAGTGAAAAGTTCACGGACATCATGACGAATGTGCGCGTCTACGACGACGTGTCCGGTGCCGAGTTCGAGGTCACGGCTCGTCACCGGCTCATGCAGGCCGTGCACCACATCAAGTTCCACGTGGATTTCGTGCACGAGTTGAGCATCGAGGAACTGCGCTCGGCTCTCGACACGGCCTTCCGTATCAGTGTCGGTGCCCGCTGTGGCAACGACCACAACGCGCATCACGACAAGATCAAGCAAGACCTGACGGACGCGGCGTACGCATACGACGAGCACATCCAGTGCGCGTTTTCGTTGCTATCGTCTGCGGCTGGCCTGCAATGCGTTGTCACTGTAGTGGACCCCGAGTATGACCGCGTACCGGATTCATCCGTGGCGTTCGCACTGTTCGTTCCGGTGGCTGGCATACAGGAGCCGGGAATGGTAGAGCGCGACCCGTACGAGTTGGTCGAGTCGGGTCACGGCGGCATGAAGGTGGCGCTCGCGAAGCTGGACGATGACGACGTGGAAGACGATCTCGATGAAGGTGATAGTGAGGGATGTCAGTCCGAAGAGCCGCAAGTCGAGTACGACGTGCCGTCGCGTGGTATGGCAGTCGATATGGCGGCCAATGCATCCCGCCTGCAATCGCAGTTGAGCAAGGACTCGGCCTTCGCGTGGTCGTGGCACGACCAATACGCGCAGTCGATCCTGCCGTTCATGAACATGGGCAACAAGCCGGACAAGTTCCTGAAGGCAAACTCTATCGCCCGGCAGATCATGATCAACACATGGGGCATCGACTCGAAGAAGCTGCCCGAGTGGCGTGCTGGTGTCGAAGCTGTGGCCGAACGTCTCGAACACGAGCGTCAGGAACGCATCAAGGATCGTGAGCGCATCTGGAAACTGGTGTACCAGTCGTGCAAGAACGCATTCAAGGCAGGTATCGATGAGGCTGGTATCGAAACACTGCTCGCGGGCGTCGGTGACTCGCTCGGTGACGGCTGGTCCGTCGGTGTCGCGTTCTATCAGCGCTCGGACGAAGAGTACCGGACGGCACGCATTACCGTCCGGAACGAGGATGGTGAGCGCACGTTCACGGGCCAGTGCTCCGACTACCACCCCGAGAACAACTGATGCCGGACGCCGTACAGGAAATGTTGGCAGCATCTGTTCGTGGAGACGCGTGGTCGAAGCTGACTAACGCGTGCCTCACGGCAATGCGCTGCGGCGATTCACCGGCCGGTATTCGTGCCGCCGTCGCGGTTGTGGCCGCGCGACTGGGCCCAGATTGGCGTGTGGTCGTGACCGTGGAACGCCCCAACTGCGTTTTCATGCGGGTCACGAAGAACGCAAACCCTACGCTGGATTTTTCCGGCGCGTGTTACCTAACCCCAATGGAGTGACTGATGCTGAAATACATGCGTGGCTTTGATTGTCTGGGTGTTTCCATGGTAGAGGCTACGGGCCCGACCGAAGAAGAGTACGCGCGGCTGAACGAGAAGATGGCGCGCGAGCAACGTGACTTCGATCTGATGGCCGCAGAAATCGGCAGTCTTCAGCTTGCGGGGACCGCCGACCGTATCAACGAGGTCGTGTACGAGGTGGCCAAGCGCTATTTCAAGGAAGTAGCGCTTGTCTGGAACCTGAACGACATCTGTGTGGCCGTGCTCGACGCTGAACTCGAAATGATGGTGTGGATTCCGTTCACGAAATTCGGCCCGATGTTTGCAATCGGTGCCGAAGCCGATCCGTATTCGAAAATCGCGGCGGGGAAGAACTGATGGCAGCCGTCCTTGTTGCACTTAGCGCATCCGGTGCCTTCGACGCGCAGCCCTGTCCGTACCTCTTAGTGGAATCGCGTTTCAGCCACCCGGGTCCGCGTCGGGGCTCGCGATATCCCGGGGCCCCGGGCGGCCGGTACACGGTACACGATGAGCGACACACCGTGTATAACCCGCAGAACTGCACTTACGAGTACGTGGACGAATGAACGCACATCAGAGACGTATTCGACGCCGGGCCGCGTTTGGCTATCCGGTGGTGCGGGCTCTCAAGGGCTACCTGCGCAAGCTCCGGGCCGGATACATTACGATGGACCCGATGCCGATTTTTCCGATCCCGCCCGTACCCGGGCACGCGATCCCGCTGATGGTGTTCGACTGGATGGGCGCGGACCCGGCGTTTGCGGCCGACGTGCGTATGGCAGTGGCCACGCGTGAGGCACGAATCCAGTTCACGGTGCCGCGCATGGACCCTGACATGGAGCGCATGATACAGGACGAGTACACGGAGCATCTGCGCCGCACCCTGTCCAAGTAAATAGGTAGTTCCGATCAACCTGTAAATCAAAAACGAATGGCAACAAAAGCAAGCCCACGTGCCGAACTAGCGGCGCTACGGGCCATGACGCACAAAGACAAGCGGGTGAGCGGAACCCTTCTCTCGCTGGTCGACGAATCGTACTTCCATTACACCGAAAGCCAAGAGGTCTATCAGGCGATCTTGCGCCACATGCGGGAAACCGGGACAACCCCGGCCTACCGTATCCTGATCGAGGACCCGCAGGTCTCGGAGCAGAGCCGGAAGTTCCTGCGCGACAGCCAGCCAACCGTCACCAACATCGACGAGGCGACGAAGACGGCACGCCTGCTCAACAAGTACAGGCAAATCCGGGGCCTAGAAGAGTTGGCCGTCCAGATCGACCAGACGCTGAACGCGAAGGGCAAACTCGATGTTGGAGCGCTGCTCGAAAACGTGGCGACGGGACTGGCGACGACCCGCAGCACCAAGAGCACGAAGGACTCGTTCACGCACTTCGGTGTCGGCAACAACGCGACGGCAATGGTCAAGGACTTGCTGTATGGTGAGGACAACGACGAAATCATTCCGACCGGTATCCCCGAGTTTGATCGTCGGTCCGGGGGCATTGCCCGGGGCGCAATGTTCAGCATCGCCGCGACTTCGGGTGCTGGTAAGTCGACAATGGCAAACGCGCTCGCCATCAACATGGCGACCATGGGCTACAAGGTGCTGATGGTCCCGCTCGAAATGAGCACCAAGGAAATGACGGCGCGGACGATGGCCAACATCGGTGACTTCGATGTGACGGATATCCTGCGCAAGAAGCTGGCGGCCGGTGAGCGCGATTTGGTGATGAAGCGGTACAAGCGTTGGGCCAAGAAGGTGAAGGACGCGGGTGGCCGCTACACGATTTTCAAGCCCGACATGGACATGACAATCGAAGAAGTGGTGGCGGCCACGAATGCCTACGACGTAGATGTCATGATCATCGACTATATCTCGCTGCTGAAGGGCGCTGACGGTGATGATCAGTGGCGTCAACTCGGGTCTATCGCCCGATACGCGAAGATCAACGCGGAATCCACGAACCGGGTCAACATCTTGCTCTGTCAGTTGAGCGAAGACGGGAAAATCCGGTATTCGCGAGCCATCAACGAGCACAGCAACAACGCGTGGACGTGGGCCCCGACGAAGGAGCAGAAGGAAACGGGGCTCGTGACCATCGAGCAGCCGAAGTCGCGAAATAGCGAGCCGTTCCCGTTCCCGGTGCGCATCAACTACTCGCGTATGCGGGTCGAGCAGGCACCACAGTCCGACGATCTGGGTGAACCGGGGGCGCTCGGCGCACCTGTGTCAACCGATCCAAAGTCTGAGCAGAGGCGCAAACGTGCGAAAGAAGTGCCGAACTTGGCAGACATGAGTGATTAACCGGAGAAGAGAGTGAGTGAATATAGGGCATGCGATCAGGAGTGGGGCACGGTCCGTCGCGAGGTCCGCGACATCGAGAACTCGGGCCTTCCGATCTACCGGCTCCAGTTGATGGATGTGGAGCAGTTCGGGGACCTGTACTACGAACAGCAGCGCGCAATGTTGCTGCTCGACGATCCTGTACTACGGATCGATGGCAACATCATCCACATCGAGGAACATAAGGCTGACTGGGGGCCTAGTTTCACGTGGCGTGAGTTCTACGCGCGCATCACGCACGCACGGCCGCTGTCAGGAGGATACCTGCTCGTCAGCCTCAAGATCAGCAGTCGCTGGATCATGGACACGGAACTAGAGGCCGCACAACGTAATGCTGAACACGAGATCAAGGTATATGAGTGATTTTTGGAACGCTGGCCCGGGCCCGGGCCACGAGGCCGACACGATCAAGAAGCTGCGCCAACTGGGCATCGACCCCCGGTTCTGGGAGAATGCGTCACTGACGTTTGAGGGTGCGCTCGACAGGTTCTGGCGCAGTGCCGATGACTGGAGAGGTGTATGATCAAGACCCAGAGCCCGAGCCAATTGGGGATTCCGCCCACCGCCCTGTATCTGGACGAGAGTACCACACGCACGCTCCATGACGTGAAGTCGCATCCGCGTCCGTTTCAGGATGTGTGGGACGGGAACAAGCGGGCGGAAGTACGCGTCAACGACCGCGATTACGGGCAAGGGGACGCGCTGCTGATCCGCGAATACGATCCGGGGCCCCGACCGTGGGACCGGCATTCCGCTTTCTACACGGGTCGCGAGATCGTGGCGATCATCACCCACGTGCAGCAGGGTTATGGACTGCCTCCAGACCTCGTGGTGCTTAGCATCGACGTGGTAGACCGTCAGGAACGTCCTGTCCTTAGCGGGGTTAAGGAAGAACGCAAAATTTTTTGAGCCCCGTATAAACGTTTCACCGTAGAAATGAAAACGAAAAAGCCCCGTACAACTTCATCGGTTGTACGGGGTTTTTCTTTGTGCTATGATGCACCATTGACTACCACCACACAGGAGCCGTCATGTTCGCACGCGACCGCAAATCTGCCCAACAGGCCCGGGCGTCCCAGACTACACCAACCCGTGAACAGGCACGTCGCCTGAGCCTGCACCAGCAGGTAGAAATCGTGTTGGAGGGTTTCACGCTACCGGACGAGGCACGGGCCCGACTCGAACGCGCAGTCAACATGGAAAAAGCCGAAGCCTATCTGGTGCTCCGTGATGACGAGAAACAGGCGCTACGACGAGCCGAGGACGCACTCCAGAAGATGGGGTGGTGGGATGATCTGGCGGTCGTGAGGTGCCTGCGTTCCAGAGCCCAGTAATTACACCAGATATGGGGAATCCACGACCCGCACCGGCTTCTTCTTGCCCTTGATCGCAAGCATAGAATTCACGGTTCTGGATTCCCTGCGCTTTTCATCCGCCTGCTTTACCATCCCCGGGTTCTGTCGACGTGCCTTAGCGATTTTCTGTGCACGCTCGTCGACTATCACGCGCGCCAACTTCCCCCGGGTCACCAGAACGCCTGTGCGCTTCTCGATCTCGCGCCCCAGCTTCTTCTGGCTTGTCCGGATTTCACCAGCCTTTGCTGCCTGCTTGAGAGAATCCAGTACCTGAGCCGCTAGTTCCTCCTTCGCCTTTTTCCTGTCTACAGCAGCCTGTGTGCGGGCCGTGGCCTTGGCCCTGACCACCTTCTTCTTCACCTTTGGCTTGTGGAGTTCCTGTACCTCAGCCTCACTGAGTTCCTGCATGTCGGACTCAAGTTCGGGGGCTTTCCGATGCTGGTGACCTACGCCCAACAGTTTGTCCTGCTCGTGGCGTCGACGTGCCGAATCGCGTTGTTTTGCTGCCGTGCTGCCTGCCTTTTTCGGTCTCCCGCCCTTGTTGACCTCACGTTCGGGTAGCGGTTCTGTGGATAGTTGGGATTCCGATCCAGTTCCGTCCGCGTGAACCACGTCAATCCAGTCTGCAAACGGGTCGATTCCCACGCCAATCGTGGTGGAGTTCTGGGATTGTACAGGATTCCTGTGCTTCTCTCCACCAGTCGTAACGCCCACGCCCACGCCCACGCCCACGCCCACGCCCACGCCCACGCCCACGCCCACGCCAGCAGTCCCAATATCACCAAACAAGTCACTGAGTTCCTTGTCGGATTGTGTTGGTGTGCCCGTGCCCGTCTGGGCCCCGATGGGTGTGCTATAACTGGACACCGATTGCTTTGGGGTCGTGAGTTCCTGTGAATTAGCGTCGATCACCCCGTTTCGGTTAGAGAGCGTGGATTCGAGCATCAGGACCCTCGATTCAGCTAGTTCTGCCCGCTGTTCGGCATCGAGACGGGCCTGATCCTGTGGATCGATCTCTAGCCCCTGTTGGGTGGCCTGTAGTGCTCGTAGCGCATAGTTTTCTTCATTAAAAATTGGCGCTACGGGCCTCTTTTTAGGCTTTGTGCGTGGATACACAGGATCAGTAGATTGAGCGGGCACCGGTTTAATGAGGTGTTTTACGCCACCCGATTCGGACTCCGAAATATCGAGCATGAAGTCGTCATCGAGTTCACCAGATGCTTGGGAGTCCTCACGAACTTCGGGGCCCGGGCCCCACTCCCAATCGTCGTCCGCGTCCTCATCATCGTAGGATTCCTGAGCAACTGCGTAACCGCGATTGATGGCACCCGCACCCGCGATCTCGGAAATCGCGAGGTTGAGGTTCAGGGCGTGGAATTCGGCACCCGATTCACAGGGTTCGCGTAGGACAGTGGGCTTCATCCCCATGTCGTGGAGACGGGCGACCACAGGATCGTGCATGAGACTCGACATCCGGATCGGCTGGTCCCCGTGCTGGACGAGCGCGAGAATCGGTTTGTTGGTGAAAGTGTAGCCCTGCACCGTGAACGAGCCGGGATGGGTGGGATCGAGTAAAATAATCAGATGTTGCATTTTTGTACCTATCTGTGTTATTGTTGGTCTACATGAAATTAGTGGAAGTGAGGAACTATGAGCGTACAGATGATGCGGGTCAGACAGGAACTGGAGGCCACTGTTGTTGCGGAATACGGGCCCGGGGCCGAGGACGAAGAAATTACGATGACGCGGTATGAATTGCTGCTGCTGATGCAGGTGGGGGTTCGTCGTGTGGCGGCCCGGGACCCCGATTTGTCGTTTTTGGTGCGTGAGGGGCTGGGGCTTGGTCGGCGGGTCGAGCGTTCTAGGGTTCGGGATAAGTGGAGTAGGATTTGACAGGCGTGGAAAAGTTGGGTAAGATCGGCCAATGTTGAATTAACTGGATTGGCGTGTTGAGCGCCAGCGAAACTACTGGGAGGTGTTATGTCGGATCAGGTGAATGGGGGTTTGTTGAAGGTCGGTGAGTTGGGTGATGAACGCAGTGAATCACTCAAGGTCGGTGAGTTGGGGGTTGGTTGTAGACTTTATGACTTTTTCGTCGCATTCAGCAACTGGCTGGAGCGCGGCGAGTCCCAGCAATCTCTCGAACACGGCCTCGGATTCTCGCGCTATTATGGCCTGTGTTCCAACCTCAACAAGTGGCTGCTTGATCGGGACCATCGACTTTTCGGGACCGACCAACACGGTCAACCGAGGGGCTGCTTATGGTACGCACGCGTCGACGAGTTTCAACGGGCACTCCAAGCGCTGTTTGCTGATCGCGGGCTGGATCGTGCGACACCGTTTGATGCTGACGAACTGGCGTACGAGCGCGCGGCGCAAGGCCATACTCTATACGTCAATCAGGCACGTCTCGCGTTCATCCGCGACGCGTGTGCCGGACTCACGCTGACCACCAGCCAGATCGAGCGTGCTATCGACGCGTTCTACATCGATATCGACAAGGCGGCCCCCCTGATCACGCGGCACACCAAGCGTGAGTTGTTCGAGCCCGTGTACGGCCTGTGCCAGAATTTCGTGTTCTGGCAGCGTGCGCAAGGCGTTGAGCGATCACGCGTGCGCACGTTCCTGAATAATGCGCTGGTGCGTGAGTTCACGGACGCTGGCATGGATTCGCTGTATCCGTTCAATGCGGGCCGCGCAGAAAAGTACAACGCGGAAGAAAATACGTTCCTGAACCCGCGACGCCGCAAGTGGATTCGTGATCGCGCGGCCGTCGCCCTCGTACGTATGGGGGTCAAGTGAGTTACCAGCTTTCGATGGATGATGTTCTGGGTCTGGGTCACGGCATGCACCACATGGAAACGCGTCGTGGCATGATGACGAAAGCAGAGCCTGAACCGGCCGCGCCAGCGCCCCCGCGTCCGAAACGCGTGAACAAAGTGTTCAGGGATCGGACGATTCGTATCAGCGCCGTGGACATGGATAAGCTGGCATGGACCTATGCCGAGTATCTGGAGTCCGATTGCCCGGATGCTGAGAAGGATGCAGCACTCGATATCGCGCACCTGATGCTCAAAGTGCTCGACCAGATCACGGATATCCGTAAGCATCCGAAATACGTAGAAACCAGCGACGACTACGCGGAGGCCGAGGCCCAAGCCGAGCGCGAACGTGCGGAACGCAGGGCCCGGCGCGCTAAGCGTGGACAAAACACACAGGAGAAATGAGTATGGCAGAATGGAACAAGCACCACGGGCGACCATTTGACCGTAGCACGTGGACGCCGGAAGACTACACGAAGATGGATGCGCATGAACTGTCCCTCGCTATCGATTACAGTTTGCGGGCGGCCCGCACACTGGGCAAGAACGAGGCAGAACTGGATTTCGACCTTCGTATCGATTTCCCGTACGAGTATTCAGGTTACAGGCTGGCCGCCGCCTTCCTGACCGAATACGACAACGACGGTTTCGGTATCGAATCCGACGAAGTTGTCGACGCCCTGATCCGCGTGCTTCAGCGCTACGAAGAAAGTGGCGGTGCCGCCCATATCGGGTACAAGACCGGGATCATGGGCAACGAGCTTGCACCGGCACCGTATCACTGATATAGTCGCGTTAGCTCAACATCTGAATGGGAGGTAAAAATGGAAGAACCGAAGATCAACATGGCCGTGTACCCGCAACTCGTTACCTCGGAACGATTCGAGCACTTCATCGAAAATAACCTCGAAAAGCACCTCATCGAGTGGTTCGGCCAGACCGCTCTCGACGAGTGCGAGGGCATGATCAATCGCGTGCGAATCGCGAGCATGACCCAGTCGTTTGCCAACAAGCTTCTGACGTTCGCGCGTATCGAGCATGGGCCCGTCGTGTCGGAGGAAATGGCGGTCGATGCAGCCCGCGCCATGACCAATCTGGAGTTGCGCATCAACAAGCCCAAGTTGAACGAATGGGAAGAGACGTTTGCAGGTCACCTGCTGGCTGTCGCGAAGGTGGGTGCCTAAATGGTGTTCCTAAACTGGTACAAGAAACTGTCGGGCGGCCGTGCGAGCCCTATCGCGACCGTCGCAGAGGCAATCAAGCAGGCGGCCCCGGACTCCAAGTACCCGACCGATGTATTCAAGGGTGACCACAAGAAACTGGTGGAGGAAGCCTCCGCGTTTCTGCGCACCAACAAACCGGGTGCCGAGTTCTACATCAGGACGAGTTCTTGGGCCGAGGACGTGGTGAAGTACGCGCTGGTGGCCCTGAATCAGGCTGGGCTGTACCCGCTTTATGAATGGCGGATGGTCGAGACGCTGAAACGGGAACACCCGATGATCGGCGGCCAGTCCAACGACTACATCCACGTGCTGACGGTGCGTGAGCCCGTACCCGCGCTTACCGCGACTGACGCACGCGAAGGTGCGGACGACGCTCGCAAGGAACTGCACGCGCGAGCCGCACGCACGGCCACCTCGGTGCTGACCGGGATCGATATCGCAGTTGACGCCGCACGTCGACGTGCAGACCTGCGTGCCAAGATCGAGCTTGCGTACGATTATCTGGACAACAAAGAGTACGAAAGTGAGCTTCTGCGCCTGCTCCGTAACGAGTTGACGGCGCGCGGGTTCCAGTACGAGATCGATGTACAACGTGTCAGGACCAGCATGTACAACCACTCGTGGCGCGTCTGCGGCACCCTCCACTGGGGCAGCGACGCACAGCCGGATTTGTTTGACACGGCTCCGCGAGAGATCAAGGAGGAAGGCGTGGATGGCTAAACCGTACTACCTGATCAGCGCGGACATCGCTGAGGTGCAGGTCCTGTCGATTCTGTCGAACGAGGTGCAAGTCGAGTACGACCGGCTCGTGTCCGAGGCCAACACCAAGTTCTACCGGGGCTGTACCACGGTCATCCGCTCGCACATGGTCCATCACATGCAGAATCTGCTGGACCGGTTCTATCACTCGGACACGATTGCGGGCTACGTGATCACGTGTGACGACGACACGAATCCGGGCGACGAGTTGCACGGGCTCAACATGCTGATCCATATTCCGCCCGGAGGCCAGCGCGGCGACGGTGTGGTGGAGCATCTGTTCCGTGGCCGTCGTTCGAATCCGGAGGCGGCTAAGGCGCTGGACAACGCAGTGGCCTACGCATCGACGATTCCGGCTCCGGAGCCGGTTTCGGATGCTGATCTTTACATGGAGGGTTTTTGATGAAAGACAAACGTTACGATGCGCGGCTCAAGGAGTACGTGGAAAGCCCGGCCCACGTCGAGGCTTTCCTAGACGAGTACGAGGCACTGTGCCAGAAATTCGGCCTGAGTCTCGGCCACGAGGATGCGCACGGTGGTTTCATCATCGAGGAATTTCACGAATACAACATGAAGTGGGTGCGCGAGGCGTCCATGCAGGTGGAGGAATAATGGACCGAAGTGACGAGTATTACGAAGGCTACGATGCGTTCTGCGCCGGGCTCACTGACGCGGATAATCCGTACGAAGCTGGCACCGACAAGGGTATGGACTGGTTCGACGGCCATATGGATGCCGAGTGCGACCACATGGCCCCGGAACGTGAAGACGGCCCCCAGACGGAGGCACCGTGACCCTTATCGAACTGGCGAACAAAGTGAACCAGATGCTGGCAGACGGCGCGGACCCCAATCTCGTGGTCGGCGGCCCTGATCCGTATGGTGACCTGCTGTGCGAGTTGCTGGATATCGGACTCGCGCAGGGTGCCAATGCCGTACGCCGTGGCAAACAGCAGTACGTTGAATTGCTGGGAATCTGGTCGTTACCGGACCCGGACTAATGGAGGAAGGATGTCGAAGAAGATGAAGAAGGACGTTATGGGTAACCAGATGAAAGCGTTCGAAGCGCAGGAAACGGGTCGCGAATTCATGCCCGAAACGTACATCGTGGCGCGTCTCGACGGCCGTGCGTTCCACACGTTCACGCGTGGTCTGGAGCGCCCGTACTCGAAGCGGTTCTCGCGCTGCATGCTCACGACTGCGGCTGCTCTCGTCGAGGATTTCCACGCGGACCTCGCATACACCCAAAGCGACGAGATCACGCTGATGTGGGAACCGCGTGCTCAGGAAAACCTGCCGTTTGCGGGCCGCATCTTCAAATTCAATTCGCTGCTGGCAGCACGCGCATCCGTCGCGTTCCTGCGGGCGGTGGCGCAGGAGATTCCTGAGAAGGCGCACCTGAATCCGCTGTTCGACTGCCGCGCGTTCGCTACCCCGAACGAGGAAGTTGCGTTCTCCCAGTTCCTGTGGCGCGAGATCGATGCCACGCGCAACTCACTGATGATGCTGGCGCAGGCTCACTACTCCCACAAGGAGTTGCACGGCAAGGGCTCGGCGGCCCAGCACGATCTGCTGCACGCGCGTGGCATCAACTGGAACGACGAGCCCGCGTTCTTCAAGCGCGGGACCTACTTGCGCCGCTTGAACTACATGCGTACGCTCAGCGACGCGGAACTGGCACGTATTCCGGTGGCCAAGCGCCCTGACGGTCCGGTGATCAGGAGCAACGTGTTCCCGCTGGCGGTGCCACCGGTCGCCAGTTTGGGCAGGTTCGATGCGATCTACGAATGTGGTGCTGATCGTACCAATCCGTGGTTCCCGGACGAGCGTCTGCGGGACTTGCCAGCCTATAACTAATCGTGTAAAGTTTGGCCTCTTTTACGGAGGTTGAATGAAAAGCGATGAGTTTTACGCCGGTCGGCTTGCAGGTCTGTGTCACCGCCTGCGAGTCAACCCGCATCAAACGAAGAGCAAACGCGCTGACTGGTTCGCCGGGTACGACGAGGCAAAGCGCATTCTCAAGGAGAAGCAATGAAGGTTCGCAAGATCGCGAAGCGGCCACCGACGTACCTGCGTGTGGACACCGTGAACGTACCGACCGGATTCTACGGTGTGACGCAGCGGAAAACGAAGAACGGCGTAGACATCCACCTGATCACGGAGCGGAAGGAGTTCATCGCCCTGTACGGTCAGCCGGATTTCGACACCACGGTCACGATCACGGATCGTGGAATCGCGTTGTTGGCCAGCCTCGATTTCCCGAGAGTGGTGCCTTATGCACAGCGGGTGCGCACGTGAAGCACAAAATCCGCCATTTTGTGGGGACCGTGGAGCAGCCTCCGATTGAGGTGGACACCTCGATCCTCAACGATTCCACCTACCAATGGGCCAAGACACTGGTGCGCTGGTACGACGAGATCGGTCACTGGAACAACGATTCTGAAAACTCCAGCCTCTTCAACCTGCTGAAGCAGGAGATCAAGGAATACGAGGTTCGGCAATGAACAGATACAACAGTTTCCCCGAAATCCACCACCACGACGCGGCGGACCTAGCACGCGATCTCGTGAAGTGGATCGAGGCGTCGGACCCAGAATTGGGCTCTCCCCTTCTGGACTTCTGCTATCGTCTGGAAGACGAGATTACCGCATTCCAAGACCGTATCATCGTGGCGGACCGCGAAGCGTATTATCAGCATTATACGCCGAAGTAGTTGACAAGTCCCGTTCAGTTGAATAAACTGGCGGGACTTTATCTTTTCTGGGGCGCAAAATGCAGACCAAACAGATCAACAAACTGGAAGTCCTGAAGAACGTCATCAAGTGCGACTCGAACGCCGATGGTTGGGTTGATGCATACAAGATGGCGCATGCACTGGAACTCTACAGCTTCCACGGCGGCCCGGACGACGCGCAGACCCGTCTCCGGGCCTATGCGGTCACCGAATGGCTCTGTACGGACACCCACGTGGGCCTCAGCGCCATCTACTTCGACGGCAAGCTCGTTGGCTGCATCGAACAGTGGTCGCGTAAGGGTGACGTGAACTACTCGTGGGTGAGTGCCGAGGCCGCGATGGCGGTCCGCAACTTTCTGGCCGAGGGCATGGAATTCGAGTTCCCGACCATCGGAGCCGATGACACTGTGGATTCGCGCTATCGCGTGAACTACCGTGATCAGATTCTGTGCGTCAACGGTTGGTACGCCGGTAAACCGGTCACCTACGTCAAGGAGCCGCGCGCTCGGGTAGACGGGAAGTATCTGGCGTTCGACGCCGATTACGACTGCGTTATCCTGATCGCGCACGAGGACGGCACCACCGAACGGATTCCGGTGTCCGAGTTCTACATGGACCTGCATGTCCCGAAGCACGTGGTCGACGATCTGTTGACAGACGCCGAATAAGCGCGTACGATACGCCCATCTGATCACGGGAGGCCCTATGAAATACTTCTGGATTGCGGTTGTCGCGTTTCTCGTCTGCGACGCCTACCTGTACACTGAGAACGGTGAGTCGTATTTCTGGGGCAACCAACACCGTATCGAACGCCTTTTCAAACACGTGGCTCTCAGCCTCGGCACCTATCACGGTCAACAGGAGGACCAAGACGATGAATAAATACGCAGCGGAGTTCTTCGGCAAGTTTCACTACGCGATCACGGTCGGCTACGACAGGGCCGAGGGCGGCCCGTTCCAGTTCAACGATGGCATTTGCGAGAACTTCAGCGTGTACCTGCGTCGCGCTGGCGTCCCGGGCATCATCAAGGATGCGTATATGCGCGCGCTCGCCGACGCCTTCCAGTTCAACGGACAGGGCCGCGTGTTCCCGTTCAATACGGGTCGCATGGCCGAGTACAGTGAGGAAGTGCTCACGAACACGGTCTACAAGAACGAGGAACGCAAGACGTTCCTGCGCAACATGGTCAACGACTACGATCTGGTCGAACACCGAGTGGTCACCAACCTGCTGGACCAGTATTTCCGTGAACTGGAACTTTGGCTGAACGGTAGCCTCGATGGGCAACGCCGGTTCCGGAACCACACCGGCATCTGCACGAACGTCGAGCACTGGCTCAAGTCCCATGGTGTGGACGATTTCGCACTCACCTGTAACATGCGGAACCAGTTGACCCAAGAGTTCCAGATTGCGATGGGTGCTCGTGACGAAGGGGTGTACGATGGCTACCCGTTCAACGCCAACGTCGGCCACTACCTGAATGAAGCTCAAGCATGCACGACCTACGGCAACGCAAAGCGCGTAGCCTACATCCGTCGCCGGGCCGCACGTGCTTATCTGAACACGAGCACCGTCGACTCGTTTCTGACCGAATTCCGTCACTGGTTCCGGGCGGCCCTTCCCGCCGACAACACGTTCTCGTCTGCGGCTGCTGTCTGTTCGAACCTGACACGGTGGATGCGCAGCACCGGGGCAGACGACTTCGCGTGCACGTGGGCACAGAAGAACCTCATGGAAAAATTCGTGCGCATGGGGCTTCACGCGCGATTCCCGTTCAACGAGCGCGCGATGGAATACGCAGACGAGCGTGACGCCGGAACGTTTTACAAAAACCCCAAGCGCTGTGCTTGGATCGAAAAGATGGGAATCATTTCGCATGAAGAACTCTGCAAGCAGTTCGGGGACTAAGATTGACGACCCGAAGATCGAGATCGTACGCCAGTGCATCGAGCGTGCGGTCGTCGAGGCCGCTAATGGCGGTGACCTGTGGCTCACGACTTTCTTGGCCGCCGAGAAAATCGTGGACATGGTAAAGAGTAGTTGACGTAACGTCAGGGCCACTATATAGTGGCCCTTCCAACAAGTGACTGGAGGTGTTAATGAACAACGTAGCGTCCCGCATTCTCGGCATCCTGAGCACCGAACTCGATCTCGAACCCGAGCACCTGAGTGTCGACCATTCGTTCCACTTTTCGGAATTCGAAACCGCACTGGACGACGAGTTCGATCTTCTGTCGGGTGCCGTCGTCTACGAATTCATGTCCGTGCGGGACATGGCATCGCGCATCGAGCGAGTTCTGGCGTGAAGCTCAGTCCGCTACAGCGCAAGATTATGGTGCTGGTGCGTGACGCGTTTGTTACCTACTACAGCCACACCCAGCTTTTCATTTGTAACGAGGTGAAGACGGCCGCGCACGCGCTCAATCGATCAGTGGACGATTCGTCCGTGAACGACTTGCTGTGGGCTATTCGTGAAGCACTCGGAGGCCGTAATACGCTGGGTGATTGGCTCATGTGGGAGTATGACCCTGCTGTCTATCTGACGGGCACAGAGCGAAATCGTATCCTCAACCTGTGTCGAGAAGCTTGGCTCGACGCTATTCTCGAACGGGGTGAAATTTGAAAGACGATGACGAGTACTTCAGCGCGAAAGAACTGGAAATCCTGAATCTGGTGCTGGAGCGGTTGGAACACGCGGCAGAGACCCCGGTGGATGGTGCCCATCAGTACCTGTGCCTGCACATCGGCAGCGTCGGGCGCGAACTCAGCTACTCCAAAAAGCGCTATTTCTTCCATCGCCTATTCGGGCTCGACACCACGTACACGAAGGCGGCGCAAGCCCTGATCGAACAGATCGCACAAGCACTCGACGGCAAGAGCGGCAACACGCTTCAGGGTTGGGTGAGTCTGCGCACTGGCTACATACCGTACGCAGATGTCATGAACGCGGCGCGTGATGCGTGGCTTCGTCGTGCACTCGAAATCGGGTATTTCGGATGAGCACCGCACTGAATGCACGCCAGATGGAGATCATGGTGTTTGTGTGCGCTGCCCTCAACTACCGTGATTCGGCCTATCCGCAGTACATCTGCCAAGCTGTGAAAGACGCGGCATGTGATCTGGACGCCTGTGTCTGGTACGGGTTCTTGCGCCCATACCGCAGTCAGGTCAATTCGATCCTGCGCATGATCGATCAGGCATTGGATTGTCGGACGTTGGAGCGTTGGCTCGCGGGCAAGGTTTCGTTCAACGGGTTCCCGGCTGACCAGCTTGGACTTTTCAATCAATGTCGGGCCGGTTGGCTCGAAACCATAATCGCGCGAGGGCGCATCGAATGAAGAAATATGTGGGAATTGCACTGATCTTGGGGCTGATGCTTGCCGCGCTTGCGGCTGTCGCAAACCCGACATCGGTGGTGATCGAAACGCGGTTCGGCTACATCCGCATCTACGACGTGTTGACCCCGGCAGGTCACCAGTGTACGATTGCGTCCTCCGAAGCGGACAGCAACAGTGCGGGCCGCGCATTGGCCATGCAGTGCTACAAATAAGGAGAATCATGAAGAAGCTCATTCTGGCAGTGGCGTTGGTCGCTGCCCTCACCGGGTGCACGCGCCCGGATCAGGCACGTCGTCTGCTGGCGGCACAGGGCTACACGCAAATCGAGATCACGGGCTACGCGCCATGGGCCTGCTCGGAAGACGACACGTTCCACACGGAGTTCCGTGCGGTATCGGCGGCAGGTCATCGGGTACAAGGCGTTGTCTGTTCAGCCTTGCTCAAAGGCGCAACTATTCGGCTGGAGGATTAAATGCGTGCAACTCATGCAAAGCTTGAAGTAACGGGAGAGCGTAGCGCCCTTATCACTGCCGACATCATCGCGCGCTTTATCGGCAGCGAAATTACGTATCTCGCGGACTTGGTGGACGACACGCAACCCCTGCGGGTCGTAAACCTGCGCTTCCGTGGTGATCTCGCAGACCTGCATGGTGAAAAGATCATGCTGCCGTTCGCGGATGCAGTTCGCGGCGGCAAGGCTCTCGGGCTGCTCATCAAGCGCATCAACTGCGCGGCGGCGCAAGTGGGCTATGCAGCACACAGTTTGGTTGATCAGTATGCTGGTGCAACCGTGGACACCGATGCGGAAACCGGGAAGATCGTGGTGACCGTACGACTTCAAAGGAGCCGAGCATGACGCCACGACAACGCGAAAACGCGCAGCACGCAATCAATCAGGGCAATCGCTACCCGCTCGACAGCCTGCAAACCGTCCACTGGACGCTGGACGCTGCTCGCGGTATCATGCGCGAACTGAACGGCCGTGACTCGTTTGGTGACGCGCCCGACGAGTGCGATCAGGCTGTTCTCGACGAAATCACGGTAGCGATCCAGAACATCATCCGGGTCGCGCACGCCTCTGTTAGCGAGCACGCGGATCAACCGCCCTCGGCCACCGATGCAGCCATCGCGCTGGCGCATGAAGCCCAGTCGGCCGTCACCTCGATCTACGCTACGCATTTCGGTATCGGTGACGTGCAGTGGCATGAGGACATCGAGCGCGAAACCGGGCTGGACGAGAACGACCGTCAGGAATTGCAGGAAGCACTGGAACAGCGTTTCAGCGCCGTGTTCGACGAACGCGAATTCGAGGCGTGCCGCACGGCCAGCGCTCTCGTCGCCTTTATCGTCAAGAACCTGCTGCCGTTCGAGGGCGACCCGCTGGTGGTTGCCACGCAGACGGCCAAGGATCGTGTGATCGTGGCCCGGGCCCTCTACAAGCTGCTGAGTGCCGATCTCAACATCCACGAATGCAGCAGCGCCGACCGCCTGTTCGAAGACCTCCAGATCAACAGCGCGGATGCTGGTAACCTGATCCGCGATCTGGGTGACGATCTTGGCATCGACATCGCGAGTGTGCTGTTCCAACTCAAGGAGCCTGCTATCGAAGATGTGCTGGAGATCGGAGCCCTCAAGCTGGAGGCACAGCGTGCACGCAAGGTTGCCCATGGATGATGTGGACGATTTCATGGACGACGGAGAGCCCGTGGATCGCGATCAGGCACTCGACATCCTGAACACGGCTAGTGTGTACCTCAGCCGCTACGAGAGCGAGGCTCGGGGTTCGCACGCGGACGACGTTTGGATCGCAAACGGAAATCTGAAGCGGCTTATTTCGCAGTTGACAGCAGAGTGGTCGGCAGAGTAAACTGTCTTCTCTACAGTAAAGGAGGGGTCGCATGAAGTGGTATCACCCGAATCATGTAACACCGGATCGTGACCATTGCCCGTATTATGAGGACGACTACTCGGTCCCCGTGATCGTGACGATGCGTCTCGAAGACGGTGATCTGGTGGTTGCGTCCACGCAGTGGATGTACTCGTACCGCGAACAGGGCTGGGTCGAGTGTGGGCTGGAGGACGGCCCGTCGCCTGCCGACTATTCGGATTACGGTGTGGTAGTGGCTTGGGCATACCCTCCTGAGCCGTGTGGGCCCAATGAATATGCGGAGGTAACGGATGTTTAACGAAGACGAATACGGTGAGATCACCGACGATCTGTACGCACAGCGCACGATCTACATCGCAAACTACCACGACCGACACTATCCGGAAGACGACGAGATTCTGGGTGCGTTCTTTACCGAGGAAGAGGCGAAGGCCGCCAACGAAGAAGAGCGTCAGAACTACGTCGGCCGCTACCAAGAGGGCCACCACCGGGCGCGCGAGCACTACTACGGGGTGAAGCTCGCTACGCTGGAAACCCGTATCTCGGTCGACGACCTGCACCTGCTGCGTGCGCTGGAGGCCGGTGAATGCGACGAGGACGAGCAGAATGCAGTGTTCCGTATGGTAGCGCGCCTGCTGGGCCTGAGTGACGAAGACACCGACGCGGAGGACAAATGATCAACCTGACGCAACACGAGAAAAACCTGATCGCGCGTCTGCGTGACTGCCGTCAGGAACTGAGCCCGGCTGACCGCCACGGCCTGCTGGACCTGATCGACGAACTTCTGGAGGCAGACGAACATGGCCCGGAGTAAGAGGCTGGCGGAAGCCTACGAGAAGCTGACTCGCGAAGACGTGTACGACATGATCAACAGGTCGAAGGAAGGCCCGCAAGCCAGCCTCACCAACGCTGAGGTCCAGAGTTTTCTGGAACAGGTTCGCGACCTCGCGTCCAAGCAGTTCGGGATCACGCTCGTCACCGACTACAACGGCCAGTACGGTGATGCAGGTGCCACGTACATGACGCTGCGCACCAACGACGCTGAAGCCACGTTCAAACTGATGAACGTCACGGACAACAGGGCCGAACAGAACCTGCGCGATATCGAGAACTGCTGGCGCGGCAAGTAAAAAGCAGTTGACGCGACACAAAACGGACCCTATACTGGGTCCGTTGTCATTTCCAGACCCAGAAAAGGAGATTTCGATGGATATTCAGGTTGTCGCTGCCGCAATTTTCGGGTTTTTGGCAGGTGCACTGCTCATGTTCCTGATTTTCGAGAACGTGCTGCTCAAGAACGCGGTTGCGCAGACCGAAAAGCCGAAGTATGATGGCGGTCAGTACACAAACAGCGTGAAACCGAACAAGAATCGGCCCGATCCGGAGTGGCAATTCAGCGAATCGAAGTACATGAAGGCCAATTTTGGCCCAGACATCGATCCTGACCTGCATCCGTTCGGTGAACCTGAGCAAAATTCGGGTGAAACGACGACGGTCACGAGTTCCGGGTACACGGTGAACGGAAAACCCGCGACTCCGGAGCAGGAAAAGGTGATCAAGGAGGCCATGGGGCTGGCGGACACCGCATTCGAGACCGCGAGCACGAGTTTCAGCCAGATGAGCGACGCGTTCAAGGCGCTTAGCAAGATCAAACCTCAGTAAAAGGGAGAAAACGATGCTTAACCACAATGACGCCAACGTGGCATGGGCCGAATACATGGCAATCAGGGCCGACGGGAGCCGTGATCTGAGCGAGCGCGACGCGTTTGCCGTATTCCTCGACGGTTTTGCGAAGCGCGTGGCCCGTGCCGCCCGTGCCGAGTCCTACACGGACCTCCAGCACATGGAATATGTGGCGCTCGCACTCGGGTTCGATGCCGAAGACGTACTGGATGACAACGACGGTGATGGCCCGTACATCCATACGCGCAGCCGCACTCTCGAACCCCTCGTTCGCACCGAACACGCGATGCTCGTGGCACTCCAACTGATGCTCAAGGTCGAGCAGTGCGAGATCGCTGGTGCTAGACGCGAAATCAAGGTCACGGAAGTGGACGGCCCGACCACGGGAGCCGCAACGTACACGGCAATCGTCGAGCATCCGGCATCGGAGCACGATATGCAGATCGCACTGAATCGTGCAATCGTCATGTGCGCCTCGATCATGGGCCAGCGTGAGGACCTGTTCTGATGGCCTCGATTACCACGGAAACATTCGGTCTGCTCTGGTTCGTGGCCGGTATCTGTGCCACGCTGATCATTCAGGGCATTTGGCGTGTTCTGAATCCGCCTGAAGACAAGGTTCAGGACGTGGACAAACGCCGACGCCAACAACGGGAGCACGACCATGAGTGAACTCTGGGAAAATCCCTTGTTCTCGCTCGAAGAACGTCTGGAGATCGCGGCCGGTGCCGTGCAATTCCACAAGCGCATCATTGCCCAGTTGCGTGCGAAGTGTGCGGAGGCCGCTGTGAAACTGGACGAGGTTTCGCGCAACGCCGACTCGTGGCACTGCGACTGCAACGCCATCGACGACGTGGCTGACCGGCTGCGCGAACTGGGTGACGCACGATGACGTTGCCCGACTCGTTTTACAGGAAGCAGCACGACTCGATCCAGCGCTCGTTGGCCCGGCTATCCGAAAAGCTGAAGTTGTTGCGCGACGCGTGCCCGCACCTGAACGTGCAGAAGAAGGCGCGCTCGGACACCGGTAACTGGAGCCGTAGCGACGACCGCTACTGGTATGACTGCACGTGCCCCGCGTGTGGCAAGCACTGGACGGAGGACCAATGAACGTGAACGACGCGTTGAAAGAAGTGATGCACGAGATACAGCACATGCCGGTCGAAGAGTTGCGTGCTCTCCACGAAGCCTCCAAGAACGGCCCGTGGGCCGAGGTGTTCCGTGCACTCTATCGTGATGCTGTCGACATCGAAGCCCCGGAAGAAAGTGCGGTTCCGAGCATGGCGTGCGTTGGTCGCAAAATCAAGGGTGAAGTTGTTTGGTACACGCGACCGAAACGTGGCTACCTGTATCAAGTGGCCGATCCGTGCTTCAAGATCGAGGGCCCGACGTTCGAGGACTGGGCACGTGATCATGGCTACGAACTCAGCACAGATGTTGAAGGTGACTACGAAAGTCAGAGGACGCGCGCCGCATTCGAAGGTTGGAAAGCGGCTAAAGCTGGAGGCTAAATGACAAAAGATACGCTGAATATGCTCATCATGGACCTGCAAGAAGAAGGTTCGGAGTTGAGCGAACGCGCAGCCGTCTCCATCCACAAACTCCGACGCGATCTCGGGTTCGCGCGGGGCCGGTTGCGTGCGATCACTGCGCAGAACGAACGGCTGGAAGAAAGCGCAAGCCTGCACACGTGGCGAGAGTCCGAAGAACAGCGGGCACAACGTGGAGCAATGATGTGATGGATCGTGAAGAATTAAAGGTACTGGCGCTCGAAATGGGTGTCGGTGAAATGGTCACCCGCAAAAAGACTGGTAAGGACTGGTTCTTTGCCTCGGAAATGACGGGCAACGAATTGCTGGCCTACGGTGAAGCCGTCCTAGCGCGGGCGGGTAAGCCTCCGCGCCTCGATCTGCATGCGTCGTTCGAGCAGTGGTGGACGCACGGCATGAAGGATGGAGAGGAACGTACCGATGTCATGCGACAGATGCGTGTAACTTGGGACAAGTTTGGCACGTACGAACCGTATCGGAAAGACTGCCAAGATTCGTTCACGTCGTTTGCGGCTTGCTACGCACTTATCTACACAGGAGAATTTGGTTATGCCTGAAATCATCAGCGCCGGTCAACTGCCGGGAAACAAACGCTACGAAGCCACGTGCTCGAACTGCCGTACGCGTTTCTCGTTCCTGCAAAAGGAAGCACAGCACGGCTACGACCGCAACGACAGCTACCTGTCGATTAGGTGCCCGCTCGCTGGGTGTGGACACATGGTGAACGTGTCGACCAGCACCAGCGCGGGTAGCTCTTGGTATGCGGATCGCTAATGGCCATCATCGACACGATGCCTGCGACCCATCTGGAGTTCGCGAAGGACCCGAACGAGACGCGGCCCGAAGTCCTGTGGGCCGAGATCGAGCGTCTGCACGCTATGGCCTACCACTCGAACGGCACCCTGTGGCAGGAACTCGCAATCGAGGAAAAGATGAAGCGCATCAAGATGGAGGCCGGTGTCATGGCCAACATCCGGGACTTGCTTTGTTCGGTGACCGGGGTTAAACTGGATACCCTTACGATTCAACGTATCCTCAAAACCGCACAGGGAGAGCAAGCATGAAGACGAAAGAGATTCTGAATCTACTGCTGGAGATCAATCGGGCTGTGGCACGGGCCCCCGACAAACCTCTGGGCTTGGGCACCGTCGAAACTTTGGGTCGTGCCATCGAGGCGCTGAGCAAGAAGCAGAAGCGTAAGTTCGAGCGGCATGTCAACGACTGGTTCACGCGTGAGGTTGCCCGCATGTCGGCTACCAAAGCGCATCGCATCGACGGCTGGGAGACGCTGGAAGAGTACGGTTTCGAGGTGCATGGTGGGACGGACGATGCCCCCGTCAACGACTACCAAGAACTGCAACACGCAATCGAGCGTGAGACCGGCGTAAAGATTCCGCTGTTCGTGCTCTACCACACGACCATCGAGGGCATCATCCAGTACATCATTCACGGAGGCGCACAATGAAGCGAGTTGCAATCGACTATCTGGTTCTGGGCGAGCACGGGCAATCCTTGTCGGAGTTCGAACGCGTGGTGCTCAAGCACCTGCTGCGTGGCTACGAACTCGTCGGCGGCCCGTGGCACGATCCACAGCGCGGGTGCATGCGACAGGCCGTGGTGGAGTATCAGGACAGCGAACCCGCAACCCAACACGTACAGGACTGACGAACATGGCAGAATTTTGCGATCTGTGTGCCGAAGACATGGGATTCCCCCATTCGGATTTCGAGGGCATCGGTGAAGTGACCGACGCTGACGGTAGCCCGTGGTACTACACGGTGCTGTGTGAAGGCTGCGGCCCGATTCAGGTGACGGGCGACGGCCGCAACGTGAGCCGCGAGTTCGACCGTCAGGAGGCGCTGCGTAACAGCGCGGGAGCCGGTGATGCCCCGCAAGCACGATAGCGACTGGACTGCGATCTACTGGGGCTCGGACCCTGCGCGGCCGGGCCGTCTGTACCCGACAGTCAGAATCGTGCTCGGCTACTGCGATGGTGAAGAGTACGGATTCAGCCACGGGCTCCCCACCAACGTATTCTTCGACGACGAGGATGCGGCAATTCGGTGGGCACAGCGTGTGGACGCATACATCGAAGAGGCGATGCGCGGCTTCATGGAAGAGGCTGCGGATCGTATGTTCAGGAAGGAGAAAGACAGTGATTGACCATATGGCAAACGCGTTCTTCGTGTACACGGCGCTCGCGTTCACGGGAATCGGGGCAGCGGTCGGGGTGCTGGCGCACGCCCACCATCGACGCAAGCGCGATCTCCGAACCACCTACGAGTTCAGCCAGTTCTGCGAGTGGGCGGCCAAGAGGGGCTACGATCTGACGCTCACCTCCCATGTGTGGGATGTGGATAGCGCCGGAGACTCGCGGTACGTGTTCCAGTCGTTCACGACGAAAGCAGCATGGGATGCGTGGCTCGGGAGCGTCTTTCGATGAAAGCCATCGATTATCTGAAAAGCCTGCACGAAGTGTGCGCTTTCCAATCCACGGAACGCCGTGGCACCGGCCCAGCCTCCAACTCGGAACTGGGCCGTTGGCTTAAAAGCGGTGCGCTCCACGTGAACGGAAAAGCCTACGGTCCCATGGACAAGATCGAATTCCCGATCACGTCAGTCGTCCTGTTCCCAAAATCGAAGCGCAGTCGTTCGACCCTGCTGTAGGAGATTCAATGTTTGGCATTCTGAAGAAGATTTTCGGGGACCCCGAAGACCCGACCGTGTGCGCTATGGCCTACGCGCGTGGCCGAAGCTATGCACTAGGCGAGTTCCTTAAAGTGGACTACAACGATGATGCCGAGCTTGGTCCCGTGGTAGACCGCCTGCAAGCTGAGTGCTGTGGCAGTTTCAACACAACGGGCAAAGAGCACGCGTTCGACCGTGGCATTCAGGCTGTGCTCGACGAGTACTACACCGAGCAGGGTATGCCTTGACAGCGTAGGCAGAACTATTTAAACTTGCGCCATTCCATTCAAGGAGAGCAAATGTTTCCGACAATCAAACATATCAACGATCTGCAACCGTTCGTCGAAGGCATCGAAGAGATCAAGTTCCTGAAGCAGCCGGGTCAACGCACGGTCGTCTGCTACACGTTCATGGACAGCCACACGTTCGACACGCCGAAGGCCCGTGAGTGCCGTGGTATCTCGTTCGACATCAACGGCAACGTCGAGAGCCGTCCGCTCCACAAGTTCTTCAACATGGGCGAGAAGCCGTGGCTCATGGAGGACAACATCCGACGCGCGGGTCGCGCAGGTGCCATCGTCGGCATCTACAACAAGATCGACGGCTCGATGGTGAACACGTCGTACTCGATGGCCAGCGGCTTCGCCTACAAGTCGAAGAAGTCGTATTCGAGCGATACCGTTCTCATGTTCGAGAAGCATGTGCCGGTGCGCATCGACGAGTTCTCGCGCCGTGTCGCGGGCATGGGCTATACCGCGACGTACGAGTTCACGCACCCGGAAGCCCAGATCGTGGTTCCACACGCGGTGCCCGACATCAAGCTGCTGCATATCCGGGACAACACGACGGGCGAATACGTGATGCTGAACAAACAGCACATGATCTGGGACCTGATCCACGCGCACGCGGTGCCGTATTCGGTGAATCTGCTGCCGGAACTCTCGGTCGACGCCGCTATCGATAGTCTCGAATCCATGATCGACAACGAGGGCTTCGTCTTCCAGTTCGCGGACGGTGACATGGTGAAAGCAAAGTGCCCGTGGTACTCGTCGAACCATCGTGCGATCTCGTACATGCGCGAGCGCGATATCGCGGTGCTCGTGCTGAACGAGCAACTGGACGATCTGAAGGGCACGCTCGTGAAGCTGGGTCACGATCTGGGTCCCGTCGAGGAAGTCGAGCACCGGGTCAAGGAACGCATGCTCCAGATCGACCGTGACATCGATTTTCTGGCTGGCGTCGGTGCCGCGCTTCGTGCCACAAATCCCGAGGGTTGGAAGAAGGCGTTTGCGGCGTCCCACTCGAAGCTCGAACTGTTCGGTCTGGCGGTCAAGCGACTGGAAGGCCGCGACGAGCAGGTCGTGACGTGGTACACGCGTTCGAAACTGAAGGACGAATTCGGGCTCCGCTCGCTCCTGAACGCAAGCCAGCAAGAGGCAATGGAGGGTTAAATGATCAGCGCAACAGAACTTCGTGCGCTTTACTGTGATCCTGTGGCCGCTACACTGGGTCGCGTCGAGCGCGCCCTAGTCCAAAACTTGGATAAGGCACTCGACCGCAACACGGGCGCGACGCCGCCGCGTACCAACGTGTTCGTGGACGCATCGCTTTCCGATGACGAGTTAGAGCGCGTGCGCGCCGTTATCGTCGCCAACGGCTTCGGGTTTGCAGTGGACCTCAGCTACGGTAACGCGCTGCTGCGAAGGATCATTGTCAGTTGGTCTGCACGGGCCCGACGCCGGGTCCCGGACCAGCAAACCGTCACGATCTCGGAAACGTTCGTGCACGACCGATCAGGAGCGCGCCAAGCATGAAAGACAAAGACGTTGTGTTGTGGATTTGGGCCGTGGTAGCCGCGATCATCGTGTGCTCGGCTCTGGATCACTTAGGGATCACGCTGTGAAGTACTTGATCTACGACTGGTGTATCGACATAGGTGTCTGGAACAAGCACGACGACATAAACCGTGTGATCGATGCGCTTGCGCGGCAGGGTTACGTGACGGACGACGTGGTGATCACCTCGATCTGGATCAGCCACTCGCGCAAAGCCGACAGCAACTGGTTGCCGATGGACAACCTGACCGACGAAGAGTTGGCGGCTGTCTTCATCGGCTACTGCGAACGACAGGAGTGTTGAAAATGTACGAAACGATGGATGCCCGGATCAAGGACGCGCTGGATAATGTGGAACGCACGCAGGGCGTGAAAATCCTGATGGCCGTGGAGTCGGGCTCGCGCGCATGGGGCTTCGAGAGCCCGGACTCGGATTACGACGTGCGGTTCATCTACGTGCGCTCGTTCAACGAGTACCTGACGGTGCACGAGCGCCGTGACGTACTGGATTGCCACACGCAGGGCTTCAAGGACTGCCTGAAGGGCACGCCCATGGATCACCCGGACCTCGATCTCGTGGGCTGGGACGTGAAGAAGGTGCTGGCTTTGATGCAAAAGTCGAATCCGCAACTTCTGGAATGGATCAACTCGCCTGTCGTGTATCGCGGCAACCACGCGGCCGTGGATGACCTGTATGTTCTGGCCCACAAGATGCTGCGTGCGCGGCCCGTGATCCAGCACTACCTGCACATGGCCAAGGGCAACTATCGCGAGTATCTGAGGACGCCGATGGTGCGCTACAAGAAGTACCTGTACGTGATCCGTCCGCTGCTGGCTGCGCGGTGGATGCTGGAACGCGTGGACCCGCCTCCCGTGTCGTTCGCGATCCTGAACTCGGCAACGGGTGACGAGGACCTGCAAGAGCCGCTGAACCGGCTGCTTGAGGTCAAGCGTCGCTCCGGTGAAGCCGACGTGCACCCGGCCGACCCCAAGCTGAACCGATGGATCGAGGACGCGATGCGTGATGTCGAAGACGGGCTGCAATACGTTCCGGACGGCCCGGGCCATGAACTCGATCTCGACTTCGAATTCCGGACCCTCCTATACCAGTGGGCTGACGGCAACCCCGCAGACGCGAGGCCCGTACGATGAAGCGCGCACGCGGAGAGGTTTATGGCTCGTCGTATTCAGGCTGTGAGGGATGGAATTCGTGGCTGGTCGACGTGGTTATAGTTGAAGCTGCCGACGACGAAGAGTTGCAGATGCTGAAGACCGAGATCGAGAACGTGGAACGGGCGCGGGGTGACAGGTACGTGCGACGTAACGTAGTGTGGGGTGTCGCATGAAGGTCAGAAAGATCGCGAAACGCGAGCCCAAGTTCATCACCCGTTACTGGAATGAGGAAGTGGTTCGAGTGGCCGACGTCATGGACCGTGACCGCGAGCAGGCGCTGCGCACCATGGACCCAAAGATGATAAGCTTCCAGTTTGGCAACGGCGGTGAGCCCAATCGCAACAACCGCGTGTACCTGCCGGGCTTCGATGACAAGTACCCGATGGACAAGTTCACCATCGAGTTCGAGCCGCAGCACCAACCGAGGGTCATCGAGTGGATCAACGTAAGCAGCCTCGGTGATCAGGTTCAACACAATATCGTAGGAGGTGTTAAATGAAAGACGCAGCAGTAGAAGCAATCAAGTTCGCAATCGGCCAAGGACTCGACGGCCTGTCGTTTCTCAACGCGTGGCTCCACGGTGACTTCGACGAGATTCGTCGTGACTGGCCGGAAGCCCCGGAAGACGTGTACCCGGTGACCGAGAGCGAGCCGCCTGAAACGGCATACCGACTCGCATACCCGATTTCGACTTCCGAGATCGAGGGCTCGCCCATCAGCCAAGAGATTACGTTCAACGTGACGTTCGGGCCCGACAACAAGGTGTCGCCGGAAACCCTACTGTTCGAGAAGGAAAAGGCACCAATTCGCCTGACCGAAGACGGGCGTCCCACGGACGTGAGCATCCGCTTCTCGGCACCGGGCGAGACCCCGGTATTTGACGCGCAGGGTAAGCCGACACAGGTTCATGTGTCGTTCGAGCAGCAGTAAGTGTTGACGTGTGATGCAACTATCGGTATAATTCGTTTCATCAGTTAGGCAATCGGCGTAGCGAAAGGAGGTTCATGACGTACAATCAGTGGAAAGACAAGCTGTTCGAGATTTACCGTATGTATCGTGATACGGGGCGTGGTGCCGATGCACAACTGGCGATGGCCGCTGAATGCCATCGAGCCCTCCACTTGGAGAGCGTGACTTACGAGTTAGTGGTGACTCCGCATGACATGACCAGCTTTACCATTGACATGTACATCAAGGACCCCGACGAGCCCGAGTTCTTGGTCCATGAGCAGTTCTCGGATACGACGATGGGCGAATGGGCGATGCTGAATTCTCTGATGACCGATTTCGATGTACAACACGAAGGAGCAATGTATGGCAACTAAGAATCACGCACCCGAATTTCTCGTTATCGTCGACGCGCAGAGCAAGGCAACAGCCGTACTCGAAGTGCAGATCACGTCGAAGCTGGATCGTAGTCTGGTGAATCGTGCGGCTGGCCTGTATGGCTTCTTTCAGGTAAGCGGTGAAGAGGCCGCTGACATCGTATCGAGCGGCGTGGCGCTCACCAAGTTGCCGTCCGTCCTGTCACTTCTCAGCTTCGGTGCCTCGAACCTGAAACCGAAGCGGCTGTTCCCGGACACCGGAGCGTTTCCGTTTGGCAAACCCGAGGTCGCGTATGGCGTCTGACTCACAGATCAAGCTTCCGCGCGAACTGGAGGCCGCGATCCACAAGCGTCTGGTTCCGCTGTTGTACAAGCGCGATCAGGGCCGGGTGATGGGCGTGATCCGCGAAGAGTTCAGCCGGTTCTACACGCCGGAGGTAGTCGAGGCCCCGAAGCACGAGTTGTTCGACGCCCAGCACGAATACGAGTGCCTGCTCACGTTCTGCAACCTGAATCGCTACCGGGTCATCGAGCACGGGCCCGAGGGTCAGTGCTACCGGTCGTCCGTCGACGAGGACGGCACGATCAACGTCGGGTTCTTCACGTGCGACCAACAGCGATTGCTTTCGTTCGCGAGCGCCGTGGGCGTGCGCCAATCGAATCAGAAGGACTGGTCGATTGTCGAGCGGCAGGCCCGTGGTCGAGTATGGGCCTGCGAAGCACTGAGCGGGCGTGGTCTCGCCGGGAAATTCATGGCACAGGCCGTTGATGCCCAGATCGCGGAACTGAAACGGTACGAGAACTGGCATGCGGTACGTGGCATCAAGTTCGCGCGCCTTGACGAGCGCGTCAACGACTACATCATCAAGGTTCTGCTCCGGCTCGTGGAGCCGAGTCAGGTTCAGTATAGCGAATTTCGCGAATTCGCAGACCCATGAAAAAAGGGCCCATTTGGGCCCTTTTCTGTATCTGATGTATGCTGAGTCACTTTGGCTCTTTTAGGCCCTGTACGGTGCGTTTTTAATGAAGAAAACAGCATCCTACAGGGCCTTGTTACGTCTAGCTCTTGAGCGCGGCACGCTGGTTCTTCAGCAGCGCAATTTCCGCCTCGATCTCGTGGTTGCCGGGATCGCGTTCCAGCTTCTTGTTGAGACGCACGATCTTGGCGCTGAGGCTTCGGTACAGCTTGATATTGTCGCCCATGGATTCAGCGAACCTGCTGCTGCGTGCCGCCTGATTGACGACGCGTGCTTCGTGCTTCTCCTGAGCCGTTGCCCCGTTGTACGACCAGCGGTGCATTGAGCCCAGCGCCTCAGTCGTGTCGACCGCGATCTTCGGGTAGTTGTGCATGCGGGCCCGGACTTTTTCCGCAAGCCCCATAGTCGACACAATGGCCAACATCCGCTTCTTCGTGTTGTGGTTCCGAATGTTCCCGCGACCAAGAGACTGGATCGCCTTGTCGACCACATAGTCCTCTGCCACGTCATAGTCAGGGAGCAGCGCCGTCAGCAGTTGATCGAGCAGCGGTGGCGGATTGATGGCGGCCAAGAAGGCAACGACGTTCGAGTGCATGAACTCGTTACGTCCCTCGACGGCACCCACACTCAGGTGATGGTAATACTTGCGGTTGAACGCGTGGCTCAGATACTCCTTGTTGACGACGACCACGCCCTGCTGCACCACGTTGTCACGTTTGACCGGAGCATTGTCTTTCCACCACGACTTGATCAATCGGTTGCTGGATTTCACCATCCACGCAAACACGTCGACCTCGCACCCGATTTCGCGCATGTACGATTCGAGTTCGATTTGCTCGGGTTGCAGAATCCCCTTCTGCACGTCGGGATCGCGTTTGGCCCGCACCAAATCCTGCAAGTGCTCGGTCGTCACACCCAACTCTTCCATCTTCAGCTTGAACGGCATCAGCTTTTCCACCGGCATGATGACGCCGCGATCCAACTGGTTCTTGCTCGGCATCGCCTTGTCCATGAGAAGCGGGACAATCGTCAGCTTCTCGTATCGGGCACTGACCTCCGAATGGGCCTTACCAAAACCGCCCGGCAGATGCTTGTTCAGGAATCGGTCGGTCTCGTTCTGGACTTGACAGCCCTCCATCTTCAGCAGGTGGTACATCTGACTGTTCTCGAAATCGGCGCTCATGATCATGACGCTCTTGAAGCCAACGAACGGCTGGCTGGGCAACGTGATCCCGATGAACGAGCGCTTGGAGCCGTGGCCCCGGAACGATCCGAACATCTGCATGCGCACCGGCCCATCATCACCAGTACGCAGCGCGTCGTATATGTTGACGAGCGTGCCAAACGACCGCGCGTCGCCCTTCATCTTCACGAGACTGGCCAACCGGTTTGCGGGCAGCGAACGCGCGCGCAGCGTCATCAGGCCCTGCGCCTTCTTCCCGGTAACGCTGACGAGTTCTTCGGTATCGAACAGTTGGTGGAACAGGCGCTCGGTGGGCTCGTCGAACGTCATGTTCATGTTCTCGGTCACCCACTTGCGCGACTCGTCGAATATGACAGTCGTTTCCTTGAACTTCGGGTGTCGGCGCAACTTGATGAAGGCCGCGTGTGTCAGGAACAGAATCGAGCCCGGCAGAAAGGGGAGCGGGGCCTTGGTGTCGGTCGAGCGCCCGTCGAGCGCGGCCCGGATTCTCTCGTCGACGGTGGCCGTGGTCGACGTGTGTTTGTCGGCCGAGCGCGCGTATTCAGCACGTATCATTCGCTGCTCGTTCTCGTCGAGCAGGGCCCGGAGATTACCCAGCGTCTGACGCAACAGGGCTTGTGTAGGAGCCACATAGAAAATGTAGCCCGTGCCCTTGACACCCTTCATGCCACGACGGATGTGCTTGGCCATGAAGTTGACGGCAGCACGAGTCTTGCCAAGTCCGGGAACGCCGGACACGTATTGAACGGTAATGGTCATTTGTAGAAACGTACAAACGGTTGAGGTACTGTAAAATTGGGGATCTGGGGTCAGGTCATGGCTCGGGTCCTCTAGGACGCGGAAATAAGGTGAAAAAGTGCAATAATTGAGATAGGTGTAGAAACGCCTCGCTCCTAAATACATTAAGGAGTGACCCATTTACACGCAGGGTGGGTTCGGGAGGGGCGCAGCCCCTTCCGGTGGGGTGAGCGCAGCGAACCCCTCACCGATCAATTCACGCAGCAACGTGTTCAACAAGGGGTCTCGTGTCTGCTCTGGGAATGCGTGTCGCTTCGCTCCACGCTGCCCACTCGCTTCGCTCGTGATTGCTGTCGCTCAGCCGGGGCTGCGCCCCGTCAACCTAGGTGCCCGGCCCGAACGTGGTTTTGACGCATTCTATTAGGAGTGGGTCGTTTATACTCACGCTCCTGAAATGCTTGTTTTTTACGCTTATTTTGAAAAACAACGAAAAACCCCAAAAACGAGGGTTCTTGGGGTCTTGATGTGTGTTCCCTTACTTTGGGGTTTTAAGCATCGATTCCGCGTGTTTTTAATGAGAAAAACTACACGCTATTCGGGCTTAATCTGGGCTCCGCATGACGGGCAGAAGTTGAGGTGTACGACCTTCCTCACGTTCCAGTCCCCGTACTCGATGGTGTGCTCCCACAGTTCGACGAACGGGTCGTAGGTCCGCAACTGATCCGTGACCCCGAGCCCGGCCCTTACGTCTTGCAGGTATTGTGCACGCTCCGTGCAGCACGCCGTCATCAGTCGAGGTCCGCACGCAGTTGCGTGTACAGGTCGACCGCCTTCTTGGTCGGCGCGTACGCCTGCTCGAACGAGCGGCCGCCATCCGCAAGCGTCGCCTGCATGATCGGGACCGCGAACCCGTTCTCGACCAGAAAGTCGACGGACGCCGGGTTGATCGTGGACTGGGCGACGGGCCCGTGGTCGATCATGATGTTGAGCGTGTTGATCACGGCCTGCAACCGATCCTGAGACAGATCGATCAACTCGTACGTCAGATCGTCGTACTCGTGAACCTGCGTCATCGTGTCGCGCAGATCGCGGTAGATTTCGTTGACCGTGTTGCTCGGCACCTGCGCGAGACGCGGCAGGATGCTCGTGTGCACGACGTGGGCCAGATGGGAGAGCCGGGCCATGCGCTGGCCCACGATCAGTTCCGCTGCTGTTTGCGTTGTCATGTTTTTCTCCTTAGAACATTTCCAGTTCGGCGTTGGCCGACACGAAATACGTCTTACCACACTCGTCGCATTCCTGCTCGACGCCGCGCGGATCGCCGTACCAGCCGTCCTGCTCTTCACCGCAGTACGGACAGTTGATGTGCATGGCCTTGACCGTGACCGTCTGGACAATGCGCTTGCCGTCAGCCGTGGTCGGCGGTTCCTTACCGGCCAACAGCCCGGTTTCCTTGTCGCTCATTTTCTCTCCTTGCGTTGTAAGTTTCGATCTGCATCAGATGACGACGCACTTCCACCAACGTCGAGTGAAAGTTGCGGCGCACGCGACTCTGGTTCCCAAGCAGGTAGAAAATCTCGTATCCGGTTTCCCATTCGTAGCTGCCATCCAGTTGCTGAACGCGACCGGCCCACGGACGAAAGTGCGGCTTTTCACGAATCTGGGCGGCAGTACGCGGGCACCCGGTCCCCGGATGGCGCACCATCCTGTTGGCTGAGAGCATGGCGTGCACTCGCCCGATTGCGCCGTCGAGCGTGCGGTGTACGGTGGTGCGCGGACGCTGCTGCATCCCACACGTGCCCCGCACGGTCCATCGACCCTGCTGAAACTTCATATGCGGCTTCGGGTGGTATCGCATGTTACCTCCGTTGAATAGATGCCGCCATTCTAGTGACAGCCGATTACGCGGTCAAGCGCGAAATTCCAATGTTGTCCAGTTCCACCCGATACTGGTGAAAAAGTCGTAGATCGACCGATGGCTCTTGCTCTCGACATGCCGCAACGGATTGTCCGGCACGTAGTCCCAGCCGTCTGCGTACGCGTTCCAGTCACCGATGTCCATGTAGGTCGTGAACTTCCGGAATCCGGGCACCCGGTTCTTCATGTTCTGGCGCACGCGTTCCACCTGCGCGCGACGCCAGCCGCTGAGTGCGGTAGCCGCGTGGTAGCGTCCGACTTCCCCGAGCCCAGGGATGCCAATGTCGTGCAACACGTGCGGCTGCGTATGCCACTCAAGCACGTAGATTCGATCCATGTCTCTCCTTACCAGTTTTCGATCATCCAGTACACCCACGCCATCCGCGTCTTTCTGAGCAGCGGGTCGGCGTCGGTGGTCCGGATACGGTGCTGCCACCACAGCCACTCGTCCAGTCCGGAACAGCGGTCGAGTAACCGGGCGACACGGACGATCAGATTGTCGACCGCGTTGTTGATTTCTCGATCCGTGAACTCTTGGCGTAGGCCACCGGACGCCCGGTAGATGGCGCTGCACACACGGTCAGCCTGCCTGTCTTCGAGCCACATGTAGGCACGGCACAGGATACGGCGTTGCAAGTCCGTGATGCCAAGCTTTTCCGCGAACTCGATCTTTTGCTGTTCACCACGCATCACCAGTTCTCCAACATGAACTGAGTCCACGCGATCCGCGACTCCTGAACCCACTTGTGATTCTGCGAATAGGCTGGGTAGCCGCGCCGTGCCAGCCAGTCCGTGTATGAGATACAGCAGTCGATTTCGTTGTGGATGCGCCGCGACAAATCGCGCTCGGCCGCAAACAGGGCACGACGCTCGGACGATTTCGGCATCCGTTCCGCAATGATGTCATTGACTCCGTGCCCGATAGCGCCGCAGATGTACGTGTTGTTCCCGGCGCGCAGGTGGTGGAGAGCACGAACCAACAGTTCTCGATGCAACTCGTTCATACCCAGTTCTCCAGCATGAAATCCATCCACGCGATGCGCGACTCACGCAGTTTCGCCGTGTCCTGATCATCGATGTGAACCTGACCGGTGTGATACAGCCACGCCGAATAGCTGCCAACCGGACTCAGGGCCGCGTGGATACGCGTGGTCAGCCGGTCTGTTGCCTCAGCCAGATACCGGAACTGATCGCGGCGTTCGCGCTCCGTGATCATGCCCGTCCGCTGCATTTGGCGGACACTGCGCATACATTCCTCACGTGCCTCGAACAGTGCAAAGCAGATCATGGAGTTACGGCCGTCGACCATGCGATCACGTGCGACGCGTAGCACACAGCGTGCCGTGTATCGGATTTTTGCGTTGTTGAATTCTTCGGTCATACCCAGTTCTCCAGCATGAAATCCATCCACGCGATGCGGGTGGCGCGTCGGGCCTCTACGCTACTGTGGCCCGTCCCGTACGGAATGCCGTGCCGCATTTGCAGCCACGAGTCTAAGGAACTTGCGCCCCCAAGCTCCTGACGAATGCGAGTCGCCAGTTTCTTGTGTGCGAGCCCGATGTATTCGAGCGCCGCAGCCCCATCTTCCACCGTGATCGTGTCCGCGTTCACCTTCTGCTCGACGATAGTGCTGTGTTCCTCAGCCACGTTTGCGAGGGCAAAACAAATCATGCTGCTCTGCTTTCGCACGATGCGGAGCCGCGCGCACACCAAGAGCAAACGTGCGTAGTTCTTAACGGCGTGAGCCTCTACAATATCGTCGACTTCTTGTGTTTCGCTCATACCCAGTTCTCCAGCATGAAGTTGATCCACGCTAAACGCGTGACCCGCAGCGGCTCCCGGAGTTCTCGGGCCTTGAGTCTGCGCGGCAGGCATCCCTTGTTCAGAATCCACGACGTAAGCGACGTGTAGCCCTGCAACTCGGTGATGATACGATGTTGCAGAGCATCACGGGCTGCGTTCATAACGTCGATCACGTGGTTGCACTCGGTGGCTGTCAGGCATCCGCGCAGTAGCGCGTCCTTGGCCGCCGACACGTGGTTGTCCTTTACGACCGAGATTGCGACACAGATGTACTGCGACCGGCCTTCCTCGAATCGTTCACGTGCACCTTGCAACAGTGTCCGAGCCGCTGACCGAATTTCGTCATGCGTGGGCGTCATGCGGCCTCCACCTGCTCGATCATCCACTGGACCCATACGATGCGGGTCTCGCGGATTCCCTTCAGGTCGTAGTACGGATCGTTGCTGTTACGCAGTTGCCGGGACGACCAGCCGTTGAGCGTAGTGTACGGGTAGATCAGGATATTGATCCACGCACCCAGATCACGCCGGGCACACACGAGATCGTTCAGCGTGTAGTTCTGGTTCGGGAGCAGGAGATTCAGGTACTTGTAGGCGCGATCCAGTGCGTTGCACAGGAACTCTTCATCCTTGTTGCGGATATAGCCCTTCGCCAATTGCAGCAGCCGGATTTTCAGCGCTTTGTGTTGCATGGTCACCTCCAAAAGAAAACGAGTTGCAAGAATACAGCGCGGGCCGTACCTTGTCAACTCGTTTTCATCACTTCCAGTTATCCAGCATCCACTGAATCCACGCGATCCGCGTTTCTTGTGTGAGCGCTGCCGGAAGGTAGCGCTGGTTGTAGCCGGTTTCCTTCTCGATGTACGATTCCAGTGTCCACCGGAAACCCATCTGATCGCGCTCGGCACCCATGGCCGCAGCCAGAATTCCATACACGTGCTCGCGCAGGTCCTCGGCGGTATCGACCATGTTGCGCTCACGCCCGATCTTGGAGATCAGGCAGCACACGAAGTCGTCACCACGCAGCAGCCGTCGCTGTACCTCTTCCAGAATCTGGCGGTATTCAGCCTTCATGCGGCTGCTCCGGGTGCTTGAGGCGACCACGCGGTTCTTCGTCGTTTTCCGCGCGCTCGACACCGACCGTGTAATTCGCAGTCGAGGCCGTTACGGTGGCCAGCACCGCAGTGAGTTCGACCGGCGTCAGCCCGTGCTTGGAGGCGAGGCCCTGCATGAACGTGTACAGTTCTGAGGTTGCGAGTGCGACACCCCAATGTCGCTCGTGAATCGGCATCAGTCCCATTATGCCCAGTTCTCCATCATGTAGGTGAGCCACTGGACACGCGTTTCCTTCATGTCACGCTTGTCCAGACGCTGGTGACCAGTGCACAGGCGCACGAAGTCGTCGAGGACAACCGGCTGATCTTCCGGGGTCCGTGTGCAGTTACGCAGAATCTGCGTCACGTGCGTGCGCAGCACCTCAGCCGCGTCCGGTGCGTTCAGGTGGTTGCCAGCGATACGGATTGCCGTACACACGAGCATCACACTGTCCGTCTCGATCAGATCGCGCGCCTTTTCCAGAATGCGGTAGTAGGTGTCACGCATCTGCATCTTTCCCCTTCTGCTCTTGTTCCTCGGCCGCGATGCGCGCCAATTCGCGGGTGAAATCGATATCCTGCTCCACCATCCACCGGGCCCAAATGGCACGCGTCTTCTGGAGGTCTTCGAACACAAGTCCCGCTGCCTCGTACCCGTGGACGCGGTGAAGCCATGCTTCGAGCGTGTCCCCATCACCCAGCACCTTACTGATGTACCACACAATCTCGCTGGCTTCTGCGCTGATGGTGGTGCCCTCGATTTCCAGTGCGTTGAAGAACGAACCGGGACCATTCACCGTGTCACGCCCGGACTGCTCGCGATTAATCTGGACAGCCGCAGCCTCGATTGCGTGGCATAGGAACGAGTGAACGTTCCCGCTATGCGAATTCTGGCCCGGGCCATTTTCGAGCACCAGTTGCGCTGCACGCAGCAGAAGTTGCTTTTGGATTTCTTTCATTGTCATTCTCCCATCATGTGACGGAGCCACGCGAGGCGGCCAAGCTTTGTTAGTTCAGCGCACGCCGTGCCCGGGGTCAGCCCCATAGCGTCCTCGACCCAGCCTTCGTAGGTCATGAAGCCCTTGATTTGGGCCTGTACGAACTCCACTAGTTCGGCTGCTGCCTGAACGTATTCGCGCTGCTCCTTCGTTTCCAAGCGCCGCCCATGCAGGCCGTCGAAGTAGCCGGTGCTCAAGCCCGTCATGATGTTGCCAGCGCCCTCGATTGCGTGGCATAGGAAGTGGTGCTGATCGTAGCGCGCGGACTCGATCACCAGTTGGTGCGCGAGTGCCAGAATCTCGTATTTCTTGCTCTTCATTGCCAGTTGTTCTCCATCATCCACGTGATCCACGCAAGGCGCGTTGCCCGCATCTTCACTTGTTGTTCAGGGGCCGCCATGCTGGCCAGCGTCAGTTCCGGATGCCCGTTTTCGCGCAGCCACACTTCGAGCGTGTGAGCGCGTGAGCCATCCTTCAACTCCAGCAGGTTACCGATGTGGTAGTCGATATCCAACTCTGCGATATGATACGCTTCTTGCTCTTGCGCCGTCAAATCAGCCGTGAGTTGGGTGACTGCCCACTGAACGGCGCTGCACACGAATTCCTCGTTGCGCGCCTGAATCAGGTCCCATGCGGCACGCAGGATTTCCCGGTGAATGTTCTTCTGCATCACCAGTTCTCCAGCATGTGCCGTACCCACGCGATGCGAACTTCACGCGTTCGCACGATGTGCTCGACTTTCGTCACCAGATCGTAGAGCGGAATGCCCAGCTTCTTTTCCAGATAGCTGTCGATGGTGCAGGAACCCGGAACCTCGCGGTCGAGAGCCGCGTTGATCGAGTTGTAGAGGGAGCGCGAGGCCACGCGCATTTCCTGCGAGCGCGCAGTCGGCCAACGCCACATGGCACGGTGGTTGACGGAATCGCCGCCCAGCGCGCTACCCGCGCTGGCCACATGGCCGCAGATCAGGGTTCGCTGGTCGACCGGTGTTGCGATAAGCCTTTCGAGTACCACTTCGAGGATTTCACGTTCTTGCGATGTCAGCATCCATTAACTCCAGTTGTCGAGCATCCACGTGATCCACGCGATGCGGGTTTCTCTCAGTGCCTGCTCCTGCGCACGCTGCTCCGTGTACGACAGATTCCACGGATCGTTCCGGATATGGCCGTGCTTCACGAGCCACGTGTTGAGCGAATGGGAGCCCTCCAGCAGCGTCGCGATCCGGGCCTTGATGGATTCTGCGGCATGTTTAGCGACTGCCGTACCCTCGGCCTTCGCGTACCGGTCGACGGCGACGCAGATGTACGTGTACCGCTTGCACGCGATGTCGGCTCGCGCCCATAGTAGCAGGTCGATTTCCTTGCTAGTCAGCTTCATGGCCAGCCACCTCCACGTGAGCCACGCATTTCAGGCCCGTAGTGTATTCGATGAATGCCGCGCACTCCCAGTGCTTTTCGGCCGCACGGTCTGCGGCACCTGCGAGCGCCGCGAGAAGCAGAATCGCACCCAGAACCATCTGTTTCATGGAAACCTCCCCGATGTCTAAAGCGCTACTTTACACGCCCGGCTACCGTAGCGCAACAGAAATATCATGCTTTTTGTACGCGGCCTCGATAACCACATCCGCGCTCAGCCAGTTGGCGGCGGCCACACGCTTCATCGCCTTCACCCACTCGCGACGGAATGTCACGGAATCGGCACCGAACGAGGCCAGCGCGTCGTGCTCGAATTGCATGGAACTGAGCATTTGACGATGCGGCTGAAGTTGGGCCTGCCATTCGGAGAACGCAGGGTTCTGGTATTCGGTCAGGAGAATCGCGTCGATGCGATTGCCCTCCAGTGATCGGTCGTACAGGTCGTCCGGGATCGCGTGGCCGACCACGCACTTACAGCCGTTGTCACCACGATACATGCAACCCCAGCCTCCGTCCATCTTCGTGATGGTGGAAGGGCGGCCCTGCTCCAGAATAGCGAGTGCGAGGTGGTCAAACAGGATTTGTCGCGCGTCTCGGATGTCGTCGTAGCTCATCAGAATTCCTCGTCGTTGGGGATGGGTTTCACACGCGAGAAGAACATCAGTTCCTTCAGGCATTCCATGCGCGTCGTGTACGCCCGCGTCTCGTGGTCGGCATCGCCATCGTCACCGTCGGGCCACAGCGCTGCCGCGATCTTCTTGTCGCCCGTGGCTGCGAACGAGATACGTTTGCAGTTTGCGGCAAACCAGTCAACCACTTGGTAGGCCGAGTACTGAGGAATCTTGCCCTCTTTCTTCACACGGTTTGCCAGTGCCTCGATGGCGCGCACGTACGTCGGACCCATGGCTTCGAGGCCCACGATACCGTCCCAGCGCACGACCACCGCGTCAGATGCCGAGGTCACGACACGGATACGCTGGGCCTGAGTGTTCAGGAACTGGAGCAGCGTCGCGATGGACATGCTTTCGGTGAAACCTGTGGCCTCCTTGGCAATCTTCATGCCTTTGGCCTTGCGTTGCGACACACCCTCGTCGGCACTCACGTACACGTTGACGACGCCATTGCCGACGTAGGTCGCGGTATCACCGAAAACTCTTTGATCGTGGCTCGTGGCCTTGGTCCGAAGTTCGGGAATCGATTGGAAAGTGCAGTGCTCGAACGCGCGACGGCCGTCCGAGAACAGCGCGTGCACCCGCACCACGTGCGGAGTCAGGTATACCGTCTTGTACTTCTTGTTGCTGAACGTGTGATTCATCGTGGGCCAACGACGTCGCGCGTCAGCCAGAGCATCAGCTTCTGTTTCGTAGTTCAACGCCATATCGTTCAGCGTATCGTGGTTCATGATCTTCCATTGTTTGGGCAACGCCGCCATGCTCTGCTTCCTCCTTGTTAATCGATGGGCCGGATTCTACTGCACGTTCAACGCCGTGTCAACGCCGTTCGATGATCATGTACTGGGTGCCGCGCACGTCCGGGTTGGTGCGCAGACGGCGCGTCAGCCCCGGCCACCGGTTATCCGCATCGTCTTCCGATTCCGTGTGGTACAGGTAGAACCGACGCCACTGATGCTCCGAGGTCTCCATGTCGATCTCCAGCACGTCCACGTAGTCTTCGCCCCGGCCGGTCTCCGCCAAATCGAGACGCTTCAGAATTTGGTCTTCCGACAGCGGCTGTCCCGACAGCACTTCATCCACGTAATCGTTGTGGGCACCGCTCGGATAATACTGATGGTGTGCAAAAATCATGGTCTTCAGCATTTTCTCTCCATAAACAAAAACAGGGGAACCACATTGTATGGTTCCCCTGTCTGGGTGTCAATAATTCAGCCGTTCGTCTTCTTTGGCCCAGCCCGCGAGTACCGCGTCTGCCGCCTCGTCGCAATCTGCTCCGTGCAGTGCGCGCGTCACCGGGACCGCGCCTTCTTCCGACAGGTACAGGCACGCGAACACCGAACCGCTCTTGATCGGCAGCGGATGGCTGATGGCCTCGTAACGTGCGGCGGCCAGTGCATTGTTCTCGATCTCGGTGCGCAGGTCACGAAAGCGCTGCCGCAACGCGTCGTCTGCGCCCGTATCACGCTTGAGCACGATTTCGATGTAGTTCAACAGTGCCACGTCTTGCTTGCTCAGCACGGTCATGTGTTCTCCTTCAGGGGTTGTGGAAGTTCGTCGTAATACTGATGGGCACACAGCCAGTCGTAGATGAGGGGTGCCGCTTTGAGGTCGTCTGCGTAGAACAGTTCGGGCCATGACCCCTTGATGTAGAGGTTGCAGAACCGCTGTCCCATGCGCAGGCCATCGTTGAGCCGCTTGTGCTCACTCACAAACTGCATGTGTGCCGCATTGATCACGATGATCTCCTATTTGATGACCAGATGGAAGAAGAAGTACAGGACACATGGAATCCCGATACCGACAACGATACCGGTGGCCGTCGCATTGTCCTCTGCGTCGTGGAACACACCACGCACCTTCATGAACGTGAGCATCAGGATCATGACGGCGCAGCACGCTGCTACCAAGAACAGAATGGTATCGTCTGCGCTCATGATTACCCCCGGGCCCGGATGTAGGCCATCGCCTTGTCGAACGCCTCTTCGAACTCGCGCTCCGTACTCGCGTACTCGCCGCTGCCCCAGAAGTATTCGAGGCCGCCTTCGTGTTCGATGCTCAGGCACGTGGGCTTGACCGACACCGAATACTGCGCGTAGTCGCCCATGCCATAGGTGAAGCGCACTTCGACTGTGCGGTCCGCGTCGACGCGCTGGTAGATGCGATGGACAATGGCACCGTCACCCTCGTCCTCGTCGTCACGGCGATAGATGGGGACCTCGATGTTGACGTGGACCTTGCGTTGCTGTCGGTAGTACAGAATGTGTTCCATCATTCCTCCTTGAACGTTACGTCGTCTCCGCGATCATAGGCTTCCGCCAGATCAGCGGCCTGCTCGCGCATCTGCTGAGCCAGATTCGAATGATACGCGGATGAACTCGGCATGTCAAATGCATCTGCCTCGACAGCCCACGAATCGTGCAGGTCAGCCAGCGCCAGCAGCGCCTGCGGCGATTGCGAGAGCATGCGCGACTCCTGCTCCCCGATCTTGAACGTTCGGAATACGCGATCAGCCATTCTGAAGTCCTTCCGAGTGAGGAATCGGGCCGCGATCCGACTCCATCGCGTAGATGTAGGTGGCACCCCAGCCGAGCGCAGACCATCCGGTCAGCAGGTTGAGCACGGCGATGCCAAACACACGGTGGTGTTCACGGCTGATCGCAACGTACGTGGGCACGAAGTACATGAATATGAGGATCGCGCCCCCGATGATCGACCACGCGTCGCCCCAGTTGAGGGTCAGGGTAATCAGCATCACGCCTTCCGTTGGTTCGTGAACGCCCATACGAGAGCGCCGCCCCAGCCGATCAGCGACCAGCCGAATACGATGTTCAGGGCCGCGATAGCCGTTACCTGCGGGTGCGCGCGCCGGACTGCCACGATGGTCGGGGCCGTGTACAGAACCACGGCCATGACCACGACGCAGATTGTTACGATGAAGCCAAACATTTTCTCTCCTTACGCGGTTTTGAGAAGTTTTTCACGGATACGTTGAGCGAACGCGTGTTGGATCACCTGTGCCTTGCTCATTTCGAGGCTGGTATCCCCGATTTCCGCGTCCATCAGACGAAGGATACGGAGAATGACACGGTGCTCCAGTTCACGTGTGGTCGCGATGTCGGGCTGGACCTCGGCCACGCTTAGCAGCCACTGGGCGAACGCGTACACCTCGTCATCGTCGGCCACGATCTTGAACTGGGAATACGCCATGTTCGAAAGCAGGTTAGCCGTATCGTAGCTGTCGACGCCCCGGATTTTCACCTCATTCGTCAGCATCGGCAATCCTGAAAACGAATTCGGTCTTGACACTGGGACGCAGGATCACGTCCGCTGCGTACACGATGTCGCCTACATGTCCTTCACGCAGGTACTGCACGCTGTCAATCAGCTTGATCGCGGCCACGATTTCGCGGTCTCCGGATTCGCCCTCCGAAAACAGGGCCGCCGAGCCCAAATATGTAGTCCAGTACGGACTGCCGTGATCGGTGGCGTACGCGAAATACAAGAGGCGGCCGTTTTGCTGCTGACACACGAGCATGCGTTTCAGCGGCGGTTGCTTGAATTCAATTGGCACCGGAGCCCCCGCACACTTTGTTGATGAGGTCCCAGTACAGATCGATCATGAGTTCCGCGATCTCGTAGACCCGGTGGAAGCCCATGAAATCCTCCAGATCGACTGCGAACAGGGATTCGAGGTGCTTCTTCACCATCTGGTACGCTTCGTCCGTGTAGCCGAGATCGGTGTACAGATCGTCGGAAAGGCCGATGTAGAACGTCTCGGCCCGCTTGTTCGGACAGTTGTAGCACAGGACACCGCGAACCACGGTCTTCACGAATTCCGCGACTTCCACACGGTTGGCCACATTCGGATACTCCACGTCATAGAACGGGAACACGGTCATGTAGTACTTGCCGTTTTCCAGAACCGTGAACTTGGGGTTGGGCGTCACGATAACGCCTTGATCCTTGACCGGCTCCTTGTTGGGGCCGACGCCTAGCGCCGCATCCCACGCAGCCTGAAGGTCGGCAGGCAGGATGTAGCCACGCACTTGCAGCACTTCTCGGTGGTAGCGTTCCCACCACTGTTCGAAATTTTCAGCCACCGTTCGTTCTCCCGAAAAGCTTGTCCATAGATTTGTCGAAACTGATGTCGACGAGCAGGAAACAGGCGGCCATTGCCATAAAGTAGGCCCCCTTATCGAACCTCTCGAACGCTACCGCGTCGACAGCGCCCACGAGCATAACAATGCCCGCCACCAATTTAAACATTCCCACCCTCCAGTTCGCCCTGAGCCAGAACCCGGATCATGGGGTTCGTGAAAGCCACGTTGAAACTGTCGATGCGTTCGGCACTCACGTCGGCAAGCAGCGTGAATGCTTGCGTTCCGAACTCACGCTGAAAATGCCACACGGGAACGCGCACGTCGGTCTGCCCCAAGCAGTACGCTACATACGGCGCAATCTGGTTCAGCGTTGCTTGATCGGGAACCACGATCACGACAGCCGGATTGTCGGCGTTAAGTGCATCGTACATCACGTTGTCGATCCACTCGAACAGACGCCCCGGGATGATGTGGTCCCGGTCGTGCGTGCCCACGAACGCGGTTTCGTGATACACGTCGCAGTCGCTGTAAATCAGCGTATGCTTCTCGTCGCTGGGTGCGTCGAACGCCACCGGCTGCTGGATCGACCATCCGTTGCGCTCCGCATCGAACGAGACGCGGATGCCTCGCGACATGCGCACGCTTTCCTGATCGATCTCGACGACGCGGACACGCTGACCCTGATCTGGTGGCTGAACGTCCGGATACGTGAGCGTGACGTACAGAGTGCCCCGCTCGTTGTCGTGCACGTCGTAGTTGCGCTCACAATAGTCCGAACGGAAGGCCAGCGGCGCGTCCATGAGCGCACGGATACGACGACGCACGGTCGCGGCGCTACTACAGTCCAGCATGCGGGAGATTTCCTCCAGTTCGCTACGCAAATCCTTGTGGCTCATCTTATACCCCCGTCATACGAACGACAGCGTACGGATTGGGCTTGACGTGGAAATCACCGAAGGATTCAGCCATGTTCCAGTTGCGTCGACCAGTCGGCTCGATAACCGTGGTCACGGCCACCAGATCACGCACGTTCAGCTTGCCCGTAGCCCGGTCACGCCCGTAGTGAAGGCGGTACTCGTGATCGTACAGAATTCCGGCCTTGACACGTTTGATGTAGGCTTCACGCGCAGCCGCAGTCTGGAACGTTCGGTGCATGTTGTACTGGTCCTCGCGCAGATCGCGATTCGGACGCACGATGTTGCGGTCGTCGACGTACAGGCGGTTCGCGTGTTCGAGCATGTGATCCCAGCGCTTGACGTACTTGTACGTACCATCGAATGCGGTCTTGAACTCCACGGCGTCCACGACCCAGAACCCTGTATCACGGTCTTGGTACGGGCGGCTCGTCAGCAGCGCCTCGTACTTGCTGAACTGCGCGCCGTGCTGTGCCGAACGAAACACGTCCACACAGAACAGCGTGTGACCGGCGCGCAAATCTTTGAACTTTTTCATCACTTTTCTCCTTTAGTCTAGACGCGCTACTTTATCCTGAACCTATGTCCGTGTCAACGAAGTTCGTTGGTGCCCACGATTGCCTTGAACCAGTCCGGCATTTTCTCGAACCGCTCACGGTTGATACGCCATATGTAATCGTGATCCCCTGCGGCCTCGGCCTTGGCGTAGCCCACACCGTTCCAGTCGTAGCTGGAAACGCAGATCGGGAGCCACGGGCGTCGCTGTTTCGGCCACACCGCGTAGAACTTGCCGCCTTCGCTCAGGACCTTGACGGTGGACAAGACGCCTTCACGGCCGTCCCAGTGACCGGACCAGAAGAGGTCGGGCACCACCTCGTCGAACTCGCGATCCTTAATGCGCCAGTCCGGGTCCTGTTCCGATTCCCAGCCACCGGAGGACAGGGCGCGGCGCGTGGCCCAGCCGCTGTAGGCGCGCACGTCGTCAGTCGACTTCCAGCACGCGTACCACTGAGCCGAGTTCACGTGTTCGACGAACTCCGGGAATCCCTTCTCGGTGCTCGTGTACGAGTACGAATCGCAATGCAGGATGATACCCAGTTCCGGGTGCGCGAGGATCGCAAACTTCTCGCTGCGCGGGTTGTTCGGCTCATACTTCGAGGTGTAGACGAACGTTTCATGGTGCGCGATGCGGAAGCCCGCGTCTTGCAGCGTCGCCAAATACATCGTGAACGACATGCGGCCGTGCACGTCGCCCATGCGCGCCAGTGCTGCGGTCACGCGCTGTCCGTGGAGCGCGGAGTTGGCCAGCACCATCATGCTTTGGTCGTCGGTGAAGCCGCTCCAGTGACTGTCAAACACCGTCTCCGCGTGCGCGATAACGTCGTGATCCTTCAGCTTCAGGTATTGCTGTTCCGGCGTCATTTGCTTCTCCTTGAAAAGTGGAATAACTGCATTCTACAGTGCACCGACCTGCCAAAGCAACTACTTTTATTCAAAATCGTCTTCCACATCCATGTCGTGGCCGAATCGGTCGCGCTCGCGAGCCTCTTGATAGCCGTTCTTCCACTCGTACCAGTTTTGCGTTTCCTTCTCATATCTGTTGAGGCGGCGTCCGGCGTCACCATACTTCAAATACGCGTTAAAACCTTCCTGCTCAACCGTGTTCATCAATCTCCCTTCCCGAATTCCTTGTTTACCATATGGGCCCACAGGTCAGCCTCTATCTTGGACCTGAATGTCAGCATCCCGTTTTCACCGCTGGGCCACCAGTCGCGTGTATACGCGTCGTTCTTGAACACGGTCAGACGCTCTACACACCACACCTTCGCGTTCAGCGGACGCGGTGCCGGGCACCACGGCCCGCGTATCAGCACCTCGTGCTCCACATCCTGCGTGGACCCGAAATCTACCAGCCCATTTTTCCACACGCAAGTACCGCACCCACCGTTCTTGGCACGATACTCACATGTTTTATCCTCTATGCAAAACTGAGCCATTACGTGGCCTGTTGCGCAGCCAGCACGCTATTTACCATGTCCTGTGGCGTTACCCAGTTGGCGACCGCCGCCAGCGGAATGTCGATGCCGAACACGCCGCTCAATTCCTGCCACGCCATTTCCATGTCCACGCTGCCCCAGCCGTAGGTGTCGCACAGGCTCGTGGTTTCGGTCACGGTGCCCGTGAACGGGTCCACGTTGATGAGAGCATCCATGACACGGTGCGTCACGTCGACCACATGGTCACGTCCAGCCGCTTCTGCTTCTGCCTGCTCCTTGGCACGCAGCAGCTTCACCACCGTCTTCACCACGTCCGCCACCGTAGTCCAATCCTCTGCGTCCTTCAGCGGGATGTTGAGGCCGAACCGACGATCCAGCGAGTACGCGAGGTTCATGCGCGAGTGGTGGTAGAAATTGCAATCGCACTGGAGGTGATCCGTGTACGACAGACTTTCACCGCCGCTCTCGTTACGCAGGATGTAGCCGCGAATGTGATCGAACGCCTGTTGCGCATCCGAAACTGCCACCTTATCAGCGTACTGCGATGCGACTTCAGAAGCGACCTGTACGGCAAAGCGATTCAGCGCGATCTGTCGCAGCACGTCGGCCACCACATCCGACACCAGTTCCCAGTCCTGCGTCGTGTGATCGAGCTTGATCGAGAACGCGTCGTTCAGGCGTTGCACCAGTTGCTCGTCGTACTGACCCGGGTACAGGTGATCCAGATTCGAGAGGATACCGATGGAGGGCGCGCGTTCCAGCATTACCTTCGACGCGTACTCTTCAGCCACGGCTTTGATGTGCTCCGCGACCTTCCAGAAAACGGCTTCCGACAATTCGGCCGGGCTCAGTCCGTCAAACGGCATGCAGGTGCGTGCAATCTCGATCAGATCGCGGTCGATATTCAGCGCCCGTTGCACGTTCTGTTCCGCTGCGTCCAAGACAAAGCCGTCCTCTTCATCATCCTCGTCTTCGTCTACAACGTCATCTGCGTCACGCGGCAGATCGTCGTCACCGTCCGGGTCACCCTTGTCGTCGATGCTGTCGTTCTCGCGCAGACGGCCTTCGCACGCGTCAATGATGTAGGCCACGATGTCGTGGATCGTGCACCAACTCGTGTACTCGACTTCCGGAGCCAGAACCGCGTAATGGTCGGCAATCGAATGGCTCATCGTCTGCATGTTCACGTCCGTGAATCCGAATTTGCTGCGGATGTGCGTGCTGCTCGACAATTCATCGTTGCGATCCACACAATCGAACGTGGAAACCATGCCAATCACGAACCACAGGGTCGGCAGGTAGTTGGCGTCGCGGGCCGTATGCGTATTGTTGAGTGCACCCTCGTACACGCCATTGCAGCCTTCGAGGATACCGAGCACCGCGTCGTTCACCGTGACCCAGCGATCCGGGTGCGCGCCGAGATCAGCGTAGCTGCTACGCAGGCTGTTGCGCAGGCGGCAGCGGTCTTCCTCGCCCATTTCGAGATCGAACGCGAGGTAGTCGGTCGGCATCACTTCCGGGTCCGTCATGTCGTGCTCCATGATCGAGCGGATGATGACTTTCACGACCTCCAGCACGTTGTGGTGGTTCGGATGCGTGATCTGCGGAGGCGCTTTCGAGGGCGACGGGCGCACAGGCGTCGGCTTGGCCGGAGTGTCCAGCATGATCGTGAACTTCTCTTGGTAGCCACCCACGGTTTCGAGAACGCCCAGCTTCCGGCCCATGAATTCGAGGCCGCTGACCGTGGGCTTTTCCTTGATCTCGTTGAAGAACGATTCTTCGCACTTGCCCCAGTCCGTCCAGTTGCCGTTGTTGAGGCCACGAACGCGGTATTGGTAAACGATGTCAGCCATGTGTTGTGCTCCTGAGAAGTTGTCGATCCGTGAATAATACGGAAAAAGGGCCTTGGAGTCAACCCCCAAGGCCCTTTTCATTTACTGCTGGTTACGCGCGACGAAGCGGCAGGTCCTTCTTCACCAGACCTTCCGGAACCGGCAACCGGTTCGCGTACTTGCGGATCAGGATGAAGGTCAGCACACCACCCGACAGGATCGAGGCGATCACCAGACCGATCACGAGCAGCGCAATCGCGGCCTTGGGATCGTCGCTGTCGAACAGGTCGACATCACCGAAGAAGTCTTTCACTCCGGAGAACGCACCGCCCACGTTCTGGAACGCGTTGTACATGTTGTAGGCTTGTGCGAACGAGTTGTACGCCGCGCCGCCCATGCTCAGCAGACTTCGTTCACGATACGCCACGATCCACGAATGGATGGTGATGATGAGACCGGAGCCCAGTGCCGGGAAGATGATCAGCAGATACCACAGATTCATTGCTGCCTGTGCGGCCGTGGCAGGCAGGTAGCCGAACTTGTAGAGCACGGCACCCATGATGAAGCCGAACACACTGGAAAACCCGACCACCGACTGGATGGCCGCCGACCACGCGAGGACGCGGGAGAAACCGCCCACGCCCTTCGACTCGTTCCAGATGCCACCAACCGCGTAGCAGTTCCACCACGAGATACCGAAGTTCAGGACGAGAAGCAACACGAGCATGAACATATACCACCTCCTTTAATCGTTGTACCACGGAGAATGCGGGCCACTGTTTGCACAGTTCCAGCAGAAGAGACCGAATGCTAACACGGCCACGACGACGAGTGCAACAAATTCGAGGTCGCTCACAGGTCCCAGCCCACGAGCACACGCACTTGAACGTATCCAGCATCCGGAAGCTTGTGCACGCGCAGCGGCCCCATCGTGAATGCCTGCTCACCGTGTACCACGTTGTCTCCGTGCATGTAGCCGTAGAAAACAGCACGGTTCAGATCGTAGCCACCGGTCTCGGACTCCTCCTTGCACTTGGTGCGCCCTTCGAGTTGTCGCAGGTGCAGATCGCGAAGGGCCGAGGCCACGCCGTCGTAGCCCATGGTCTTGGCGATGTCGGTCGCCATGTCGAATGCCTCGACTTTGATTTGCTGGTCCGTCACGGATGACCCTCCGGTACGAGGTCCGAGACCTCAAGATCGAACGTGCCGTCGACGAGCCAACGGATTGCCACCTGCTGGGCCTGCTTGGCCGTCCAGTTGGCGGTGTTGCCCAGCGACACGGGAATGCTCCAGCGATTGCCCGCATTGTACGCGTGCTCTTGAACGTCGACGGCATAGCGATCACCCAACTTGAAGGTGCGTGCTCGACGCGACGGGAGTCCGCGATAGCCCGGGTCCGGAATCGTCGACACCCAGTAACCACTGGTTCGCAATTCGCTCGTCTTGTCGTTGAGGGGCACGTCTTCGACCACGGCGATGATACGCTCGGCATCGTTCTCACGGGTCACGAGTTCCGAGCGCTTCTTCTCCAGCGCCGCGATCTGCTTGTCGATGTCGCGGATTTGGGCGCGCAGGCCCTTCAGGTCCTTGCGATCTTCCAGCGTCTCTTTCAGGTAACGCGTGGGCTTGCCGATTTTGCCAACATACAGCGAAACGTTCGGTTTTTGCTTTTTTGTCGCCACTTTTGAACCTCCGTTATTAATCGATGAGCCGTATTCTACCGGGACCTGTTGCGCTTGTCAATCCCAATCTGGGTCAGGATACGCATGGCGCAGCAGGAACGCGGCTTCTCCCTCCGGTTCCATCGTGTATTCGGTGCGCCCCCGCGTCAGCAACGAGGCTTTTCCGGGCCTCAGCCAGTACTCCATTTGCTTGGCTGGTTCCCCTACATAGTACTTCTGGGTGCCGCGCATTTCGGAATAGAGCACACCATAGCGCACCAGCCTGCGTACGACTTTCGTAAGCTTCCGCACAAACGCATTATCGTACCTCACGCTCAGGCGGTCCGCTAAATCGTTCATGAAGTCGCTGTCGTCATCGTAAAAGCCCATAAGCGCAAAACGCGGTAGCCCCGATTCCGCAAACTCCAGAACCAGCGCCATCGCGATTTCGCGCTCGGCCACGGACCTAATCGGCCGCTTATCCATCAGATACGCACCGATACACCCAGCAACTCGTAGGCGACATCCGACATGAACTCGCCCGGGTAGAGCAGGTAGATGTCTTCGGCGTCGCGATCCGAAAAGCAGGACGCGAGAAACCCGTCGAACATGCGATCCATCAGGTCGATGAAGGCAGGCGGCGACCCACGGTGCCGGTAGCGCGCGATGTACTCGGCCTTCTGCGCATGCGATGACGGGCACACGATGGTGTAGGGAACGCACGCGTCAGCCAGTGCCTGACGAACTTCCGCGTGCGTCGACGCCAGAATCGATTTGCCCGCCTGCAAAGATTCGCGAATGTGTTCGACGTAGTTCTCGGGGAATCGAGATTTGTCGAATGTCGACGAATCCGAATCCAGCACCGGAACACCAGCAGCAGCGGCACGGCTCACAAACGCGGACTTCCCGATACCCGGGAAACCACAGATTACTTTCGGTTCCATATCACTCCAGTTGACTTCTGTCGTTGATGACTCCGAGTCGCATACCGACCGTGGTCAGCGCATCCATCTGACCTTCGTAGTACTCCGACTCTTCTACGCTGCCCTCGTGTGCCGCTGCCCGCAGCGACGCTTTCATTGCCAGACGATACTGCGCACGAAGGCAGGCCCGCAGTATAGCGTTCGGGATCGTATTCACAGACGCTCCAGTCGTGGGTCGGGGCGATATGCCCCGCTAATTGCTTCGAGAATGCGTTGGTCCTCACGCGCCTGCCTCGGGTACTCCATTCCGAAATCGACGCGTCGACGAATCTGTTCCGGCGTAATCGCGTTCCACGCCAGCGTCCAGTACTCGATAGCACGTTCGATGAAGCCGCTGCGCTCGTGCGCGTAGCCGAGATCGCGAAACTTCATGAAGTTGTTGTCGCTGGCGTAGGCGTATCCACCGATCACGAACTGGCCTTCCTCGTTCGGTGTGTAGAAGTCGGCACGATTTCCGTTCATGAACACGACGTTGCCGTTGACGCGCGTCATCTGCGCCGGGAACTTCGTGATCTTGCCCAGCAGGCTCACCTGCACGAACCAGTAATAGCCGTCGTCCAGAAGGTGGAGCGGGATGACGCGATCACTGCTCAACACGGAACGGATTTCCTTCAACTGCATTTCATGCGGCGTCGGATCGATCATCAGAGGCTCCGGATAACGAGGATGAGCGGTAGAACCACGCCGTAGCCCGCTAGGCAGCCCAGCAGGAATGACACGGGCACCGTCATTTCGATCTTACGCTTGGTGATAGCGAGTGCGAGACCAGCCACAGCCAGCAGCGCAAACAGCGCGGTGATTTGAAGCATGTCGTTCATTGAACCTCCCAATCAGTTAAGAGCCGCAAACTATAACGCGATCAGTCTCCGGCGTCAAGCGCGGCCATCAGACGCGCCGGTATTGCCATGGTGGGGCAGTCGCGGACCGCACCATTTTCGTGGGTACGCACCTTCTGCGTCGTATAGTCGATGTCGACAACGAATCGACGCTCGCCCGTGACACGGCCCTGACTGTCCGTACCGATCCACGACAGGGAGATCAATTCGTGACCGTCCCGAACCAGCGTCCGCATCTGCGATTTGCAGACTCGGCGCGAACGCCACACCATCTTGACTAACTCGTTTCCAAGTTTCACCGTTTCTTCACGAGCTACCGGCTTTTTGCTCACTTGTTGCGCTCCCACTGAGTTTTGGACTTTTGAATCGAGTCACGCAGAATCTGCATAGCTTGATTCGTGTCGGTGATACGGGTAGTGCCGTGATTCCTCTACGAAATTCGATATTTGCGATACTCTGTCTCGTAGAACGTTGTGGCCTCTGCAACAGCCGCCACCCACTCGTCTACGGTCTCGCACTTGCGCGCGTTCCCGTTGAACCACACCCACACAACTCGCGTGTCGTAGTGAATGTAGACGTTGAATTCGTTGTCCGAGTGTACGAATGATTTCACACTCCGTTGGCCCCAGCGAACAGTTGCTGTCTCCAGCGTGGCGCTCTCACGAGTTGTGCGCGGGACGATGCTGCGCCCACCCCACTGACGGCCGAATGCGTAGACGAAGTTCGCCATGGTCTGGGTATCGGGTCGGCGTTGCGCGGCCGATTGAAACCACTGGTTTTCAAGCACGGTTGTCCTCCAAAATGAGATTGAACACATTTTGGTACTTTTCCGGCCACTCGCTCTCCGTGCTCAAGAAGCGATCCTTGTCTGGCCCGCGACTGAACACAACCAACACTTCTCGACGCGTATGGTCGAGTTCGAGTTCGAGGCAGCGCACGCAGTTCAGATCAGTCCCCTCGGGCGGGCTCAGGTCCCAGTAGAGCGAAATCGCGTCCTTGTCCGCGTCCACCCGCCGCTGGTACATGCGCACGCTCTCGTCTGCTGAAGGCATGAGAATGGCGTGGAGAACCCCCAGCCACTGGAACCCAAACATCACGGCGTCGTCGCGCACATCGTGACTCACTTCAATCATATTCGTGTCCTGTAGATAGTGTCCAACACACGATCCATTACCCACTTCCAATCCTGCTCGTGGTAGATAGTGGTCGAATCCGGGTGCGGCCCGTTGCGCAGTGCAATCCTCACGTTCTGCACCGCGTAGTTGATCAGTATGGTGAGATCACGCGACAGGTCACTGCCATCGATACACCAATGGAACGAGATCGCATCCTCGTCACGCTTCTCGTCCACACAGCGCACCCGGGATTCGAAGCTTTTCAGGTGCGCGTATTCCGGGGCGCAGAGTTGGGCCAGCAGCACCCGATGGATCGTGACTGATGCCGGGTGGGGTCGACGCGTCAACAGTCTATCCCAGCCGTAGGCTTCAGACATTGGCCAGCCCGGCGCAGTACATGTGGAACGAGGCGCGGACGATTGCACGCACGTACATGCCGTTCTTGTCCTTCGCAAACACGGCCGAGCCATCAGGCGCGTCCGGGAATTCACGCTCCCACGCACGCTCGAAACTGCGTTGGAGAATGCCCTCGTAGCGAGCCGCGACCTTGGCCGGTTTCCGACGCTTCATGCGCGCCAGTTGTTCGCGTTCTTCCATTTCGCTCCGGTAGTCTTCCTCGTCTTCATCGTCGTAGCGCGGTGCCTTGGCCGGGGTGCGGTCGTCATCGAGGTCGAATTCGGATGCGCCCGGGCCCGGGGTATGCTCCGTGTCGTCTGCGTAGCTCACGATACCGACCGGGCGATCTTCCTGCTCGATCTTGCCGACTGCTGAGGTCGCGCCCTTGACCGCGAGGTCCGTGTACGGCACGGACAGGCCGTCGAACTTCGGGTCCGGACTGCTGATCAGGCATTCACCGGCCGGGTACATGGCGACGATCTTGCCCAGTTCGACGGGCGGTACAACAGCGGTATGCAGCACGCGATCACCGAGGCGGAAACCCGCGCCGTATGCGACCGTCGTCTTGTAGTCCCACGAGCCGAATGCTTCCTTGACGTTTGCATCGGTGTAGACCACGAGGTCCTTGAAGCGCCACTTCGTCTGGTCGTAGGCCGGGTCCATGCTGCTGATGATGACGGTGCCCGCTTCCTTGTCCACGAGGCTGACGGAGCCGATACGGAATTGCGGACGATGGGCGAAGGCCACGTTGTCGCGGAAGCGCAGCGGCAGCTTCGGCGCGTCGCAATGCTGCAACTCGTAGAACTGGTATTCGATGGAATCGGCTTCGCCCGTGTCGTCGTCGATCTCACGCACCTGCACATAGTGCTCGGTGCCCATTTCGTCACCGCGCGCACCCGTGGCCTCGACGGTGCCCAGATACTCACCGGTTTTGCGGAACGCCACGTGGTCGCCTGTGGTGTACGAACGCGGGCCCGCGATGGGGATCACGTCTTCCGTCACGTACAACTGCGCTTGCAGCGTACGGTGCGGCGGCTGCACACGAACCGAGACAACGCGTTCACCATCGTCGGTGAGGGCCACCACGTGCCCGAGATAGACGCCGGTGTGGGCCGCCGAAACCACATGATCGTTGATGTCGATGTTGTAACCCATGATCTTTCTCTCCTTGTTTAATCGATTCGTGAATTCTACGGGGGCTCTTAGCGTTGTGTCAAGTGCTGTGTCATGACACTGTGCGTGACGCCGCAAATCCGGTCCTTCTGGGCTTGGCATTCCTTCAGGATCGCGGCCACCAGCGCCTTGTGCGTTTTGCTCAGCTTGCGCTGGCGCACGAGTGTGGCCATCAGGTCTTCCGTGTCCGAGATCATCTTGAGGGTAGGTTGATCCGACACGTTGTGCAGACGATCCGCGAGTTTGAGCACCAGCCCGTAGCTGGAGAGCCCGCGCACCTTGTTCTGCTGGTACGCGAGTTTGCCCAGAACCTTGATCTGCACTTCGTCGTTCGTGAGTTCCAGAACGAGGCTGGCCACCAGAGGGCCGAACCGGGCAACCAATTCCTCGAACGTTGTGTCCGTGTCCTCCAGAATGTCGTGGAGAATAGCGGCTACCAGCAACTCGGGCAACTTCTTCGATTTCTTGTAGGCGGCCACGATGTACGAGACGGCCAATGTGTGCGTGATGTACGGATCACCGGAACCACGGCGTACCTGACCCGCGTGTTTTTCGTTGGCAAACGCGATTGCGTCGAGAATGATCTTCATGCAGCCTCCTTGAGTTTGGGTAGCCAGTAACCGATGCCCGGCAGATGATCGAGAATAATAGCACTCTTGTCTCGTGGGCGCAACGTCCCGATCATCAGTCTGTGGCGCACGACCATCAGCAAACGGCCCAAGTGGTTGGCACCACGTCCACCATAGCGGCCCCAATGCTCGTCACCGTGACGGTTCGTTTCTTCCAGATGTGCGGGCCACGTGTCGACAAGGCGCTGGGCCAGACGAGGGTCCACAAACTTGGCGCACAGCACCGTGTACATCACCTGATACCGGCGTTTCTCGTTCCAGTCAGAAGGTAATCGCGCGGTGTAACCCACGCGTTTCGCATTACCCGGAGACTTGGCCTCTTTGATCTGTTTCTTGTAGGCAGGTCGCGAATCCTTGTGCCACATGTACCAGTGCTCGGAACTGGGTAGCAGCATACCGAACAACGAGACGGGCACGCCATCGTAGAAGTTCGACAGGAATTCGTACTCGTCGTAGAACCCGTGGACGGGTGGAAAGTCTGGATCGTACGAATACGGAAGTGGGGTAGTCACGTCAATCCCACGTGCCACCCCCGAATAGCCTTTGATCTTCATCGGCCCGTCGTGTAGTGCATGAGCCAGACGCGCGCCTTCGAGTCCGCGATCACACGGCGGATACGGTCCTCGGTAGCCGGGTCCAGTTCGACGATGTACAGCGCGCTTTCGTCTTTCAGGTAGCCTGTTGCGTACACAGTAGTCCACGACATGCAGGTGTGCGGAATCAACATTTCGGCCGCCCACTCTTCGGCCAGCGGGTGGCGCGTGATCACCACGACCTGTTTGCCAGCACGTGCCACACACTCGGCCACAAACTTGCGCAGGTGGGTGCCAGTCGGGCCCGCGATTTCACGTTCAATCATCTTCTTCGTCTTCTCCCATCAATTCGATTTCGTCTTCCCGCTCTTGGTTGCACGAGACGCACAGGATGTAGCCTACGGGGCCATCCGCGCTGCCGATCCGGGTTTCGCATTCCGCGCAGTAGATGTTCGAGAAGTAGATCATTAGCCTCGTCCCCGCGCACGTTGTTGTCGGATTGCACGTGCCTCTTTCTTGTTGGGCACATGCTCTCGGGTCGCCAACTCGGCCTTCAACTGGGCCAGCGTGATGTAGCGCAGGCCGCCGTCAAACGGGTCGTAATACAGTTCCTCGTCCGGAATGTCGTAGCGGTTGTGGCCGGTACAGCGATAGACGCCGACGCGCATCTTCATCAGAACACGCGTATGCTGCGTCTTCAGCCAAGCCACCGGGTCCCAGTTAGGCCACATGGTGATCCTCCCATTCGATGTAGCCGCGCTGGAGCATGGTCTTCACCCACCCCAGACGGCATTGGTTGGAGTGCCGGTCGAGGCGTTGGCACAATTCGCGATGTGCCTCGCGGTCAACGATACACTCGTTCTCGTTACGTCCTGCCGTCGGTTTTCCGAACTGGTGATAGACCCACGAACACATGGTATGGCCGTTGCCCATAGCGTCGACGAGCGATTCCTCGATCATGTCCGCCAACTCGATAGCCGCCTGATTCCGATACTCGCAGTCGGAGCGTCGCGCGATGTCTTCGATCGTGAGGCACAGGTATTCGTCGCCATGATCAACGACACCGGATTCCTCCAGTTTGTGAGCCACGAGTTCCAGAATCTGAATCTGGTCTTCGTTCAAGTAGCGTCGCTGCATCACCATCTTGACCTCCTAATGTTTAATCGATGGGCGCATGTTACTGGCCGACACCGCGCCCGTCAAGCAGTTTTGTACGTGATCGGGAACTGGTGGCTCGGGGCCCACATCTTGCTCGCGTCTTCGGCCCAGAACTGGGAGTAGAGCATGAACGCGGCATCTAGCACCGCATCCACCGTCTCACCCATCACCAGATACCGGTCGGTGCTCAACACCATAGCCTCGTGATGGTCGTAATTGCGTCGCACACGCATACGCGCACAGAACGTGCGCCCCACATTGTGGATCGTGAGCGTCACCCCATGCCCGTGCCAGTTGGGTGCGTGGTAGGTGAGGACCGCACACGGTTCGGAACGCGCCTTACCCGTGTCCAGCACATTCACGGTCACAGACGCCGGGTTCCACATCACGGTCTTCGCGTATTTTTCGTGAAGCTGGTTACGTGCATCCTCAGCCGAGGCCGGGAGGCGCAGGTGCTGGGAACGTGCCCAGAAATACCCGGCCGCCGCATCGAACCAACCATCACGAGCGGCCACGGCTCACCTCCATGCTCCGGTCGCGGGTTGCAGCATCCGCGTACGAAAACACGTGATCGGGTGGTGATACGTACGCGCCTTCACTGATACCGGTCTTCGGATCGTAGAACACAGCGATACCCAGCGGATGCAGCACCTTTTCGTTGATCTCGCGCACGAGCCCGGCAGCGGCCAACGCCCTCCAATCGATACTTTCCATGATTCCTCCTTTACCCGTGATTACATTCTTCGGGGATATCGTCCCCGTCCTCTACGTCAGTCATGAACGTCTCGACAGGTGCGTAGCCCTCCGGCTCGTCACACAGGAACAATTCGTCCTCGACTATGAGAATCGAGCCACCGACCGCCATCGAGACCTCGACTACGGGTTCCTGCGTACCTTCTACCGTGTGGTACTTGACAACACGGCCGAAGAACGTACGGGGCTCACATCGAACGGCAACCGGATCGCCCGTCGCAAACACGCAACCCGAAGCGGGCTCAGGGCGTGGGCCTACCGCAAATCGAGCGTGCGTCACGATCATACACGGGGCATTGGGCCCGACGCGCAGACTCGGAAAGTAGCCAGCGTCCTGCGGGAACACGAGAAGCACGTTGTGGCTCTCAGCACCAAACGGATTCACCTTCATCCATACGGCACCGTGCAACGTGAACAATTGACCCACGTCCACGGTCGAGAACTTCACGCGCTTTCCGCTGTTGTAGCAGATACTGCCCTTCATACGGCCTCCCGCTCCCAATCGCCCGCTGCGTCGACCACATCGATCTCGATGTGGCCGCGAACCAGCATCGTTTCCACCCAACCAAGACGCGCCTGATTCGAATGCTTCATCCACAGGTCGTGGGCCCGCACCCGCTCTTCGCGAGTCCCGAACGACACTACGTCGGGGCTGAGCGGTCGCGGAATGTAGTTGGCGTACGCCATCTGCGGATTCAGCCAGTTCGAGAACGTCGTGTTGTGGCCGTAGGACACGAGACTGCGCTCGATTGCTTCGATCAGCCGGTATCCCGCATCCTCGTATGCGTTACCGAGCGCACGCAACGCGTCCTGAATCAGGTTGCATAGGTACTCGGAATACACCTCGTTTTCACCTGTCTCGATCAGGATGCCGCGCACCCACAACAGGATTTTGATCTGCTTTCCGTCAAGCACCACGCGTTCGGACGCGGGCGCGGTTTTTCT